AGGCAGTCTCGATGAAGTAGAACATTCCGTTGCTCATCGCCACCTACTCGCTTTCGGTCCCATAGTCAGTCGCTTGATCTCCTTCTCATTGGCAATACGCTTCTTCTTGGCCTTCTCGATTCGTACCGACACGTCCTGAGACTCAGCTTCTTTCCATCCCATAGGTATGAAGTTGGTGCTGGTGATTGCGTCGTTGTAGTTGACGTATGTGACGGTAGTGCTAGTCGCACTAATCGTATTATTAATAGTAAGACTGCCCGTGTATATCGGGTCTTGTTGCCAATAAGGCTTATCGGTTACGGATCGTTCTCCCAGCATTTGTCGGATCTCCTCCAACTGCTTGCGGGTCTTCTCGTTCATCGTCCCACTCATGGTACAATGTTCAAGGCTTTCTTGATCTGTTCGTTCTCTTTGCGCTTCGTTTCTGCACACTCAATGTGTATCTCAGTGACAGAGGCTATCCATGCGTTGACGTCTACGTCTGTGCTCGACTTCAGATGTGGGAGTTTCTTGCAGTCTTCCAACAGCCCCTTGTCGAAGTTAACAGTGTTGGAAGACGATGGAACTGCCGGTGGCTGCACTGTTCCACACCCACAAAGAGCGCAGACCATAAAAAGGGCCCCGAAGGACCCTGCAAAACGTGACTTCTTCATGGTGCTTTTCCTTTCTGGACATCACCGTTTGCTTTGTCTACCATCTCATTCACTGTGTCAGTGAATTCTTGTGGGAACCTCCTGCAACTCACCTCTCCAGCTTGGTTGACGTACACTGTTTCCTTGGCTCCAGGAACGATGACAGTCTTTATCTGTGGGTTCTTCTTCATTGCAGCGATCCTCTCTTCGTAGGACTTGCTAACCGCGTCGATCAGACTGTCCTTAGCTTGGATCACTGTCCTGGCTTCTGCGGCCGCTTGTTGAGTATCCGCTTCTATCTGTTTGATCTTAAGCTCACGAGCCTGCGCGTCCTTCTGGAACGCTTGGATGACAGGCTCGTACTTCGATTCCATCTGCTTTCCCTCTAGCCAACCACCTGCTAGCATTCCTACTGCGAATACAACAAGAGCGCCAAGAACCAACGGGTGTTCCACAAGGAACTTACATACACTGGAGAAGAATCCCGTGACCGCTTTCCAGATGGCTACTAGAATTAGCATTATTAGCTCCCGATATTTTGAATCGTTTGCCGCTTCTCCAGTATCAGCAGCAAATAGTTGATAGCATCCTTGATGGTCTCTTCGAGGCATTCCGTAGAGTTCACATCATCAGATACATCCCAGATGTTGTAGTCCTTCTTCAGAAGCTGCGTCACCAGACGGTCGAACTTACGCACAGTGGTGAACCAAGCGCCGATGCCGCCGCGCTTGCACCAGCTAGCTCCGTACTCTGCGTCCTTCTGACGGGCCAGTTCAGATAGCGACGTGAACAACGCCTTGATCTCATCGTCGCTAGGGATCTTGGGAATCCATGTTGTAGCTGAATGTCCCAGCTCCATCGGCATGTCGAACTGACGGATACGCATCCGTATCAGATAGACGATTGCCAGATCCAGCACCATCTCACACATACGCATGTAGAGGGTCTTCTCTCTTGGCACGTTCACTAGATCAACCGCCGCAAACGCGTTGAAGTTCACCTTCCCCAACGCAGCTTCTAGATCTTCTGACTCGCTGCACAGAAATTTTCCAATTTCCGTGCCGCCAACAGGGATCTCGCTGTTTGGCCGCTGAACGAACACGTCCACAATCCTGTGGGACATCTCACGCATCTGGTCGAAGTTTGTCTTCGGCAGTCCGTTCGTGTGCGTTGCGTAGTCTTCAGCTTTGATGTACTCTGGTGGTTCCACGAGACCCACCGTAATTCCAGTTGTTTCTTCCATATTTTCCTTTAGTTGGCCGGTGTAAGACCACGATACATTACATACTTCCTTAGTGGTTCGAAGGAGGCTTTAACCGGATGTTTGGCATCATCTATGACGAAGTCGTTGCCAATTCGGCGTACTTTCTTCCACACCTTACGCACGCTTGCTTCAAAGGATTCGATGTCAGTGGCGTTCAGACAATCCGCAAGTTTGTCATTACGCTGCTGCACTCGTCGTTGCATCCACTGGAAAGTAGCCACATTCCAGTCGTGCCAAGACCACCACGGTTCCTGTTCGTTCTGCACCACGCATCTCATCAGAAGACGCATCGCATCTTCCAGACCGTCATCGTTCTTGTACAGATTGAACGCGTTGATCACTGGTGCCACAACACGCTGGAAGAACTGAGTCTTGAAGGTGCAATTTGCTACTTTGTTGTAGCAATTCATCAATGTCTGAATATCCTGATCGAACATCGTTTGCCACGTTTCAGGGTCTTGCTCTGGATACGCTTCTGGATCACGCAGGAAGCTCAGGCGTCCAGCGTACATGGTCTCACGATCAGGATTGGCAGCATGTGCCGCTAGCACCTTCTTGCTCGCTTCGTTTAGCTCCAAGTACAGGTGACTATTCGTGGAGATCTGTTCGTATGTACCAATTCCAATACCAAGCGCGCTTGCCACGTACTCGTGCAGGATCGAGAAGTGAACGATGTTGGCACCTGTCGCACCCCACACAATGTCGTTGCTACGATTGAATACCGTCATATGAAGACGGCCATCGCCTTGACTGGCGTCGAATGTGGCTGTCAGGTTACACGGAACGTCACGGCTTTTAGGATTCAGACCTTGCTTCGTGTCCACATCACCATCCCACATCTGCAGTACCACGCGTCTGTCTTCCTTGTTCTTTCTCAACGCAGGAATCACATACTCGCGAATTTGGTCGATGCCAAAGTGCTTTACCCAACGGTGACCATACGCACCATGGAATGTCTCTCCGTCATCAGAGAATTGCCCCATCTGACTGGCGAAGTATGCAGGACGCTTGACATCGTTCTCTCCGCTCAGCATCCACAGTGCTTCAAACAAGTGGAACGCCGGATTAGCATCCCGGATTGGATCGAAGGAAACCCGGAACTGAGGTCTCGTCCACATGATGGCAACTGGACCCTTGAATCGACGCACCGGACCGTTTCGGCTCTGTGTGTCCACATGATTGCCGGGCTTATTGAGCTCTGTCAGAATCGCTTGGAGTCCACGATCGACTGTGTTGCAACCCTTGATTACTTTCATGTTATGCCTTCCTGATTCCAAATTTGTCCGGCCGAATCTCGTAAGCAATGGATTCTGCCATCCTAGTCAATTCTTCCTTTGTCTTGTATCCATGTACGATGATGTCCGCACCACTCGGCTCTTGGAACAACTTGGCCGTATCCTCGAATCGACACTGAGACGGCGTGATTGTGTCCATCCAGATCGTGAACCTGCGCACCGGGAATGGCAATTGCGACCTGATCGCCCAATCGTACACATCTCGCGTGCGTTGTGTAGGGCACACGAAATCTACGATGGCAGTCTGATTCAACGTGCCCATCGGTGTGTCAGACATGATCTGAACAGGCTCGAATAGGGAGAGTGCGGCCAATGCGCCCATTCGATACGCCTGGATTTCACGGTTTCCTTGCGTGAACTTCAGGTCGCAGCTAATGGTCTCGCGCACTTGATCGGCATTTACGCGTGAGCCTCCGATCAACTTGTGGATCATGTCACCAAGAGTTGTCTTACCTGAACCGGGCAACCCCACTAGAGTGATTACAGTTTTCATGTTCTTACTTTACAGTGTTCAGCTCTTCATTGCTTCATCAAGATCGATGTATTCAGGGTTACACCTTTCTACATCTATTACCTTCCCACTTTCGTCCCGCTTTACGCGAAACACACCCCATTCGTATCCGTCCTCGTTCGGTGTTTGGGCAGCTTTGCTTTGAAGCCACTTCAACCGATTTGCCTCGTGGTCTAGCTTTGTGACAAGCTTGGTGAGTTCTGCCCTGTCTCGATCTTCGTACAGGTTCAAGAAGTAACGTACCAGATGTGATTCGCGTTTTGCCATAGATTGTCTCCTGCTATCTATGAGTATACCGGTCGCAATAGCGATGCCGATGTCTCACGTAATGCAAATAACTTCACATTCGTGGTGCGTAGTCCCACGATAGCTTTGACACACGGGTCTCTTTTGAATTCATCCTCGTGTGTATGTGGAATAGTTTTGCCTGAAGCTTCACGTAAGTTCCCTAGTCTCCAACCAACTAACATTGGTGACTTGAACACTCTCACATGGGCCATGTTATCGGTGCTCGTCATAAAGATCTGTCGTAGAGATTTGGCTCGCAATGTGTAAGTGTCGCCTAACGGGGTTGTCACGTCTACGATTTGCACCTTGGCAGGTATCCATCCAGTAGCTCGAAGCTTCCGCATTCGTTCTCTGTTTATCTCAATGAACTCTGGGTTCTTCCATTGGTGCCTGACTTGCTTCTTCATGAAGTCACTACGCACTTTGCGTGCGTCTGACGTCCAACGCTTCTGCATGGCTCTCTTGTTAGACAGGCCACCGCCTGGAAGCATGTGATCGTTAAGCAGCAGACCTTCCGGCGCGTGTCTGTGGAAGAAGGCGATCCATTCACGCTCTAGGCTATAAGCCTCTGCCATGTCGAAATCTCCGTTCTCAAGAATGAAGAGTTCTGCACTGTCTGCATATTTCTTAGCTACCCTGGAGTGCTTGCGACTAGTGTTTATGGATCGCGTTCTGCCAACAATCAATCTGCAATGTTGACGCAGTCTCTTTGAGAGATTCTTAGCACTTCCGACATACGCATACCGCCTGTCGAAGATCCAGACGTATATTCCAGCAATGGAGAAGTCCAGATCTTTTACTATGTTACGTACGAATAGTCTAGGTGCATTTGTGCCTAGGAAGGACTCAGGATCCGGGATAACGTGAGCGTGGTTCACCTTCACCACCGATGAGACGACAGTATTTATCGAATTCGCAGCAACAATTACTGACATTCGGCATACTTAGTTCCGCAAACCCTGTCTTGAAGTCCCCAGTCCACCACTTTGGGTTGATCAGCTCCTTACCACGTTCGTTCATCTTCTCTCGGAGCTTGATCATGTACTTGTTTAGAGCTTTCCCCCTAAGTTCGGCCTTCTTACCACCTGTCATCAGACGCGCCATCCCGCGTGTAGTTCCAGGACCCGGACTTGTGTACGTGTGGACGTCTGGTGCATTGCCAAGCCACTTCTTACTGTAGCTCAGATCTACTGCCACTTGATAGGCCATGAAAGCTCCCCAACCGTGGCATTTCGTCATCTCAGTGACGAACGATTCCATGCTGGTCTTCGCGGCTTTCTGCAGCACGTCGCGCTTCTGCCACAATCCTTGTAGCCCGAAGTACGGTATGTAGTAGACCTTTCTAGTGTCTGGTGGCTTTACCCCATTAGGGAACACGGAGTTTACGATGTATGCTCCAGTGATCACCTTCTCTTTGCGTTCAGCACGCTCTGAAAGTACCCGATACAGCTTGGTTGCTGAATAGAGTTCGATGGGCCACGCTCGTTCCTTAATCATTTCGGCCAACGTGTCAGGCCAATTGATCAGACGACTGGCAGCCAACATGAACCACAGATTGTCGTTCTTCTCGTACTTGTGTATCACGTTGTCGATGATCCATTCGGACACTGTATCGATCTCACGATAGATGTTGCAGAAGCGATAGTTGAGAAGCATCGGATCCTTTGTCCACGGCTTCTCCTTCTTTAGAACGTTGCGCCGCAGATAGATCTTGTGTCTCTCGATCCAGAACTTGACAATGGAATCCAGTTCGTTTTGTTGTTCTGGTCTAAACAGATAGTTCTCACTGTCATCAAACAGTGTCTGTTGTTTTGTCATCGCTATCCTTTAGATACGCATCAAGCAACTCACGTGTGCCAAGATTGCGGAATTCTCCGTTCAGCACCATCACGTCAGACGGCCACGCTCGCACGTTCACCACGTCGCTGATCTTGACTTCCGTTTGCGAAGTGCACTTGGCTAGGCGTGCTCGGAAATCACCTACGCTTCGGAACCAATACGCACCGACATTCAGGATGCCACCATTTTTCACACCGCCTTCTCTGATTGCTTCAACACGACCCAGCGGATCAGATTTGACATTCAGAACAATCTCTGACGCATTGGGCGTGTCTTCAAAGACGCGGACTCCGAACAGCATGATATCCGTTCCCCAAGCAGGACGCATCCTAAGTATCTGTTCGATCTCTGTCGACCCTAATAGCGCAGCATTGTGTTGCATGTAGGCTGGCGCGTTTGGGGGCACTTCCACCCAGCAGTCGGAGTCCAGAATCAAAATACTCTGGTCACTACTCATGCTCATGGTTGCCGCTGCTACTGACCACGCCGGACCTTTACTCGTCATGTCCGTAATGGCAATAGCTGTATCCACGTACTTCTCTGATTCGCTATCCATCAGCAGATATTGTTTGTGCTGATCCTGCACAATCAGATACTTCGCCACTTCCCTCTTCTTGTGTAGCCCGAGCTTTTTGGCTACTAGCTCCCACATCTGTGTTTGACCCACTTTGATGAACGGCTTCGGCACATCGGACAACATCCGTGTTCCAGCACCCGCTGCCATCAGCAACACTGTTATCATCATGATCTTTGTCCTTCTTAACACAACCCCAAATCAAGAACGCTGCTATTACTACGTATGACACGCAGCAGACGATATCCCAGATCATTTTGGTGCACCAACAACAAGAAACTTCTCACGTGACCGCGTCAGTTCCTTGATCAGATCCTTGTCCTTCTTGTACAGCCTTCTCTTGTTCAATGAACTTATGGCACACTTCTGTTACTGACGACATGTCCAGCAAACATCCGTTTAATGTGTGAGAAAGTCTGTGTAGTGCACGCGCCAGTTTGAACCGACCAGACCTGCTGTCGTTGTGTGCTTGGCGCTGGCATTCTTGCAACATCCCCACCAACACCTTGTCCACTAGATCATAACGCAGAGCCATGATCTCTTGACCTAGCTTCTCGTTAGGAACGATGCTAGTTAGATGTGTTGGATGCATCTTGTCCATAGATGTTCTTCCAGTTGCGATAAGCACCTTCTGCCCTGTTCAGCAGACGCTTGCATCTTTCCATGTCATCAACGTGCAGCGGCAACATGCTGTAGAACAGCAGCGCAGTCATTCCAACTATTACCCGCTTATCGACATTCCAGCGTTGTTTCGCGTAATTCAACACGAACTCACTGAGATCCGCCATGATAGCTTCTTTGTTTGCGTCAGCTTCCAAGTCAGCCACGGCGAAGTCATAAGCACCTGCTGTAGAATGGAACAACTTGGCTAGATCATACAGTTGGTTTCCGAACGTGTCTGGGCCACGTGGATCGATGATCTTAATGGAGTCAGAACGCTGATCGTACAGTATGTTTGAGAAACACAAATCACCGTGCACAGCACATGCATGGTGCGGCGGTTTCTGTGTACGGAGCCAGTCCACAATCTCGAATGCTCTTTCTTGATAGCACTCCTGCAGGCTACCAACGCGCTCGATCGTCTTGTTCAGCATGAACGGATCGTCCCATTGATACATCGGCGCTTCGCACCTAGACATCGTATTCAGAAGCTCGCGTAGCAGTCCCTGGATATGTTGCCAGAACGATCTAGTGTGATTGCCGTGAACGAGTAGTTCTGCCAACGACGGATATGGCAGATACTCCATAGCGTATCCGGAATCATCGTTTCTTAACGCATCCACTTGCGGTGCATACATAGATACAGAACGTGGGGCGCTCATGTACCAAGCCAGCTCCGCCTTCATCTTTTGGGTTTCTCCGTACTTGAATATGTGTCCGTTGTGTCCGATCTTGATGCTATTGAAAGCCCTCGTTGCCAGAAGACGTCTACGACTACGATAATAGGTGGTCATATGGCCGAAGTCTAGCCAGTCTTCCTCCGGTATCACGACCGGGTTCAACGCTTGCACCAGACTTTCGTACGAGTATTGTTGTGGGAAATTCATATATTGCTGCACGGAGAAGTAGAACGCCATCTTTCCCACGTACTCAATACCCAAACGTTCTTCCACTGGCTTCTTGATCAGTTCCTTGGAACGTGCGAACACGCGGATGTCTTCTTGAGACATCACTTTCCCGAACGTATTCCAACCGCTCGTAAACAAGGTGTCGCCGTTCAGAACGTGCACCCGCCATGCATCGTCCTTGAAGATTGGCGTTGCAAGATCTTCTTTAATCCAAGCTGCCGCAGCACCCAACAGACCGTTGAACGTCTCCGTCATGCTGTTGCTGCCTTCAATGGGAACGAACTTTACCCGTTTCCCCCATTTCTTGTAGACATAACTGTCTGCTCTAATACTGTCCCCAATAGATGGCATCCCCACAAAGATCCATCGCAGATCAGGTATGTTATCGAACGCGGACTCCACTTGGTGCTGGAGCAGCACTTTCGGTCCGAGTGGGACCATGCAGGCAGGTAGTTTGGCACCGAACTCGGACTGCAACTCAGGATTGCAGTAGTCAGCACTCAAGATAAGGAGTACGCTTTGGTTCATAGTAGTTCGTTCAGGTTTCTGGTGGTTGCAAGATCCCACTTGTTGAGTAGGCGTCTCATCAGCTCCCGTTCTTGTTTGGAGCTTGCTTCCTTGTTGAACGCTTTACGCCATGCTACTCTCACTTCCTTGCGTGGCACACTTTGCTTGTATGCTTTCTGGATCACATCTACGAATCCAGGATATCTCTTCGCCAATCGGATGGCATCCTTATCCGACTTCTCGACAGTGCGTTCTTCCGTCATGCCGCCAGCCTTAGCGAACTGCTGGTCGACCAAGAGACGATAGTTCACCAGATTACGGAAGCCTCGCTGGAACAATTGTAGAGTGTAGTCCATGTCCTCACGAGTGTCAATGGATCCCAGCTTGCACTTCTGTATGATGCGTGTTTGATATCCAAGCACGTACATGCATCGACTGTTGATCGACCACCTGAAGCTTTTCTCTTGGGCACCCATACGAGCACCTATGCCAACATGAGCGAAGTGCTCCAACGCACGTTCTACGTTCAACCACGCACGGTTGGCACCTTCATGTGTGTTCTCTACAGTGATCAGCTTCTTGCCACCGAAGGATGGACGATAGCAGAACCGCAGGTCATCATCCAACATGAACATGCGCTCATACCGACACTGCTCGATGATCCATGCACGTTTCTGCGCTATGTTCTTGATATCATCCGGCTGCGCAATCACCGGTACGTTCCACTTACGTTCCAGCTTCTTGACTTCATTCTTCGGAGCAACTAGTACCACCCTGCCTTCGTCAACACCAGAACTCTTCGGTATGCGTTGCAGCGTTACTTGTTTGTCAATCCGTTGATACGTTGGGATGTAGATTACACACTCATCCTTATACTTTGCCATTTGTCTTTCCTGTCTGTTTCACCACAGCTTCTCTCATCATCCGAACCGCGTTCTTGAATGCTGGATCGTTGGCTCGTGCGGCTGCCCGTTCCTCACGTTGCTTTTCCTCCAAACGCTCTGCTGGGCTGCGACGATCGTTCTTCTCCACTACAGGTATGTCCAGCCAATCTCTCGCTTCATCGTCGTAGTATTGGAGAACATCATTGTTTCGTGTCACGTAGCTGTTGTGACCACCGATCATCAACTGCGTACCGGGTGCTAGTTCGTGAGTATAGGTTCGCAGAATACGCAATCTCGGTATGGAACTCATGTCTACCTCCAATTTACAGTAGCGACTTAAGTTTCTCTATTCGATTGCTGTACCACGGCATTGAATCCTTTGGACATTTCTTAAGAAACTCTTTGACGCTCGTCTTCTGATGCTTCAACTCATCGAAGAAGATTCTAGCACCCTTCTCTGATAGAGAATAAGTCCCATACTTGGGTATGTCCTTCCAACTAATGCGTAGGAAAGAGTGGACATGCACACCGTCCTTGCCTCGACTTATCAATCCAGGATGCAGCAACATCATGCGCAGAAACGAGTGCAGTACGTCTGGCTTGTTGCGATAGATTGAGGCACCGCCGTTGTTCACAGCGAAGTCGGTAGTCCAGGCTAGGTGATGGTCAGTAACGATGTCGTCTGTCTTGACCATTGTCTCAAGATTCCACACAGTGTCGATACCCCAGATCTTCTCGAATTTGGGGTGATCCATACGTGCCAAGAACTCTTCGGTTCTATATCCGAAGATGCAACACATCTTCTTGTTCACCTGTTGGAAGTTCCCCTCTTTGATGGCTTCCATACGCGCCTGCATGGACATACACCCGTATCCAACTCCAGCATATTCCTTGAAGAGTCTGTCAGTGTATTGCGACAGATAGTAATCTACGGGACCTGTCCCATTGTCGTGAAGTTTGCGTGTGCTGCGGAACTTCTTCTCATCCGACAACCACACACTTAGCTTGAGGTCGTCGTCCAGAAAGAGGAACTGCTTCACTCCTTCATTGTCCAGCCATTTGGCTACACCTAGCCGTTTGTCGGCCAGATGCACTCCGTCTTCCCATCCTAGAATGTCCAGTCCTTTGCTGTAGTCATGCTTCTTGTGTTCTGCCACTTCGGACTTCGGGCACACGAACGTTAGATTGTTCTTGACAATAGTGGATGGCAGATAAGACAGCGTCTTCTGGTTACCCACTCGTCCACGTGAGAATATGACTAGATGTGTCTTAGACATTTGCAGTTCTACGGATGATAGTTGTTCGCGTAGCATAATCCGCAAGACTCATCCTTGACAGAGACTCTATCACTGGTTTCTCGCGTTGCAGTGCATTGTACTCACGCTGATTCAACTTCCCAATGTCTACCATCTCAGGATAGCGATGTACGAACTCCAGTCTGTGACTATGGGTGTGCCACAGGAATTGCATCGGCAGTTTTCGTGCATACCCGAACATGTCGTAGTCTTCCTTGTACAGGAATGGAATCATCGATTCCAGCTCCTCCGGGAATTCCTTAGCACGATAATAGGATGGCCTATCGTTTTGCAGTTCTAGTCGCCCATTGAACTTCAGCTTGTCCTTGAAATTCGGACTATTCACCCAATGTTCCATATCTTCGAACCTGAAAATATCTATGTCCAGGTTCTGATCAGAATCCCCTACTGGCTCGTAGTCGAAGAAGCGCCACTGTTCTGTGAAGTGGATGAATCGAACATCGTAGGCGATGCTGTTCGGCGTCAGCATCACGCGCAGCAGATTCTCGCGAGTGGTTCCAAGTTGCTGAGCCATGTCCTGATGTTGATACCAGAACTCTGACATACTGGACAGGAAGCGATCACGTGGATCACGCACCATTCCGAAGAAATAGTAACCTTGGATGTACAAATCCCACAGGCTAGATGGCCACTGATCTACTCTCAGATGTGCCTGATCCTGACACACACCGTCCACACGAGCGTTGAAGCGTCGGTCTTCACACTCGAAGTTCTTGCACAGCATGTTACGAAAGCTCGTGCCAGCCACCTTTGGATTGTGCACGAACACGAAACGATTCTTATGTGATATCAGCATTCTTTCTTCTCCGGTAGCTTGTAGTCTCCATCAAACCGTGGACACAAGGCAGGCAGCTTGGCTGCCCTATCTATCCTGGAACGAGCAGATGGATCTGTGTATTCGTGAGGCCATACTATGAGACAATCCGACGGTTCAACGCCGTAGAGAAACATCAACTCTCGTGCGCCAATGTGATGTTCCTGGCCGTCGGTCCGGCTGCGTACCGGACCAGGATATACAGCATATTTAGGTTCTTTCATGTCAATTCCTTCGTGTAGTCACCGACTGTCAGCACTTCCATTTCCGGCCACCACGGCGGCAGCATCTTCTCCGGTTCTAGAAGTCCTTCTTTCCGATTTAGATCTAGGCAGAACTGAAAGGCTTTCCCCATGTCACCTTGCTGTCCTGAACTGTATGGCTTTACCTTCCAATATCCTTTGTGCTTCCAGATTGTGATCTTCACACTAACTCCTCTTCCACTGCACGCACGAAGCGCTCCGGCATGTTGAACGGATCCAGTTCGTTTTCCCATAGAAGCACCTTCTTGTCTCCTTGCATTTTGAACGCTTGTCTTACGTGCTTGGTGCTCGGTTTAATGTTCTCCCAGCGCGGTCTGCGTTCTTTCCACAAGGCCAGATACTTGGTATCGAAATTGTGCCTTACATCCTTGTAGACGACCTTCGTAGCTTTGATACCAGCATCGTCGCCATCGAACGACAAGATCAACTTCTCAACGCCAGCGTCTTCCAGAAGCTCACGTTTATGAGCACTCCAGTTCAATGCTCCTAGTACAGACACGGCAGGGATCTCTTGGGCCAAATATCGCAGACTATCTCGCGGTCCTTCACACAACACCATCGTCTTGAGACCACGTTGCTTCATCAGTTCCACAGCGTAGTCGAAGTAGATCAGACCCCATCTACGACTCCAGTTGAATCCGTTGTCTGCCTTCGCATTCAGATAGCTCGGCTTGCCGTCTGTTGGCTTCTCTATCTTAGCTTTTACGTATCCACGCAGTTTCCGGTTTACCAACACAGGAAGGAACACGAATGGCATATTGTTCCATCCAGTGTGCAGCACGTACTGTGCGCCGACTGCATACAGTAGCTGGACGTCCACACCACGCCATTCCTTGAACGGGAACTTCGCCTGGATACGTAGTTCCTCCAGTTCTGAGAACGATCCGTTGGTCTTGTTGCCTTTCTTCAGCAGTTCGTCTTTGAATTCTTTTGGTCGAGAGAAGTGCTCTGCCTTCAGCGTCTTGGGCTTTCCCATTAGCTTGAGGTTCAGCGTTCTAGCCAGATCATTCCAACCCACGCTCTTTCCACAACCTAAACAGGTCATCCACCCGATCGGACCATTTTGTTCTAGAGGGTCCAATGTAACCAACGCACTAGGGTTGCTGTCATTATGATACGGACAGCAGATCTGGTATTTGTTTCCGAGGTCCCGTTTGGAACCCGATAATGTGTTCAGCTCTTCTCGGACCAATCGCACTCGGTCTTCAGCCGAGCCGTATTTGGAAGATTGAAATCCCATCATGGCACACGTTGTCCTTTGTGATCACCATTTACAAGATGGAGGCGCAAGGGATTAATTTAATGGTGCGCGCTGGTCAGCAAGGGAAGCCGCGTGCGTGTGTGTAAGGCCCTCGCGTTGTAAAGTATTTGTGACAACCAGATTACTGAGACGTATGATCAGAAACCTCGAGATGCAACCCGAGCTGGTTTGCGATATCGTAGACGTGGAAGAGACGGTCAACCTGATGACCAATGCTCTCGATATGTATTGCGACAAGCTAATCGGAAACACTAAGAACTACATTATCCATCCAGAAACCATCGAGATGGAATTGGAGGCCGTCATTACAACCACCTTGCTGGAAAACAATCCACACCTGAAGGATAAATTCAAGGTAACATTTTCCAGAGAAGAGGGAGAGCATTACGCGCTAAGCATATCGATCCACAAATCTGTGGTGCAGCAGCATCTGGAAGATGTGACTATGGGGTCCAGACTGTGCCACTGAAGATACATGCGTCCGCGTCTGATGCAGACTTCAAGTCGATGCTGCACCGCTTGATGGACGATGCAGAAAAGGAGTTGGTCGATCACCCGCTGAAACCAGATAGGTTCTTCTTCATGCGTCCGTCAGGCTTTCCATACTGTGGTCTTCGGAAGTTGTTGACGGCACCGAAGCAGCTAACCGAGGGTGAAGTATCCGATCTTGCTGGCGGTTATTTCACTAGCGTTGGAACTGCCGCACACACGACCTTCCAGTCACACATAGGACGGAACACGTTTATCGTGGGCGACTGGAAGTGTCACGAATGTGGGAAGTTCACCAAGTTCCATACGTTCCGAATGTGCAAGTGTGGAGGTAAGCCTCACTATGAAGAGCTGGAAGTCAAGTATCGCAATACGGTAGTTGGCCATCTTGATGGACTGGTCAAGCTGAAGTTGGGTGACAAGACCACCTACATCGTAATTGACTACAAAACAGCTACTACCAGCAAGATCATGAAGGGGCGAACAGACAGCTCTGTGTTCCCCTACGCATACAATGTTCAGCAAATCAAACGCTATGTGGTGCTGCTAGAGTTGTGTTATGACATAAAGGTACATGGATGGGCCCTCATCTATTTGAACAGAGACGTACCTCTAGGTGACAAGAACCGCCACATCGTTTACGTCACTGTGTCGAAGGAAGAGAAAAAGGCACTCAAGAAGGAGATGAACGAATGGGTGGAGACGCATCGTCTCGTGCTTAGGGCACACAAGCTCAAACACTTCAAAGAAGTAGAATCCAGGAAGCTGTGTGCATCGGCAGCAGACTACAGGAAAAACTGGCGTAATGACTACAGCCCGTGTCCGATAGAACCGTTCTGCTTCGATCCCAAGCGACTGGAACGCAAGATAGACGAACGATTGGGACACAAAGTCTATCCGCTGATAAATTGCGCGTCGAAGGAGATACGCAAGGGTCTGAACATGAAGAAGGTAGAAGTGGAGACATAAATGAAGCTACTTGTACTAGCCCTTCTGGGCATCGGGATCGTAATCGCTGCTTGTGCCGAACCCATAGCAGCTCTCACAATCTGGTGGTTCAAGGTTTTCCTATAGAACGGGGTTAGTACAGATGCAGATCATTGATGGCAGGCGTTATCCAACAGTGACTACGGAAGGCGTCTACGGATTCTTCGCCGAATATCGCTGGTTATCGAACTTCCATCTTTGCGAGATAGCTTTGCAGGGTCTCAAGTATCCGTCCTCAGAACACGCATACCAAGCTATGAAGACGATACGCACGATGCACCGTAAGATGGTGCGTGATGCCGCCACACCAGCATTAGCAAAGAAGATAGGGCAAGAAGTCCCATTAAGGCCAGATTGGGAAACCATCCGAGTCAAGAAGATGTACGAGGTGTTACGTTGCAAATTTCTGCAGCATGATTATCTCCGCATCTTCCTGGAACGCACTGGCGACAAACATCTAGAAGAAGCAAACGACTGGGGCGACGATTTCTGGGGCACTTGCAATGGTAAAGGTCAAAACAAGCTGGGCAAGATACTAATGCGACTCCGATCAGAATTCCGAGAGTAGTGGACCCCTGTAAATGGGTTCTTTAACCTGAAACACATACACAAACAATGAAGACTGGTATCTTCGTGGTTGGTGCTTTGCGAGAGTACCGACTGTGCTACAAATCGTGGTTGGCGACCAATCCGTATCCAGATGCGGATTGGCACATGATGACCTGGAGCACGACATCAGACAGCTTTAAGAACGAACCCGGTGATCAGTATCTAGCAGACTTAGGTCCTGTTCTATACAGCAACCGCAAGGATCTGATCCGCTTCAACTCGTTGCATGTCTTCGATGAGGAGAGCTCGTATCCATATGCCAATGTTCCTGGAAACTATATGTATCGGGCCGGGAAGGGTCCGTGGTTCTGGAACAAAATCCACGAGATGTTCGGGACCGCTTACGACAGATACGTGATCATGCGTCCTGATCTGTTCTTGTGGGCGCGCAAAGGAGTTGAAAATCCGTGGCCTGTAGGTAAGGACATTAAGAAGCATGTGCTAAACATGGGCAAGGCGCAAGACCAGTTCTTTATTGTGACGCAGGACGGGTTGCGGACGCTTGCCACGACATGGTTGCACATGCAACGGCATCCGAATCTCTACATGGATCCGCACAAGTATCTGGACGACGTGTTCTCGATGCACGAATCGTATGACGATACAACGCTGTTGAATAACTTCAACATCTTCATTGCTAGACCAAACAGCCGCCATCTTGGTTATCATCAGATGTCTGCAGACGTAGCTCAAGGCGCATTGGACGCAACCGTAGAATGGTGGGAAAGCATTACCAACGGTAAATATGAAGGTCCTAGAGCGCTGCTGTAAATCAAGAAAGAAATGGAATGAGTCTCACACGACGCGGTCTACTTAAAGGCATCTTGGCTGCGGGCTTTGCGCCTGCCATCGGCCACGCTGGCATCTTGATGCCGGTAAAGAAGATCATCACTCTGTCTGATGACATCTACGTTGCAACAGACGCATGGCAGAAGCTTGAAGCGCGTGGTGGTCCGAACGGATATCGTGTGTATCGCAACGGCATCCTGATCGGCGAACACGTATACGAGCCGGACAAAGCGATTATGATCCCTGTTGGTGGAACACACATCTCGTTCAACATGCATCCGAAGAACGGACAGGTGATGTCAGTATGGGCAAAGCCGCAGAAGCATAGCACCTTGGTGCATGGTCTGCAATTGGAGAAGAATCATGGATAGACGCGGATTCTTGCGCGGCATCTTGGCCGCGGGTATGGCTCCGACGGTGGTGAAGGCTGGCATCATCATGCCAGTCAAGCAGATCATCACACCTCCGCTTGATCCGTGGTATTCCCCTTCCGACATTTTGCGTGGCAAGACGAATCCCATCACAACCATAGACGAGGTGACGTACTATGAAGGCGAGATTGGCCAAATGTACGGCGTGACGTTCATCACAGACACCTACTGCAAGGGCAAGATGAACAGCGCGTTCGGCATGTCCAAGGTGGCACAGCACATTCGCACTGCGAAAAAGTCTTTTGAGGAGCCGATCTTCGTGCATGCTTCCGACTACATGGACTTCATTGGTAAACATGCCGAAGATACTCGTACATGATGGAAATTGGGTTCTTCATCGTGCGTTGTCCACAAGTGGTAAGTTCAACAACCCAGACAACCTAGAGAAGAACGCGCTTTCCAAGTTCTTGTCCATGGTGTGTAACGTCTCGTTGGAGCGACGGGCTACTCACGTGCTCGTGTGCTTCGACGGGCCTGAGTCATTTCGCAAGGAGATCTATTCCAAGTACAAAGCGAACCGTGGCAAGAAAGGTGAAGGGATGACACTTACCACAGCGGACGGTGGTGAGTTCAAGACCAGCGTGGAAGTGGGTGCGTTGGTCAAACCCGCTAAGCAGATCCTCACACTCGCAGGCATAACCTACAGTCATAAACGTAGGTACGAGTCAGATGATCTGATGGCGTCTGCTGCTCGTAGTCTGTATGACGTTGCCACAGTGGAGATAGTCACTGGCGACAAGGACCTGAACGGCGAGATCAACGATCGAGTCAAGGTCTACAACTCGATGACCAAACAACTGCTGGACGACAAGGCGATCTGGAAACGCTGGGGCATAAAGCCACGGCAGATGCGCGACCTCCTGTGCTTGCTTGGTGATGCCGTGGACAACATTCCAGGCACTCCAGGGTTCGGACCAAAGACAGCGCAGGCATTCCTTGCAGAGTACGGTTCTATCAAGAAGGCGTTGGAAACCAAGTCTGGTCTGAAGAAGTTAAAGCCCCACGCGCAGCAACTGCGTTTGGCGAAGGCACTGACAACGCTGCGTGGTGATCTGGTCTACCAACTGGAAGACCTAGTAATCTCAGAATTCGATCCAGCACTTACAGAGCATGTCTGGAAGATCCCCGAGAGTTTGCGGCTATTAGGAGATACCAGAAAAGCTGCAACAATCAAGGGTCTGTTTGGTCGAAGGAAATAGCATGGATGCTGGATTTTTCAAGTGGCTTCGTGCCAATCCTAGGAAGCCCAGGATACGCATACACTTCCTAGTCGGGATGATGGACGAGAAAGGTGCCTTCATGAGCTATGCGGACACTTACTGGCGGGACAACATCGAGCGTCTGCCACGTATCGGTGAGTACGTCAACTTCACGCAAGAAGGTATGCTTGTGTATGGTGAAGTGAAGTGGATTGTCCACAACTATACAGAGAACTTCATCCGAATCGCTATAAAGACTAACAGAACATGAAACCTGTAACCCAAACGATAGTTGGTCGCCAAGGCAACTGTTATGCCGCGTGCCTAGCCTCAATCTTTGAGATCAGTATCGAAGAAGTGCCAGAATTCCACGATGGCGTTGTAGCCGGAATGGATAGCAACGAAGTCAACAGAATCTGGAACACCAACGTCCGTAACTGGCTGCGTGATTGTTTCGGCTTAGGGGTAGTCGTACTGACTTTCGAGAACGCCAATCAGTGGCACGGACTGTGGCTACAAGGATATCACATTGTGAGTGGTGGATCACCACGAGAGCCTGGAATGCTTCACGCTACTGTATGGCATGATGGAGTGATGGTCCACGATCCGCACCCTGTTCCTGCGCCGTTGATGGACCTGAAGGTAATTGACATCCTGTATCCAATCAACCCAGCGAAACTGAAATGAAGAACAACCAATATGTAATCTGTCAACGCAAGGAAGAGAAGCCATTCCTTGCACGCATTGAGAAGGTCCGTGAAGACGGTGTGCTGGTTGCCCTGCAGAAGGACATCCAGTATCAGAAGAACGTGATCGAAGTCGAGAAGAAGGAGGTCAGGGCCATTCTTGGCGAGAACCCTGTCCCTGGAACCGTGTACGGATTCGACCTCCACAATCTATATCGCAAGAGCATCGAGCACGAGTTCTGGGGTCCAATCCACTTCTTCATTCGTCCCGACAAAGACACTCTGAAGCTGCTCAAGAAGAGTCTCGATCGTACTGCTGAACGCATCGAGAAGTTGGGACTAGGTTGGTACGCCAGTCAATTCCAAACGGAGATCAGGTCCAAGAAGGGGAAGTATGCTGGGGTGTACAAGCACTCTGGTTCAGCAGACAAACCCAACGTGGTCTGGTATGCGCCTGAGTGTGCAAAGGGCGATCAACGTCAGATGGACAACGTGATCTTTCATGAGTTCGGTCACGCGGTGCGCTTCAATGGACTGACAAGCAACAAGATGCGCAACAAATGGTTGCGTCTCTATCAGAAGACCATTGCGCAGGTCAAAGTAGAGCCAAAGCAACTGTCTGCTATCCTCCATGATCTGGACGATTACGATGAGGAAACAGAGTCGTTCAAGGGTGCCATTAAGGGTGCAACGCAGGACATGAGTCCGCGTATCGAGAAGGCTCTGATGCAGTGGCTGAAAGAAACACACAGGATCACTGGAAGAGAACTGGAGATCATGTGGCGTTCTAGCAAGCTGAAGGACATCAGTAAGTTCTGGCCAGATCACATGATCGACACGCATGATCTGAAACCTGCAATAACCGAATATGCGACGAAGAACGTCGAAGAGACTTTTGCTGAATGCTTTGCCTTCTACTGTCAGAAGGTGAAGATCCCGTCCGCATTCGAGGAACTGCTGGAAGAGTCCCTTTCGAGGGCACGTGCCGAAGGCAAGGATACCGGATCAGAAGAGGAATAACATGAACGAACTGACTGTTGCTGGCCGTAGCCTTGTGGTTCTGGACTCGGAACCCAACCTGATCGACACGAGCCTGGACATTCAGCTTATAGAAGTAGGCAGAGAGATCGACGATGTAGAAACGAAACTCGAAGGTCTGGAAACCATGATTGGGCGATCGCTCAATCAATTGTGCTTTCGGTTTCCAGAGATCAGTATTGAGTTCCGACAACGCTACAACAAATTCCTGGAATTGAAGGGTGAAGATCCAATTGCTTCACACATCGATCCATTTAGTCGATCTAACGCAGAAGGCAACAACGAAGAGATAGAAGCACAGAAAGCGGAGAAGGAAGCGGAAGAAGCAGCTAGAAGAGAACTAGAATCTGCGGACGATGCCAAACTGTCTCCCAAGCAACGGCGAGAGAAGCTGGCGCTGCGTATGCGCCGAGAGAAGTGCCGCAAGTTCTACATGCGTATTTCCAGACGCACTCATCCTGACAAGGTGAAAGATAGCGAACTCAACGACATCTTCATCAAAGCCAAGAAGGCTTATGACGAGTTGAATCTTGATGAACTGCGTGAGATGTTCAAGGACCTGGAAGGATATCTCAAGCTGCGGGGTAGCGCACGTGGAAATTTCCGACAGTATCGCTTCCGCAAACTGGAAGTTTCCAAGATGTACTTGGAAGACTTGAAGGAAAGCCTGAAGAACAAGAAGGAAACACTGGCCTACAAATGTTACGAGGCAGCCAAGACTGGTGATACCACGAAGATGCGCTTTGCCTACGAAGAGTATGTTGAAAGCCAGTTGGAACTGATTGAAAGAGCTGTAGAAGAACTACGTGCTCAAGCACGTCGCAGACGCACTTTGCATGTGGAACCTGAAGATTTCAAGATGCCCGCCCATCTCAAGGCTCAGTTGATGGAGGGCTTGTTCTCAAACGATTGACACAATGGGAGATAGTTCATGCCGATGAAAATGAGAGACATACTGGCTAAGACGCCAGAAAGTCGCCGCCAGAACGCAGCGTTCGTAAAGGTGAGAAACATACGAGTGCAGCGCACTGCGTATCAGACACTCAAGTACATCGCACAGACGTACAGCACGCACGATGCCAAGGGTGACATGAAGCGCGGATCGCCAACAGTGTACGAGACCACTGTAGAAACCAACGGCAAGCAAGTAGTCGTGGATTGTGGGTGCGACGATTTCAAATTCGTTTTTGAATATGCTTTGAACCTTAAAAAAGCTGCACGACTTAAGAGATCAAATGGTGAACCACCAATAGAAAAGAATCCAAGGAACAGACCTGGATGTTGCAAACATCTGTATACTCTAGGCGTCAAACTTATTGGTAATGGAAAAGTAGATTAATCGCGAGTCACCCGTTTAAGCAATCGCTGGCTGCGATCACTGCTAAACACCAGGAATGTGAACTTGAACCCACGTTCAAGACACGCTTTACGTTTCTTACGATTGGCTTCAACGAACTTCGGTGTTCCATTGAACGTGTAGGAACTCTTAACTTCTACTATATGTCTCTTTCCAATCAGTAAATCAGGAAAGTAGACATGTTTGCGCCCGTTATTGTCGAACCATACTATTTGTTCTTCAAATCTCGGATGCGAAGTTATCGATTCTACAGAAGCGCCTTCGGAGACAAGATATCTGATAGCATTCGGCTCGTATCCTTGAAGACCAACGAACGTCTTCCCGTTTATACGAAGCTCTTTACGTTTCATGCAGGACGTCTGTTGGCGTTCGAATACATCTTGATGCTGCATGGGGTGATCTGTTCCATAGTGCTTGCGTGACGTATTACGTGCCTTCCGTTTGAAGTCTCTATGTTCCGTGTAGAAGCTGACTCCATGACGGTTAAACATAGTGCGTGTTCTCTTCTTCTTAGTGCGTTTTACCATAGAAGACCAAGAACCGTAGTGCTTCTCCATAGATTCTCGCACAGAAGGAACCCGACGAGACTGCATTTCTGGGTCATTAGATAGACATTTCGTTGAACAATAGATGTTGTATCGTCCTTTGTTGAATGTTGTTGGCTCTGAACACATTTTGCATGGAGTCACATCAGGCCAACCATAAACGAGATGAAGAATTGCTCTCCATGCATTGTTTCCTGGAATGTTTTTGCGTTTCTTTTCTATAAGTTCTAACAGTGAGGAGTAGGTAGTATGAAATACACTTCGTTTGGAAGAGTACGACAACATTTTGAGTTTGTAAAAAGCTGTGTGTCTATCAACAGAAAGAACAAAACTCTTGAGATCTTTGATGGTTTTCATATGCATCAAATTACCGAACACCTGTACGAGCTTGGCCTGAAGTTGATTCAGAAAGGCAAGGTGGACTAAGATGTTAGAGATACCGGACCTGAATGGAGTTGTGTCGCTTGCGAACAAGGTGATGGAACACTTGGTTCCAAGTCTGCGTGACTCGTACCCACTGATAACTGTTATCTCTCAAGATTACTTCGAAGCCAGTTGTGTCAAGAACGTTCTTATGGCGCGATGTGACAAGAGATTCGCGTTCCAGTCTATGGGATACATGGACCTGCTAGACATGACACAACTGCGGGGCCGAACACGCGCAATGGTTGTGATAACGGATCGCCTTTCCATTGGAACAACACAGTTCAGATCGTTGGACATGAGTTTGTTGACAGTAGCAGCTACTATTGCTTCCTATAACGACGAGGAGTTTAGCCCTGGAACCAATGGTCTGATCGTCGATATGGAAGGGAAGCCTTTCTTCAGTCTGAAGCGTCGGAAGTAACATGTCTGAGAAATATTCACACAGCGAAGCGTTTGCTGTTCTCAAGAACACCAACGAGAAGATCTCGACGAATCTCACCAGCTATCAGTACTTGACTGTTCTGGACAATCTGTTATACGAATCACTGGCACCGATTGTTACGAACACTAAGTTCTTCGATGTGTTCCTCAGTCAAGTGATTGGTTGGCAGACATTGAATCCAAAGCGCAAGACGTGCGGCGTCGGACGCGTCGGACTTGTAAGCTTGAGCACACTCTTCTTTTTGACGATGGATCCTCATCAGAAGATGAAACTCATAAAGAGGATGAAGCTCCACCGCAATATCCTCTTCGAGTGCATCACACGTTGGCTAGACCTTATGGTCAAATATCCAGGACTGTCCGAACAGGTCGGGACTGCTGACGTTGTGAGCTTGCTGCATGACCTTCATGAACAAGCCCTGATGCGTACAGGGTACTCTCTGCATTCTACGTTCCACACGGTGACCTTCTGGTACAAGAAAGCCAAGATGTTCAAGGAACAGATCATGGAGAAGTACACTCGCATGGTCATTAGTGCTGCCCAGCGTGACTATGTAGAGCTTGGAATGATCGAACCTCTGAACGACATGGTGCAGTCGTACATGATGACGATGTCCAAAGGCATTGACAAGTGCGATGCGGATCGCGGTGTTCTTACCTCGTACATCAAGGCGTGGCTTAAGAGCGCCAAAAACAATGTGGAGAAGCGTGCCAGCTATGACAGTGGTGAGATCCACAAACAGACTGGTGGACAGAAAGCAGAACATATAGAACTAGAAGAGGTCGAAGACACAGTGTCTGATGACGATCTTCGGGAACGTGAAGACAACATCAAACGAGTGCGAACGTTGGCAAAGCTATTCGATCCTAAGGGGTATGGTCGTATTGCCCTAGGGATCCAAGAACAACTATCACAAGACGACCGAGATACTTTGCGAGCGCTCTCTCTGCAGAAGGAAACTGTATGAACGACTTTCTCCAACGTCTCAAGACATTCGACTTCTGGGTCGAGATTGCTTCGTCGATCACAACTCTGATCGGCATGTATCTGGGTTCCACTACCTTGTGGGGTGCCGCATGGTATCTTATTGCAATAGTGGTCTGGTATGTTCTGATTTACAGGCAGAAACTGTGGGGTATTCTGCCAATGAATCTGGCGTGCAATGTTATCGCCATTGTCAATTTGTGCAGGGCTCTTAACCTGTAAAGTATCCTGTTGCAAGAACGTGAACGTGGAACAACATGAGTTATAAGATCGCAAACGACGGTCTGGGGCAGGCACTCCGGACCGTACAACGGTTGGCACAGCCAGAGGTAGTTACCCTACGATTCAAAGACAACAGCTTGACTGTCAAAGGTGCAGGCCAGAACGGTGGTGCTTGCAAGATCAAACTGGATGTGGAATCCGACGGAGACAAGTCTGGAGAAGTGACTGTCGATCTGAATCTGCTTGCCAGCGTTATCGACAAGCGTAAAGACCTGGAACTCACTGTCGGAGAAGCCACGTTGGTTGTCAAGTCCAAGGGCTTCACAGTCGACATGATATCTATGGACGGCCAGCCCATAGAGGTTGTTCCGAAGGAAATCTTGCAGGGGTCGGAAGGTATCGAGCTTGGATCCAAGCTGATGACTCAACTCCTGCGATATCTGCCGAAGATTGAGCTTCGGCCACTACTCAGCACGTATTCGGAGTGTCCCGTTGGCATTAAGACCAACGACAAGGGAACCTTCGTGGCGTGCTTTGACTTTGTTCAGAGCGCTTTCGTACGTCTTAAGAGCATCAAGTCCGATACTCCGTTTGAATTCGTGCTGCCATCCATCGCTCAGTTCAACACACTGGCGCGTGAACTGTCTGGGCACAAATACAAGCTGGTCATAACAGAGACAACACTGTACGCCTTCAATGACATGGTGCAGGCTGCACTCGCGCTTCCGCAGCAAGAAGGCGAGCAACTACAACTAGCAGACGTGATTGGTCTCGTTAAGTCCCTCAAAGAGATGAAATACAAACGTCTGGTGTTCAAGACAGAAGCGGTCAAGCAGTTCTTGTCCAATTCCAGAGCGGTGTACGACAAGGACAGTCTGTTTACTATCAAGGCCAAGGGCGATAAGGCTAAGATAGAGTTGAAGGCCACCGTGGGAAACACGTCGATGGTCACGAAACTCAAGGAACCGGTCAAAGACTTCGAATTGAAGTGCGACCTCAACTTCTTCGCCAGCATCGTCAACAAGACAAACGACAAGACGCTTACGTTGGAAGCAACACCAGAGTTGCTATTGCTTAAAGAAGGCAAGATCTCCTACCTGATGAGTTTGGTGTAATCATGATAAGCCAATATCGTTTTGTCATTGCTAACGGGAAGTCTGTGCATTTCTACAAGCAAGATGGAGTATGGTACTTCTTGTGTCGTCATAACATCACGATTCCGGAATACGAAGCAGCCGTTGATTACAGCAGGCTAAAGAACAAAGAACAAAGAACAACATGAAAGCAACAGTCTTCGGTGCGCCTCGTGATCCTAATAAGAACAGTCTCACGACCGCCATCATTAGGCAACTTGCTTCTCAATACGAAGTGCAACAGGTGAGTGCAGAAGGCAGCACAAACTACAACGAAGTAGGACAGGTGCTGGTTATCACTGCGTATCCGCCGAAGAGTCCATTCTTTCAGGAAGCTGAATTCAAGAAGGCTTTCTCGTTGCTAAGAGACACGGACACGCACATAGTTCTGATAGGATCGTGTGCTCATCACTTCGAAACTGGCCTGTACGGAACGACAAAGCGTCGTCTCCATGACGCGTTCTACAATCTGGGTAAGAACCAGAGCACCTACAAGTGCAAGCTAACATTGATAGAACCTGGACAATGTAGAACAGTCCGTGGCAAGGAAGTGGAAGGGCCTTTCTTGGAATTCCACCAAGTGAACACCACGATGATGTTCGCTCTGAACCACAATCCAAAGTTCATGCATATTGCCCTCCAAGGCGTATCCTACTAAACATGCAACTCGAAGTAGAGCGGTCGTTCAACCTGAACGTCATCACCCCGTATATTCAAAGAGGGGTGCAATACTACCTCTTGTTCCGGCGTGAGTGCGAATCTGGGCCGTTCTTTGTTCGAGACACTGCCTATCGAGTTAGCACGTATTTCCAGGTCGGAGAGATAGTGCAAAAAGTGGATGACACGAGACAGCGTGTTGTTGGCAACATCTTCTGGACACAGGTGAATTGCCGATGCGAAGGATCGTTCCTGATGGCCTACAGCGGAGTGTTCAGGGAACAAGCGCAACGTTCGATACCCTCGGCGTTCCAGATGGACCTAGTAGTAAAGGACAAGGGCTTCCATATGTTCCATCAGAAGAACAAGGCTACGCTAGTCATCAGCCCTGCTATCCACTCATCTATCAAAGCAAACTTGGAGATCTAATGTCTCTCATCAAGCTGCTCTTAGGTGTAGTAATAGCGGGGTCGTTACCGTGGTGTATTGCTCGCCTCATCTGTTACTAATTGTGAAACAGGACGCGGAACTGTTCAATATGGGATGCCACCCAAGGCAGAGGCAACTGGAACACTGGAGGGGAAGATGAAATACACTCTAGACGGTGTAGTGATCGAGAACAGACAGCGTCTGTTAGTAGAAACAGACATCGGCATATTCGTAGTAGATAGTGGTAAACCATCTTATCCACAGATGCCAGGACAGAGGGTGAAGATCGTTGTGGAAATAGACGCAGACGGTCACTACACAAGCGCAAAATTGGCAGGAACATGAGCTTCAAAGAAACATTAAAGACTGATGAGCGCTACAAGTCGTACCGGCGCATCGTCAAGAACGTACAGCAATCTATCAACATCGAGAAGCTGCGTGCTGAACTCCTGCGCTTGCATGCGGGACGTAAAAGCAGAACACTGTTTCTCAGCCGTCCTGGTGTAGACACTGTTAACGAAGCCAACTTGCAAGATAGTGCGTATCGAAGCCGCATGGCAGAGATCTACGTTGAGACCGAGTATCAGCTAGGTCTGCTAGACGAAGCAATCGACAAGATCCGTAAGCACATCCTGCATGAATACCACGATAGCGTGGAAGGGTTGCGCACTAAGGGTGAGCGCGTGTCGTTCGCAGATCAGTACATAACTGGCGGTCTGGCTCTCAAGCACGCTCTCAAGCGTCTGATCTCGACTGCTGACGTTCTCATCAAGGATATTGACCAGACTGGCTACTCTTTCAAGAACACTCTCAAGTCCTTGGAAATCTTGTACTCGCACAAGAACGACAAGAAGAACATCTAGGAGTCACACATGGAAGATGTTGGAATGTGCGCGTGCATGGGCCCTATGTACGACGAACCATACTGCTACTGCGAGATGCTGAGACGCAATCTGCCGTTGAACGAGACTGCTCGTTCAGAAACAGACAAGAAGATGCGCAAGGCCTTCAATGAAATCTTTGGCATTGGAGACGAGAAAGATGGACTACAACCGTAGGCTGCTTACGACAGTCGTACTAGTTCTAGTGCTGTTAATAGGACTTGTAGGTGCCATTGTGTTTGGTTATCGTCAAGATCCAGGATGGACAGTGTTCTTCTTGACGTTCTTTGCAGCGAGCGCCGGTGAGCTGAATAACTATTACGACAGAGCATGGCAGAACAACCCGTGAAAGTGTACGTCCGCGACGGTCTCTACGTACCAATGAAGTATGTCACAGATGCTGCACTGGATAGAGTGGAGAAACGGTTTGAGAAGCACATCTATCTAAAGGAGCAGACCTGCGAACGGTGCGAGTACTTTGGCGAACGCCCAACGGATGTTTGTGAGGGTTGTCCCAACTACAAGGGACTATACAAGCTTCACAAAACCGTCGAGTTCAAAGGTAAGGATTGCCTTCGGCTCCCGTATGGTGACCGCAAGGCTGTTAAGAAGATCTTCGGTGAAGATCTGAAGATCGTTGACCTGACACCTGACATTCCGATGCGTAAGCCTATCAAGATGAAGGCTACGCTTAAGCCAGATCAGGTGCCAGCAGTTGCAAAGATGGTGAAGACGCGGAGCGGTGTTCTAAAGAGCCCTCCACGTAGCGGCAAGACGGTTATGGCAGCCGCTGCAATCTGCAAGTTGGGCCTGAAGACGATCATTCTAGCTAGTCAACAGGACTGGTTGGACAATTTCCTCGAGACATTCATCGGTAGCGACACTCAAGAAGCGATGACGAATGCCAGCCAGAAGAGAGTTGGCATGGCGAAGAAGTTGGAAGACTTCGAACGCCTGGATGTAGCGTTGGCAACCTATCAGACGTTCCTGAGCGCCAAGGGCAAGAAGCTTCTCAAGAAAATCAGCAGCATGTTCAGTGTGTTGGTACTGGACGAAGTGCAGTTCTCGGCAGCATTGGAGTTCAGCCGTGTGCTGTCTGCCTTCAACTGTCGCTATAAATTCGGTTTGTCTGGTACTCCAGAACGCAAGGACACTCTGGAATGGGTGATCTATAAACTGATGGGTAGTATCTTCTACGAGAACAGGGTGCAACGCCTGAAGCCTCGTATCGAAGTCGTGCATCCGCCGCATGTGGGAAAACTACCTCAGTCCTGGACGTATCTGATCAACAAGATTGAGAAACATCCAGAAAGGTTGAAGTTCATTGCCAAGGAAGCAGTGAAGGACATCAAGGCTGGTCATACGGTACTCATACCGCTGCAACGCATTCCTGTCATCAAGGCTCTAACAGAAGCCATCAACCGCATGATGGACAAGAATGTGGCAGCGGCGTTCCACGGTGGCACTCCCAAGAATCAAAAACAGAAGGGCAATCGCAAGGAACTGATCGACAAGATGCGGAAGCGTAAACTGCGATGTTTTGTAGGACAGCATAGACTCCTAAGCACTGGCATCAACATCCCACCCGCTTCAATGCTCTATCAGGTAACGCCAACCAACAATCTGCCGAAAGCGGATCAGAGGTTCTCACGCGTCCTAACCCCGTGCGAAGACAAGCCACAGCCAGTGTTCAAGTACTTCGCAGACGATCTGGATGTAGTCCGCAATTGCATGAGAGCAGAGCATTTTGGAGTGGTTTGGCCCACGTTCAGGCCGCTAATCGACCCGAAAACGAAACAGAAGTTGGACGACTACTTCCGAAACAGAAAGTCTAGAGGACCTAATGAATACGCAGGTGGATACATCTAAGCTGCCGCTGAGACATTGCCAGAATGGTGAAAGTGAAGTGTGTCTGGCAGCCAATCTGAATGAACCTGGAGCGCTCCCTGTAGTCTGTCCTTTCGACAGTTGTGATATCGACGACGGAGTGCGTTGTGAAGAATGGAAGGGATACAATGAGCGACGGACGCAAAACAATATCTGATGCTGAAGACGAGTACATTTCTCTGTGCAAGGAGTACAGGGAGACAGTACAGTATTTCCAGTGGGAATCAGAAAGAGACGGACGCGTGTACAATTACGTCGACTGTTATGGGGAACACGCACGCAGCTTGAAACAAAGACATTCAGAAAAGTGGAAGCGTGAACAAACTAAAGATCAAACTGGATCCGTCGTTGGTGCCAGTACTCAAGTCGCAGGGGATGAATTGGGCAGCCGGGGCAGCGAAGCCATTCGACTTCCTGCCTACTACATTCGTTTCGAAGGTGGACGGCCTCAAGCCAAAGCGGTTCACACAGCAGGACCAGACAAAGATGTTGGAGCAGTGGCTCCAGGATCCATCTCCGGGGACGTTCGCCGTCAATAGCGCACCGACGGATGCGAAGTCCATGCTCTTGGCCGCATACATGATGCAGGAGCACTATAGATCTGGTGGCACAGTCATGAAATGGTACGATGTCACTGGCGGATTCGATTGTCCGCTGCTGGACGAACGTGCCAACATTAGTCTGCTGGTGTTAAACAACGTGGCACCTGACAGCAGTCAGACCAAGAAGGAAAAGCTGCGTGACTTGTTGACAGTGTATGCGGACATTCCTAAGATCGTGGTCGTCAACGGTTGCGAGCCATACACGTTCTTCACCGTCCACATGCGGATGCCTATCCAAGGACTATGCTACATGACAAATGCTGCCGTAAAGGGGATTGAGATATGAAAGACGTAGTCGATTTCTTCAAGCTCTTGTTCATTATCTTGGGGTGTGTGATAGGAGTTATTATCGCGTTCGCAGTCGTGTTCGGCATCTGTTGCTTCCTGCTCACGTTCTTCGGGTGGCTGATCGGTTCGTTTGTATCTGGTGTAGTAACTGGATTCAAGATGGGTGTTGCAATGTTGGGAGCAGGACTGTGAACAACCAAGAGCACGTGGATCCAGAACCGACACAGGAACAGAAGAGCTGCGACCATAGCTGGTGGGTTGTCTATACATGTCCTTCCCATTGGGTGCAGCAGTGCTGGAACTGCCGCATCAAAGAACGAATTGAGAAAGACTAGGATGATCTACACAATCGGTCTTAAAGAGACATACGATATTTCAACGCGTGATAGCAAGCACAATCCTGCATATAAACTCGGACCGTCAAGAGATGACCTGTATCCGGGTGGCTTTGCGTTCCCAAACCTGCTTGCGGCATACGACTATATCTATCATAATAAGAATTATTGGAACAAGTACGATGTCTACAGAATGGTAGGAAGTTGGAAGAAGGATGTCTACTGGAACGAAAAGGAAGGCCTCTTCCTTATCAACAAGAACCTGAAGTTGGTGCCTCTGTGACCAAAGAAGAGATCGAATACGTCAGACGTCGTGTCAACGATGAAGGGGCGAACATAGTCTACAAAGTCATGTACAGTGGCGGCAAGCCAATGGTGTGGGAACACTGCCGACTGGCGCGTGTCTACAAGGATTCAGCTACTCTAATCCGTCCCACAGGCGCAGTGTCACTGCCATCCGACACTGTGAACTTGTCTGACATCCACATCAGCACATTGCAAGAGCTAATTCCTGTGGTGGTCAAATGAATGATCCTGTAGAATACATGATCGAGAGCAATACGTGGCAGACGCAGGTGTATGCCATTTGCGATCACTATGGCATTAAGTATCCAGACATTGGCGAGTGGTCCAACCTCAAGAACACTTGGGAACCCGGCAAGAAGGCGCGTGCTTCGGTTGAAGAGTTGGTCACCATGCGTAATGAAGAGGAAGAGCAAGATGCTGATCCGAAATCTACGTAACTGGCTCTATCGCAAATTACATGGGATAGACACTAGTCCTAGTGACCACTTCCGTGAGGACTACGAGACACTAATCCGTTTGGCTCGACGATGTGCCTACGATTTTGCACACGCAACAGACTTCATCAAGATGCCTCCGTATCTCAGTGGACTAGACTACGCGGAGCGTGCGAATATGTGGATTGCCTTGTTCGCTAAGGGAAATCCAGGCAAAGACTATCGCACCAAGTACATGCTGCAATTGTCAGAAGCCGACTCAGATCGCAAAGCTCTCTACAAGATCCTAGAAGAGAATGGACTTGCAGACAAGGTGAATGGCGATATGACACATCGTTGCATGACTTACCCCTTCTAGCTTGTAAATGGACAGTAGTAGAATAACCAGGAGTTAGGCGTGCGTCTCGTCTCACCGCGTACAGAGCTGGCCGTCCTAAAGGCAGCGACGCACAAAAATCCGTCCATTAGCGGCACATCCCTTAGTGGATTGGACGAGTCGTATTTCTATAGCGAGAGTAGCCAGGAAACCTTCCACCGTATCCAGCGTTATCTGAAACGTAACGGTGAGCTCCCAACTTGGCGGGAACTGTGCGAAGATCCAAAGCTCAGCGAAGAGACGCGGGATCGTCTCAAGAAGTACGCCAAGAATGATATAGATCCCATCAAGTCGCGCAAGGAAGCATTGCGCGCTGTCAGGCAACTGAACGAGTACCGTCAGATGCGTGGCATGTTTTCCCTTAGTGACAATATCGTAAAGAAGTTGCGCAAGGGAAAGGTTAGCATCGACGATCTGCTGAATGAGACTGGCGAAGAGATCGTTACACTGCGCCAATCGAGGTCTGAAGATGCTGAAATTGTTCGGTTCGGAACGGGTAACAACGCCGACAAAATCGTCAAGAAGTTGCTCCGCAAGGACTACATCAACTTCATACCAACCGGCTTTGACGAGTTCGATTCTAAGAACGGTGGGATCGGCTGGGGCAACCTCTTCACCATCGGTGGTTCTTCCGGTGGTGGAAAGTCAACGCTGGCGGCGCAGCTAGCAATCAATTGGTCTGAGATGGGCGAGGACGTATGCATGGTCCCGCTCGAAATGACCACAGAAGAAATGACAGCTCGCCTGATGGCTAACGCAGCCGAGCTGGATGTCAGAAAGATACTGTTCCGCAAGCTAAGTGAGGACGAGGAGAAGAAGTACAAACGTGCGTATCGGAAGTTTGTGACCAAGCGGAAGGACAAGGGCGGAAGCCTGTCGTTCTTCAAACCAAAGTCCGATATGACAATCGAGGAGATCCTAGCGTGTACCTACACGCTTGGACCAAAGGTCATTGTTATCGACTACATCTCCCTTTTGAAGGGTGTAGATGGTGACGATCAATGGCAGAAGCTTGGTGCAGTGGCTCGTTATTGCAAGGTGTATGCCGAGACACATAACGTCATCATCGTCCTGCTGTGTCAGGTGTCTGAGGAGGGCAAAATTCGCTACGCACAAGCTATCAAAGAACATTCGAACTACTGTTGGACGTTCGTGTCGACGAAGGAAAGCCGGGAAGCTGGTATCCTTAGCATCACACAGCTAAAGGCACGTAACGGTGAGATGTACGACTTCAATCTGAAGACTAGACTCGACGTCATGCGCATCCGAAGCATGACAGAAGAGGAACGCAACGCTCAGTCGAGCGCCAGTCTGACAACTAAGAAGAAGTCTAAGAAGGACGGCAAAGACGGTGCAGAGCCCAAGTACCTGAAGGATATATCTGACGAGGATTAGCCGATGAGCGAAGAGTACAAACAGGAACTACTGGCTGCATTACGCGATATCCAAGAAGTGCTTGATAGTGGTAGGACCACCATCGTTGCACACCAACTGAACTCGCTTATCAAGCACGTAGAACGATATGATACTGGAGCTAACAATGGACAGTGAAAAGAAATACGCGGCCATGTGTGTAATCTGCAGACACATGGTGGAATCGACAGAAGGACTAACGTGTTGTCCACAATGTGGTAACAAGGGAGTTCCTGCTGATCCAAATGACAAGAGCACGCTCACGATGACAAACCACGAATGGCGCATCCTGTTCATGTGGGCCAGTCAATGGGCGGGTCAGTGTGCGAAGTCTGACCAACCAGGATACGATAGTCCTGCAGTCGTTCAAGCGATTGCCAGAGAGGCGAAGCGGCAAGCCTCAACTCTACCTGCACTGTCTCTAAGTGAAGAGATTCAGGAGCTTGCCACAGTGATTGGAACGAAAGCTGTTTTGCACCAGAACGGTGAAGAGACTGAATTCCTGCCGGAAACGAAGCACTGATAAACATGGATAATACCCTAGAGGTCCAGTCAACTGATGGCAAATGACAATCGAAGACAATACAGGGAAGCCGCTCTCTACTATCTGGTCTAACGCTAATAAGGAAGACATTGGATCGGGTTTCAGACGAGCACGCAAGGCCATTGTACGGGATCTTCTCAAACAGAAGAAGGTGGATGGGAAACGTACACGCAAGCTAAGTGATGTGTACCGGCGAATCCAGTATATGGATTTCGAAGCCGAACATAGTGGACGCGACAGACACCCATTTCTCAACGGCAATAGTCGATTCGTGTTCTACAGGATCAGACCACCAAAGCTGAGGAAAGAAACGCCAAAGATTGACAAGAAGATAGTCAATCTGAAGAACAAGATATCGGCCAGTCAGAAAGTGAAGTTCGCGTCTACTCTAGGCGCAAACATCGATTTGACGTCCAAATTCTTTCTTGAGGAGATACTGCCACGTTCGCAGGCACTGATGACGGCCATGTCCAATGTGGACGAGGTGATGCAGCAGCTTACTGACGAACAAGCACAGTTGCCGATCGAATTCATCAAAGCCAAGAGTCGTGAGGCCATCAATCTTCGAATTATCCGTTTCCTGGCAGATCAATACGGATTGACGAAGAACGAAGCTCGTCTCATGCGATCCGAGTTTATCGCCAAGATGACGCCGCCGCTATTTTGATGTGTCACCCCAAGAAGGTAAAATCAAATGGCAACAGACGGCATAAAGAAGAAGGCTAAGAAGCAAAATATCGAGGACCGGGTCCACAGTTACGTCAATAATTTGTTTGGCGTAAACGAGGATCCTGGTTCTGATATGGATTTCTCAAATAGACCAGACGACTACGATCCTTTCGACAGGATCGAGGAAGAAAGCGAGTTCGATCTGGTCAAACTCGTGGGTAAGGCCATCGACCCACTGACTGGCGTTCCGCGCGATATCAAGCTGCCGGAAGGTGATTTCAAGGAAGCAAAGAACTTCTTCGAGTTCTGCACTAGCTTCCGTGGACCAGACGCCAAGTTCCCGTTCAGCCGGCAAATGTGGTTGATGCTGAGCCTGTTCGGCGAAATGTGCCCTCGCTGCACTCCCAAACCACGAATCAAGAGTATCCTCAACATCCCGGTTGACCTTGACGGTCACGAAATGATTAACCATGTTCAGCTACTGGAATATGGGAAGTGTCCACGATGTGGAGGTCAGAAGCACGAGTTCATACGTCAAAGGGAGATCAACGAATACGTTGAAATGAATCTGTGTATTGGTCAGCGAGCTGGTAAGTCGACGACTACCGCTGCTGGAACCGAATATCTGACTCACAAATATTTGATGTATCCGCGTCTGGCAGGTATCTGTCGCGGCGTATCATCGGCGACTCCATTGGTAGCCACGTTCGTTGGTTTCCGATTCTCAGACGCTGCAATGCTTCTGTGGAAACCAGTGATTGATGCGATTAACGACAGTCCCTGGTTCACTGAATATCACAAGATGCTCGATCACTATGGTGAACTTCATGGTATGGAGTTCTATCGCCAGAAAGACGAGTATCTGCGGTACGCCCACAAGAATCTGGAAATGGCACCAATGGGCCCGTCGAAACGAGGTCTTCGTGGACGCACACGATGGCTCTCATGTATCGACGAACTTGGTTGGTTCCCGATTGCAGAAGCAGTCAAGAAGGGTGGTAATCCTAACGATGAAGACGGACGTGAACGTGCTAACGCCGACGGTGTGTACGATGCTTTGGACCGTTCTCTCCTTACGCTACGTGAAGAATTCAGCCACCTATATTCCAGAGGACACAACCGATTCCTGCAGGCTTACGCGATCAACGTATCTTCGCCGTCCAGTCAGGCCGACAAGATCACGCGTCTAGTAGAAGAGAACAAGGACAGCGACACCAACTTGGCGCTTCGGCTTCCAACGTGGGAAATCAGTCCGTTCCTTCCTCGTACCTCGAAGCGTATTGTCAACGCTTATCGCAAGGATCCAGTTGCTGCCGAACGAGACTATGGTGCCAATCCTCCACTGAACGCGGCTGCGTTCATCATGCAGGAAGACGCCGAGCGTGCGTTTGTGGGTCCGAATCGTGCATCTGTCGTGTCTATGACCAAACGCATCAACAATCTGATGCGTCAAGGTGGAAAGATAGAAGCGAGTGGCCCACCGGCCCCGTGTCCAGCAAGCCTGATGTCGTTGGATGCCGGATTGACGAACAACAGCTTTGCGGTTACTATCTTGCAACTCCAAGAGTTGGTAGTCGGAAAGAAAGAGAGCATTGTCGTAAACGTACCCGTGGTGCTCGAAATCCAACCACGTAAGGGTCACAAGCTCCACTATCCGATGATCTACAAGAACGTGCTGAAACCTCTGATAAAGGATTTCAATGTGCGTTACTTGTTTGCTGACCGTTGGAACTCGATCACTACGCTCGATACTGCGATGGAAGACTTCGCTGCCGAGAAGCTGGTTGCCGATCAATACAGCGTACGATACGCGGACTTCGTCCAAACAAAGTCATATGCAGAGGAAGGGAAACTTATCCTGCCAAAATTGGAAATGGATAGCGACAAGATCCGTCGTGTAGATAGCTATCCGGAATATTTCCTTGGAAAACCTGTTGCACACTTGTTGTTCCAGATGATTACTGTTAAGGACATGGGCAAGACAGTGACAAAGGGCGACGGATACACGGACGATATTTTCCGTGCTCTGGTGCTCGGTGTGTCTCGAATTCTGGACGACAAAATCAAGCCGGAAATCTTGCGCATGAGTGCGTTGGTGACACGACCACGTTTGACTGGCGCTATTGCTGGGGGTCGAAGTACTCCTGCGGGAATGGTCAGTAATCCAGTTCATACATATGCGATTGGAAGCACCGCCACACGCATGTTGAGCGACGGACGTCCACACGTAAGCAAGAATTCTGCTGTGGTTCGAGTTGGACGCAGTTAATTTGATGTGACAATATTCAGGAGAGAATGATGCCAGTTCAGCGCATTATCCCAGACGTGATGAAAGAACATCCGAAGACAGAATCGGCTACTGCCACTGGCGAAAAGGCTTCGCCATACGGAAACTGTCCAGAGTGCGGTGCTGCAGGAAAGATGCGCGAGAAGCGTCCCAACGGTAACGACATCTGCGAGAACGGCCATAAGTATGCCAGTGCATCTGCAGTCTACGCAAAGACTCAGACCACTGCTCGCGTGGAAAACGTGGTGGAAGGCGCATGTCCGTCGTGCGGCACACAGATGCGTCTGTCGTCTGCTAATGGTATTCCTGTCCACGTCTGTATGCAGCATTCCGTAGTAATGCCACTTCGCGATCCAACACCAATCTAAATCATGTTCTCAGAAGGACGCCGTTACAGTGTAACGGGAAAACGAATGACAAGCACTCGCGCGCAAGAGCGTCCTCGCAGGACAACCGTGCGTTCCAGTGCTAAGGAAGAAGCTTTCATCTACGGTGGTGCTGCTGGTCTGGGTCTTGGCTTCAACGCCGGTAACTCCAGTCTGCAGGTCACCAGCGGTGGCTTCATTCCGCAGATGGGTCTGCTGTCGGGTCTTATCCCACAGAACGAGCAGGTCCTACGTAAGTTCTACCGCGACATCTACTATTACGATGCAGTTGGTGGCAGTGCAGCAGACATGCTTTCCACTTTCCCGTATTCGGAATACACATTGACTGGCGTTGAACAGAATCGCATCGACAAGTACACAGAGTCGATGGTGAGACTGAATATCCGACAGTTGATGCCGCAGGTCACTCTAGGGTTTCTGGTCGATGGTGAGTATTGCTCGTCGCTGATCTTCAATCAGCGTGACAAGGTATTCATCGATCTGATAAACTACCCGGTTGATGATTGTCGTGTCGAGCACACTGCGTTCATGGGTCTTGATCCGACGATAACCGTCAAGACCAATGAGATGCTGCGCAAGTTCATCACATCTCAGAGCAGGCAAGCACGAGCAATGCGCCAGATGCTTCCGCCGTCTCTGTTGCAAGTGCTCCAAGAGCCAGCATTTGAGCTCGATCCGCTGACTGCTTTGTATGTTGCGCGTCGCACGATTCCAGGAGCTGAGCCGATTAGCTGGCTGAAGCGCATGCTTCCAGTGTATTTGATAGAGCGCACTCTCTATCGCGGAACACTCGTGGAGGCTCAACGTCGCCAGCGTTCGATGTTGCACATTGCGATGGGCGACGATCTGCACGAGTTCACGCCAGAAGAAATGGCTGAAACCGTAAACCAATTCCAGATGGGCGACCAGGATCCCCTTGGTGCCATCATTGGTACACGGAACAACGTGCAAGTGCAGGAAGTGCGCCAAGGCGGTGACTTCTGGAAATGGACCGACAACATCGACACGCTGACGCCGTTCAAGCTGCGTGCCCTCGGCATCAGTGAGGCGTTCCTGTCTGGTGACAGCACGTACTCGAACGTGGAAACCGGCATGTCCGTGTTCATGGAGAACACAGATACGCTACGCTCCAACATGACGTATGAGATCCTGACAAACAAGATCTTCCCGATCGTTGCGGTTGCTAATGACTTCTTCAAGCCGGGAAAGCAAGTAGACACTGAGAGCCGTAAGCGGATGCAGTTCCAGTTGTCGAACCACCACGACCTGGACATCCCGACTGTGCGATGGCACAAGCGGCTGGAAGTCAAGCCAGAAGAATCCATGATGGAACTTCTGACTTCTCTCAGCGAGAAAGGTTTCCCTATTCCTCTTCGCATGTGGGCGGCTGCTGCGAAGGTAGATCTGAACACTCTGTACCAAGACTTGGAACAGGACAAGCTGATCAAGGAGAAACTTGCTAAACTGTCTGGTCTTCCAGAAGATCAGATTGGTGTCGCACAACCCGGTGACCCGGACAGCGTAGGTGGTGCAGACGGCGGTGGTGGCGGTGATTGGGGCGGTGGCGCCGATGGTGACGACGATAGCTCCAGTAGCTTCGACGACGATGATGACGATGAAGACACCACTCCCAAGAAGACGAAACCAGCAGACATGAGTTCTGGTGCCGGATTCGGTGGCACCGACGAAAAGGAAGAAGCACGTATGCTGATGGCAGCACTAACGGCTGCTGGTCGTCTGAAGAAGGTGCCTCTACTAGCGCGCCAGTTTGAACGGGATAACGAAGTCTCCGCACGAACCAAGACTGGAAAGCGCAAAGCAATCCCACAGCACATGCAGAAGGCAGCACGCGACAAGCTGAATCACAGTATTGTGAAAGCAATGGTTGCGTTGCAAGATCCAGACAAGCGTCGCGAAGTATTGCGTCGCGTCAAGGCCATGAACGGTGGTCGAGTCCCCAAATTGGTGTAAGAGGAACACATGGAATACAAGACAAACGTTCGAGACCGTCTTGTGGCTGTCAACCAGATGAGTGGACGCCAGCTTGAGACGGCCGATTGGTGGGCTGAGCTCAGTCCTGAGGGTCAGGCTGAATATCTTTCTGAACACCCAGACAGTAAGAAGGCTAAAGAAATTCACGAGAAAATGAAGCAGGCTCGTGAGACACGTCCTTCTCACAAGAGTCTGCAAGATCACGAGGAAAAGCAACAACATCCCGATCTGTTGAAGCACGATCCTGATGTCAAGAAGCATTTGAACGGTACGCACCCTGATGTGCAGAAGTTCTTCCAATCTGGTGGCGACAAACCGAACTCGCCACAACGGAAGAAACTGGCGCACCATGTGAAGAAGAAGTCTGGCACCATTGCCAAGATGCTGAAGCATCAGGTGAAAGAGTGGAAAGACGGAGTAGTTGGTTTCAAGAAACTGCTCAAACGCCAGCCTCTGACAGAACATGATAAGCATGCCGTAAAGGCTCTAGTTGCTGATGCACTAGCCGCGACTGCCGGTGTTGCAATCATGGGCGGATTGGCTCATGGTGTGGTTCTGGCGCTCCGTCACGTTGCTTTCGACGTTGCCAAGGATGGTATTACCAAAGCACTTTCGCACGGACTGGTTGGTCTCGGAACAGAAGCAGTTCAAGGTATAGAACATTCTGCAATCAATCGCGTGATTGCTAGGCGTCTCGAACTGGCTGATGATGCCGGTGGTCAAGACGTTGACGATGTGATGCTCCAGAAGATTATCGAAGCCCTCGGTGACTACCTCGGTAGCGGAAAGATCCCGAAGGATGCTTGGATTAAAGCTGCTAAGGGTCTGCACCCAGAAGACAAAGACGGCGAAGACGGTGATGACGACCTGCTAGATCTGAGTGCCGATGACGATGACGATGACTCAGATGACGATTCAGACGAGTCAGACGATGATGACTCCGATGATGACAGTGACGAAGACATGAACACTGTCGATAAGTTGTTGCAATCGGATGAAGATTCTGATTCTGACGATAGCGCGCCAGAAGACGATGATTTGGACGACGATGAAGACCAGTCCGATGTGGACGGTGACTTGTCGGATGAAGACAGCGACGGCGAAGACAGCTCGGAGAACAACGATGAAGATGACTCCAGTGATGACGGCAAAAACACCGACAGTGTGGACGAAGATTCTGACGACGATAGCTCGGATGATTCGGACAGTGAATCCGACTCAGACGACGAGGACGACGAATCGGAGCCAAGTGACGACGGAAGCGATTCTGAAGACGAATCAGATGATGAAGAATCAGATGACGACGGATCTGACGATTCAGAAGGATCTGATGGAGAAGATAGCAACGAAGATGGCTCAGATGCAGATGAGAACGATGATAGCTCCGATGAATCTGACTCAGACGACAGCGACCCTTCGGAAGATGATGACAATTCCGACACTCAGATGGACTCGGACTCTGACAGTGGATCGGACGAATCGGACGAATCGGACGACGATTCTGTAGACGACGATTCTGTAGACGACGATTCTGTAGACGACGATTCTGTAGACGACGATTCTGTAGACGACGATTCTGTAGACGACGATTCTGTAGACGACGATGGGGATGACGATGCTGACACTGAGAACGATTCCGAGGACGAGCAAGATACATCAGATGATGGAGAAAGCTCGGATGATGAAAGAGGATCTGGAGAGGAGGAGGATTCTGAAGGAGATGACGGAGACGACTCTGAAGACTCCAGCTCGGACGAAGACGACTCAGACGAAGTAAACGACAATGAAGAAGACGCTGACGACGAGTCTGGAGACGAAGACGATTCGGAAGACAGTCCCGGTGACGATTACGAAGAATCTGACGGCGAAAATCTAAACGACAGCGAAGACGATAGCGGTGACGGTGACGACGGAACCGAAGGCTATGACGAGGAAGACGATGGCGTAGACGACGATGAGGACGAGGGTGAAGACGATTCTGAAGAAGAAGGCGTTGAAGACCTAGACTCAGACGAAGGTTTCCTCGATGATGAAGAGCCTGACGTTGACCTCGGTGACGGCTTTGGAGGTGATATCGGTCCTGACGACGGGTACAATGGCCTCAGTCTGTACGAGCTGCTGAACACAGATGACGATGAGGAAGACGACAACCAAGACGGCGAGCAGGAATTGCACGACGAAGGTGTCGACGAATCTGACTCTGATGAAGATAGCAGCGACAAGGACGAGGAAGACGACAATGATGAGGACGACGAAGGCGAAAGCTCCGATCTCGGTGAAGAGAACGAAGACGAAGCTGACGACGACGGTACTGACGAAGACCCGGGCGAAGAAGATGCTGATGACGAGGATGATGACGAGGAAGCACCTTCCGGAAAAGAGCCCGATCAAAAGCCTGTAAATAAGAAGGGCTTCAAGGGTGGAAAGGAAAAGCCATCCGATGAAGGTGAAGACGAGCAGGACGAAGGCTAAGGAATAACCATGGAGATCTTCAAAATTGGTCTTGTGAGCGATACGTGGACCTCCATGGTGAAGAACCGTGTACTCCGCGACATCCTCACGTTGGATAGGTTGGCACGAAAGAGTGGCATCCAGTTGACAGTGGGCTCGAATGCTGATTTGGCTACCCTGTTCTCTGGCGTGACTAGTGTCACTTTTGTCCCAGACATACTGAACTGCGACACGTACCGAGTTTATATCGACTACGACAACAAGATCGCTTCTGACAGTGACGTGGCTGATCCAATGGCAGTCCTAGACAGGCTGCCTGAGGGGGTGGACTATGAGATCGTCGAGATTAATAAGGGACGTGAGCTCCCGGGTCTCATCATCAATGACGAAGACCCGTATGCTGCTCTCGACCACACCAATCCTGACGTGGAAATGATTCCACCGATCATCGATCTGGATCGTCCACCCCCTGAATGGCTCAAGAATAAGGGCTGGACGGACGAGTTGTTCTGATCGATCATGTCAATAGAGAACAGAGTAACAAGTGCCACGCGCAAGAGCATTAAGGCACAGCAAGTGGCTGAACTGCTAACAGGGTGGATCAAGAAGAACATTCTCACAGAGAAGCGCAAGAAGGAAGACGTCGACCATCACTTCATGTCGCTTGAGGAATGGCAAGACTTCCTTCTAGATCGACTGAAATTAGCCGAGTTCAGTGATCACGTCGCATTTCAACGCGCTCCGTTCGAACAACTGATGGCTGGCGTGACGCGCAAATTGTTCGGGCTTGAGATATGGGAATGGCAGGACGCAAACACTCGCGCAGAAGTTCTAGAACGATGGTTGAACAAGATGTTCAATCAGCACGGATGGTTCGTCGCCTCTAGAAGTAGCAAATACGTTCTTGAAGCGCTCAAGTATCAAGAACAAGTCACACCTCCACCCAAACTCTATCACTTTAGTCCGTTCTACAACAAGGATAGGATAGTCCGAAAGGGACTTATTCCTAAAGGCACAAACGACGGCCGACACAGTGACTTCAAGTACCCACCTCGTGTGTTCCTGTTGAAAGAAATGGATATGCCAATGATACGCGAACTAGCGTACCATATCTTCAACCAGGACATTGGTATAGAGAAGCTCTATTATGGTGGTGCCGACATGAACATGCCGCTTGTGATCTTTGAGATCAACGTAGCTTCCTGTAGACCGGGGACAAAGTTCTTCCAGGACTCTGCAGAAGAAAACGCCGTGTGGACATACACACACATTCCACCTGCCGCGTTGAAGATAGTGCACGAAGACGAATCACCGGACGAATAACCACAAAGGAGAACCTGAAATGTTGGAACATTACGACGAAGAGTTCGAATCTTTTCGCTGGCGTCCAAACGGCGAACCTGGAGATTGGGAACCGTGCCATTGTGCTTGTCACCGATCGTTTAGATGCGGCATGCCGCGCATGATGCATGTTATGCCGTGCTGCATAGGAGGCTGGAAAAAGACTTTCCAGCTTATAGCAAAGGAGATGGCTGCGTATCAAGCTGAAGAAATGCGCAAACGTCAGACCGCCATTACGTATCGCCCCGCTCACGGAGGGTATCCAGGATGATACCATCACCTGACGTCATTCCATTCGAAGACTGTCCTGTGGAACCACTGAAGGCACCAGTAAGTCAGATCCACACGTTCAGGCCTGACTACAGTTCTATGAAGGTGAACTCTGATATAGAAAAGGGTGTGCTGTACGTGACTCTCCCGATTCCGGTGCCGTTCATCCACATCACCATCACAATCGAGAAATCGAAGGACATTCTGTCCGAGACACGCAACTTCGTGGACAACTTCCGATGACCAGAGGCAAGCTCTATATGGTGCGTCATGGCGAGTCCATGGGCAATGTGTGGAAACCTGCCTATCGTTCTGACGAGTGCAACTTCCTTTCACCGTATGGAGTAAGACAGGCCGCCGTGTGCGGCCATTACTTCATGCGCGCTGGAATTGAGTTCGAACATCTCTATTCTTCCAATCTCACGAGAGCGCGTCACACGATGGCTTGCCTCCTGTATGAAGTTGGTTGGCAGAGGCACTGGATCAACCTGCCTGCCTTCAATGAGTTGGCTAATCCAGAGAGCGAGCTAGAGCAAGCGCGTGTACGTGACGGAATGAACAATCTTCTGCACACTTGGACTAGTGGCAACGTGTTGATCGTATCGCACTATCATACGATGCAGGTTTTGTTCGATACGCTTAAGGTTCCTCGTGAGAAGATCGAAAGCCATCAGGGTCGTCACGTGGGGAACGCACAACCATTTGAGTGGGATCCACAGGTGCCAGACACCATCCGACTGTTGGATATGACTAGACTGGCAGCACAGACATGAAGCCTAACCTCAAGCTCCCTGTAGCACAGCTAAAAATTCTTTACCGGCGTGCTAAGGACGCGTATTACAACGACAAGCCAATCATGTCGGACGCGGACTTCGATAGGCTTGAAGACTATCTGAAAGAACAGGTTCCGAATTGGAGCGGCTTCAAAGCGGGTGCTCCGGTAAAGAACAAGAAGACCAAGGCGCAGTTGCCGGTTCCCATTTTCTCTCTAGACAAAATCAAGAAGCCAGAACAGGTGGCGAATTGGTTGGAGCATAGTCCTGATGAAGTGGTCATCATGGACAAGCTAGATGGGGCAGCTCTGGAACTCGTGTACGAAGGAGTGCCGATAAAGCTCTACACAAGAGGCAACGGGAAGATTGGTGGGGATGTTAGCTATCTGATTCCACATCTGCGTGGCATCCCGAAGAAGCTGAGCACCAAGAAACGCGTGATCGTTCGTTGTGAGGGCATCTTCACGAAAGCTGCGTTCCAGAAATACACCAAAGACTTCGATGCTGCTCGTAATGCTGCGTCGGGCATTCTGAATCGAACAGACGTACACCACTCCCTAAAAGATCTACAGGTGGTGGCGCTTCAGCTACTGGACCCGAATCCACCGAAGTTCTCGGCAGGCCTCAAGTTCCTGGAGCGATCAGGGTTTCGCGTAGTTTCATATCGAGTGGTAAAGAGCGCGGAACTGACGTTCAACCGTCTAGCTCAGTTGCTACAGAAACGAAAGACTAACAGCCAGTTCGAGTGTGACGGTCTGGTGCTGGTGCAGAACAAGAAGCTTGTGTTGCCGAAGTCTGGCAATCCAGACTGGGGAGTAGCGTTTAAAGAGACTGTAGAAATCGAAGATGCCCCGACTGCTCGCGTAGTAAAGATGCATTGGAAGGTTAGTCCACATGGATATCTAATCCCGCGTGTGGAAATCGAGCCTACCAAGTTGTCAGGAGCTACAATCAGATTTGCGGCCGCAAAGAATGCCAAGCTGATGATGTCGATGGGCATCGGTCCAGGTGCAGTGGTCCGTCTGGTGCGCAGTGGCGACATTATTCCAGACATCATCGGTGTCGACAAGAAGGTGAAGGCCAAGTTGCCAGATCCGGATGTCATTGGCAATTACCATTGGGACAAGAACGGTGTGAACATTGTTCTGGATGATCCCAAGGCCAGTGCCGAGTTCCGTGTTCAGCGAATCGCTCGCACGTTCCTCAAACTCGATGTAGATTTCCTACGTGGGAAAACTATCCAACGTCTGATGGACATTGGACTGGACAGCGTAACGAAAATCTTGCGCGCTTCGGCCAAGGATTTCGAGTCTGTGCCTGGATTCAAGAAAACCAGCGCGGACAAGCTATACCGGGCTATCCATGAGAAGACAGACGCAGGATTTACGTTACCTCAATTGATGAACGCGAGCTCTATGTTCCCACGTGGAGTAGGGGAGACGCAATTGACTGCGTTGAGCGAGCAGCTTAATTTGATGCAGTTGGCGAAGCAATCTCCCAAGGTAATCGTTCGCGAGGTAATGGGTCTTCCAGGATTCCAACGCACGAATGCTGAGAAGATTGCGCAAGGGTTGCCAAAATTCGTCAAATGGCTGCGCATCACAGGTCTCAAGGTGGTGAAGCCCAAGTCGGTCAAGCTTTCAAGCAAGAAGATGATGGGCATAAACGTCAGTTGGACTGGATATCGAGATAAGGACCAAGAACAGGCAGTTATCAAGAACGGCGGTTCTGTTGTGTCCTGGAGTCCGAAACGCACTACTGTTCTCCTGTTTAGACCGGGTGGAAAATCCAGTGGCAAAATCGACATCGCTAAACAACAAGGAATTCCGACTATGACGTGGGAGCAGTTTTCCCGCAAGTACAAACTCTAGGTGTAGAAATGTCGAATCCTCCGATTCCAGTAGGGATGGTCCTACTGCAACAATATCAACGACCCCGCACACCGACACTTCCGTTCAACGGACAGGATTTGCCGCAAGAAGAGGTTGCTGATCTGTTGAAGACAGGGACGGATTCGGCGGCTGCCTCCCTGAAGAATGCTTCTGATGCGGCTGCCTCTCAACAAGCTGCATCATTGAGTGAGAAGAATGCTGCACAGTCTGAACAGAATGCCGCAACAAGCGAGGAAAATGCAGCAATAAGCGAATCCAACGCTTACGATCATGAGATAGCGGCAGCAACCGCTGCTATCCAGACGGCGATGTATTTGCTGGCTCCGATGTATTTGACCGAGAGCCTGGGGCGTGCAGCTTTGGTCTCTGCTGGAGCCGCTTCCGGAACGACATTCATGGTGCAAGGCGACGGATCTACTGTCGCCGCTTATGAATATCGATTCGTAGACACGAACACTGTATCTACATTGATCGCAAGCTATGCGGCTGCGACTGCAGTGCTGGTTACAGAGGTAGAAGACACCGCTGCAAACATCGCAAGTGCAGCGTCTGTGCTCAACACAGTCAATAAGTTCAAGGGCAAGAAGGTATGGGATCTGACGAACAAACGCCTGCTGCGTGCTTCGGGAACTACTCCGACTAGCTCTTGGGATCTTATTTCGGGTGGAACATCAGTGATCCCGTCTTAAGGACAACAGATGCCCATTCTAAACATTGCGAACCTCTCTACTTCAGAGTTGGTTGAAGTTCTGCCGCATGGTGCGGTAAAAATCCGCAATCCAGCGTTCAAGTACAGCTACTCTGTATGCAGTATTGGTGGGATAAGCAACGATGACTTCTACGTTACCGAGTATCTGAAGGAACGCTGGGAATTCTTCAATAAGCATCTGTATGGCGGAGTAATGAAATGTCCGCCATTCAAGATCAACAGGAAGAAGCGGATCTTAGGATTGTGGCGCCCATACAGTCACCTGATGGAGTTTGGCAAACAGATGTTCGATCTCGGTGGCATGACTGGCGAGAAAGACCTGCTGGGCACCCTAGTCCACGAGATGGCGCACCAATACGTGAGCGAGATACTGCATAGTCCTGAAAAGGACGCACATGGTCCAGTGTGGCAGCACGTGATGCAGTCCGTGGGAATGACTACAGATGCCAAATACACAGGACCACGTCTCAAGACCAAGAAGCAGATAGAGCGTGAAGAAGAAGTCAGACAGCGTCTGCAAAACAATCAACGTTTGGTTGACAAGCAAGTAGAATCACCGACTACACTCAAGATAGAAAAGTACACGGTATTCCGATATCTGAATCCAGATAAAGCGAAGGATATGCCGGTTATCGTTGAACCGGGAATTCCAGGAATGTATGCAAGTGGGTGGGAAGTGAAGAAGGACGGCAAAGTCAACCTAGATGTGCGTTGCACATTCCAGACACGGTATCTAGTTATACCAGGACCACTAAAGATCCGCACCCCACTCTATCGTGCGGCGCAAGCAAAAGCAGATGAACTAAACCAGAACCTCTAGGCAGTCCAGACATGAAGTTCTTTGTAGCCGTGGTAGTTTTTGCTGTAGTGGCAGCTATCATTGTAATCATGATGCAGGGATGCACAGTCCAGCAGAAGTATAACAAGACGGAAGTGATGAATGCAGATTCCAATGCTGAGATCCGCATACACTGCTATATGGGGCACATCAAGGACATTGATGTGCTGGCCGACGGGGCTGGTCACTTCCACTTTGACATAGATAAAGACGAGTGCGACGGAAACGATCGCACTTAGGTGAACGAATGGGGATAGGCGTATGCCAGAGGAGGGAAAGTGGCGCAGCCTTCAAAACCAGGACGATTCGAACCTCGTCCAAACGATTTAGTAGACTTCCCTGTAACTAAAGACGGACAGACAATTTGGGTGCCAACGACATTCCAGCAGTCTGGTAAAGCACTAATCGTCCGCATAGGCGGAGCTGCTTACTACATCGACAAGAACTTCATGCAGATGCACAACATTGCTTACAACGGGACCACTACGGATGGCCGACGCAAGTTCACAGTGTTTCTGCGACCTGTAGCGCAACGCCCGCAGCGTCGTTATACAGTTAAACTCTGGATGGGAACAGAACACAGATCGACAACTCATCTGGCACGCAGTCCAGATCAAGCGTTGACGTTTGCTGTAATCCAATGGTGCAAGGACAGTCAGATACCGGAATACAAGTTCCGTGTGATGATCTCACACTTCCAGCACAAAGATCCAGGCTACAACTACGAAGTTGCGCCTTTGCAGTGACATATCACCATAACAAGAGGAATCCATGGAATTCGTTTTAGCCTCCATCCCAGCCATTCAGGTGGAGTCGCTGATCAAGCTTTTGACAGCAGCCTGCGCTGTGGTTAGCAACGGCGAAACGAACAAAGAACTTAAGACGCTAGCCACCAGCGTCGCCAGTGGTGCGAAACGCGCTGAGTCCATGATGTCTGTAGACGTCGTGAGTACACTTATACGTATCGTAAAGGGGGAAGAAGTCGATCACGACGAGTTGAAGGCACGCATGAAAGAGCTGCGTGCCGGTGTCAGAGAAGAAATCAAGACAGACACCAAATTTTCACACACGACAATTGACTTTCTCAAGTGCACAACTGCGTATCTGATTAACAACGGCGAACCAGCAATCCGCAAACTGCGGACTTTGGTAAACGAGACAGGCGACAAAGCATTCATCAAGGTGCTTACTCCGGAACCGAAGTCACAAAAAGACTTCATCAAGCCTCTAGAGAAGATCGTGCAAGCTGTGGGCAAACGCAAAGGCACACAGTTGACGAAGGAGGAGATGCAGAAACTGAAGGCAAAGAATCGCGACGTATTTCGCGAGTACAAACGCCTCCGTACTGCATACAATGCTGTTTGGCGTGATGAGTTGGTTGCGTTTGTCAACAAATCGGGCAAGAAGGCAGTTCCGTATAAGGACATCTACAACTACCTGAACAGCAAGAAGATAGACAATCCGTTGACTCCAGGATTCGACGGTTTGATGGATGCTAACGGGAAGATCTACACGAAGGCTGGTAAGGCAATCCTCGGCAGCATACCGACAAAAGACAGTGGCTTCGTGATTCGGATGAATCCAGATTATGATCCGAAGGAAGACAACGAATTCGTCTATAACACGGTAAGGGTGTCGGACGATAAGGTAAGCCAGCACGTTTACACCAAGTCGTATCGCAAGGGCGCTAACGAGGTGAAGTTCGCTGCAGTGCAGGCACTCATGAAGAAGATCAATATGATCCAGAAGACGTGGTTGCCGCTTCTGCGCCGCCATGACTTCAGCCGTGCTTGTGTTGCTGCGACTGTTCTACAGACTGTGTGGGCGTTTGGCGCCCGTCTTGGGACTAAAGGTAACGCCACTCAAACGACACGTGGACGTGTTTCTACATACGGCATTGCGACACTTGAACGTCGCCACGTAAAGATCGATGGCAACACCGTGACGCTACAGTATCCTGGAAAAGATGCAGTAAGGCAGATACACGTAATCAACGGTGGAGCAAGTCAGGAAGCTAAGTTCATGGCATCGAACATAATCATGTTCTGCAAGAACAAGCAGCCGAATGACAAGGTGTTCCAATATGAAGATGATCGTGGTCGTCTCCATGCTATTTCTGGTGGCGAGCTTCGCGGTATCTTCCGAAAGCTGGGTGCTCCTGCTAAGTCTACTCCGCACAAGGTACGTCACGTCAAGGGAACGCAACTATTCATGGACCTAGTTGCGCAACACAAGAAGGAGATGACTCCCGGGTCGATGACGCAAGCTCAAGGTGACAAGCTGTTCAAGGAGATCTGCACGCAAGTGGGTGCGCTGCTTGGACACGTTCGTGGAGTTGGCAAACAGCAGAAGGTTACCGGAGCGACGGCGATGGGCAACTACATAGATCCAAACGTGATGATCCAATTCTATAAGGCATTGGACCTGCGTATGCCTAAGAACCTTGAAAAGATAGCTAAGAAGGGTGATGAATGACAAACATAAATCCAACCTACATAGTCGCCATCATAGCTCTGGTAGGGATAGTCGTCTATCTTGTCACTAACAAGAGTGGTTCAAGTGGTAATAGTCTGTCCGATGGTGGTGTAAGCGTCGACCCATTGGATCCGGCAAACTGGCAATTCGGTCCAGTCATAAACGGTCTGACCGAATCCCCCAACATGGGAACGATACGCAAGACTGCTAACGGGTTCGAATTTGACGTTCCAACACAAGATGGTCTCCACTATCTGACGAAGTCCTCATCGGCACTCACAGGAAAGACCGGTGTCATCTACGAAGGAAACATCAAACTTTCTCCGGGTGCCAAGCTAGTGCCAACTACTGAACCGAATGGCCCATCGATGATGACACCATACTTCCAACGGAAGGGTGATAACTGGACTGCACAAGGTGAATACGAGGCGTATCGTTGGTATGCCTCGTTTGCGACGATGACCCCAATCGCAGCCGGACCATTCTCGTTCAACGTCAGATTCGACCAGAACTGGACTGCGATCCTGACTTCATCTAAAGCGACTAATCCTACTGGATTCCAGGGTGCGATCGATAACACTGGACGTGACGGTCTGGTGTTCGGTGGTGGAACTGGACTTGGTCACGGCGTGTACGTAGTTGGCGGCACAGCGACTATTGAGATAACAAGAGCAGAAGTTTACTAAGTGGATAAGTAAAAGAAAGGGCCCCTAGGGGCCCTTTTGATTTGGTTTTGTTAGGAAGTCGCCGGAGCAGTTGCACGAAGTACTTGAGCGTACATCTCAGGAAGCCACAAGGAAACATCATCAGCAGTAGGCGTGTGTCCGATACTGATACGATGATCCACCCACTTCGACAGGAAGTAGTTGTCTTCGCCGCGTTCGTCGCCGATACACCAAGATTTGGTGTACTTGCCTTCCTTGTAGCCGTTTTCCACACGGAACTTGTTCAGTGTGGCCTTGGCAATATAGCGAGCATACAGCAGATCGAGATCCACGTTCGCTGCATCACACCACGACCAGAAAGCAGACATGTAGTCGCACGGAGACGCGAATTGCGAACCGCGTAGATAGATGGCAGCCACGAACAGCTTCGTCGCTTTCTTCTCTGTCAGAGGTTCTGTGATTACGCCACGCCAACTCAGGTAGGAGTCACGTGCTGTGGCATACGCACGTCCAATGTTCCCCATGTTATCGATGATCAATTGACTCATGACGAAATGCCACGCATCAACGATCTCAGTAACTTGGTTCTGACGATCCGGGGCGTTCTTCTTCCACCACTCGAACGGCAGACTCCGTGCATACTCGTGCGCTTCATCACCTGCCGCCATCGAATAGTCGAATTCTTCAGTTCCGCCCTTCTCGAGCCACGCCACATTGTAGGACTTGATGTTGAGCTCGTTCTGGATCTTCAGCATCTCCTCGATGCAATAGTTCGGTGTGCGAACTCCTTTACTTTCTTCCATGTTTTACCTCAGTTGTTAACGTTCTTACTTTACACTATCCAGATTAACCTGTGATCGCTACTTGGTTGCTGTTCGCAACGGTGCTGCCAGAACTGTCCGTAGCCTTGACAGCACAATACATCTTCTTTCCAGTGTTGCTGGCAGTGATCGTCCATGTAGAGGCGGTGGCTCCGTTCACGGCATTGAACACACCTGTCCCAACCCCAGATTCGAGATACCACTGATATGAGTAGACGATCGTTCCGCCGACCCACGTTCCAGTGTTGCACGTGGCTTGACCGGATGCGGATGTCGTACTACCGCTGAGAACCGGAGCTACGTTGTTTACTGGAGAACGCGACAGCGTCGCCTGAGCAGAGAACGTGGAAAGCAGAGTACCTTGAGTGTACTGCTGAACGTTTGGAGAACCGGCAGAAGAGTTCCACTGCGTATTGTCCATTACTCCACTCACGGGCTGCCACTCTGCATATCCCATGTAGAACTGATTCTTGTACGTCGGTTCATCGATTACCGATGCCATTACCCACGGTGCAAGACGTCCAGAAGTGTTTGGAGAAGTGGTTGTCCACTTTTGGATATTGATGGTCTTGCCGGAAGGCAGCGTCCAAGTGGTTTCTGTTCCAACGAATCCCTTGAAGCCTCCGAGGTTATATCCGCCCAGAACTTCCTTAGTCAGAGAGCGAATAATCGGGAGGAACGTAGTGCGGAAAAGGATTGCCATTTTGTGTCCTCTAGAGAGGGTTACCGATTGATGACATCAAATTAGGCAATGCTATTGCCACCCTTATCTTGATGGTCACTTGTTCTTTCAGCTTTCTCAATCTCTGAGAGATAACGAAGCTTTGCCGCTTGTTTCGCCTGTTCTTGACTAAGGTAGTGACCGATGTATTTCATAACCATACGACCACTGGATTTCGGTGTCCAGACGGCGGAATACATGTCGAGATGACTCGGGTCGTCCTGCATAAACACGCTGACCGACCATTCTCCACTAATAATATCTTTCTTAATACGAGCTACAATCAGGCCTGTCTCGCTGACCACCAGCTTGCTCTCGTCTCGTGACAGGTCGCTGTACCAAGTCATCTTTACTTGATTTGTCGCTTCACTCATATTTATTCCTTTGGCGCGTCTGGTGTTGGTTGTCCTTCACCGCTTGCTTGTAGAGCGTAGGCCTCTTCACACAAACGACATTGGATCAGTGTTCCTGGTTCGGGTCCAATCTCTTCCCCATAACCACCATTGCAGCAATTGTTCCCACATCGACCACAGATCACCATCCAAGCTTCACAGTAATCGCAGTATTGCCAATAGTGCCCATTTGGATGCGACCAGTTCATAGGATCAACCTAGACACTTCTATATGCAGATATGAGGCTTCGATGTCCGGTCTGTCCAAACAGTATCCACTCTCGATTTCACCAGCGAAGTATCCTCCGTTGGGTGCTCTGAGACGTACACGCGCTTCTCTACGCATCTTCAACATTGAATTGGCTCGCCGTTGAGTAAATGGGTTTACCATCAGCGCGTGTTGACGTGGTTTTCCTTCGATTACTGGACGATTGTCATCAGTTGCCATTCTTTCCTCACCACACAGCCTATTGTCTCGACTAGTGTGTTTGCATCGTATGGTTCGAAGTTCGTGATATATACGTTGTTCCCACCGGATAGTGGACTGTGCTCTATCTCAGAGATAACTCCGTGGAAGAAACGCCCATTCCACGTGAACGCCACTCGTTCGCCAATCTGTCTGTTCATCGCTTCCCCTTGCTCAGTAGGTAACGGACGTCAAACGGACTGAGGTTGGCTTTCTTGGTTAGCGCCTCGATCCTAGTTGGGTTCTTTCTGCTTTCGATGGTCACTCTTCTAAGAGACAAAGCATGAACGGAAGTCAACACCACCATCAGGTCTGTGACGTATTTGTCACTAGAGTGAATGGCACTGAGCCTGCTGTTCAATGTCTCTTGTGTCTTCACGTCTCCGATGAACCACCCTTTGACTAGAGCGAAGGTCTTGGACCTAAGGTCTTGATTCTTTACCTTATACATCATGGTCTGCGACTGTGCCAATGCTGACTGAGCAAATTTCTTGATCAGATCTGACGCAGGATCATAGACCTTTGTTTCAGTGGCATAACAGGTCTTTCCGCGCAACTTATCCGCATGTTGCAACAGATCTGCCAGCTCTCTCTTGTGGAACTGTGTGTAGACGTGTTTCTTCTTGTTAATCTCCGTTACACCAACTACTTCCCATCCATGTTCCTTCTTCAGCTTAGCGTAAGTGTCGCACACGAAAGCACAAGCGCGGAACTTGATTTTGGTGTGGTTCATCAGGAAGCTACGCGCAGAGTTGAACACTACTGGAACAACGTGCTTGCGATCCGGATCACCTACTTTTATTGGTCTGTCAGTAACGGCCATGAAGCCAATACCGAGATCCGTCAGCATGTATGTGATCTCAGCAAAGCTAAGTCCAGGAAGTCCGTATAGTGCGACTATCATTTGCGGCCCCACTCCACCTCTGTCCATGCCCTTTCGTGAACATAGTACAGCAACGTGTTGGTCACTAGTTGTATCACAGCGATTGTCCCCGCTGCTTTCCAGTTGCCTCCAATGGCGAAGGCTATTAGCATGGTGCTGCCACTTCCTACAAGTCTCCATGTCGCAGTTTTGACTACGCTTCTTATTTTGCTGTCTATCATTTAGACCCTTCTCACTGGAGCATCGTACTGTCGGGGGTACTTGACTTGAGATATGTGGACGAACGTGTAGCTGCTATGCGAAATGATTCTGTCCTGCACATGGACGTTGGCATCAGACAGAACTATCACTTCGTCCTGAGAGTGCGCTGCATACCACACTCCCATCACACCACGCGCCGCTGATTCTGCCTGCACGTTCAAACGGAAGGATGATTTCACCGTCTCCACGCTGATCCACTTGAGCCACAGATTTTCTTCCATGACCAAGGCACATTCCTTCACTATCCCGCTAGCGATCCGTTGGCTGGCAATCTCATCCGCAATATCGTACGGATCGTTGTAACCCGTGCAATTCCACAAGAAATTCTTGTGTTCGATAAGGCGTATGTTAAGGTTGTGAAGCGATTGCATGTGTATGTCTCCCATGTGCCGCCAGAGTGCGACACATAAAATTGCTTCACCGTTGAACAACGTCCCTTGTCAGAGTTGAGACGCCATTGTGCTTAATTACCGTGAACGTACGACTGCCCGGAATTTCCAGGTCGGTCTTTGGTGTGACGATCACAATGTGCGGCACCAGCTTGTTCAACACAGACAATGTCTTGACAAATCTCTCGATTGCCGGAGGTCCCATCTGAGATTCTGGTTCATCTAGTATCAAGACGTTGATACGCTTCTTGGCCGGAAGCATTGTGTTCGTTGCAACGACCAACAGTAACGTGAAGAACCGTTTTTCCGCCCCTGAAAGTTTGCGCACATCAGAAGACTCCGTTCGTTTTCCATAGTGGCGATGGGCAATGACCTTCAAACCACTCTCATAACGGAATTCGAACTCGTAGTCCTCAGAGAAGAACATACGTCGGTACTTGTTTACCTGCTGCTCCAACATCTTGGAATAGCGTTGGATCATGAACTTCTTAAGTCCAGACGTGGAATAGGCACCTACCAATGCCTTTAGGATCTTCTCGTCCTTGCATTCCTCTTTTAGTACATCAGACTTCTCTTTCAAGACACGCAATCGGCTTATGATTTCGTGTTGGCGGGCTTGTTTGGTGGTCAGATCGCTGATCTCACCCATGATGGAGTTCAGCTTCTGAACGTGTTCCTCAGCACGTTCAGCACGTTCGCGTTGCTCGTCATTCAGTTTGACGACATCTTGCAGCGTGTCGTAAACATCTGCGAACTGCTTTAACAGCTCTAGTCTGGATTGAAGTCGCTCCAGCTTGTCTGCATCGAACTCTACTTCAGGCCGTTCAACAATAGGCTTGGACGGCTTTTCTCTGACATTCTTCAGCATCTCGTACACCGCAACAAACGGCGCACGCTTCTCGATCTTCCGTTCTAAGTCAGATACTACTCGTTTGGTTTCTTCGTAGTCGGAGCGTCGTTGCTTCCAAGTTTCAAGCTTCTTTGTATAGCTCTCGTGACGCTCGCATTGATTGATGCGATTGACCCACTTACGAAGATCTGCTCCAATGTCTTCTGTTGAGCGCGCTTTGACCTTGCTGCCACACGTAGGACACTTACCAGACTTGAAATGCTTGGCATGTTCTAGCTCCTCTCTAAACTGATGCACCTTGAGCTTGCAGTCATCGTACGAGTGCTTCGGTTCATCGACCTCTTCTGGCTTATCCCCTGGATCAGATCCCACTTTCTGGGACTTGATCATTGCCTTGAATTCTGACACTTCCATCCATCTTTTGCGGACGGTTTCTTCATCGGAGTTCAGCTTGGATAACTTCTTCTTTACCGGCTCGTAACTGCTCCACCACGATTCGTATGAACGATCGTAAGCGCGCCATTGCTCGCTTGCATCGCGATCAGCATGTATTTTGCCTATCTTCTTACGAACTATCTGGATATCTTCTGTAATACTTGAACCCTTCGGTCGGAACGCTTTCCACTTGTCCAGTAGTTGCTTGTTCTGGCGCTCGAACGTAAGCAATTGACTTATGTGCTGGCTTGCCTTCAGATCCTCTGATAGTCGTTCCTGCTTGGACTTCAAGTGTTCAAGACGTTTCTTGAGTTCTACACGCTTTTCCTTGGGAAGCAGATCCTCACGCAACTCGTCCAGTGTGCGTTTAACTGTCTTGTACTCAATTGCCTTCTTGCTGATAGCATTGAGTTCGGCATTCAGTAGTTTTCGTATGCTGTCGATGTTCTTCAAATCGAACAGATCGACTACGTATTCCTGCCTGCGACTGGCAGAACCCACAATAAGCGGGTGTGGAATGGTCCCGTCTATGTAGAATCGTGTGTAGAACTGGTCTTCAGTGCTGAAGCCGAACAGCTCCTGGATCTTCTGCTGACTATACTTGACGGTCCGTACATTTATAGACTTCCCATCACGGACGATCTCGTAACTCTTTCCTTTTCCGATCGTCTTCGTGATCTGATACTCGTGCGAACCACGTTGCAGACGCACTCGAATTGCTTGTTTGCGTTTCTTCTTAGTCCCAGCCTTCTTGTCTTCTTTTCCCGTTGGGCTCTCGTCCAGAACTAGGTCTGGCAGTGCCCCAACCAGACGACTCTTCCCCGCTGCATTGCTGGCTTTCGGGCCGTCATCCTTGTTCAGACCCTTTACTACTGTCACACCCTCATAGTCAAGGTCCAGCGTTGCTTTCTTGAATGGGAATACGTTCTGGAGTTGTAGTTCTAGGAGTTTGGTCACGGCGCAAGTTGTTGATTCGGAGATGTGTCAGCCAGCTCCAATAGTGCTCGTCTTGTCGATATCCGTTGCACGCATGTAGTGGCACACCATACTCGTTGGCACTATTAAGATCCATTTACATCACCGTGCTTTTCTGGGATGTCAGTGTTCCCGGTAACCCACATCCCTATCTTCGGCCAATGCTTGTTCACGAACTCGTTCAAGCACGTCACATCACGCCAGTTCTCTGAGTGCAACATGATGAATGGATATATTGGCATGTGTTCTGGAATCTGCCTTCCAACGTATTCCAGTACCTCTTTAGTGTGCTCGTAAAGCTCACAATCTAAGAGACACATTTCTGGGACTGTCAACACCATAACTGGCAGGGGGCCGTAGTCGAGGTACTGGAATATCAGAACTGGCTCCTCTGCTGGTCCAAAGATTCCTAGAGATCTTACCTCGTGTGGACGCATTATCTCAACGATCTTTGTCTCATCAACCGGCCTACGCACCACGTACACCAGATGAGAGCAAGGTATTGATAGCAGGCTCATAGGTTCTTCACATTCTTTGTCATTTGATCCAGCATCCTGCACGCTGTTCGCAAGTCCCCAACCTTCTTCTTTGTTGTGGAATTCCACTTCAGCAGCTTGAACAATCGTATGTCAAGTGTGAACTCCTTCGGTTGGTGTTTGTCCATCGAGTACAGACTGTAGTAGTGGGTGACCCTGATTGTGGCTTTCTTCACATATTCCGTCTGTTCTACGGACACCAACTTGCCCATGAAAGCTGTGAAGTCTATGCCCCACTTGTTCGCCACTAATAACGCACAGACCTTGTCCCCTCTACGGAACTTCATGTTATCTCCGCGTCGAATACCAGCAAGTAGAAGTCTTCGTTAGAGTCGTTGATATATTCGTGATCTTCAAACAGGTTGAAGTACATCAACTGGCCTGCCGGAATGTCTGGACCATCGTGTACGATGCGCACACCAAGTGGCTTGTTCAAGTATATCTGGTAGCGTGCTACGTTGAAGAAATACGGTTCGTTTACGTCAGCATGTTTGTCGATGTGTTGATTGGGCTTCAGTCTGTGTATGTATGTTCTACCCAATCGTGTCTTGTTGCTCAAACAGAATCCCAGCAGGAACGTGTCGATGTTTGGGAACAATTCCGTGTTCTCCATCTTTCCGCCAAAACTTCGACTCAACCAAACTGATCTTCCATGGCGAAGCGCCCCTCCACGCATGTAGTATTCTTGTGTTGAATGATGATCCGCCTTACGATCGAAGTTGTTTTTAACTTCTTCCAACATAAGAGGAGTACACCACACCGGACCAACTACATGCGTTTGCTTCACTTCTCTGCTTTCTTAGCCGTCTTCAGGAGCATGACTGCTTGCGTCAATTCGTCACCTAGAATCTGCTGTTCTGGAACCATGAAGGTGCCACGTCGTGCCAACGCTGACAGCAGATGTCTCTGCACTTCTGCCATTTGACGTAGTCCCACATTCATCTCCTTGACTGCTTCCCACATGTCCTTGTTGTTCTTGTTCCACCAAACGCTGCGATGCTTCTCGCCCTTGAGCACAGTGGCATTGATCAGGAATGTGTTGAACCCGATCAACAGTGTGACCATCCGATATCCGTCGGTGGTGTCCAGCAGGTGTCTATAGATGCCTTCCAAATTGCCGCTATACGTCTCGTATAGGATGTTCATTGCAACCTTGGCGTCATCTGTCTCGATGGTTGACAGCGACTGCAGGATGTCTTCCTTGGACACCTTCTTGCTGTTGCCTGCTCCCTGAACCACTGCTTCCAGGATCTGGCACAGAGTACGGAGTTCACCGTTGGCATTCTCCACAGCCGTTGCGATCAACTCGTCGGACATGTAGTCCATGCCTTCAGCTTTGACGATCCTCTTGGCGTATTTGGTGATCTCTTCTCGCGAATACGGTTTCAGTGCGAACGGTGAGCCACGCGTCTTCAAACTGCTCTTCAGTTTCTCTGGCTCGCTTGTGCCCAGGATGAACAGAGTTAGTGGGCTCGGTTCTTCCAGAGGTTTTAGCACCGCTTCTAGACTGGCGCCGGACAGTCCGTGGCATTCGTCGATCATGATGATTCGACGCTTCCCTTGCCGGGGACGCAATCGTGCCATCCGCATCACGTTACGGACATTGTCAATGTTACCGTCTGCAGCACCGTTTAGCTCATGCCAATCTGGGTGGTGCTTCAGGTTCTTGACGCCCAGCAGATCCGCTGAGAAGGCTCTCGCCAAGGTGGTCTTGCCCGCACTAGGTGGACCTGTGAACAACATGGTGCTTGGGATCCTGCCACTTTCAATGATGCCCTTCAGGCGTTTGACTGCGGCCTCCTGACCAATCACTCTGTCCAGTGTCTTCGGTCGGTGTTTGTTGTGGAACTGCGCGGCTGCGACAGATTCTCTCTTTTCAGGTGATTGCTTCTTCGTAGTAGCCATCTGCGTTGGTCGTTAGAGTGTGCTGTCCGTATTTCTTGATGAAGTCACGCGTCCGTTGGAACTTCTCTCGAAGCCTTTTGTCTTCTGCTTCCCACTCTGCAAGTTGCCCGGTTGCTTCTGCACAATGCTTGAACCTCTTATGTACAGCGATAGCGGACTCTTCGTACAGGCTTTGCAAACCTAGCGAACGTGAAGGATGTTGTTTCATCCGACTCATGGTATTCCTGCCTTGGCAAGTGCCTCGTCCATAATCTCTGCCGGATCGAAGTACGGTCTGACACGTAGTCGTCCACCACCTTCATTGCGCATTACGATGGTGTCGATCAGAACTGGATTGGCCCTCTCTTCGTCAGCCCACACTAGAATAGCATCTACTTCACGATACTTCCGCAGCACATACTCTATGGATTGCTGAATTTGGATCTCTGTAATGTTGTCCAGAACTCCACCAATTAGAGGCTCCAATGCCGCTGCTATCTCTGGGCCTAGATCGGTAACCGTTGGCTTTGATACGGACCGGAATCCACGTGGAAGTTCAATAGCATAGAAGCAATCTGGCTGGTACTCGAAATAGACACCAGCCAGTGCTACTGTCTTCCAGATATGTTCTATCGGTTTCACGATGTATGAGGATTGTCCGTGCCTTCGACATTCTGGCTTTGACGTCGACGCGTGCGCTCGTTGAAGGCGGCGAGTGCCTTGTGCATGTACGTCAGGGCCGCAAGATTCTCGTCGCACGGGAACTTGACTTGTAGTGTCTGTGTGCGATCGATCAGCACTTCCAGTAGTTCCTCGTTGGTTGTTCCGTCGTACACGAGGCGGAGCTCTGTGCTCTCTGGAGAGACACGTTCCTTCTTGAGAAAGCGCACAGTTTGTCCGCCACCGAGTTCATAGATATGAGCCGGGTCAACACAATGGATAGTCATGTTCATTCCTCTACAGTAGCTACTTGTTTATTCACAATGCGGTCAAACAGTTTGAACGCACGCTTCACTTCTTGCTTGTTCAGACCGGACTTCTTGGTCATGTATTCGGTGAGAACCTCACGCGTATCCACCTTCTCGGCCCAAGCGTTTGTGGAGAAGTCCCACTCTTGTTCTATAAGCTCCTTGAGATCCTCTTTGTTCTTGAATTTATTGTGCCGCACTACGTTGGGGTGTTCACGCAGAACATCATCAATGTCCAGATTCAATCCTTCGTGGATGAACAGCTTATATAGAGTGTCTGGATCGTTCTCAATCTTAAGTAGATCTTCCTCGGTTTCTACCTCCAAATTGAGTAGCTTCCAAGGTGGCTCAAACGGTACGTTCTCAACTTCGGCAGCGTAAGGGTCATCGTCTTCGTACCGGACGTGATGGAAGTACTTTGGCAACGACTCTCCGAAGTTTGTCTGATAGAGCGTTCCGCTGTAATGTACCCTTCGCACTCTGTGGTTGGTGTGGAGATGACCCACGCAGCATTTATGAGGGGTGGTGAATCCGTGGTCGATCTGTCTTCCATTGTCCCTGTAGCTGTTCTTTACTTCAAAGTGGCCGATGTTCAGACTGTCCCGACGTGTATCCAGAACAGGATGCGGCATCATGTTGAACTTGCGTCCACCGATCTTCACAAGGGTTTGCTCTGTGTACACACGGATGTGGTTAGTTGTCAGATTTGACACCACCTTCAATACTTCAAGGCTGTGACTGCCGTTCTCTTGGAAGTCATGGTTTCCAAGGATAAAGTGCATACGCAGATCACGCCACTTGGTATCCAGAAGCAACGTGTATAGGGCAACCTGGAACTCGTAGCTCATTCGAGCTTTCTCGCACAAGTCCCCATAGAAGATGACATCACGGATACCGCGTTCTACGGCATATTTGAAGCACTTGCGAACGCTCTTGATGATCTTGGTATTGGCATCCGCTACAATGCCATCCATCTTGTCTCCATGTAGATCACCGATGCCAATGTATTCGATGATAGTCTCCTCACACCCAGCTATAGTCAGGACCGAACGGCCACAGGTGAGTGTAGCGCTCCATGATGGCCTTCGCCTTCTGCTCTGCGCCCTTGTGCGTTGCGAAGTCGTGATCGTACCAGAACGCCGTCTTATAGCCAGTGCCCGCCGCGTATCTCTGTAGGATGTTGCTGGTCATGAGACTGAGCGCCAATGTTTGGAACTCGTTCTCCTGCCTGAAGCCATCCTTGGTGTCCCAATGCACCGGATAGGTGAAGTCGATTTGGATCACGTGTCCTGGGGCTAGTTCTTTGATGAACTGCGCGTTGCGACGTAGCATGTCGAAGAACGGAGCGCACGCTCCTTTGGAGCACTGCATCATGGTCAGCAGGTAGTAGGCCATGCGGTCCATCGGACCACGATCAACCACCAGCAGATCGTATCCCATGTAACCCTCTCGACCGCGGATCTCCTCTACCTTCTTGCGGATGGCAGCACGTTCGTTGTCCATGATTGTCAACTGAAGGCGAATACGCGTCTCATCATCCATGTCGATACTGGACGTCTCGTTGGAGATACCAAGTTGCGCATACGATTCGCGCGTGCTGCTGTACAGAGTATGCACCAGCAGTTTGCCGTTCTTCTGGCGCAGTGCTTCGATCTCACGCAGGATACTGGACTTGCCAGTGCCACCCGCTCCGTTCAGGAACATGATGTTCATACCGACTCCTAGGTTGTTGGTTGCCTAACCATTTACAGGTCAGGTCTTCTTCGCCCACGCCATGTGTGGCTCGTACAGATGCAGTGACTGGACCGAGTACATCCACCATCCCTTGCCCGCCGTCTTCTGTGTGGCACCTGTCGCCACTGTCATGTTCGTTCTCCGTTGAATCTACAGACGAGAAAGGGCCGCTAGGGCCCTTCCGTCAATCTTCACTACCTCTGCTGTCATCGTCATCGTCGCTGCCCTTCGCCATCGCCTTCTTGCGGCGTTGCTCGAAGTACATGTCGATGCCCTTCTTAGCTTCCATTTGCTTGAAACAGATCTTACGCACAAAGCACGGCTTCATGCCGATCTTCTTGCAGATCTCAGCGATCTCTTTCTTTTCGCCAAGGATCAGGCGCTTGAATTCTTCCCACTCAATTGGCTTCTTGGCTTCGTTGCCAACCAACTTCATTTCGAGCTTCTTCTTGCGGCTGCCAATCATCTGGCCTGTCTGCTTCAAGTATTCGTAGGTATCCCACACCGGATCGAATCCACGAGCCTGTCCGTTTCCATCTTCAATCCACAGACGCAGCCAGCAGCGCAGGTTTGGTTGACTGTACTTGTTCTTCTCTCCACGAACGTCGATGTAGCGATAGTAGTCCTTGCCTTCGTATTCTACACTACCTTCTACTTCATAAGGACTATCCTTTGTGGGACGCGCATCGGCGATTGCTGACAGAGCACGCGCAGTGTTCTGGAAGCGAACGTCCGAATAGTAGCGCACCGCATTACCGGCAGCTTGCTTCTTCGGAGGGCCGTATTTCGCCATCGGAACGTCACGCAGTTGGTTCACGCCAATCACCGCGATACGCTTCTTGCGCAGCTTACCCTTTACGCGAGGCAATTGCTCGGCAAACATGCGAGCTACGGCAGCCAGACCTGCACCCGGTTCATCTACGTCCAGACGCTCCGGCAACATCGCAGGATAGGAGTCCGTAATCATCAGTACCTGCAGACTTCCGTCTTTGGCAGGCACGTAGAACTTATTGTACTTGGAGAAACGCTTCTTGTCGTATTCGTGACCACTTTGAGAGAGACGCTTGCGGTTCTCGTTGGTGTTCTCATATACATACCACCATTGGCCGTTTTCGTAGATCTTGTCTGGAAGCGTGCGCTCCAGCATTGCAAGATAGTCGAAGAACTGTTCTGCGGTGTCGCACGGCAAGTAACGGATGCGTGGGCGCTTGACATAGTTGCCCATTCGATCCTTGACTCCGAACACATCCTCCACCGTGGCCTTCACACCTTGGGTGTTCAGGATGTTCTGCACGTAGTTCGGTGTAGTGCTACCCTCGAAGTCAGCATAGACGATGATTGGAACATCTTGTGTGACAGAGAAACTGGCAATGCTCATAGCCAGAGTCGACTTACACGATTGCTCTTCACCGAACGTGGTGTACCATCCAGGGGCAATGCCGCCTCCGGAAATCAGGTCCAACATCAGCAGACCAGTGGACATGCGAGTGTCCGACTCTCCACCAAGACCAGTGGACCCAAGACCGGTCTTCTTCTCGATGCCATTCAGGACATCGTCGATGTCCATGCCTGGGATGGCGTCAGGCTCTTTAATGCCACGACCGTAGGCCAGCTTGCGTGCTTCTGGTGCAGTATCGTGTTCTTTTACCTTCTTGTCTTTCTTGCCTTTTGCCGGAGTTACTTCCTCCCCTTCTTCAAGGGCCTCGGTTCGACCGCCACGCTTCTTTGCTGACTTCATCTTGGCCTTTACTTTAGCAGCCTTCTCCTTCTCACGCAGCTTGCGTCGCTTGGCCTTTTCCTCTGTCTTGCCTTTGCCCTTAGCTTTTGTTGCCATGCTGTTCCTACGTCTGGTTGTTCTCAGAAACAAGAAAGGGGCTTCGCCCGCGTTTGCAGACGAGCCCCTAATCTTACTTCAGCTCAGTGCAGGACGATCATTCGTCGTCATCTTCGAAGTCGTCATCATCGTCGCCGTCTTCGTCGTCCTCGTCATCGTCGTCCTCGTCTTCATCCTTGGACTTCTTGCCACCCTTCTTACCGGCTTTCTTGGCAGCGCCCTTCTTGCCCTTGGCGCCCTTCTTGGAAGGCTTCTCGTCCTCGTCGTCTTCGTCGTCCGAATCGTCGTCGCCGTCTTCATCGGCGTCGTCATCTTCGTCTTCGTCCTCGTCCTTGGACTTCTTTCCACCCTTCTTGGCAGTCTTCTTGGCAGCAGCCTTGCCACCCTTCTTGCCCTTGGCCGGCTTCACCTCGTCTTCATCGTCGAGATCGAAGTCCTCGTCATCATCGTCCGAGTCATCATCTTCGTCCTTGGCTTTGCCCTTGCCACCCTTGGCAGCCGCGCCACCCTTCGCGAGCTTCTGGTAAGCCTTCTTCAGGTCTTCCAGCTTCTCTTCGAGTTCTTCGAAGCGCTTCGCAACTGCTTTGTCCATTTTCGCCATTTGAGTTTCTACTCCGTTGGTTTGAGAAAAGATGTTTCAGGTTGTTGATGCGGTTGCCCAACGCATATCATTTACAACATCCGTTGGGCCGATGCGACTAATTAATCGTCGTCATCCTCATCGTCTTCGTCTTCTTCATCCTCGTCATCATCGTCATCATCGTCATCGCTGCGAGACTTCTTGGATTTCTTGTTCTTATCCTTCTTGGACTTCTTCTTAGACTTTGGCTCATCGTCCTCGTCTTCGTCGTCATCCTCGTCGGAATCCTCATCCTCGTCGTCTTCGTCGTCCTCGTCTTCATCCTTGGACTTCTTAGATTTCTTGGACTTCTTCTTGTCGTACTCGAACTCGTTGTCGTCGTCATCGTCATCAGACGATTCGTCGTCATCATCGTCCTCGTCACGCGACTTACCCTTGGGTGCGGACTTCTTGCCCTTCTTACCTTTACCCTTGGGTTTGTCATCTTCATCGTCGTCCTCTTCTTCCTCATCGGAATCAGAGTCATCGCCGCCGAACTTGCTTTTCCACTTCTTCTTCTGGCGTTTGGCCCAGTCTTCGTACTCTTTCTGCCACTTCTTCAGTGCAGCCTTGAGTGCGGCTTCCGGATCCTCAGAAGACTCAATCTCCAGAACCTTCGACAGCTTCTCGATGTTCTGCAGCAGATATTCCTGCTGCTCTTCCGACAAAGGAGTGCGTTTTTCACCCTTCATCAGAGAGTACTTCTTGGCTGCGCTTTCCTCTGGCGCGTACTGGAGTTCCAGGTCAACACCGTACTTCTCGTGGCTAAGCGGGAACGCCTTCTTCTCACCAGTCTTCTTGTTAGTGTGGCGATTGAGAGCCGCTTGCTTCTTGAAGTCACGCATCCAACCGGGCGTGATACGCAATGCACGACATGGAGTCCAGGTCTTGGAGCCCTTTTCCTTGAATCCGGTCTTTGCTTCCTTCTTGGTAGGCTCCGGCATCTTGGCAGGTGCCTGTTCCTCGAGACTGCGAACGATCATGTTCTGCCAGTAATCTAGGGAACTGCGGATCCAACCGCTAGTGTCTTCACACCACGGACACTTCTTCGTGCTGTCACGTTCTTCAGTACGCGGGTCGAACGCCAAGCAAGGAACCCAGAAGGCTTTCGTCTTCGAGTCTTTCTTGGGAGGTTCCACATTGACCCAATGTCCGCCAACTGCGACCACTGGACCAACTGCTCGCGTAGAGAGCCACTCGTCGTTAGGAAGCTTCAGCACATCAACGATGTCTTCAGCCTTCGGTTCCTTCGAGAAGTTCTGCGTATCTTCGAACGTGCGTTGAGTCTTGAATTTTGCTTTCAACGCAGTGTTCTCCTTTCTTGGGTTAATAGGACGCTGTCACGCATTCATTTACAACTTGCTCGGCGGGGTTGTTTTGGAACTGCGGATCGTCTGAGCGCCAGCCAGTTTATCCTGGATTGATTGTCGCGTGCGTTTGTCCACGATGGTGAGTGGAGCGAATTGTTCGTCGCTAATCACACGCGTCAGAAATTCCAGTTCCTTATCCGTGAACACGCTGCGCAGTTGTTGGTTGTAGCTCATTATTCAATCCTCTGTGTCCTGTTTGGAACGTCTAAAAATAAACGCCTCTAGCATGTTCAGCAGTTTCAAATGATTGCCACGTGATTCATATATCCAACGCTTCAGCTTCTTGTTCAGAAAGTGCGTCTGTATCACACACGCAGCGTTTACAATGGAAGGCATCCGATACACGATGAATCGATTGCCGTAATGATCACGCATCCTTCGTTCTAGCTCGTACTCGTTCGTCCATGTTAGCAACATGCAAGCGTCATCACAGAAGATGCTTAGATGTATCGGTATGTCGCGCGAGAACAACAAGAACTTCGGTTGGCTAGACATCATTTCCATGCTGATCATGGCTGGTGTCACTAGCGTTGGCAATACTGATGCAGTTACATGATCCAGCATGTCCATGCGTTCTTCTCTGCGCAGGCCTGCGTTCATGGATATGACGCGATGTTGCGCGTGTCTCAACACCTGCTCCGCGTTCTGCCCAACCATTCGACTTTCCACAGAGATGTTGCGCTCGGCAACAAAGACTTCTGATCTCTCTGCTTTGGAACTGCTATGCCAGTAATCCAGCTTTTGTGGTATTACGGGATCATATGCTAGCACTTGATTCCCACGTTTAGTTTCTTCACCAAACGGTAGTGTAATGGGCTCCATCTTTGTAAGATCATAGAGTCTGATCAGCAGTCCTCCATGGATCTCACCTTCTGTAGTCGTTGTCATTCACTGATGCCCGGACCGGTCCGTGTTGGGAAAGGCCACGCAGCCATTGGGTTGACGCGTGAAGAAACACTTGAAGGATTGACACTAACGCTCAATCCAAGCTTGGTATCGTGGATGATCTCTTCGATCTTCTCTCGAACAACTTCGACGCCAGCTTCCTTCATTCTCGCTACACAGGTCTGCATGCGCCCCAACATACGACCCAGATCGGTGTCATGAGTGGTAAGGTAGAAGTAAGTGTCGTTCCCAAGGACAGGATCACGAGCAATCTCACTTGTCTTCCAGTGTAGTTCCTTAGCAATTTCTGTGGACGCTACAGCAAAAGGAGTACGAGTTGTGATGTGGCATTCGTAGTGTTTCATTGCATTATTCCTTGTTTGTGTCCGGTGGCATTGCAGGTGGTGATCTACGTGGTGGCTTTTGGCTGTCCTCTGTAGATCCCCTGGAAGCTCCATGCAGGGTGAACGCGATTACTCCTGTGACTACAGCCGCTAAGAGACACCCAACAATACCTGGAACTGAACGTTTGTAGATTCCCACCAACGCACCTAGTGTCACAAGCAGACAGATGCTTGCGTACATCCATTTGAAGGAGTTGTATGCGATGAGGTCAGTCTGCCGCTGTCGTTCTTCCTTCTCTTCCTTTAGTTCTGCATCACGGTGTTTTTTGCCTGTCTGGATTCCGTGGCGATACATCTCTATCGCCGTTTTCCACTGCTTATACGACTGTGGACTTATTGTCTCCAGAGCATCCTCTGCCCATTCGTATATCAGTTCGTTCTCTTGGTCGATGATACGCTGCACAACAGGATTGCCGTGATAACGACCGGCTGCCCGAGAAATCCACTCATCGAACATGGCACGCGCTCCCCGATGGAAGTCTGACATGTCCTTGATCTCTGTTGTGATGGAAATGCGCTCGTGAGGATCGTGGTTGCAATAGCCTTTTTCTGTCAGAAAGCAGTCACGATTCCTGCACACAATTTCAGGATGACTAAGGCATTGTCTGTGTTCCATGTTACCAGATTCCGTGTACGGCGCGACGTATGTCGCCGTTGACTGTTTCCAGCATCGCAATGATGTGGTCCTTTAGGTCGCACTTGATCGCCTTTGCAAGCGCGTGGCGTTCTTCTTCCGGAATGTTGTCGTTGATGATGCCGTTCAGTTCTAGCTTACGCGGCTTCTCGAATCGTTTGTTCAACGGATTGCGCGCCATCTCGAACTCGAAGCTGCCGCTCGCTCCGATTCCAGGGACACCCGTATCTTCAACAGACCAGTCACCTTTAAGATGGAACAACACGTTCGGATTGCGCCCATTCGGATCGTAAGTGATGCTCACACTCTGATACTTGGGCTTTGTATTGACTTTCATGTTAACCCTTCTTAGGTGATACACCTAGAATCGGATAGTTGACTTCAAGGAACGACTTCAGTTTCTTGTTGCGATACGGTGACATTATGGATGCGTATGCCAGATCCGTATCCTTGCAGTTACCCAGCTTATTCTGATCCTGCAGGCTGTCCTTGAGGATCTTGTCCAACTGAGTCGGAGTCCAATCCCATTTGTACATCTTGTCCTCGCTGGCCCCAAACTCCATCTCGATCTCAGGTTCAACAAGGAAGTTCGCACCGTAGTTTTCCTTATACCACGCGGTAACGCCGTAGGTGGCAACCCACTGGACAACGTGTGTCACGATGAGAACGATGTCATATGGTGATTCCGTATGCAACGCATCGTGCACTGCCTTCGTAATGTCGGCAGGCATACGCTTCGTTTTCTTGTCGATGTACCCAAACTTCATCAGGACTTCGTACAAGTGCTCTACAATCAAGCGTGCAGTGGTGACACCGATCTGTGAGGCAAAGCCTTGGATAGGACTGTTGGCCGCACGTCGCTTCATAGCTGCAACGATGCTGTTGATGCCGGTCATGACACCGAACAGATTTCGACGCATACCAATCGGACTGTACGTGTACAGATAGTCTAGTGCATGGTTCATCGACCACTTCAGCCATTTGCCCGCCTTTGGGAATCGCTTGTACAGCTTGTCAACGATTTCCTGCGCTATCTCTTCCGATTGCTTGATGTCGCGGGCCAGCGTCTTCACACCCTTTCCGTAGATAACACCGAACACAACCTTCTTGATGGCGTCACGCAGAGGATCCTTCTTGTCGATCCACTTGCCGAAGAAGTGGAACGCATTGTAGATGTGCATGTCGCCCTTACGCTTGAGGGCTGTGTTGATCTCTTCAATCTTCTTAGGGTCTGTTGCCCGGAACAGTAACTGCCGCAGCTTCTGACCAATGCGGAAGGCATCGGCAAGGATCTCATCACCAGATACGTAGGACCAGCATCGAATCTCGTGCGCGCTATAGTCGAACTTGATTAGCAGATGACCCTCAAGTGCGATGAACATGCGCTTGATGTACTTCGCAACTTCGCCGTGTGCTGGAACCTGCTGCAAACTCGGCTTCATGGAGTTGAGACGGCCAGTCACGACTGTGAAGAAACCGTAGTCCGGACGTAGCTTGAAGTCAGCCAAACTGTCGATGTTCTTCGACAGGACTTTCCACCAACCCTTCACATACGTGGAATATAGCTTGGTGAGTTTCTGGTACTCGCCAAACTTCTTGACAATCTCATGCTCTTCCTCGTATGCCTTGATGAAGAACTTGTCTGTGCTTGGCAGCTTCGTCTTCTTGCTGAACGAGACCGGCTTCAATTGCATAACACCGAAGAACAGTGTTTTCAGATGTGGACTCTTGTTCCACTTGAATACTGTCTGCACTCGGTTGAACAGTCCCTTGTTCGACTGTTGTCCACTAGATTCAGCCAACAGCAGACGATTAGCCTTCTGAACCTGCGGGAACGTGTATAGAGCTGAACGTGCCTTCTTGATTAGATCAAGAAGTGGGCTCTCTTTCGAGATTAGCAGCTTCAGGTAGTCCTTGTCCACAGTGCTGCCGTTCTGCTTCATGTGCGACAGAACGTGTACTGTGTTCGAGAACTGTTTAAGAATCAGTCTCTTGAAGAACTTCGTGAATGGCTTGTCTCCTATGAGGATGTTTGACGCACGCTCAATCTGCTTCTGGTGAATGCCGAATATTGACTGGACGTCCATAACACCATAGTCGACGAAGTCCTTATTAGAGAGCTTCGTAAGCTCCGGATTCGAACGGTCGCCCTTCCCGAAGGCCGCAGTCTTGTAATGGTCATTCCCGTAATTCGTGAAGATCTGGTCCAGACCACCCTGAGGTGTATTGAACGGTGCGCTAGCGAGATATTTGATGTTCTCGTCGAGCACCCATTCCCCTGCCATGATCTCCCACACAGCGTGCCAAATGAGCGGCAGACCCAATTCCACACGAAGGACACGAAGGTCGAAGATGCCATACTGTGTGATCAGATATTTGAGGGCGTATTTTCCTGGGCGCGCTCCGAAGAACTTGCGTAGCTTCTTCTTGATATACTTGCGTTCATCCTCTGAGAAGGGTGTCTCAGGGTGATCTATTGGCAGCAAGTAGCCCTTCTTCTCTGAGAAAGCCAACTGCATCGTGTGGATTGCATTGTGATTCACCGAACCATTTCTGGTCTCGGTGTCCAGGGCCACCACTTCTTCGGTACACAGCCTCTTGAACAGCTTGTCGAACTTCTCAATCGTGTCGACTACTACAGGATTTGGTTTGATGTGAGACAAGTCGTACAGATTACGACCAGCCAATCCGTTTATGACGTTTCGCGAGACATAGAACAGCAGGTTCGCCTTACCGAAGACGTCGCCTGTCTCTTCAGCGTCTTCCTCGTCATCCTTGGTAATGTCTTCTTTGCGAGTAGAGTAAAGTGGTTGAAGATCAAGACTGCCACAGATCTTGATAGGATGTCCGTGTCCATCATCGACGTCAAACACCCAACCGCGCTTCTTCTCAAGCCAATCGGTGCCGGGCATCATCGCCTTCATGGCCCAATCGCCAAAGACGATCACATGAGTTGGACGCTTATCAGCTATGATCTCCCAGACACGCTTCGCCATCTTTCTGCGATGTCCAGGCCACGTTTCTCTGGGCTGATCGAAGAACTTATACGAATTGAAATTAACAGTGGCGAACGCGCACTCTTTGCGTTTGAATCCAAATTCCCGCTTAGCCTGGACACAAGAATACTGGATGAGATTGCTGACTACCGTGCGTGCTCGTTCGTGCAGCAGTCGACCTTCCTTCAGGTCTTGGCTGTCGATAGTTTCGATGACGAGCATGACACGCTGCGGCTTGGATTTCCAGTCTTCGTCGATTGGACAACTGAGGCCGTAGTCATTCTTGGACGTCCGTACGTCCGGTGTGTATCGCTTGCTAAGGAAGCTACTCACGGAGGACCTCTATGGGTTGTTATAGACACCAATTTACAGCTCGGTGCTTGCTGACTCATAGGCCAAGCCAATGTGTAATCATCTTAAGAGGCCACACTTTCTCCCACAAGAAGTGTTCGACCGGAAAGCTAATGGTCACTCCAACCCAGAACCCCGCACTGGATAGTTCCGTTCGACACTTGTGATAACACTTGACAAGCATCCCGTTCTCGTCGGTGTGTTGGTGGCCATGATCAGTTGGAATGCCTAGATTATTGGGATGGGTCACGTTTCGACTCCGCAAATGAAAAAGGGCCGATCCTTGCGGAGCGACCCTTTCATTTACAGCTCTTCAGCTGTCCCAACCTTCTCTCATTTCGACCCCCGATTTTGGAACGCCGCCCAACATACGTCACCGCTTTTGCGCCATCCGTCGCCGCACATCTTGCAGCGCATGTCGACCAACTCGCCATTCGGTGCTTTCAGGTCTTCCGGACAGTCGGCCTCCCCAGCTCCCCAGAATTTGTGTTGCGGAAGTGGCCTGTCCTTAAGATGACTCGGTGCAGGACCAAGATCAACAATTTTCATGTAGCGTCCATTGATGATCTGCACATGAATCATCTCACACGGGCAACACGGGTCGTCACCTTGTGGGCCTCTGCATTTACATGCGATTGCGGTGGCGCATGTACTGCTTGCGCCTTCCATGTTCAAGTGTATGTTCTTCATCGTTAGGCTAAAGGTTTTCCGTTGGACATGTTATCTTGATCCAAAGCTGACCCAAGCACTCCATTGGGTGCAACCCGTTGGAGGTGCAGTCTTGCTTGATTTCGGCGCTAGCTGATGGACGACATTGTTCGTACTTGACCGCGCACCCAACTACCATTGCGCAGCAGCATAGGAGCACGATCTTCATCACGATGGCTTACGCGTCGATCGAGTCGAGATCGTCGTCAGAATCGATAGTTACGTCAGATGCAGGTGCTTCATCGGACTCTGCTTCCTCATCTACCTTCTTCTCTGTTTCCAACGATTCCTTGGTCACTACATCGCCAGACTCCAGCTCGGATGCCACTTCCTCCGTGCCAGTCTTCACAACGTCAGCAAGTTTCTCACCCTCGGTTGGGACCTTCGGTTGATTAAGACCAGTCTGGAGCATGAACGATAGGTCACCGTTATCATCCTCCTTAATTACATCTTCAGCAGGTGTGCTATTCTGCTCTTCGCTAGAGTGCATTGTTGATGCAGCGGCTACACCCGGCTTTGCGAACTGCCCTACGAGACCGGCGTCTTCCAGGATCACCTGCGGGATCAAGGATGCATCATGCGGGACCATAACCGGATGCGGTACTCCGAGTCCATGGTGTGCATAATCTTTGTAGATCTTCTCAACGTCCGGATGCCATCCGGAGGCCGCTTGTTTCTCAGAGAGAAAGCCCTTGCCGGCTAGATAGTTGATCAGAAGAGCATGGATGTCGTCTTGTGTTTCGAATTTCATATGTTGCCTTGTGTTGTTGATAATAGAGAGTGGGCCGTAGCCCACCCACTTACGATTTCACTCGCGGTCCTATCTTAAGTGCCTTCCATTGCTTGCCAAGTTCATCAGAATTCAGGATCTCAAACCCATCTTCCTTGATCTTTGCCAGCACGTCCTTCGCTTCGTTCTTGTTGTGGCAGAAGCGCAGGAACTCGTCAGCACCACCACCGCGCTTCCACTGGATCTGCGGCACTTGTACATGGACAGCCTTGTTGTTGCCAGTCTGACCCTTAGAAGGAGCCACCATATACAAGACACCGTCTTGCACCATAGGATAGATCTTCAGGTGCTTCGGATCGGAGCTTGGCTTAATGACCTCCCTGTGGAAGTGCGTGATGTCGAGAGTTGAGGCAAACCCCACTTGACCGATCATCTGACGACCATGCTTTTCCATATACGCCCAGATGGAACGCAAGTGGTCGCTGGTCTTCTTGTCGATAGTAAAACCCTTCGCCGCCAATGTGTTGAACAGCTTGAGCATCATCTTCGGACCCTTCAAGCGGCAGAACCAATACTCCGGGCTGATCTTGAAGCCATAGTTTTGCATCGCCTCGGCAACTCCATCGCTGGAGTTCTCAACATCGAGCATAATCGCCAACATGTCATTGATGACAGTGAACTGGAAGCTGGCTTGAGGTTTGGCTTCCTCTTCGTCGACTTCAGGTTCTTCCTCAATGATTTTTCCGCCTCGTTTGCCCTTCTTGATCTCTTGGTCCTCAATCTTCTTGCGGCGTTTGTTTGTCTCACCACCCACTTCTACCGGGACTTCGATCGGTTCTGTCAGAGGAACATCGCCAACGGCCTTCAGCAACTCCTTACGCATGTCCTTTGCGTTAGTTGTCGTGCGTGTTATGACGAACGTCTGCAACTTGGGAACACGAAGCACTTCGCCGGTGCGAAGACGAACCCACACCTTGCGGCGAGCTCCGTAGATAACTCCGTCGCCGAATTCGGTGTGACACGGCATGTTCATCGCCAGTTCGAGTTCAGCAGCCCAGCGCAGCTTCAACTGTGCGATGTGACGCAGCTTTTCTGCTTTCTTGGGGTCGTCTTCTGCTACCTTCTCTTCATCGTCCTTGCCGCCTTCGTCAACTTCGTTGTCTTCAAGTTCAAGTTCATCAAGGTCGATGTTGCAGAATTCATCGTAGCGAACCAGCCCAAGTTGTTCCGTACCATAGATAGTCATGCCTGGAACATACGGAACTCTGGACATCAGCTTGGAACCCTTGAGCATTCCACCCTGAGGTTGGGCTACTGGATCAATTTTGTCGGGATTGTCCCGAATGTAATCAGCATAGTCCTTGTCTCGGAGCCTCTGCATGTCCTGATAGGCTAGCAGATAATCCTTGAGGTCGGTTGCGAAATCGTTTTTCGACGCGATTGTGGAGATCCGCATGGGGATCACCTTCATGTCGGCAACTTTGTCGTAGGTTCCTTCCTTGGCGTTGTCGAACTTGGCCTTCGAAATGATCTTCGCAGTCAGGCGTGCAATCTTTGTAATGTCGATCGAACGGTTTACAGCCAACCAATCGAAGTATACGTGAGTACGTGCCTCCTTAGATTTCAACTGCGGACGATTGATACGCGCGTTACCTTGTTCCAGAGTACCTGGAGTCCAGATGGTTTCCATGCGAATCAAACGGCTTGCAACTTGGAAGTTGATGCCAGTGTCCATAGATGACGACTGACCAACCATGATGAGCTTCCTGTCATCCTTCGCAAACTGCGCACGGCATTCCATCTTACGACCAGCCGTGTAGTGGATCATCAACTTCTTCAGATCCGGCGGCGCGTGGTCATACACTGCCTTTGCACTGGCAGTGTAGTTCGTGAAGATCACGATCTTTCCAGGAATCTTCCGTTCGATGTGTTCACGACATATCTCGTGAACCTTCCTCACCTTCGGACTAACCAAGTCTTCTGGGCTTTTGAGAAAGATAGAAGCAGCTTCGTCGACTTCAGGCGCCGACAAGAAACGTTCCAGGCGCGACAGGTAAGGCCGCAACATGGATTCCAGATCGTCTGCCAGCGTCTCATCACCAGACTCCAGTGCCTCTTTCAGCTCCGGGTTCTTGGCCATCGCCTCTTCGATCAGATCTGTAGTTTCCTTGAGGATCGAGTCGTAAAGAAGTCGCTGGTTTTCGGTCAGGTTCACTGCCCAGAATTGCTCAACCGGAGTGGGAAGCAGAGCCGCCCATTCCTTGCGCTTCGCCTGTGCCCAGATACAATGTTCGGAAATGCGTTGTTGGATCTCCTTCTGAGCACCTTGTCGCCACGCCAGAACCTTACCACCCCGTTCAGAAGCAGCGTATGTAGACTTGAACTTCTCCTGAGATCCAAAGATCGTAGGATCGAACAAAGCTACTTGTGACACGAGATCGACGAGGGTATCATCTACCAGAGTTCCCGATGCGATCCGCTTATAAGGGATGTCCTGCATCAGGCGCGCGACTGCTTGTCTACGTGCAGACGCGAGGTTCTTCAGCTTATGGACTTCGTCGATGGCGATCAGATCGAATTCGAACTGACGCAGCCATTCAGCGTTGTTCCACACGACCACCGACTTGTTTCCGTACGCTACGTTCTTATTCTTACCCTTCACGAAATCGAAGTCTGTGACTACGATCGTATTTGGCGGAGCAGTCTCAATCATCTTCTGCAGACGTTCCAGACCGTGCATGCGTGCTGTCTGGTTCGTAACAGGGATGATGTTGACTCGGCCATGCGTTTGGTCCACGGCTTCCTGCACGTACTGATCGACCAGAGTACTTGGGCAAGCTATGATGGGCTTCTTAATCTTGCCGTCTCGCATCTCTTCCAAGATGTTCAGCAGGATCAGGATCGTCTTACCACCGCCGGCGTCCACTGGATACGCAGCGTTCTCCGGATGCTCTCGCATCAGGTTCTGCACCTTATATTGGTGTGGACGCAGAACGATCTTGTCGTGAATGTTCGGGATAGGTTTCAGCTTATAGTTCGGATCTACAGCCTGATTGATGTACTTGCCTCGCTTCGCCATGTCCTGTTCGCGGATCACATGTGCGTGTGGAGCATGCTTGATCATACGGCTGTAGGCCAGCAACTGGAGGGCCGACATCACAGACATGCGATTGTAGAGAACCTCCATGTTCTCTTCGATGGCCTTAGCCGCTTTTAGAAGGATGCGACCAACGAACTTGAAACCATCGAACTGCGACTCTGGCTGAAGGTCTTCGATCTTTACGTAGTAGAACTTCGTGCCGCGTTCTGCATACGGCATTTTGTCTTCATCGCCTTCGTAGACCTGAGTCTGTAGACGGAACGCCATATCCATTGCACCAGCGAAGGAACGTGGTTGTTCCTGATTCTTCGGCAGACTGAGAATAGACATCGCCATCTCAGAGCCAGCAAAATCATCGGCTTTAGGAGCATCCCATACAGTGCCGTCTAGCTGTCCAGCAACGTTCACCATCTGCGCCATGATAGCTGCAGAACCAGATCCGCGCTGCTCATTTCCAGTTATGGTAGTAGACAGCCACTCGGAGAAGTGGAACTCCTTGGCAGGCATGGTGTCCGACAGATCGTAGACCGCCAAGTTACCAGCGGTATTCGAATACACGAACTTGTCGTTCAGCCAGTCGCTGAAGATCGGCATGTTGGCCGGTAGTTTCTTTCCACCAGACTGCTTCGTTTCGTTGAGGTCTATCTGGAGGGTCTCTTCGTCTCCGTTGTCTTCCTGAAGATCGTCGTTACCTTCTCCGTTACCCTCGTCGTCATCCTCACCACCTACTGGACTGGCATCACCAGCACCCAGACCTCCTAGGCTCTTGATCTGTGCCCACGAATAGGTGCCATCTGGTTTGAGACCAAAGTCCATCAGCATCTGCTCATACTGAGCACTCTGATCAACTTCTGGGATAACGTAGAAGCCACCATTGATGTCTGCTACGATGCCGTCAACACCGACGCGTGGCTTGACCGTTCCTTTCGCGGCAGCCAGAGTTTCCTTGACCTCGTGCGCGATCATTGACACTTTGGAGATCGTCTTCGGAAGACGCGTGTAACGTCCAAAGATCGAAGCAACCCAATCGATCAATGTAGGATAGATGTCGCTCATGCGCAACTCCATCCACTTGCAATTGCACAGGTACTCGGCTTCCTTCTGGGAAATGATCCAAGTTGCCCAAATCCACACCTGACCGTTGGACTGTGTTGCTTCAATCTTCTCGAGACAGGTCTCGAACATCGCACGCGCCTTCGGGTGGATGTTTTTCCAGCTCGCTACTTCTTTTCCAGTGATTATCTTTCCACCGCCGATAGACGGATTGGTGGCATAGTCACCAGACAGTTGGTAGTCATGATCCTGTATGTTAAGAGGACCTTGAAAGACTCCAGCCATGTCCAGCGAGCTGGTCATGTACTTGTCGCTAACGATGCCCAGCGTAGTACGGAACTCAAGACGCTTAGCAGCATTGTTCTTCTTCAGAACAGAGTGCACGACACGTTTGCGGTCCTTATCTCGCAATGGGCTTGGCACTCCCTCGCTAGGAGACATGATCTTCTTGACAAGATCAGCATCTGGTGCGATGTTGCGCACTGTCGGACAGATGGCGTCTGCCACCAGACAGTAATATACCTGATTCAGGACGTTGCGGGATCCCAGCTTCGGATCAAAGATGCCAACGAAGCCGGAGCGCATCTCTTTCTTGTCCAGCTTGAATTGTACCTGTTGCCGAAGGTTGGTTAGTGGTCGCATTATTATCCTCGGGGTTTATATGAATTGGTTTTCGGACTGCTCATTCCAGTAGTTGTTCGTTTGATTCGTGAAATGATTCTTCAGAGCAAGACACGCGCGTTTCTTGAACGCAGCAGGAAGATCGGAAAAGAACTTCGAATTGTACGTCACCGACGCCAGACCGAAGTCGCGTTCGTTGTCCTCAAACTGAGCGAGTATGTCGACGATCGCACTGTCGATCTCCTCATCGCTCATCGACTCTAGCTGGTTGTAGATCATGGGTTATAATGCCTATTTACAGGATATGATTTTCCATCAAAATAATCTATTGGGTATGTCGTCGTACTTGATGGAACGGACGAGAGGCATCCAAATCTGGTAGTCGATATACGCATCCACTTCGGCTCTCGTAGGGGTGTGATTGCCCGGGATGTCGATCGTACTGTTCGGGACGTCAATTTCTTGGCCTACATACACACGATGCAGGTTCTCGCAATTGACCCAGAACCGGACACCCGGTCTCACAGTAGCAACCATGCGAGTACGCTGATGTTTGATGAAGCGAGGCATCGGCAAGCTCGTCAGCCAATTTGGAAGCGTTGGATCCAGTACGGGAAACATGCGAGCATACGAGTAGATAGTGAACCCGTTGTCTGTGCGGATATACTCTCGCATGTCTCGCGTAGCAAACTGGATCTTTATCCTCTTGAACAGGCCGATCTCGTTCGCGTAGTCCACCAAGAAGATGCGGCCTCTGCGCACCTGATTGTGGAAGTAGGCAGTTGGCGCAGTTGGCGCACCACCGATGATCGGATCAATATTCGACTCGTCACACAGTCGCAGGAACTCCTGGATTGCTGTATGCCAAGCCATGTCCTTAGTACCCATGCTGACCATGCGATTTGTGAATCGCTGGTCTTTCAGCATTGCCTTCCATACATCGAATCCAGCGTCACTGAATTTCGATGGATAGGCGACCACTTGGGGAAACTGATCTCGGTACTCCGCCGGTACTCCAATCACCGAGAGATCGGTAAGACTCTCGTCTTGATCTGGTTTTTCTGGCGGAGCCGTTGGCAAGACAGGCATGTTAGCACTCCTCTAGGAACCCATTACGTAAGAATCCGTGCCAGCCGTCCGGGCTGTTCATTCCTACCCATATGGATCCTGCGCCAGCCGCGCACGTATGACCTTGCTTGTCAACAGTCACATTCGGTGGCGATCCGTGTCGTATCCAGCATTTATGTACGTTGTCGTCCGGCATCGTGCAGTTGCTGGCGCGACTGTCCACTAGCCATTCGCGTCCATGTACCTTGACCACCAGAGCCTTACCATCCGGACCACACATAGCGGGGTAGTCCTCCATCCACGTAGCATACCACATTGCTCCATGCGGTGCATTACGGAGCGTAACTAGCTCAGCAGTACCTTCCCTGCCGTAGAGTTCTTCCGGGAAGAACTGACGTCCTACAGAATCGGGGAATTCGTAGCCGCATGCGCAATGTGTGGGCCAACGCAGATCGTCGTAGGCGATGCCAGCATGGACTTCGCCTGGATGGATGTTCTTGTTGACATCCTCATCCTCAGTCAACTTGAACGGTGTGTCGATGATGAAGCTGGCATCGTGGTATCCATAGTTACCGAGGCATTGGCACTCTCCGCCATCACGTGTGAAACGTCGCAGACGTATCTGATGCAAGCCACTAGGCTGGAGCAAGAAGCATTTGGTACTGCGTTCTGGTCTCATTGTCGTTTTCTATTATGGATATTTAAAGGCTGGCGGATTCTTTCCATTACGGAAGTCATCACGCCATTTGTTCCAAGCTGTGGCGAAATCCTGGATCTGCTTAAGAGTACACATTCCGGAGAGTAGTTGGCCTGATAGAAAGTCTTCGCACTAGCAGTTATCCTGTTTCTAATAGCCATACGTGGTTCCTGATAGGAGGATATGGTGAATTGGTGCGAGAGTGTGGGCGCCTACCCTAGCTTAACACAGGTGAGTGGCCTATTGTGTAACACAGAGTAACAGTCGTTACATGTTGCTGTTGCGCATCCCGAGATATCCAAGGATCCACAGGAGGAATGTGATCACAAGACCGGTTCCAATCCCGAAGTTGCGCGCGTTCACGAACGGAATAAAGAAACCGATGATACAGGCAAGCACGGTTGCCACAACGTACACCAGGAGTAGACGCTTCCACGCCATGCGACCAACTGCTAGGAAGTCGCCAACCCCAGAGTAGAACGAACGGATGAATTCCATGATGTGTCCTCAGTTTTTGAGCGCCTCTTGGATCTTGGTGCTCACTTCCTTGTACTCTGTCTGCATCATTGCAGCCAGATTCTTCCCCAACTCCAGTAGTTGTTCCGAGAAGTAGCTATTCTTGGATGGAACTACGAACAGGTCACCCTTCTTGCGGAAGGTGTGGTGTTGCATCATCATCTCTTGCGCCATGTTCATGAACGCAGGTCTGATAATCTGTTCAGCAATCGACTGTGCAAGGAATTGCTTGTCCTTGTCGGCCTGGATGTCAGCCATGAGTTCACGCATCTGGCTGATCAACGTCACGAACTGATAGGTGCCCTTTGCCGTCCCGCTGTTGGTTAGGATGTCTTCGGCCATCGGCAATACGCGGATGATCGTCATCAGCAGTGTCTTCTTGAGAACAGTGATGCCAGAGTCGGCATCGCCGTTCTCCAGCATGTCCATGATCTTGACGCTGTTGGCACCGAAGTAAGACTCGGCTTGACGTTCGAGTGCCTTGCGCTCCTTTGTGCTCAGGTTGCCTGCACCAACCGATACAACTAGATCGCGGCTCTTGCTCAGTTTTGTTTCCTTGCGCTTGAGACCTTTCTTTTCTGCTTCGTAGTCTCTGTCGTTACGCTCAGCCTGTTCCATGGTTTCGAGCTCACGCTTCTTCTTGCGTTCCTTACGCTTCTTGCGCAAATCTTTGAGCTCGCGGCGTTCATCGTCTGATAGGTCTTCTGGGTCCTTGCGTGCCAGGACCCTGAATGTCAGATCGTCGCCTTCCAACTTCTTCTTGCGCTTACGCGGCTTGTCTTCCAACAGAGAGCGCGTGATGTTCTTTGGTCCTACGTTGCGCATTCTCATTGCAGTTGCCTTCGTTGTTAGTGTTTATCGCAGACTCACGATCCTTACGATCGCATAACGTGTCCCGTTTACTTCTATCTCATGAACTGTTGGATTGCTCTTGGGAAGCTTATCGTATGTAGAAAGCACCTTCTTACCCTTGTCCTTGACGGCCGAGCCTTTGCCCCGTTTCACGAACTTGGCGATTGCTTCCCATTCCTTCAATTCGTCGTCAGACTCGCCCACCGCTTCTACGCGATTTTTGACCGGCATCTACTTCTCCATCGCGTCCTTGAGGACGGTGCTTGCTTCCTTATCGTCCAGGATCTCCTGGAATCCATAGTGGAGGTTGTTCGGCAGCTTGTCCAGAGTGAACCAGCCGTAACCCTCCGATTCCCAATTTAGTGTCGGGCGAAAGCGTTCGCGAGGCAACAGACCCACAAAGTTGTGGAACACCAGCTTGTCACTGTTGTAGACGTACAGCGGGATCAGTTCCAGCGTGTCGTCTTCTGTATAGCCAATCTCTTCGCTGGCTTCACGTACCGCCGCCTCTTCCGGTGTTTCACCGGGCTCGATCTTGCCACCCGCACCACACCACAGATTGGGGTCGACTACATCGGCACTACGGTAGATCAGGAGTATCTTCCCGTCGTGGACGAACAGAATTCCTGCTCCGCTTATCGCCGCTGCTTCTACTTTCTTGTTGATCGACATACGTCCTCACATTTGCATCTTCCACGCAGCATCAAAATCGATTTGCCCGGCGTGGGTATCGTTATCTGGAGTCTTTTCACCGGCTTGATGACGTCTGGATTCCAATTGCCTCGTGCAGCCGTGATGCGATTGGCGATCATTCTTAGTCATAGTGGCTGTGACCTGGACCTACTACATCTTGATCTTCAGGACCATTGTTGTCAGAAACGGTGAGTTCCATGTGAAGAGTTGGTCCACGTTCTTCAAATGAGATCTCGACAGACTTGGAGCCAATCTTTTTGTAGAGAACAGCGAAGCGATTGTCCATCCGAAAGCCACGCCTGCGCAACACTTCTTGGACTTCCTTTGCAGTGACTTTTGTGCTGTAGTAGCCTCTTCTAACGTACGAAGGAGCTTTGAGGAAATCATACTCAGGAGCAAACTTCAATCCGTTTGCCCTCAGCTCCATCATCACGTTAGACATGGTCTTCTGCATTTCTGCCCAAGACATGTACGCCTTCTTGGAAGGTGCCGCCACGATGCGATGAGTAATTGCCATATGTGTTCCTTAAACGAAAAAGGGAGCCGTATCCGTACACACGGACAGGGCTCCCTAGGGCGCTCTTAGGCGTACGAGTGCATTCCAACCATGTCGATGATCTTCTGGATGTACTCCGGGCTGTAGCGGTAGACGGAGCGCCAGTATTCGATCACCGCATTGGGATCGCTCATGTCCGCAGCCATCTGTTTGTCACCAAGCTCGTTGGCGCTCACTTCCTGGATGTGAACGAGCTGATCAGCAGCCACTTCGACAGCTTCGCCAGTTTCCTTGGCAATGACGGTCACCTTGTCTTCGGTGGAGGCCACCACGAAACCATGCAGCACTTCTTCAGCGTTCAGGTCGACAAACGCGGCAAACTCCTTGGGTTCAGCCACAGACGCCAGCGAGGCGATCTGATTGAACTTTGGAATGCCGGCGCAGGTATTCTGCGCCAGATGGATGAGCTGACGCAGATCGTCGTTGCTTTGCTTCGCCAGATACTTGCCCATCGCACCCGACTTGATCTCCCACATAGAGCCGTCTGCTGTCTGCATCAGCAGATTGGAAGCCATAACCTTGTAGTCCTTACCGTTGGCGGCAGCTTCTTCGAAAGGCTTGACTTCGCGACTGGCCTTCACGAAACCGATGACAGACTTCACGTCGCCAGCACGGGTCAGTTCGCGGAACGAACCGGCAATCGGAGCAGCACTACCCTGGAAGATAGAAGCGATTTGCTGGCGCACTTCGTCTTGTGTCGGAGCACTGCCTGTGTACGACAGGATGACGCGCGCTACCGTGGGGCTGATCATCTTGTAGTCGTGAACGCTGACCGTGTAGCGGCTGAGCTGGGAAGCAACTTTGTCGAGATCGAAATAACGGAATTCTTGCATGATGGGCCTCAGATGGATGGGTTGGTAGGATCGATTGATTCCAGATCAGACAGCATGGAATACAAACGCTCCTCAAGCGTCTCGGGCGTAAACCCGATAAGCGCAGCTAGGTGGTGGATCTGTTCGTCAGACGGTTCCGGATGCGCGACGAAGAACTTGACTAGCAGTTCCTCAATCGGATCCTCCGGTGCGTCACGCATACTCAGACCTGTCAGCGCATCATTGATAGCTGGCATGTCGTCAGACACGTATTGACCGAACATCTTGTAGATTACCTCCTCGAACGACTCGGGTGTCATTCCGAGCATTGCTGCGAGATGGTGAATCTGTTCGTCACTTGGGGTGGGATTTACGTCGAGGTACGCCTGGATAATTGCCTCTAGTGAAGCACCATCATCAGCAGGGTCCTCATTGGACGGGGATCCCTCAACGGAAACGCTGAGAATCCCCGTGGGGTCGGACATATGCGATCTCCATGGGATTGTGTTTGATAAGCGACCTCAACGGGTTACACATAAAAATACTGAGCAACGATCTCAGATATTAGATGGTGGTGATTACGACAGACGATGGAGTACCCACGCTAAACGTGATTCGGGCGAGCGTGTAGAAATTCAGACTTTGAACCACAGTGCCTGCCGTTGGAGCAGTAGAAATCGTCTGGAAATTGGCGTTCTCTGCTGTGACGATGGCGTTCCAATACGTATCGTTGTCCTTCATGTACAGAGCCTGACGAGCAGGACTCATCGATCCCTCAATCTTGGTGACACCAGAACCCTGCACTTGGAATCCATATCCGAGACTATTTCCTTGACGCATCAGCGACATGAGCGGCACCCAAATAACTCCAGCCGCCATTGTGGAATTCTGGCGATTGGTGTCTTTGCCGTCCCACAGCACATGGATGCGTGGTTCATTAGTGAACAGGCGAATACCATTGTGGCTGTCCATATGTGGACGAGACGCGTTGGTAAAATAACGAGCACCCATGATGTGTGTTTATCCTTAGAAATGATGTGAATGTCGAGTTAGATGACAATAGCGACATAGGCTGATGAGGTTTGCCATAGTTGTCGTGCCACCCTTACTCAACTCTCGTATGTGGTGTGCGTCTAGCCAGATCTTCTTGCCTAGACGTTTCGGATCGTCAGAACCGTGTTTTGTTCCGCACTGTTTACATCGGTAGTTATCACGTTTTAGGACACGGGCCTTCAGCGTGTACCAATCGTCCTTGATAGTCAGACCAACTTTCTTCAGATCAACACGTGTCTTATCTTTGTGATAGTTATCACGGACGATCTTCGTGACTCCAGACTTGTTACGTTTGAAGAACATCAATCGTAGTCGAGTTTGTTGAAGAACGGCAGAAGCTGTTCCAACTGCGCGTGTGGGGCCAGCTTGAGCCATTTCGTGAGCTTAGCGTCAAACTCAGGGTCTTCGTCACTGAACTCTTTCCAGTACTCGCGGTCGTTCTGGACGTACGACATCAAGTAGTCCAACTGAGTTCGCTTATTGTACTTGCCGAAGCCACGTTTTCCTGTAGAATCAGCCATTGCTTCGAAGTTGTTCTCTAGAAATTCCAGGATCTTCTTCTCGAAGTCACCCTTGGCAGCAGCTTGAATGCGATGTGTGATTGGCATTAGAATCTCCGCGCAAAGCGATATCCCAGAGTAGACGCCGGCGTGATCGTGATGGCAACAGCACCGTTGGAACCATGTCGCATCGCCGTCAGATCCTTCAGGTTTCCGTCACCACCCAGGATACCCTTCTTGATCAGGTTTTGCTTGATCATCTTGCATTCCTCTGAGATCCGCTGCTCGATGTTGTCAGCGAGCTGCTGATAGTAGGTGGTGCGATCCGAATCCAACTGGATAGCCTGTCCTGAGAAGTTGAACACTTTCTCGCCTTCGGCCAAGAATTGAGCCCGGAGTGCAGTTATCTCAGAATAGCGCATCCAGTATTCGCGTACCGGCCCTTGTGCGTTAGTCATGTCGAACGCCGTGAACATACCGTAAGCGATGTTGAAGGCGTCTTTACCACGACGCAGATACGCAAGTAGCAGCGTATCCGTGAACAGGATGTCTTTGGTGCCCAGAATCGTTGTCTCTGCCTTGGCGATCACGGTCCGCATGTCTGTGACAGCAGCCATGATAGAAGCATTGACTACAAACAAACGTCCTGTCTGTCGTTCCACATAGCCAGGACGCGCGACATTGCTAGTCTTCCAAACGACAGTGTAGCTTTCCAAACGCGCCAGCATAAGGTTGTTTGGATCCGGCTGGAACTGACACATATACTGCCATCCGTCAGCAGTTTGTGTTGGAGCTGCAGTCGGTGCATCCACAACGATCTTGGTGTTCTCATCGTAAACATCGACGGTCACGGTGTCCCACGGCTGATCAGATACCATGTAGATGGTGAACGCCGTAACGTCATCCATCTCGATGACATCTTCGACACCTTCCGGCACAGTGGCCGGACCGGTGATTTGCAGACTCTCGAACGAGAAGTATTGCTGTCCGTTGAGAGTCAGTGTCCAACGGAGCTGATACGACTGTCCGTCCAGTGTAGGCGTTGTGTTCGACGGAGCCGTGATAACAGCTTGTGCCTCGGCACGCTTGCCACTTGCTACTGCGATCGTCTGATAGTCGAACGCCTGTCCGTTGGCAAGCACTACTCCATTCTGATCCAGCAGATCCCACGTTACGATACCGGATGTGGTATCCACTGTTCCAGGGAACATGAACGCGGCTTTACCTAGGGCAGCAGTTCCGGCTTCCAGTTTTCCGACCAGAGCTTGGAACGCGTCTACGTTCGTGTTCTGATAGTCGGCAGCCAGATCACTGTTGATCACGACTGCAAGCACCTTCGTGTAGACGTGACCGGCGTCCGTATTCGCAGTGACTTGGACCCCGTAACTTTGCTTGTCTGTTCCAGCAGCGACATTCAGGCTGATGGTCGTGCCCGTGAAACTCAGACTGCTGACTGTCAACCCGGTTGGAGTGCTGGTGCCAAGCACTCCGCTTACGATCTGCTCCCCACCCACAAGTACGTCGGCAAAGCTGACTGTGACGTTGCTACTGTCAGCGGGGAACTTTACGCACAAAGTTGTGGAGTTGTCCATATCTTAGCGTGGTCCGTACATGAATTCGAGTGCAGCACGGCTGATCTGGTGTTCGACACCACTCTTGTCTACGCACACATACCAGGACGCCGTGTCTGTCTTGCGCTGTCTCGGTGTGTCGTAATGCGGTCCGCTCTTCACTGTATAGAGCTGTCCGTTGAATCGGACTACTGATCCAACGGCGAGCGGTTGCTTGTCACGGTATTCTTGTATCTCGAGTTGCCGTGAGCGTGCGTCCAACACTGTATCGATGTCTTCTAGCTTGATAGTCTTCTTGGGTCCATAGTCGTTGGTCGCCAATGGGGTTGGTTTCAGATTACCAATGATCCCATCTATCTGGGCACCAGCAAACGGAAAGCGACCGTCTCCAAGACCCATGGGACCAAGACCTTGCTTGTTCTTATTGATGGCGAATCCAGTGCAATGGAAGTACGAATATCCGCCAATCGGCTTCTTCAACTTGCAGAGATCACCAATCGCCGGTCCACGACCCGTGGCGATCTCACGCAGACGGGCTGTCGCTGTGCTGGTGCTGGACTCCAGAGGTCGATACTCGAAGGCTGCGCGAGAGTTCTTGAGTGCAACTAACTCCTTACCCGCCTTATTCCGGACTACGTAGACTTCTGCCTTTTGTCGGTTGATTATGCATTCTTCGCGCCAGACGTAGTTCTTGCCGTCTACAGTCTTGCCAAGTTTCACTGGTTTGGCCAGCTTAGGCGCGGCTGCTGTGCTCAGTCCGGTCTTGTTGTCCAGGTGCTTCTCGGCACGCTTGCGGAGCTTGGTCTGTTGCTTCTTGCTGCTGTCCGCATTCGTTTCACGGACTTCCTTGTGGACAGGCTTGAACGTGGAGCAAGGTTTCTTCGCTAGATAATCGCGTTGTTTCTCTTCTGGCATACCAAGGAACCACTCCTGGGTGCCAACGTAGCGACCGGCTGTCAGCAGACGCTTCGCAGCTTTCGTCTTCATACGGTCTCTCCTTTGTCGTCAAGTTCCTGATTCATGAACGCGACTTTGTGTGTAGAAGGGAAGTACTTGATGACCCCACGGCTCGGCACACGCCAGATCCATTGGATCGTCTTGGTAACGCGATTGACTACAGGACCGTAATCTTTCGCTTGCTTTACACCCGCCACGCCGAGCGCCTGCGTGATGATGTTGACCGTCTTGCTCTCACCAGGATCCTTGATCTTGTAGCTGATGTAGTTCTCTTCAACCATTCCTACAGAAGTAGGTTGGAGCCCAATCCCCTGCAGGAATCGTTTAGCCTGCGCCTGATTGGCCATCGCGGCGACTTCACGCAATCTGGCTACGGAAGCGTTAGGCTGCATTCCAGGAGGAAGCACTGGATCGTATGTGTCGGCCTCTTCATCACCAACGAACGAGGCACCCTCGCCCATACTGCGCTTGAAGATTCCAGTAATGTAAACCCAGTCCTTGTCCTTACCTTCGTCTTTGGCTCTGGACTTCGCCTTATTCCACCGCTTCTCAGCTTCATCCACTGAGATGCCATGCTTGTGGGCCAGCTTGTATAGATATGGATGCGGCATGTTTAGTGCTTGAAATTGATAGCGAAGTTCACCATCTTCTCGAGTTCTGTGTCACCGCTGTCCTTAGCCTTCTTGAGTTCCGAACGCAAGCGAGACATTGGTATCTCTTGATCTTCCGGGATCCCCAACCGGCGGTGCAATTTGCCTCTGTTCTCGGGCTTAATCTCGGCAGCCAGCTCTTTCAGTCGGGCTATTGCTCTGATGGTCATGACAACCCCTTCTTGTCCTTAATGAATTGGATGTGCTTACACTCTTGCTTGCGGTACACGAACTGTGGACACGTGCACTTCCATTTACCATTGGGAGTCAAGGTCACAAAGTAGAACTTGGTTGGATCAGACTTCGACTTGACCTTCCACTTCTTACCTTCGCCTTTCGGTTCCTTGAGTAAGAAGTTGTTCTTGTACGGATCGACAAGGTACTTGCCCTTGAGAGTCAGAAAACTGAGGTTGCGTTGCTTCGGCGGGATGAACGCGAATCCCAGTTTGTCAAACACATCTTCTTCAGTACGACCAGCAAGGAAGCGCTCATTGTCTGCACGGAACAGACCATGCTGATTGAGCAGCATTCCTTTAGACTTGGCGAACGAACGCAGGCCAACGTTGAACTCGCCGCTTCCGGTACTGTGCAACAGACCACTGCCCACTGCGCGTGGTAGCACGTTCACAAACTCTACCTGAATCTTCTTCTTGCCAAATGGGACGATGACGGTCATCACGTCCTTGCCAGCTCGGGGTGCCTTCTCAGCGTTCTTGTATTGGACTAGAGCTTGCAGCAGACCAGCGGTATCAGCGTTGACTACAACGAAGTCAAGATCGCCAATGTCAGTGTTTCCACGACGGAAGGAGCCAGCGATCTCGAACTGCTGACAGTGCTTGCGTATCAAAGGGCGTAGCGAGACTATCAGGTCTTTCGCTTCCTGGCGAGTTAGTCGGTCTGAAGTGTACTTGCCCGCCAGTATTCGTTGTAGGATCGGCATGTTAGATCGGACGCAGATCGCCCGCCTTCATCTTAACACGACCACCCTTCTTGAACTTCACCCAATACCAACCGTCTGGGTTCTGTCTGTCCGGTGGTTGCAACTCGGAGTCCACTGTTACTGTGTCGCCCTTCAGTTTTCCGATGTCAGGTACACGAGCCTTCTGTCCTTTGTGGAAAGGTTCTCCGCCACCGCCACCGTATCCGGGACTTGGCGCGAAAGCCTGCACTCGATGTTTGATGGGCATATCTTACCTCGACGATTTGTTGATGACCTTAACGATGTCACGTACTTGATCGTCACGCAGGCTGAATGTGCTCTTCAGCCAATCCAGATCTTGGACATTCAACTGACCTTCCTTAGCCAGATTGATTAGGCTGAACTTGACACCAAGTCTGCCGTCTTCTTCCACCTGCCGCATCTTCAGACTGGCACCACGGATATGCGACATTAGAGCCTTGACGTCCACGTACATACTAGACATCAGCTTCTGCGCTTCCGCTTGCTTTACGTTCTTGAAGAACCAGAATGTCAACGACGATGGATCGATCTCCACCTTGTCGACACGGGCTCCGGCACCCTGTTTCATCGCGTTCTTGAACTCTTCATCACGACGATACAGACCGTGTGGCAGCGTACCGATCGAGTGACTGATGTTCTCCATGGACAGCAGGTGACCGATTTCGACCATCGCCTCTTTGACGTTGTAGACACGACGTCCTTGGTGGAACTTGCCAGGAGATTCAAAATCGTGCATCACTGTCACATAGTATTCGATGCTCAGTTGATGCTTGTCTCCGCTGATCGGAGCCAGAACACAAGTGAAGACAATGTAGAAGTCTGGATAGATGTCGCCGTTGTCGTCTTTGAAGTTTTTCAGATGGATATACACCGTGAACGTGTTCTCCTCTGTAGGAGCTGTCCACGCGTACACACTGATGATCGACTTGTCGAACTCGAGATCTTGGTTTAGTTTGGCGCTTACGGCCTTAAGGAATTCCTTGAACGGAGTTGGGGCATACTTCTGTCCCACCGTTTCAAGATATTCAAGCGCCGCTTTCATTTGCGCGTCAGCCGCTGCCTTTGTGCTCTTGATGGCTTTCAGCAGTTCTGGTTGACCACGCATTCCCTTCATGTTGACAGCAACATTCGCTTCCATTCCCTCGAGTTCTTTTATCTTCTCGGAAATGGCATCCACTACGTCGAAGTTCTTCTTAAGAGTATCGAGCTTTGGAATTACAATCTTGTCGATGCGGTCGCTGACGATCTTTCCACTCTTCTTTTTGTTGTCGTCACCGCTATTGATAATGAATGTGAGATCGGCTGCCATGACAGGATGGCGCTCCACGCGTGCGAATTGAGCTTCATAGTTACGCAACATCGCGGCGGCATCCTTGATCTCTTCCTGAATTTTCTTCAGGTGCCGTTCCGCATCAGAAAGAGACCGGAACTGCGTGCTCGCGATCTCTGTAACACCAAACAATCGTTTGATTGCCATAGATTATCCTCAACAGGCCCAACTGTGTGGGCCAATATATGGAATCAAACTAATCATTCCTTCTGACCCTTTATGAAGGAAAGAACGCGTCCCATGCGTCGGATATTTGCTGAGACTGCGTGGGCACGCAAATCTTTAAATGTCAGATAGCGAACCGATCCCGGCTGTACACTGTGGTTTGTGGATCGAAAATCTTTATCCGCTGTCACATTGGTCTTGTTCAGGTTGTAGCGATCGGCTGCTGATTTGTCGTCGAAGAACGGTGTCCCACCATTGTTGGCTGTATCCGCTTCTTCGTCACCCACGAACGATGCCATGTCTGGGTGTTTGATAAATGTGATTGCCATGTAATCACCTTGAAATTTGAACAGTCTCATCCCGTTCCGTTTGTAGAAACGGAGCAAAGCTGTATACGGAACATTACCGATTCTGGCTGGTGACAGCGCAACGACTGCAGGCGCCTTCAACGTGGAGAACCATTTCTGCAGTGCGACTCCGCCAATACCGGAACCACGATACGGTGTCCACAGGATGATCTCATCCAGATAGTAATAGTTGAAGCGGTAGTTCTCTGGGACAGGTTCCATCAACTTCTTGATGAACGGATTGCCCTCGAAGAGCGTGGACACGAAGTCATATTTCGTGATCTTTAAATCGACAGTGAAGTCGATACCGCCAACTTCCTCCTTACCTACAAAGATGTCGTATGACGTCTTGCCGTGCGGCTGAAGCCGCACCTGCGATAGATCGAATGTCTGTGCTCGCTTGTTGATTGTCATCACATCTTCCTAATTCTCTTAGGCGTTGCGTACCATGTCATTTTTGAATGTGGGGCGGCTGCCCCTATCAGACTAGCGCGACCCTCTCGTAGACTGCGTCTTAGAGTTCCTGGTCGTGCAACGACCTCGTCTTGCTCCAGATATTCTTTTATCGTGAATCCCGCATCGTCTTCAATCTCACGTTCTTCTCTTGGCAACTGTGCGTAGAGACTACGTAAACTGAAGAGCCAATCACTGGATTTCATTTCTATTTGGAAAGCCAGGAAACCTGCCTTGCCTATATCCACGTGTCCACCGCTAGCATTCCGCTCGTAATTCTTGAGACCAGTCAACGACCCCGAGAAAGATTCTGGGTAGCTGTCATCCAACATTCTGACAAGATCTGTCCAATGTTTGAGACGAGATACGTCTATCTCTAGCAGTCGAAAGCCAATATTTGGGAACTTTTGTCCAGGCACCTTACTTAACAGAACCGCCACTTTTTTCTTGAGCAGCCGTGTTCTTGGAGCAGAACGATATATTGAATCAGTGGTCCAGATTCTGATCAATTTGCCGATTTTCTTTGGATCTACCATCAGACTCTCCTACTTCCGTCCATGTTGTCCCTTACCATATATGTGGACTTCTGATGTGTGGACCTGCGCCGAGGCAGCATGTTCACGATCTCGTTCGGTTGCAGGACACGCACGTTGACGTCCCATCCTAGGATGTCGCGCTTGGCTGTCTTCCAGTCGGTAGCCGATTGAACAACCATACCTTTGCCCAACGTGCATTCAACCAGGATGTCCTCGCGTTCGATGTTCGGCACTTGTGGGCTCACGTTGATCTGCATGTCTTCGGCTGCTTCCGTAAGTTGCATGTTCGACCCGTCGGTTTTCCGCGGCAGTTCGAACAACGCACGCTGAGTGCTCAGATTGAACTGTAGTTCCGCATGCGTCCAGTATGTAAGTTGATCATGTAGCACGCTGATGGTGTGTTCCCTACCGTCGCAGAACGCATGTAGCAAACCAACAGAATATGGCAAGTTATCTATCAACAGTTGGCTAGGGAAGGTCTGCCGATCGTTGTTCCAAATGCGGAACGTATCAACACCTACCACACCTTTCGGCAGGACGGCAGTGAAATCGACGCGAGTAGCCATGAAGGCATGTGGTGAACGCTTTGTTTCTATCGTTCCATCAATACTCAGTTTGTTTGGACCCCACTGAGTGCTTAGAACCATTCTAAGACCGTTCAGTAGACTGTATCCACCGACCCATCCGGTCCCGAAACAAATGCAGCACTTGGTATCGTTGACATAATCTTCAGCATCGAAGATCTCAGACTCATCATCCAACTCATTGTCGTTGTCTTGATTGTCTGTTACGTCACCATCATCAGCATGTGTGATCGTAGTGTTCGGATTCTCAAAGTCGTCTTCGATCTCGTAGTCGTCCAACGGCACACCGTCTTCGGCGCCGTCGAACATCTGCTCTTCGTGAGCGGCTGGTCCTGCACCACGGATGGCACGCAGATCGCCACGCATCGGCTCGCGAGTTCCATATGGTTGAACGCGGAAGCTTAGTCCACCGGTCAACAGTTCATCCATGTGTCCAGGACGGAGCTTTCCACTCTCATCTAGGATCGTAGCGGCCGCTCCGCGATGATTCTGACAACTGCATGGAACTCCATGTCGAAGCTTCTGATACAGCAGCGTTTCGTAACCATTGACCTCAAACGCATTCGCATAACGACGCTGCTGGACAGGCACCACACGGTCCAACATCGCCTTCGCTACGTCAACACTGCGACTGTTCGCCGGTAGAATTCTGTTATTGGAACTGCGCTTGAATGGCATTTATGCACCTGTCACGATAGAGAGTTCGATACGTCCGGTCAGATTGTAATACGTCAAGATCAGGCTTTGCTCCTTGTCCGCAGGATTCACCTGAAAGAGCGTCTCCCTGTCACGCACCGCCTTGCTGCCGCTATGCATACCATAAGCGAGTAGTGTGTCCCTGACGTAGTTCTTCTTGAACGGATCTGCCTGCAAGATGTACACATGGGCACCATCCAGTAAATTGTGCTTTACCATTCGTGGGTTCGTCTCGTCGATGGCCTTCATGATCTTGGTGACCATGCTTAGTGTGTCGGCCCACGACAGTGACATCGCTACTATTCTGTTGCGTATAGACATTTGAGAACTCGAGTAATTTGATGCAGCGATCACGCTGCGACTGCATCAAATTAGGAAAGGGACGCCTTCATGGCGTGTAAAGTATATCATGAAAACCAAACATCCGGCACAGCGCGGTGTCCTGCGGATCTTCGCACATGATCCGGGGTCGCGCAATTACGGTTATGCGATTGTCGAGGGTAAGAAGAACGGCAACAAGATCGGTGTCCGGATATTGGAAAATGGTCTGTGCCCGTGTCCAATGAACAATCTGAAGGACCACAAAATCCGCCAGAAACAACGCGACCTGTATCTGGATTGGGTGTATAGCACTGTCAAAAAGTGGGAAATTAGCGGACTGTTTGCCGAGCGGTATATGACGCGCGGAATCAAGGGTCCGACTATTGAGTCTGTGAACATGATGTTAGGTCTCCTTCAGTCGCTATGTATGCCGGATCGTTACATCCCGGCTGCGGTGTGGAAGAACGCTGTACGGCGTCAGGGGTGGGAGCTGGATAAGGAATACAAGATCTGCAAGACAGCTCCACACCAACTGGACGCAAGCCTGATCGGTGTGTGGGCTATCCATCAGGCGTTCGCAGAGAAAGATTTCGGCACAATGCGTAAACGTGATCTGATCAGAATCGTGGATCAGATCGAGAAGACATCAAAAACAAAACTAGTCAATAGGAAGACAAAGAGATAGTATGTTCTGCCACATGATTCAAGCCGAGCTAACGGTAAGCGTGTGTCCAGCCAAGTGCCAATACAAGACAGCGACTGGTGGATGTGGATTTACCGAACTGACAGAAGACAATGTAGAGCCGAGAACTATTGCCGAACTCAAAGGTGAAAAGGTCTACAAAGTAAAGACAGCAATAAATCAAAGTGTGCGCGCCATTAAAATTGGTCTAGCCGTTGACAGGTACGCGGATTTCGTGAAATCGTCGTTCCCAGCCCTACGTATGAGGTACAAGACTGAGGCTGGAACTGTAAATGGAATCGACAGCCACGTAAGTAAGGTTCTTCGGAAGGTGTTCGGATTGACCGACAATCAGCAGACAGAATTCTGGTCAGAAAACCGATATTCCGGATGGGCTTCAAGGACGGGTTCAGCATTTACGCTAACTGATATCAAAGAACAGTTGGCAACGATCAAGCTGTAGAACAACGGTCACGGACGGCACGGGCGTCAACCCCATAAACACAGCTAGGAAAATCTATGGCGACTGAAATCTCTCGTGGACGCAAATACACGACAATCGAAGAACTGGAACAATCGGAAAAGGGTCCAGTATGGGTGCTGAATAACACTCGCGATGCTCTGGAGGGCAAAGTGGTGGTAAGCATCGCAAAGAAGAACGGAAACGGTTCGGATGTGATCAGAATCCCGAGATCGTTCATTCCTTTCGATCTGACGCTGCAAGTAACTCGCAGCCAACTACTGGATAGTTCCGACTTCCGACAGACTATTGGTAAGAAGTTCCTTAGGCTGATCACTCCAGAGTACGCGGCAGTTCTCCTTTCCACAGAAGAGGCTAAGGAAGAACAAGTGCGACTCAGGAACGATGAACAGAAGGCCAAGATGGCTCTGAAGAAGGCCGGCATCGTAGAGGAAACCAATTCTGGAGTCGGTGAAGACGATGATGAAGAATTCTTCGAGATATCTACAGAGAAGGGCAAGGTAGCTGCCAAGAAGAAGTCTGAACAGAAGGCCAAAGTTAAGGAAGATACGTCGAAGCGTAGTCCTAGCATCAAGGTGCAGAATCTTGTTGCGGCTGCATCTAGAGATGAGAAGACGGACACGCAAATTCTGGCTGACATCAAACGACTGGGAAGCAGCCTTAAGCGCGTAGATCTGGCGTTCCTCAGCAAGCAATACGAGGATAAGCCAAAGATCATCGCGTATCTGAAGAAGGTACTTGCAGCAAAGAAGAAAGCAGTCGCTGCGGCCTGATAGAAATCTGGTTCCAAAACGTCAAAAGCCCCACCCGGCCTCCGCGTGTTTGCGGAAGAGCTGAGTGGGGCTTTTCTTTTTGTCCTTGATCTGATCAGGATTCCGGTTGTTGAGATTGCTTCTCATTGGGCCAACGCCCTTCCATGAACATCTGACCACAATTTGGACATCCTAAGATGTCCGTCCTATTAGGTGATCCGTAATCGTCTTGCTCCATCTTAACCGGGAGTTTATAAAATTCACCGTGACGTCCGTTGATCTGTTTCCATTCACCGTTTGTACCACCAGTGAATCCGGAACCGTGCGTGTACTTACAGCTTGGACATACGATCATTGTCCCTCCTTTCCTTGATGCTTTGGTTTTCGCTTGAAGACCTTCTTGTCGGAAGGTCCCACCTTTGGTTTGAACGCACCTGAGAAGAGTTCCTTATGTCGCTTCTTAGGGGCTGGAATGACGAGTTTCTCTGGTGATTGGCGCGGCACCGACTTCCCCTTGTTCAAAGATCTCCAAACTGTTTCGCACGAATTGTCGAAACTGTTTCTCATCGATCTCTTTGTTGTCCACGTTTACTGCGAGTAGATGAATGAATGTCTCGCAGTACTTAGGTTTTAGGTTAGATGCAAGTTTCATGTGTTCAGCACTCTCCAGGCGCAGCTTCCTTAAGATCAGCGATCTTGCGATGCGCAAAATGGCGCTCGAAGATCTTCGGAGATACGTGATCAAAGGCCTCTGCTCCGGATTCAACATCGAAGATATACCAAGACCATGTGTAGTTGTAGTAGGCCGCAGCGTAGCAGTGACCATCGATTTTAAGTAGCTGTTGTTTGCTCCAAGAACCGTTGCGTCGTTCCGGGAAGCTGAAGCACATTCTATCATCTGAGTGAACGTGAGCTTCGAACTTCTCGATTGGATTCAGAACCGGGATAAAGTTGCTCATTCGCTTTCCTTCACGAAATTGACACGTTGTTGATTTCGAAGTCGACGAACGTCCTGTGATCGCCAATGCAATCCTCAGACACACAGTTGCCATCCGCGTCGACTTGGATTGGACCACAACCTTCACACAAGACGCAGGTGAAGGTGCCCAGATACTTGCCCTCCTCACCTTCCTTCCAGTCAGGTCGGACATCGTACTCGTTCTTGTCATTGAGCTTGGCAGTGCATCCAGTGTTCGCAAGCTCCTTAAGGTCTCTGCCAAACAGCACTAGACTACATTGTCTGCAGAAGTCTGCCACGTCAGACCTTCCTTCCGTGTGCCTCATTGGTCATCTGCACCAACTTGGCGAATTGTTCTTGAGGTACTCTTGTACGTCCTTCATGGTCACTGTTTTTCATGAGACTAGTCCTAAGTCAACTTGTACCAAACGGGCAAGTTCCTCAAGAATAGGATACTCACCGACTACGTGTCCCGCTATATGCGGCTTGATCTCTTTAAGAAGCTTACGGGCTTCCGATTTTGATAGTTGGACACATTCCTGTGCCCGTAGTTTAGTGTAAGGTGGACTTTTCTTCTCCACCTTTGCTTGGACAAGCTTCATTGTCGCACTTTCTTTTTGGTGCGGAGCGGTAGTCCGAGTGCAGCACGTTCCTTGTTCGACAATTTGGAAAGGGCTTCTGATCGGATACGCTTCTCCTCGTCTTCAGCCGCCTGACGCTTGCGTCTCTCGCGATCCTGTGCCTTGTGGTTCTCCCACCAGTCGACGATCTCGTCTGCTGTGACGGCGTGCTCTTCGCAGTTCTCCTTCTTGAGAAGCCACCTCAGATATTCCTTAGTAGCTGACTCTCCTTTCGATTCGAGGAAAGTCAGGGTAGCACAGAGGGCACGCGACAGGAAGTTGATCTCCCTGTTGAAGCGTGCGTAGTCTTCCTCACGTGTATCAGGTCCTAGGCACGGCATGTTCAACCCTTCTTGATAGGAGTGGTCCAGCCACGCTTGCTGCGATTCTTGACACGCGGTGGATATAGTTCGGCTGCCGTCATACTGACGACGTTCTTGTTGGCTTGACGGTGCTTCAGCTCGTGTTCAGCGCTCCGAACTTGTTCCGATGTCAGGCAGTGTTCAGTCGCGTAATCCTTCAACACGGTGCTAGTCAGTGGATCAAGTCGTTGCACACGTTTGTACACAGTCTTCTTCGTCGTAGACATATTATTCATTTTCCTCTTAAAAACGATTCTTACCCTCAAAGAACTCGTCCCATATGGCAAAGTCCTTGTCGACTAGTGCTCTAAGAGACATCAGCTCATCGAATGCTCTCTTTCCACTACGGTACACAGATGGGTCATCTGACCGTTCGTAATGACGATCGAAACCATGCAGCTTCGAACGATACTCTTCCAACTTGGCTTCAAGTTCTTCGGGACTTAAGTCTTTGACCTTGATTGACGGTCGAGGAAGTCTACGTCCAGTTGGCAAGATCTTCCCCAGACCACGTTTGGCTCGTTGTGCATCGAACTCGATGATAAACTCATCGAACTGTTCTTTCAACGTTTTAGGACAGTCACCCATAGGCGTGTCTATATGTTAGAATGACAAGAACTATCAATACACTAAGAGTGGAAGCGAATAGACAACCAGACAGTTCGAGAAGCGTCGGTGTTGCATGCTCGCACCAATTGATAAACGGCATTGGTCTGGTGGGCCAATTCCGTTTCCACGGGTGTTCCCTCTTGAACAGAGGCCAATACACCCACAACAGACACCATGTTTCCATCAAACCAAAGTACACGAGCAGCTTAATGAAGAACAATCCAGCAGACTTAATGTGCTTCATCGTAGATTATCCTACAGGAGTGAATGCCAGAATGTGTTTGGTCTCTTCTGGACGATCCGCCCGCACCCAATGACCTCCGTATGGTGCATGTTCCGAGGCGGAACTATATTCCCATTTGAACCAAGTCTGACCGTCGTTCTCGAAACCGTCGACGTTAGGTCCACATTCTTGAATCACGATCCAAGTGTATAGGAACTCGTGCATGTCGCCGGAGTTGTTGATCACAGAATTCACCGCTTGTTCTAGTGTATCCTGCATCATGAAGCAACGATCATGGGTGTGACCATAGTATCCATAAGGACCAGCCGCCCACTCTAGCATCTCGAGACGTTTCTCGGCTTTCTCTCGTTCCATAATGTTGCCACCAGCTCGGAACCACGAGCCGATGTTTGGACCATTGTAGTAGAGCTTCACTCCGTCGTCACGGATGCGTGCAATACGTACCTTACCTTCGCAATCATCGCGGTCAGTCACCGGTTCGATGAATGGATGTCCAGGTCGCTTGCCGGTGAACGCGCGTTTGCGCTCCAGCCAAGAGTCGTCGAACGCCGTGATGAAGAAGACAGATTCTTTACTTGACATTTGCTTCTTTCGCTTTATTCCGCATGTTGTTCAACGCTTCTTCGATTTCCCAATCTGCGTTCTGGATAGTAACCAAGACCTTGCCAAACCCTAGATCTGTGAGAAGTTTCATCTGTGCTCCTCACTCTTAACTACCAGAAAGATCCAAGCGAAGGCACTGATAAATGCCACCGCCAGAGTGGCGCCAAAGAGGATTTTGAACATGACAGAAGCACTGCTTTGGTCTGCGAATCCGAGCATACCAAAGAGGAATGCCATTCCGCTGCACACAATGGTGAACGTCAGGAGACTTTTCATCTGTGTTCCTTCGTCGGTCCTTTTCGGAAGGACTCCTTGAGATCGAATCCGTGTGCCAGGATCTTGTACTTGTTGTCCACAGGTTCAGGCCTGTCGTTGTTGGCGAGAACACCACCAAGGAACATAGAAAGCTCCTGGAAGGCGATGTTTACATCCACGATTCGGAAGAACTGCAGATCGCGCAGATTCGGATTCAAAGCGGCCACTATCTCACGACGACGTTGACCACTAGCACCAAGTTTGGGTTCGGGTTCCTTTTCCAGGGCGAGCACCGGACACCCTGTCTTGAAATGAAGATCCATCAACGTTCTGTTCGACTGCTGGTTAAGTCGTGAGAGCGTGGTGTTTCCGGAACGTAGTTGGGATGGATCCGTAATGGGCTTACCATTGCGACTCACTTGATGGAAGTCACCAGCAAAGGACTGTGCATTCCAATAGACTTTACTGACCATGCCGTCTGTGGTTGCGAAGAAAGTCGCGTCCGATCTACCTGCTAGACCGCGCCAGCGTTCGTTGTAGCGGATGCCTGTGTAGAGCTTTCCACAGAACAACACCACTACCGACTGGAAACGTGAGTAGCTGGGATAGTATCCATGACCTACACGTGGATCCTCGTATGTCGGCACAATCTGTCCGTTCCATTCTCTGGATACACGATCGGCTAGGTCTTGTCCCATCTTACGATGGTGTCTCCACTCAAATGTCTCAGGAACCTCGAATCTGTACAGAAGCAACTCTCTTGAAACCGGGTCTTCCGGCGTCAGAAGCTTCTTCATCCGGACATATGTTAGGTCCTTGTCAGTAGGATCCTGCAGGACATCGTAATAATCTTTGAAGTTGGAAACGATTCTCATTTCATTTCCTCTTCATACAACTGAATCTATCTCTATCTCTATCTCCATGCTCGAGAGCTGATACGAATGCGATGAACGCAAACATGATTGACATAGCGACACACGCCAGTGATGTGCTAGGTAAGTTGAAGTCTTGTAAGAGACCAGCGGTCACAGCAAATACTATGACCAGAACGATAGAACCAATGCAGGTATGTAGTGTGGTCATTCTCGTCTTTCAGCAGAATCCCGACGCTGCACTACCATTGTGCATCCAAAGGGTCACGTACCTCCAGCCGAAGCCGTTGCCTTCATCCGGGGTAAAGCTGTTCCAACTGTCTCGCAGTCGAATGATGAGAGCACGTCCATCTTCCTTATCCACGATACGGACGACGAACCCACCCACTTGACACCACCCTTGCATGAACCAGTACGGGACCGTCACGTACTCACCTAGAGATGCGTTCCTCGGCAACAGATGCCTGCGAACAGCATGGAACACGTTGGAACGCGTGTATTTGGAAGGGATTCGCTCGATGGCCTTCTGGATCGCTGCCTCCTCCTCTTCAGGCGTCAACTTGGGAGTCTTCATCGGATCGAGGGTGCGGTAGTTCCGCAGCTTAAACGCTTGATCGGCTTCAAGCAGTTTCTGAGCTGCGAGTTTGGCGTGTTGCCCACAGAAGCGAAAGTCCTCGCCCTTGCGGAGCTTCTCCATGTAGTAGCCAGTCAATCCCGGTTTGTCGAGGATTCCTTCGGTGTCGTAGTTGCCGTAATTCATTTTTTCAGTCCTTAAGGGCACGAACCAGAAGATTCAAAGTTTGGCATCCGCAGTGGTCGTCTGCGGTTCGTCCGCACGCAACCACGGTGGCGTGGTCATGGCCTTGATGCGTTCAGCCGAATCGTTGCTGTGGAACTTGTGCCGGATGATGTGCAAGAAAGCTGGGGCTGGATCCAGCGGACCGCGACTCTCACGACAACGGACCGGATACGGAGACTTCGCCATCTCCTGGTAGAATCCTCTCTGTTCCCATTGAGTGGCAGTATCCAGCAATTCCAAGGCTGCAATGCTGGCTGTTTCGCTCAGGTGTTGAGCGGCTATATAGAGACGGGCAATGCATCGCCCACGCTCCATCTGCTGTTTGATTGTCAAGGACTGCGGTTGTTCGTTGGACATATTGTTGCAGATGTGGTTAAGGATAGCGGATCAAGGGTGCAAGTTCCGCATATGGGACGCTTTGTCCCTCGCGGCGGAATGCGTAAGCGGCCACGAATCGTGGCACGTTTGATGGAGCGGTTCGCACTCCATGTAGTTGGGTTGCATCGATCAGGTACGCAGACGATGGGCCATACTCTATCGCTGCACGCTGGACGAGGAATTCTGACTCCGGAGCAAGCGACTCCTGCACTGTGATCTGCCCACTTTTGACTCTGAAGTCCTCCCAGAAAGTGGTAGCGGAGCCGGATGTGTTCCACACGGAAAAGTTCAGCCCTGCCATCCTATTTACATCCCGGTGTGGCGGAACGATAACGTGGGAACTGTCCCCTCGTGTGTTGGTGACGTGGATCTGTAGGTAGTCTCCTGCGAACGTTGGTAGACCGGACTCTTGGATGCGACGCTGCACCTTGCTTATGAAGTCAGCAACGAACTCCGAGCCGCCGAAATTATTCTTGCGGCTGAACACTACCGAGTACCAGTCGCGAGCAGGACTATCGTATCCCACAGGACCGTGCTGGTTCATGAACTTACGGTAGTCGATTAGGTCTCCGTGTCGACTAAGCAGATGACCATAGACTATGTCCTTGAGACACACGAGGTCCGTCAGAGGAAGATCGAAGTTGAAGATTGGAGTGAAGAATTCGTTCATTGTAAGAGGGAAGGGCCCGAAGGCCCTCCCAAATGATCACCAATAGTACTCGTGCGGCTTCTTCGCCAGCGGGAACATCAGTTCCGCTACGTCTTCCATCGGCAGACGGAACACTTTGTGAATCAGTCGCCGCACTTCTTGTCTTTGTGGCACTGTCATCTCTTGGAGAACCCACCAACTCGGGTTGTTCATCGCCCATCCAGCGTCGCTGTGATAACGGGCGAGCTCCTTCTCCATCGTCAGTTCGAAATTCTCGACCTTAGGGGTGCGGCGTCGGCCACCGTACTCCGGATCGTCCGTCCAACGCTTGACAATGTTGTTGTGCCACCATTGGTTGCCGCGCATGCGGCGATAAGTTCGGCTCATTCCAGCTCCTCCTTGATGAGGCGCTGAACGTGGCGTCGTTCCTGCGGCTTGAGAGCGCGCAGGAGACTCTTACGAGCGGGATTGGTCTGCGGGAAGCAGCAACCGCAGTTGATGCCTCCTGGCCCGACCTTGACGAACCGCTTGTAATAGCCCTTCTCTCGGATCATGTGTGACCTCCTGTCAGTTACTAATGAATAAGCACTGACATGGTCACCTCCGTATTACCAATCGATCTTCGGACTATGAGGTACTCCGATCTCTGTTTGTCCTGCGATCTCTCGCAGTTGTTCATCCAAAGCCACAAGTTCACACACTTCTGACAGAGGACGGCCAAAGTAGCGACGCGCGTTACCACATCCCATGCACGAGCAATTCTGCGGGTTCTGGACGACACTACCAAGTTGCTTGGGTTCCATCGGACCATCCACCCAACGGGTAGAGCCGTATCCCCAATAGTTACGACGCTTGGCTTTCAGCCGTGCTGTCTGTCTGCGCCGTTCGGCGCGGTTGAATCTGAAGATTCCCATTGGTGGCCTTTCCCATCGCGGCAGTCGGGGGACCGACTGCTATTTCGCGAGGGGTGTGAATCACCGATGGGTTCACCACAGGGAGTGTGTAGTACACATCCTGTTGTTCCATCAGCCAGCGTGCCGCGCGCTGCTGATACGGATACATCTTCATCTATGTCTCTCCAAGAAAGTGGCTGGAATCCCCATCGGGCTTCTGATCTACGAGCAGCCATGCTCCGTTGCAGTTCATCCACTATAGTTCTCCTCTCACACGACGAGGGCGTTCCTCGTCAGCGAAATGCGACAGGTCGTGTCCAGTACCTAGGCAATCCGGGCACTGACTACGTCGAGTCGATTGCACTTGCATCGGTGTCGGGTCCTCGTCGCTGTCATTGTCGACAGCGCCTGACCCTCCGCACGTGTCACACTTGGTCCTACGCATGGTAGCCTCTGGTTGTCTTGGAGTTCGTTTTTAGTTTCGGAATTCTGCCAACTCCTTGCGAAGCGCCTTGACAAACGCCCGCGCCTTTTCCTCCGGTACTTTGAGGAACTCCCTGACACGCTCAGCATACTCTTCACGTGGCATGGTGTCTACGGCCTCATCATTCGGTTGACCAAGAAACTTCGAGAACTCCACGTTGTGCTCTCCCATGAGAAGCGACATGAACGTCTTGGGTTGGACACCCTTGACGCGAACCGTAAGTTGCTCGACCGTCCTCTTGAGGTCACGCTTCCTATCCACATCTGTTGGACGTTCGTACTCGACGGACTTGCCGTCCAGGCCGCTCATCATGTGGTTGCATACGCTGATGCTGCCGCCTGTCCCATAGTCGACTGTCTGCACGGCATTGAAGCCGCGATGGTCGATCGACAGGACCACACCACTGAAGGTACCATCTTCGTTCTGAACCATGCGTTTACGTTTCTGTGTGCTCTGCTCCTTGAGGATGTTAACGCCTCGATTGTGGATCGCACGGATACCAATGTTGCGCATGTGACGCAAGTTAGTGATGTGAGGATACGCGCGATAGATTGCGTACATCGCAAACATCATCATGTCAGCGCGGAGGTTCTCGCGCTCGTTCTGACCAGCTGTTTCCAGCCAACGGAACTTCTTGCTGATGTACTTGTCTGTGGACAACTCCAGTTCTGGATACACCCGCACGATGCCAGAGTTGAACTCCTCCATGCATCGAGGCGGAGCCTCCTTTCCATACGTGAGCAGCCCTTTGATCAGGTACAGCACATTCGCGTTCTTCAGCTTCAGAAGTTTCTTGATGAAGTCTGCGTCTGCCTCACTTACGTTGTATTTTTTGTGGTCGACTTGACCACCATTCACCACCTTTTCGTAGATGTAGAACTTCATACACTTGTTGACGTCACCGCTAGACGCCAACTGCTTCCGGAAGTCGATCCCTTCCTGGCCTGTCCAGCCAAGATGCGTTTGGATCGTCTGCGTTAGTTCCTTGGCTGGGCACAGCCGGAACACGTAGAGAAGCGTACTCGACAGGATCTCGATCTTCGCAGGCTTGGGCAGCAAAGTGAAGTCGGGGTCGAAGAACGCGTACAGGGAAGACAGTGTGTTAATGCTCATCAGCTCGCTCCTCAGTCTGGTTCTTGGTGTGTGTCAGGCAGCCCGTTTGATCTTGAAGGAAAGAGTGCCGTCAGCCTCTTCCTTGATCCGGTTCTTAAACTTCGGGCGTTTCTTTTCCACCTTGTCGAACCACTCCGGAGGTGCGGAGTCTAATGACTGAGGAACATAGAGCTCGTCCATCTTGGTTTTGATCTTCTGAATAGCGAACAGAGGATTGGGATCCTGCTTCCTGTTGTCGTCCAGTAGTTGCTGCTTCTTTTTCTTGAACTCCGATACCGTGAACACGGAATCGCGCAGCAGAGTTGCGATCACTGGTTGTTTTCGTTGCTTCTTCTCCATGTCCGAAGTTACGTAAACCTGAGCGTCACCTTCTTCGGCGATGCCAAGGACGAAACCTCGGAAGTAGTTGGACAGGTAATCGTTTCCGATCCTGAAGAAAACAGGCTGGCCAAACTTCAGCTTGTAGTGCTTCTCGAGTGAACCACTCTGCTTCAAGATAGCCATGAAGACGCGAGCTTCCTTGGCACTGAAGTTGGTGAGCAGTAGACCTAACCGATACAACGTGTCTGGCGCTTGCGCCGACAGAATGTAGGGGTCCGGACTATAACAAGCTGGTGCAACCGCGAAGTGCTTGACCCCAAGTTCTGAGCATTTCTTCTCAAACTTCGCATTGCGTTTGAAGTGCAGACAATCTCCACACTTCAAGCCGATTGACGCCTTCGCAATCGGGATGACCTTATTCTTCTTAAGCATTTACTGCCCTCGGCGGTGGTATTGGTTTTCACCGAAAATGTTTGTTGAAGAGTTGCTGTACGGCGACTTCGACGAGACGTTCCCGACCCATCTTTCCGTACACGGTCTTAAGCTGCGTTAGCTTGTCCCATGTGTCTCCTTTTAGCGACAGGACAAGCACGCGCTTCTTGTTCGGGTCGTTTTCGACCGCGAGTCTGGCATTGTACGCTACTGATGCCAGATAGAGTAGGCGTTCATTTGAGTATGTATCGTCTGGTGATAAGAGCTCGAAGTAAGGTTTGCCACTATAAAGACGGAGCGCGATGGTGTGCAGACCTGTGTGGTGATCTGAGCAGATTCGGACTTGTGGTCCATCCACTCCACCATATGCACAGGGGATCACGTGATGATCCTCATGCAAAAGTTGGTGACCGAATGGTCGTCTACACACCCAGCAGCACTCCCGTTTGATGTGTCTAGTTATTGGTATGTCCTTGTCCGCCATTGGACCCCTCCTCAAGAGGACAGGACACGTTCTACAAAAGTGAATGGATCCTCTCTGGAAACCAAAGTGTTCGCCACAGAGTTGAGAAAGAACTTGTTCGTTTGCGCCAACGGCGTCGCCGGTGATTGGAAGATCACCATGGGTTCGAAGTCTCCGTCATACGAACCATCAAGTTCGCCATGGCGTTCCGTCATCTCAGGACTGTCCAGCATACCGACCAATTCGGTGTACTCCAACTCCTGGTTGTAGTGGTGACCGAACCAAGTTATCTGGGCTCTGTACGCACGACGAGTTGTCGATTGCTGCTGTGAAGATCCAAGCCTAACTACGATCTTATCGAAGTCGATCGGAACTGGACTGCTGCTGAAGATTTCTTTCAAACGTTCCAACGAATCTTGCGTTGGCACTGCGAAGTATTGATACATACTTATCTCCGCACTGAGCGTGGACGCAGTTTCTGGATGGTGTCCGGGAACGGCAGGGTCCAATCTTGGATAGAGAAGGTAGTCAGTCCTGACAGAGTGCCCTCTAGGCGTTTCATGTCCATCTCACTGATGGCCCATGCCCAATGCAAATCTACACTGTGGAACGCGTGGACACTTCCCAAGAACAAGAATCTGCGTCCAGTTTTGATCTTGATATCCTCGAGGATCTTGTCAAGAGCCTTCGCGTAATCGAGCTTGAAGTCCTTGTCCTTCTCTGGATCCTTCATCAAGGATTGTGAGTTCTTGACCTTCTGGCTGTAGTTCTCCATCAGCCATTCGTTGCTAAGACCGATCAAGACCTGATTCTTGATCACTGGATATCCAAAGAGTGTGTCTTCGCACAGACCACTACGTGCCAACTTGGCTTCGTTCGGTATGCTGCCAGCTTTCGGAACAGCCACTACCGGAACCCGCACTGAGACGTAAGGCTTGTTCGTTCGTTTCGGTAGCTCCTTTCGGAACTTCGCGTACTTGCGCATCACTCGCGCAGCGTCTTCACCGTGATCGAAGCCCTCTTCTTCACCATTCTTGACCCACTCGTCGAACCAATCTGGCGCTGTGAAGTTGTCGTCCTTCTTTCCAGTCGGGGCGGCCACTTCTACCTTGACCCCAGCTCGTTCAGCTTCCTTGCGACGCTTCGCTTCTGCTTGCGCGGCAGCTTGCACAAGCTTCTGTTCATACTCCGCTTTGGTCTTCACCATGTCGGAACGGAGCGCACGTAGTTCTCGGACTTCGATGTCTCCGTTCTGCAGTCCGTCGCGGTACGATGTTACCAAGTTGTGCGTTTTCTCGAAGAACTTCTTTTCCGCACCTGATGCTTTCTCAATCTTCTTGTTCAGGTACTCGACGACGTTACCTTCGAGGTAGGCTACAGCCTGCCTCTGGGTCTTACTGGCACATGCTCTGATGTGATCCAACAAGTTGTCGTAGTGCTTCGGGTTGTAGACCTGTTTCAAACTGATCACCCCTATTGATAAACGACTTCACCCCGGCAGAACTGCTCCTACCGGGGTGAACTGCTTCAACCTTAGAAGTTAGGCGTCCAGCCACGAAGACTTCTCAGCCTTCTTACCTTCCTTGGCGTCCTTCTTGCCACCTTTGCCATTCTTGGCGGCGGCTTTCTTTCCAGCGGGCTTTTCGGAGCCGGAACCTTCGTCCTTGCTCTTCTTGCCTTCCTTCTTGGACTTCTTGCCTGCCTTCTTCGCAGCCTTCTTGTCCTTCTTGCCAGACTTCTCCTTCTTGGCTTTCTTGGACTTCTTGGCCGGGGCTGCCGTTTCCTCTTCGTCTTCGTCAGCCGCCTTCTTGCCAGCCTTCTTGTTCTGCTTCTCCTTCTTCGCAGCCTTCTTGTCCTTCTTACCTTTCTTGGCTGCGGCCTTCTCGGCCTTCTTGGCAGCCTTGTCCTTCTTGGACTTCTTTCCGGCCTTTTCCTTCTTGGCCTTCGCAGGCTTGTCGGAGGTCAGTTTCTCCAGACGTGCTTCAGCCTTTTCGGCGCGCTTGCTCGCTTGCTTCGCTTCCTTGGCCGAGGCCTTGACGGCACCAACGAGTTCCTTCAGGAGCTTGGAGATATTCGCAGTCGCTTTCATGTTTGAAAGTCCTTCTTCCTATTGATTGGGGGTTAGACACATTGTGGATAGGTTGTTACGGCAATGGCTGTGCCTACGGTACGCGGGTTCAGCCCAACCGTACCATTATTGTACCATATGCCGTTTGCCTTGGCAAGCCCCTGATTGCTTAAAAAATAGGCAGCTTTGTGCCTACTGGCGAGGCATCTGGAGCTCACTGGCGGGAGATGTGATTGAGTTCAGTCCGTCAGCGTTTGTTCATCCCAGAGGTCTCCTTGTTTGCAGTTTGATGATAGGCTCCGATTGTGGCAATCGCGTCTCGCGACACTGACATCCCTAGTTGATCTGACGGACTAGTTATGTGAATGTCTTCAGAGTCGAATCTGATGATCTTCCCGATAAGACGGATCCCGTTCTTCAGAAAAACGGCAGACACTGTGCCATTGTCCTGAAGCTTTTGGAGCATTTCGTTCCTGATGAACGGTAGATGATTGTTTTCGGACATTTCTCACCTTGTTGAACGGCGCTTTGTGGCCGCACATCAAATTACTGTCCTCATCTGTTTGGACCATCGAGACCGTCGTTCTCATCGGATTCGACTTCCAGTTCGTCGCAACCAGGACCGCGCACTGCGAGCATGTACCTGGACCCCAACTCACACTGGAGTTCTCCACGATACACCACTCCTGCGTCCCATCCAGCAGGCAGAGGTGCTAGGAGATCTTCTATGTCCCTCGCCAAGTTGGCGTGATCCTTGGCTTCCATCGAAGTAGACTGGAACAGAAATGTTGATTCTGTGTTTTGTTCCAGAAACTTTTCGACGTCGTTGTTGTCAAAGTGCTCCAAACCGTTCCACACGAACAACGTGTCCGGAGGGAATTCAGAACTAAGATCGTAGATGTCTTTCATCCACACAACTGGTTCGCATCGTCGATGATAACTGTCGTGTTTGATCAAATACTGTGCGATACGACTAGCCACTGGATCCTTGTCAACAAGATAGATTCTGTGATCACGATAGTCTCGCACGAAGCGTGATGACATTGCCGACTGTTGACCGTACCAGGAACCAACAAACACAATGGTCTCGACATTAGGATCTAGAAGCACCAATTCGTTGATGGCCATCGTGCTCCAATACTTGGAAACGATTTGGAACGGTGAAAGGGCGTCAAGTAACGCTTGCTTCTCTTCTGGGAATTGGTAGCTGGCGCTGCTCATTCCGCAGATGAGTGCAGTAGGCAACGTGAGAAGCGAAGACGGGTTGGCGTTGAAAACACCATCATCCAACACCAATTCGAACTTAGTTCCTGCGATTTCGAATTCTTGCATGTTAATGCTTCCCGATTAGGATGCCTGATGTTTGCTGGAGATACTCGTCGCTAGATGCTTTACTTGCAGTAGTCATTACCCAAATGTCTTCTGGATCGATTGGCAACTCCGGCTGTTGCATTTTCATTACCAGAGGCATACATTGAGCAGTTGTCTGGATGTGGATGTTCTGCCCTTGCTGCATTGGAATAGTGACAGCACGCACAATGAATGGCTTGGACAAGTAGACAGTCGCGCTATTCCTCGGTCCTTCGGGAACTTTCCCGGATACGACCTCTGCTTGCAGAACTTGCTCGACGCGTAGTTGAGTAACAAGTTCCATTCCATTCTTGAGGAGAATGGACCAGACCTCGTTCGGTGACTGTGAGTAAAGTGATGTGACTTCGGACAGTTTCATGTTTCAGATTGCCTCCCGATTTGCACGGGAGGCTAGATGTTTATTTGGCCGTTGTTCGGCGGCTGAATTTAGGCTTTGCCTCCGAGTACGAGGTTGGTTTCGACTCGAAGAAGTTTGCCTTTGTCATCCCGTCGTAGTCGTCTATCCACGGGATTGGATTCTTGATCTTTGGAAACACGCTGAGATTGATCAGCTTGGCGCACTCTTCTGCGCGGAATTTCGGGTACTCCGTCATGATCGAGTCGTTAAGCTCTGGGATGCCACCGTCGATCACGTACTTGCCCCACACACCCTCGCGTTCAGCAGCCTCTCGGAGTATCTGCACACACTCGTCGAGCAACTCCTTTGTGAAGAGCTCAGGGCGTTCAGTGCGCAGTGAGTTGAAGATGTTGGCGAAGATCAGCAGGTGGGTCTTCTCGTCGCGTTGGATGTACTTGATTCCATCTACCGAACCGTTCATCTTACCAGACGCGCGATTTATGGCGAAGAATGTACTGAAGCCGTTGAAGAAGTAAACACCTTCTAGGGCCATGTTGGAAACAATCGCCTTCACCTTGTTCTGTGGTGTCGGCTCCAACGACACTTCTGCACCCTTGCGGGTAATGAAGTCGTTCTTCCCACTAAGTAGCGGATTCTGCCGGTACATATCGTAGATTTCCAGAGGATCTTCGAAGATCGATTCGATGATCGTGCTGTACGTTTCTACGTGGATCCACTCTTCTAGCTGCTGTCGGGCCAGCAACTGTTGTATGTTTGGATCAGTGATGAATGGTGTCACATTCATCATCAGATTCTCGCACTGGATGCTGTCCAGGTTGGACAGGAAAGCCAGAGCTCTGCGGAACGCGTTCTGTTGCCGTTTGGTAAGGGACTTGAACTCAGCCTTGTCGCGCAGGACAGCCACCTGATCGGCCTCCCACTTGTTCCCGATCATGGTGCGCCACATAGGACGCGCCCACGAATACTTGACAGCGCTCACTGCGCGCAACTTGTCAGACGGTCCGTCGATGATTCGACGTGCATTAACGATATCAGCAACCGTCTGCTTCTTCACCGCTGGTAGTTCAAAGTCCATTTCAACCGGAGACATGCGTGCCTGCACATCTGATCCTTGCGAATCAAAGTCTTGCATGAATTGGATTCATCTGGACCTCTAGGGTAAATATTGGGGCAGTGCCAGCAACTAGGCTGGCACCGGGCTATCAAACTAAAGACCAGTCAAGTTATTGGCAAGCTTCGCAGCTATCAAAGCCTTCGTCGCCAGGACGTAATGTGCATACTGCGCCCACGATTTCCGGCTCTGGCAGATTCTGCGCGTGGTCCATAGGACTGGACTGCGTTCCTTCTGTTTCAGGATCATTTCCGTACAGATAGTACGTTGTCTTGAGACGCTTCTTCCACGCTGTCCGATACAGCTCGTCAACCACATCTCCGAAATCCGAGCGGTTGCTGTCCACCCAGAAGTTAGTCGATTGCGACTGATCGATCCAGATCTGTCGAGCAGCCGCTGCGTTGATGGTCCACGTGTGGTCCACGTTGTAGGCAGTTTTCACTGGCAGACCGTGTGGATTGTTGCACGCGGTCTTGGCGACTGCCTTGAACACTCCACTCAGATTCTTTTTGCGGTATACACGTTCGATCGGCAGTTCAGTGCATGCCTCCGTGCCAACGATGTTGCTGATTGTCGCCGTCGGAGCGATCGCCAGCAACGTGGAGTTGCGCATACCTGACTTGACCATCATACGAAGCTGACCTTCGGTCACGAACGGACAGTGGTTGAAGTTCAGGTCGAGGCCAAACTCTTCGATGATCGGAGTGTCTGCCGAATCGTGGATCAGTTTGCCTTGTGCCCACGTGGATTTAGCGTGGAACTGGAACGAACCCTTTTCTTGAGCCAACAGTGCAGATTCGTAGGTGGCAGCAATGCTGATTTGCTTGTAGACTTCGTTCGAATACTCAACATGCTCCTTGGATTCGTAGTCGATACCAAGTTGATACAGCGCCTCTGTCCACCCCATGCAACCCAGACCGATCGGTCGGTCTGATTTCTGCATGTTCTCACCCTTCTTATGTGGAACAAAGCCAATGTCGATAACACTGTCCAGGAAACGCACTGCACGTCGAACAGTCTCGCTAAGCTTTGTGTTCCACATCCATTTGCCGTTGGCGTCCTTACGAACAAGGTGCTCAGGTTTTGAAAGATTCACAGATCCCAAGTTGCACACGAAGCTGCTGTCCGCAGATGAACGAAGTGCGATTTCAGTGCACAAGTTGCTGGACAGGATTGAGCCAACTGCGCTGAGTGCGTAGCGCTCGTTCATGCGATCTTTGTAGCAGTGCCAGAAGACTCCATGCGCGCAGATGCGCTCGATCATCCGATACCACAGGTCTTCTGCATCGACGACTCGCTTGGCCTTCCCTGCTGCTTCTGCTTCTGTATACGCTTGTCGGAATTCTTCACCAAACACGAAGTGCAGACCAGGAACATCGGCCGGATCGAACAGAGACCACTTGCCACCGGCTTCCACGCGCTCCATGAACAGGTCCGGAATCCAGTTAGACATGAACGAATCGTTGGCACGGATGCGGTAGTCTCCGGGTTCCTTCAGATCCAGGAACTCGAAGATGTCTGCGTGCCACGTTTCCAGATACGGGGCGACGCTTCCTTTTCGCTTACCTTGCTGATTGAAGGCACGGAAGATGCCATCAGCAACCACGATGTATGGGACCGGTCCTTCAGCTTCACCACCCATGGATCGGATTGGACTTCCGCTGGCACGCAGTTGCGTGTAGTCCATTGCAACCCCACCGCCGAACTTGGAGTATTTGGAAACTTCCTTCCACACATCGGTGATGTCGTCCGTGTCATCGCCGAGAGTTGCGCCAAAGCACGAGCTGAGTTGCGAGCGCTTAAGGCCGCTGTTGAACAACGTCGGCGTAGATGACATGAATTCCAGGCGCGAAAGCGTCTCGTAGTAATCGAGAGCAGCTTTGGTTCGTGTTTCACGCGTCTCTTCGGCCAATGCAACTCCCATCGCGACTCTCATCAAGAAGTGCTGTGGCATCTCGATGAGTTTCTTGCCGTGCCCCTTGAGGAGGTAGCGGTCTTGAAGCGTTGTAATGCCCAAGTAATCGAAACTGTAATCACGCTCCTGTTGGATTGCGTTGTTCAGTTCGTCGATATCGAAAAGGTCATGGCGCGTCAGTGCTGAATTGAGGTTAGCCTCTGTGTGAGCCTTCTTCAGATAGGAGTCAAGATGAGGATACTTGAAGTGGCCGCAGACTTCCTTGTAGATGTCTTGCAGCACGAAACGGGCAGCAACGAACGTCCAGTTCGGTTCCTCCACGGTCTGGAGGTCGCGAGCTGCGTTGCACAGATTCTTGTTCAGTGCGATGGTCGTGATGCCATCATACAGCGGTTGCTTCGCGTGTTCTTTCAGTCGAGAAGCATCGACACCACTGAGACCTTGACAAGCCCAAATGATCTGGCGCTCGTACTTGGAGTAGTCAAGTGGCTCCTTTGAGCCGTCACGTTTTACGACATGCATTTGTTATCCGGGGTTTTTGTGGTGGAATGGACGGAGGATTCCCCACACGCATGGGCGGGAAATCACGGCCGCACCTGTATTGGCACGGGCATCAAACTAAACAGCAACTTGGTGCCGTGCGCCAATTTACAGTGTGCGGGTCCCTTCTGTTTTTATTGCTTGACTCGCGGTGTGATGTAGTCGATAACATCCTGCACTGTCACGATCCTCTGAACTTCCTCACCCTGGTCGTAGATATCGATATCAAACTCGTCCTCCATGGCCATCACTATCTCAATGAGATCGAGAGAGTCACAACCAAGGTCCGCCACCAGCTTCTTCTCTGGTGTTGCTTCTTCGCGGTTCATACCGAGTTGTTCGGAGATGGCAACTTGCACTCGCTCTGCGGTAGTTCTCATTGTCACTCCTATGTGTTCTTCAGCTCGAAGATGATGCCGTTGATGTCCAAGACCACAGACACCACTTCCCATTCCTTGGGCATCTCACCAGCGGCCTTCATGGCTTGGATGATACGTCCGAAGGAGGCGAAGTTGGTGACCCCTGTCGGGTGACGCTCCTTTACTGCGATCAGACGCGGGTCCTTGGCTACTTCCATGTTCATTTCCATGTTCACTCCTCGGGTAAGGGAAAGCTCTTCAGTTGATCGATCATGAAGGGGAAGGGCTTCTTCTGGCGAGTCTCCAGAGTCTTGAATTCCTTCTCTTCTTCCTTTTTCTTCCCAAGAAGTTTACTCTTCTCGAGAGCTTGCAACTGATACACACGCATACCGCTGATGACATTGGCTTCTTCGACCTTGATCTTCAACTTCTTCGCCAGATGATGGTCCAACTCTTCACGCGTGAACTTCTGCTTCAGTGCCTTGAAAATGATGTCCAAGTTGTCGACGGCCAGCAGCATGAGCTCCAGCAAACGGATGCGCTTTTTGCACTCCACCATCCAGTGGGCGCACGCCTTGCGTTCCAGCTCGATGCGCCACTTGACCCATTCCGTGAAGAACGTGACGATGGACATCGGTTTCATGCGCGCCGCTGCCTGACCCTCAGAGTCTACGTACCGCTCGGTGAAGTTCAGCACGTAATTCTCACGCTTTGTGAGGATCTTCTTGCGGATGTGCTTGAGGATTGCAGCCTGCATCTTCGGCGTGAGTCCCTTCTTGAGCACCACGTTTACGACGGCATGTCGATCGGTCTTGGTACTATCGTCGCGTGCGTCTGCCACACCTTCGATGTCCAACAAGCGATCCAGCAATCCGGTTTCCTTCTTCTCCTTGTCGTCGTTCTTCTTTTTCGGTTTGCTGAGGATACTGCCGACGTTCGCGAATTTGGTGATCGTCAGCGTAAGGGTGCGCTCGTTCCACGAAGTGGTGGACTTGAAGAGCACACGTCCTCGCGTTCCCTTGAACACACCCATCCGATCTTGCTTGGCTTCAGCAGTTGCCGGTTCCACTTCCACGCCGCCGTGATCCGTTGTGAACTCCAGATTGTTGTAGAGCAACTTGGCAGTGATCTCCTCACCACCATAGATCTTGGACAGAGTCTTGAGAACAGACTTGCTGGTAAACGCTGGGATGTCAGTTGTCGCACCAGGAGCCACACCTGATTTACCATTAAGTACCGACACCGGGAGGAGTGCAGGCAAACGTAACGGTTCTGTGAACGAGCCGTCGTAATTCGGCACCATCCATTCGTTGAACATCACCGGAGTGTAGAACTTGTTGAACAACACTTCGTCGGCGAATTTCGACAGGCGCATCTCGGTGTAGCGCATTGCCGACGGTCGCGGTTCGGAGAACGTGCCCCAATTCCCCATACCATCCACATACGGGATGATCGGGTTCAGCTTCGCCATGTTGACCAGCGAACTGTAGATCGAGCTATCACCGTGGGGGTGGAAGCGACCCATTGTGTCACCAACCACGCGAGCCGCCTTCACGTACTTGGCGTTGGAACGGACACCCATGTCATACGCTGAGTACAAGCCACGACGAGTGACTGGTAGCTGCCCGTCGAACGCATCGGGGATGGCGCGGTCTTCGATCACGCTCATCCCGTATTCGTAATAGTTGCGACGCGCAAACGAGAGGAGGCCCTCCTCTACGATATGATCAGCCTTGCTGGTTTTGACCTTGTTCTTGACCTTCTTGGGCATTGCTTTCCTTGTTGCCTGCGTTGTCCGGATTCAGTCGGAACGGATTCACGACACCCCACTTTACAGCAGTGTGATCGATGAAGTGCCAGATCGGGCGTCTGTCCTCTGGATAGACAGCACCATGTGCCGCCATGTAGTCTTCAGCCAGACTAGCGATCGTGCACAGCAGCAGCTCACGTTCTTCCTTGGTCATGCGGATCTGCACTTCAGCCATCTCGGTTTCAACCGCGTTAGGATTATCTTTGCTCATAGTTCTTTCCCATTGATAGTTCCAGCACCAACTTGGCGCGCTTGATGTCCCTATCCAACATTGCTAATGCTACTTCGTGGGTTGGATCGATTCTGAGCTGATCGTTGTGTGCTTCTTGAAAACGCAGTAAATCTAGAGTCAGCTTCTGGACTTCTGACAGTTCTTGCATTACTTGACCTTTGACGACCCAGCGTCCACTGCCATGATGAACTCTTGGAATGCTTGGCTCGGTCTCACGTTGTGGGCCTTGATGTAGTGGAGATAGCCCGCAGGCCACTCCCAAATCGATTCCATAAACGACAGACTGTATTCCTTGCTGCCGTTCTTCTCTTCGCAAATGCGACACCACGAACTACCTTTGCACTCGGAGACGCGGCCGATCTTGTGTGTATCGATACGCGCTTCGGTGCGCCGTAGTGACTGCAGAAAAGCTTTGCGTCCCACCCACTTGTATGGAAGCGCGATTGGCTTTGGAAGGTGTGGCTCGTCTTTCGACCACCAGAATCCTTCGTGGTTGATCACCGCAGACTCCTGACGAGATCTTGGGAGAACGCGTACAGGTCGATTGTCGTGTGCTCCTTGTCAGTGAAACTCAGGGGCATCACGAACTGCCACTTCACTTTGCGTTCGAACATCACTCGTCCTCGTATGGAGAGAGATCATCAGGACGCGGCGATCCAACGTAGTCATGCAACACCTTCACTAGGGAAGTTGTCTCATGGGCGTCCACTTCCCAACCTACTACACGGACTGCTTCCGCAAGAGTAGCCAAGAATTCTGGTGTCAGCTTAGGAAGAAGCTGCGCCTTGCGTTCGTCTAACGTCATCATTCCACTCCTAAGAGTTTCTTGCGTTTCACGTACTTGCCCGTCCATCCTTTATGATGAGGCTTTGCTCCTCTTGAGGGACATCTTAAACAGATGTTCATGAGTGGCCTTCGATCTGCCAGCCATCTTTTCGGCCATTCTAGCTACTGAAGGGTCGTTGTGTTTGTTACGACCAGTCTTCTTCATCGCCTGACGAGCTACACCCGGATGAGTCTCTTTTGTGCGACCAGTCATGGCATCTATTCGACGCTGACCACCACCATAGAGGTTCATCTCGGCAGTATTCTCCTCTTTGGTGATGAAACGACAGTTGCCAATCTCATAGCAGCCCCGATCTCTCTTTCGGGCCATCACATATTGACCACCGCCCCTTCCTATATCCGAATGGGTTATGTCTGCTTTCTCAGCAAGACGAACGTACTGTTTCAAGCTTAGGTGGTATTCAATGCCGCGTCGAGTGGCATTGCTGCGTAGGTTTGAGAGCTTTCGCCTCCAGATGGCTTCGTCTTCCATCATTCTACGCCAAGCAACTTCTTCCTGTACGCCACGTTCTTGCCGAGCAGAGCTTGGAACTCCTCGGCTTCCTTCTTGGAAGGAGGCATGATTCGGATGAGCTTACGTGCACCTGGATCGAGAGCCACGGACATGTCTTCTTCGTTGATCTCACCCCATCCCTTGATGTACTGGATGTCCACCTTCTGACTGCCAGTCTTCTTGTAGATCTCTTCCTTGGTCATGCCGAAGTACGTCTTGCCTTTGTGCAGACACTTGTACAGTGGAGCGACCACCGCGTACATGCGACCACTCGTGATGACCTGCGGTGCATACTTCCAGATGTTGCCATCGATCAGCACGTTGATGTGTTTGCCATCAACGTCCGGGTCGGCAAGCTTGATGATCTTGCCGTAGGGCATTGCCTTGAGCGACTTCTCAGTGTCCTTGGCGTCCAGCTTAACACCGATTGCCGCTAGCAGACCAACGAGTTCAGCATTGTTGTTAACCTTCGCCTGTTGCGCTTCCATTGCGTTCAATGGTTTGCCGCGCAAAGCATAGATGGCTTGGAAGCTCTTGTCGCGAGCACGCTTTGCAGTGCCCGCCGCTGAATCGCCTTCTACGATGAAGAGTTCACGCTTCTCCACCGGAGCGTTACCTACGATGCCAGACAGCTTGGTTTTCAGACCCTTGCTGGCACTGTTCACGTTCTTGATCAGCTTCTTGTCAGCCTTGAAGCTGGTGGTCGCCTTGTTGAGCTCCATGGCACGATCCACGATGCTCTTTGCCAGTGACTTGTTCGCTTCCCAGAATTTGGTCCATGCCTGTGCCATCTCCGGGTAAGCTTCCGGATACACGCGATCGTCAACCAACTTGTCCTTGGGTTGGTTGTTGAACTTCGGTGCCGCGACCTTGGCATTCACGAGACCAACCAGACCATCGCGCAGGTCGTTCATGTTGAACGGTGCTTCTTTCTTCTTGTCTTTGCCGCGTGTCTTCGGCCAGAACGGTTTCAAGCTCTTGAACATCCCGTCCATGACAGCCGTCACGTGTTCACCGCCGTCCTTGTTGTGGAGGCCGTTGGTGTAGGCAGAAATCTGATCGCCATCCGCGTCCGTAAACGCGATCACCACATCCATAAGCTGGCTGTGGTGTTGGAACATCTTCTTTTGTACGTTGCACTTGAGTTCTGATACCCGCTTCTCGATGAACTCAATAGGGCCACGTTTGTGCAGGAGCTCGAACGTCTTGCCCTTACGGTTGGTGAACTTGACCTGGATGCCAGGAACAAGATAGGCTGTGAGTTCACACCACGATTGGATGGCAGACGCATCGATCTTGGCATCCTTGGTGAACAAGGACAAGTCGGGTTCCGCACGGATGACACTACCCTTCTTGACCTTGATGCCATGTGGCAGCTTCGGCGCCTTGCATTTCTCAGGTTCACCTTGCTTGACGGTGTCCTTGTACTTGATGGTCCACCACTGACCATCACGGCAGGTCCACACCTGGAAACGCTTGGACATCGCATTGGTGGCCTTGATACCGATGCCGTGCGTTCCGCGTGAAGTGGCGTTTCCCTTGAAGTTGGAACCAGCGTGCGTCAGGCCGGTTGCCACGTAGAAGGTGTTCAGCTTCTCCTTCTGGCCGTGTTCATTCTCGAACACTTTAGTTCCAACCGGGAACCCAGGACCAGCGTCGATGATCCAGTACACGTTGGGTTCAGGATCGAACATCAGATGCGCCAAGTTGTTCCCAATGCCCTTGAGAATCAAGTCGACGCAGTTGTCGAGTGGCTCTCGGATACAAGTCCATAGACCGTCGCCGTCGTTCGGGCCGATATACGGAGTGGGTTTCTTGCGGATTCCCTTGAGGCCAGCGTACCGTTCAATATCTTCGGTGTCGTACTTCTTCGCCATTCTCTTTCTGTCCTGTGCGGTGGTATTGGTATTATTTACAGGTAATCGCCCCGCAGGATAGCAGCTTTTGCTAGCTCCTTGATCTCTGAATCTGCATCTGTTGTGCTGTTCAGGATACGAATCAACCCGTTCCGATACTCAGATGATTTTGCGTGCCAACGTTCCCGATCCGCCACTGCGCGCGCATACGGATCCAGTTCCGCTGCAGGATCTGCAGGATGCAAGGCAGCCAGCGCCTTTTCCAAGCTACCGTACCTGTCGATGGCGTCTTTGGCTTCACGCAGACCGCATCCGGTTCTCAATCGGAAACTGTTGATGTCCTCGATCTTACCCATTCTTGGTCTCCTGTTCTTGTGTCTCCCAAGTTGCCACAATCCGGCCAAACTTGAGAGGCAAGTTGATTGTCTGTGCCTGTGACGATGGAGTTCCAGGCAACTCGATCACAATGTCGGAGCAATTTTCAGGGATGCCCAACGCTTTCAATACAGTAGCCAGATCGAACTCCATGCGGTGAGTGTACGTGGTCTTTGACGTTACGGTCTTGACAGGGTTGAGCTCCATGTGAGTTCCTCAGTCGTTGAAGACGATACAGTCTTCGTATCCGTCCCAACACGCAACGCGAACGTTCTTGTGCAATCCAGCTTTTTCCAACAGTTCGTAGACAGCAAATCCGTCACCGTCGATCGGGACGATCACCTTTTCGGGGGTGATAGGACTTTCTTCCAACTTGAAAATCATGTCTTCTCCTAAGAAATGTAGACCTTTGTCTTATCCTCGACAGTTCCCTCACACCACGGACATGGACCGTTGTCCGCGTATCCTAGGTTGGGATCACAATGCTGGTGACACTCATCAGTCTGCTAGGCATGTCAGCACTCCGTCCCATCGAAGGGATCAGGTCTGCGTGGCGGCGGATTGCCGCAGCACTCGGGCGGTTCGCAGAAGGGATAAGCACACTGTGGAGGAAGTGAACTTGGTCGGTATCCACGCGCCGTGCAGTTGTCGAACGCCTGTTGTTGCGATGCAAGACGCTGGTCCGTAGACCTGAAAGGCCACGGCCTTGTGATTCGTACCTGTTCCATGATCAGAAGACTTTCGTCATGTCCTTGCCAGTACCGTTACACCACGTACACGGACCGTTTTCCGTGTACCCCAGAGCCGGGTCGTCGTAAATCGGCGCGTATTGACGACCACTGCCGTTGCACCAATCGCACTTGAGAGCCCGTCCCACTGTTTTCTGCCACCTACTGACGGCAGACGCTTCATCTTCAGCTTGTTTCTTGTCCATCACCACCACTCCTGCCATACAACTGGCTCCTCTGCTGCCCACATCAGCAGTTCGAACCACATGCGATGTGCCCAAACCGTGGACACGTGTTCATCGGTAGCTGCGAACTCCGCGCGTAGATAGCTATCCACTGCGTGGTGCAACCACCAGTCAGGTCGTTCGTGGAACTCCATCATTTTCCTTTTGACAAGACACCACGCAGTAGTTCACCTGCTTCCTGAATGCGACGGACCTCTTCCAACGGATCGTCCGACGGGCCAACTTCCGAATAGCGATTCTCGATCATGCTGTCGATGATCGACCGTCCACGCATGTTGTCTGCGAAGTTGTCTATCGGGCCTTTCTTGCCGTCGGGCACACTCTCACCACTCTTGGTGATCTGCAGACCACACCGACGTCCTTGGCACTTCCATCCGTCGTCGTTGCGTCGCATGCGATACATTGTGTTGCAGCGGAGGCAGTAAGGTTGATAGCCAGACTCCCAAGAGTACTTGGGGTCTTCAAACGTGTTGTCGCTCATGGTAGAAGTGTGATGTAGTCAATGATGAGGATATCGTTAGGCGGGGATTCCCAACCGGGATACAGACGCCTCATCTCCGCTTCGTATTCATGACGAAGAGATGTGCGACGTGGATGGTGCCACACGGGATCCGGACGAGGATGCTGTGTTGCTGTCACGATCTTGATGTCGAGCCTCTCCACCATAGCACGCAGTTGCTCGTACGATTCCTTGATGTTCGTAGTGACACTCTGTTCTTTCATCCTCATCCTTTCGGAAGGCAGTGCTGATGAATGGCCATTGCTTTGTCATTCGTTCCATGTTACCTCCCACCACAAACACGCGCCATTTCGGTTGAGGGTAAATCCTAAGTCCTGGATCCATTGGACATCGTTCCAGGAGTAACCGAACTCGGCAAAGTTGAGGTGCATCTCATACACTTTCTGCTCGAGAGCACGCTTTTGTGCTTCAGCAAACAATCGGACGCGCCCGGCGTTCGGACCATCTGGAAGACGCATAGCAGAACGCATTTCTAGGGCGGACATTAGATGTGTCACTCGCCTCTCCTCGCAAGTGCTCTTTCCAGGAATTTCTCTCTGTCTTCCGGAGCCATCTCGCTGGCGATCTTGTTTGTCAGATCGATGATGGCCAAGTTGCGAATTGTCAACTGTTCCTGCTTCATGTTCGGCGGACTCATGTCCGTAGGCTTCGTGTTGTAGCGGAAGTCGTTGATGATGTCCGCAAGCTGAATCTTGTCAGCGCTCAGGAGTGGTTTGTCCATACAACCTATTTATACCTCTCTGCTTCCAGTGCCAACTTGGCTTGTTCGAGACGAGGAAGGTCCTCCTCACGAACTGGATCACCGTTGCTGAAGTGGAGATGGACTGCAGTCCAAGACCGCAGGGGCGTAGCGTTACCGCAGTTCCACCGGTCTCACATCCATGACTGTTGTTCTTCAGACCAGAAGATCATGGTGAAGGGGTGGCCCGAAGGCCACCCATGCGACTTACATCGCCGCGATCATCGCGCGGAGTTCTTCCGGCGACTTGGCGTCCAGCGCACGGTTCTCCGCACGCTCCAGCGCCGCCAGCAGCTCCTGCTTCTTTTCGGCGCGTTCCTTTTCCTGGGCCGCGATGTCACGCTCGCGCACCTTGACGCCGATGATGTACTTTACGATCTCGAACTTCAGCGACACTTCGGCGTTCTCCTTCGAGGAGGTCGTCGGCGAGACGAACGAGAGGGTCTGCGCGGCCGTCTTGTTCTGCTCGTTCAGCGCGATCGCGATGTCGTCGAGGTTGGCCTTGTCCTTGTTGGTGGACTGCAGCGGCAGGTTCCACAGATCCTCAACAGACAGCTTGCCCTTCGGGGAATCGAAACGCAGCGCCAGACGGGAGGCCTGTTCGAAGATGTTGATGTTCTGGTCCATTGTTTACCTTTCAAGTTAGAACACGATTTTGATCGTGCGAGTGAATGAGCCATTGACCCGGGCCACGAGGGTGTTGCGGAGAGTAGAAGAGAAGCCGAGGCCGCTAATTTGTTCGTCAGCGTTCTCGAGAAGCATCTTGCTACCCACCATTTCCATCACCTTGCGGTGTTGGTCGAGGTCACTGCGCAGGAACTCGTTGAAGAAGCCCCGCGCCGTGCCGTCGTTCTTGCATCCATCCAGCATGAAGAAGTAGTGCTTGTTCCCCACCTCCTTCTCATCCCAGAAGTTGGGGCTCAGCATCATGACATTGACCTTGTGGTAAGTCTGTGTCGGAATTCCCCAAACCACGCTTCCAGGTGCCGACGGATCGTTGCCAGCAGGCAAGGATTCGATGATCTGGATACCTTCCTTGTGAGTGTACTTGAACTTCACCACAGTGATCTTCGCATTGTCCGGCACTGCCTTGTCGTATGTGAATTGCGTGACTTTGCCGAGGAAGTCGAACTGCACCGTGAAGCCGACATCCTTGGTCTCACGCTTGGCGTATTGATGCACGAACAGGTGGTAGTTGCCTTCCTTCATGGTGCGTCGGTTTCCGTAGAAGATGTTCTCCACGGGCTCCCGCGTCTGGCCACGACCAGCATTCATGTCTACGTCCAGTTGTCCCCCACAGCGAGAGACACTGCCACGAGTGCGGAAGCTGATCTCGTACCCGTCAGGTTCGATCATATGGAAGTCGAGGTCGTCGTAATTGGACCATGCGAGACGGCAGCACAAGTCACCCTCGACATTGCCTCCAGCCTTCTTCACACGTTCCTTGATCGCATCGGCCACTTCGCCGTTGTACGACCAACTGAAGCGATTGTCCCATTTGAACAGTGGCTTGGCAGTTGCGTCCTGCGGCGCCACGAGACTGACAAGGTTCGCCTTGTGATGATTCTCGACCAGCACTTCCATGCTGTCGATGCGCGGCACGATGTCTTTGAGGAATTTCTCGATCGGCACTTCCTCGATCTTGTCCAGCGCCTTGCTCGACACGCGGCTGCTAGTGACAGCCAGCAGATCGTCGAACGCATCACCGTTAATGACCTTGCGTGCAGCTCGGTCAGCGAACAAGATGTTGTTGATCGAGATGTCGTGGATCGTGGCGTAGCGACGCTCCAGAGCCGATGTCAGTCCAAGTTCGGCAACCTTCTCCTTGGCCTTCTTGATCATCGCCGGCGTCACGAGAGCCGTGGTGCGACGATAGTTGGATGGAGCCACCACGACCTCGTACTTGCGCACTGCGGCTTCTAGATCTAGCGGAGCCTTCGCCGCGCTCTCGACAGTGGCCGGCGAACCACTCAGATCCACCAGCAACGTGCCGATCGCCGTGTTGCGAATGCGAGCCGCCGTCTTGAACGTGCCGTTGTAGTTCGTCCATGCAAAGTTGTCCTCGTCAGCGACGCTGAGAGCATGGAACTGCTTCTGCATCTTCTGGAACGCCTCGACGGCTACCCCGTACTCGGCGCCACGATACAGCGAGTTCTGCGCGATCAGGTCCAGCACCGTCTGCACGGCGTCGGCATCGATCTCACGCAGGCTACGCAGGAAGACGTCCTTGGTGGAACGTTCTTCGCCCAGACGTGTTGGAATGTTCGCCTTCGGAGCCACGAACTTGCTGTCGACGTTGACGAAGAAGTGGTTCCAGGTCTTCGGACGTTCACCTGTCACTTCCTCGAAGTTGCGGTCGGTGCCTGCCGTGCGCTCGTAGTGCAGGAAGGGATCCTTGATGGGCTTGCTCTTCACCAACTTGGCAAGCTTCTTCGCGACGACATTGTAGCCTTCTTCTTCGGTGGTTACGTCCCAGACGCTAACCAATTTATCGTCAATGATGGCAACGGTGCCACCAATCGTTCGAATGAATTGCTTGCAGCAGGAGCAGTCGTGTTCAGTGCGTTTGCGGTACTCCGGATTGTCCCCAGAACGGAAACCGTTGATGTACGTTTCCCAAAGTTCGTCCTTCTCCACGTCGACTCGGAACATCGGGTACTTTTGCATCCGCTCCCATTGTTTGGCGACAGCGGTCTTAAGGTGCATGAAGTTCATTGGTATCTTTCAGATTCAGTTTATTGAACAAACAACTTCTTATCGGCGCTGTGCAAACACCGGCAGTTCCCACACGACGCACTTGCAGTATCTGGAAAGCTCTTTCATTGCGCTATCTTCTCCAGAATCTTCCTGGGCACTTATGATCCATAAGTTCATTGGGATTTCCAAAAGATTTTGTCGCAAGAGCGACAGTGAGTCAAGTGCTGCTGTTTGCGCCAGCGTGTTCTTATGTTGTCGTGCCCTAGCTCCACCGGATCAAAGTGGCCGAACAGTGCGCAGACTAGTCTCCTCCACACCAACATTGTTGTCTCCTAGTCTGGAAGGTGCTCTTGAAGACCCAAGTAAAAAGAAGCCGTGTGAATGGCTTGGAAGATGTCCGCGTGCAGTGCCGGCATCCTGTTGAACATCTGTCCATCGCCATGCATGATCTCTGCAACCGTGTACTGCCCATAGGGAGAACACATCAAGACAACGACTTTTCCTTCGCCCTTTAGTTCGAGCTCCAGGATGTTGTTGACTGGAGACGGCCCCCGCAGAGCACATTCCACGCCGTGTCCACTGAAGAGATCATAGGCATTAGCCATGTGTAGCTCGGCCTTTTCCATGAGACCCCTTCCGGTGTTGTGATCGGTGGGATTGTCGCTCATGCTTCTTCCCTCACGTGCTCGATGTGCCAATCACCAACCATCGGGTTGTTCGACACCCAGAAGCCGTCGAATGGCCGAAGCCACTCCTTGAATGCCTGCGGCTCACCTTGCAGGTATGTGGACTCACCACAGTATGAGCGTCCATCGTTACTTCGGATGTGTTCGCGCCCAAAGTTCCAGATTACCTTGATGTTGTCAGGAATGGGCTTGTGTTCGTCTTGCACCAGCATGATAAGGTTCATTCGTCAGCTCTCTTGTAGTTGATTTCGTTGTGAATTGCTTCGCCATGATCAGAGGCCAGTGGCATACCTTCGAATTCTGCAAGCCATTGCTTGTGATCTGGGTCTGGATCAGTAGCCTCTTCAGGCACTACAGAGAAGCGGAAGCTCGGGATGTTCACAATGTGAAACTTCTCACCGATTTGGATCGCTGCCTTGTGTTCCACGTAGATGTGATACAGTGGACTGTTCCCGGGATTGAAGATCCTTTTCAAGTTGCCACCTACTGCTCTGGTTTTGAACACTCTCGTTAGGAACACCGAGTCAGCAACTCTCATACACACATCGCGTTCCCGATACTGTGCATAGATACTGACATTGCCGCTGGTGTCCACCACGTTGATACGCCACACGTCCACACAGCCTTCCGGCACCTTCATGTGCTTGGAGTACGTGCGTTGTGATGGAGGCAGGTTGCGTTGCTTCTCTGAAAAGTGCTTGCCCACTACCACTCCTCGATGTAGAGATTCATGTGTTCTTGGCCAAGTTGAAAGCTCTCGTCGGTTTCCCGGCTGTAGTCCTTCTTCTTGCGTGTTCTCAAGTCTTTCAGGGTCTCGCTGGTATCGATCTCCTCACCGCATTCTGAGGCGATCCACGAGTAGAACAGACCGCGCCAGTAGTCAGGATCTTCCTCCGCCACAGGATATACTTGCTCGACTCCTACGATGGCAAGTTTGCCATCGGTAGTTCGCACGTTGATCTCATCGTAGAAGTTGCAATTATCTTCATACCAACGCTGGCCCGCTCGCAACAATTGACCCATAGGAACGCCGGACGGAAACTCCGTCAGTACAGTCTCGCGTGTGATGACATCACCTTCTCGCGGCGGACGATCTTCGCGCGCATGCAAACGCAAACCGTACCTGTTGAGGATAAGTTGACTCTTTCTCTTAGACATGTTTCCTCCTGCGGAGCGACATCATCACAGCCATGTCAGTGCGTCCTTGCCAATAGGCCGTTCGCACAGATTGCTTGGTGTTGTTAGGAGCGTATCTAGCTTCTAACAGATATGCTGTCTCACGATCTTGCTTCGTGCCATTGTAGCAGATACACATGAGGCACCCGAAGACATACCACTTGTCCATGTCAGAGTTCCTTCCGTGGCGTGAGGGTCTTCGCGAGGATAGTCTTGCGATTCTTTCCAGCTCGCTTCTCGGTGGCTTCGAGTGTGATGAAGTGGTTGCGATACCACTTCTTGAGGCTGACTAGCGCCTTCTCCAAGTGAGAGTGGCGTACAGTCTTGGGGTATTCGAGGATGACTGCCTTGTTCGTGATGGACACATCGTGATCCCACTTGGCGCGGAACCGTTCAAGCATCTCAGCTTCTAGATGATCGAACTTGAGAACCGTCACTTTGGCAGCGGAGGAAAGGTAAGTGAGCAAAGTTGGGCTGAAGTCCGAGCTCAGGTTGTTGAGCGGTATACCCATCCCGGATAGGACGTCGTAGTCAGCGTCCTTATGAGGATACAGCAGTCCGACATTGCGGACCAAGGTTAGGCTTGTTCTTTGTTTCATATCCAATAGACAAGTGCGGGGCACTGGGCCCCGCGAATGGAACAGAAATCAGGTTTTGTTTTTGATCCGTGCTTCGTTAAGCGCCTGTGCCACTCTCTCCTGATACCAATCAGGCTTCTCAGCCAACTTGGCGTTCAGACGGGCTAGTCTAGAGAAGTCATGAGCTTTCTCAGCAGCCATGAAGCGTGGCACGATGTCCTCGAGAGGAACTCGGATCACGATCTGCGTAGCAACAGCGGGACAGCTCTTGTTCCCAGCACTAAAGTGACACCCCTTGTGTCGCTTGGTGGCAAATGGAATCAACGATTTACACGACAGACAGTTCTCACTGTAGACTTCAAGGAAGGCTTCTTCTGGTTCTTCAGATGCAGCCACTACCTTCTTAGTAGGCGGCGACTGCCCATCTTCCAACAGAGAAAGATCTGAATCATCGTCTTCGTCGTCGACCGTTGATTGATCTTCCTCGTCTTCTTCGAGGTCGATATCTTCCAAACTATCCTCGGTTACGGACGGTTCCTCCGCGACCACTTTGTCAAGTGGTACGGAAGTGGCTACTGGAGCCGTGTCCTCAGATGCTTCTGGCGTCTTTGCCTCCGCTTTTTTGGCGGCTTCGGGCTTTGAAACTCGATGCACCTTCGGAGCGGCCTTCTGCTCTTGCACTGGCATTCTTGCTCCTTGAAAGGAGGGCACACGGCCCTCCTTGTTCAATGGTTAGATATTCCAATCACCGCCTTCATCGTCGGACGATTCGTCGTCGTCATCGCCGTCGTCATCGTCATCGCCGTCGTCCTCACCGTCGTCGTCGCCATCTTCATCGCCGTCTTCATCGCCGTCTTCATCGCCGTCTTCGTCGTCGCTGTCGTCATCGCCATCTTCGTCTAGGACTTCGAGATCCCCTTCTTCGTCGTCGCCGTCCTCATCGTCGTCTTCGTCCTCGTCCTTGGACTTCTTTCCACCCTTCTTGGCAGTCTTCTTGTTCTTCTTCGACTTCGGTGCTTCTTCTTCATCGTCGCCGTCTTCAGTTTCAGCTTCGACCAGCGACAGGATTTCTGTTCCGAACATCGCGGTGTTTACCACCACGTTACCCTTCTCGGTCACAAAGGTTGTGATGTTGCCGTCAACTTCGTAGGATTGTGCCACGAACTCACCAACGATCTGCGAACCGCCAACAAAGATGCGACCGTCCGGCAGCTTCATTCCAACATTGCTCTCGATGACCTCCGTTTGGACTACGTGCTTGCCGACGGGATGGGCGATGGTGACCACGCCATTCTTTTGACCAGTGACCTTGCCCTTCAGTTCGCGAAGGACGCTGCCGAACACCGTGACGCGATAACCTTCTGCAGTCAGACTGCGATTCTTGGGCGGACGACCAGCACTGCTCTTACCAGCCTTGGGGCCACGCTTCGCAGCTTTCTCTTCACCCTTACGCGGACGACCCGGACCGCGCTTTCCTTCAGCCTTCGGAGGACGACCAGGACCACGCTTGCCAGCCTTCGACTTCTTGACCTTCTTCTCTTCGTTCTTCGATTTTGCCATTTGAGTGAAACTCCAATTTGTTGCAACAAGTTGATGGTGACCGTCGGAATAATTACCAGCGGTACATCCACCACTTATTTACAGCTTTGATTTCACTCACAATATCCAGATTATCCAGCATTGCGATCCACATAAAAACTCAGGTCTCCGGACTTTCCCAATGAGCAGATGGATCTAGTAGGGAATTCCAAACGTCGAACGGCCTGTTCAATTCCGTAGACGGTCTGGTTGGCGTCGTGGTTGTGGATACCACGGATCTGTATGAGATAGGGAGGTTTAAGTTCTTCAGAGTAGAACTCGATTGTGATTAAAGGTGTTTCGATGGATTCAAGATCACGGACAGACATGATGATAGTCTTTCCGTTGAAAATGCTTTCGCCATACGTGTGAACGCAATGATCCAGAACATATGACTCGTACTTGAGTGCTCGTGCGCTAACAAGCCGCACCAGCATCAGCTTTCGCCCATTTATTTGGAACGGCTCGTCTAGTGCGCGGAACCAATCTATACCTTCGACCGGCACCGCCGCACGATGTTGCGCGTCTGCGAGCACTTTGGCGGCTTCTGCTGCGACACACATTTCTTCTTCCAGTTTACGGCGTTGTTCCTCGTGCCAGTGTTTGGAAGCCCTTACGGTGTCCGTCCAATTACGACGGCTGATGTCGGTATTGGCGTCCTCAGATAAGAGGCCAAGGATGTAGTCACGGACGTCTACGACTTCGTCGCGATAGACTTGCAGATTGTGCGTCGTGGGTGCATAGTACCAGAGCGTTCCGGCCTCCGCGTCCTTAATGTCCCATTCAGTCTGCGGTTCCAGTTCCAACCTACCAGATGGTGCGTCAGCGAAAAGCGTGGGAGCTATGGGGCCGTCATCCGAGTGGAAGAAGGGCGACACTCTGACGGCGTTCATCGGAGAGAAGAACTTCTCTTTGTCAGGGCTACGCAACATCCACCTCACCCATGTCCGGTGGAACCACTCTGTCCACTTATCCGAATGGGCACCAGAACGGGCCCAACCTCCGAAGTGGAACTCCATGTCAGTTGTTAGGCTTTCGAGATTGAAGACTCGCATTCTTCCTTCCTTTCAGGCCGAGCATCTCATTGCGTTTGCGTTTCCATTCCTGTTTCTGTTCGACGATGGTCATGTAGTGACGGATCTCCGCCACCAAGACGTCATAGGGCAGCATCTTGATCTGTTCCCGATTCATCGGCAGTGGTAATGGACGGTATCCAATGATTCCTGGAAAACTTGGTTCTTTGAAGGTTGCGGTTGATATGTGGTGAACCTTACCCATGTCAGTAGTCCTGTTCGATCTTCTGCCTTGGAATCCCCCAGAACATCTTCTGCTTGCTGGGTGGTGTGGTTGCCTTGCTGATTGCCTGGACCATCATCTCTCGCGCATTTGGAATGGAGGGTAGTTCCTCAAACGACTTGAGGATTTGATCGAACTCTCGTTCGTCCATTTCTTCTCCGTCCATTGGGAGGTTTCTCGGAGTGCTAGTCAAGAAAAGAGGAGCCAGCTTTGCGTCTGGAACAGTGTGTCCTTGCACTTGCTTTGTTGCTAGTGTCTCGATTCGAACAAGCTCCACGCGCACTAGGCAGTTGCTATGACTCTTCGTAGGTTTGCTGATGAAGCATCCAGCCAGAATGATGCCTACGTTGGCATAGAAAAGAGCATGAGTCGCGCTTCGCGTAGGATCCCTATCGTAGATCACCTGCATCTTGCCGGAATTCTGGTCACCAACGATAACGCTGGACGAGAACGTGTCTCTCCAGACACACGATTCCCACACAGTGAAGCTTGTCTTTTTACTAATATCAAGAATGGGTTTCAACTTAGCTCCCTTGGGATCCTTCCAGTCTGGACAGGATCGCGGGCCTGTACGCTTGCGACAGGATTTCTTCAGGTTGTTGGGCTTCCCACGCTTCCAATGCTTTGAGCTGCGAGCGCGCCATGTGCTCTTGGAATGCGTGAGAGTAGATGGTGTTCACGGAATGTTGAACTGTGCGCGTGTGTTCTTCTCGCAGACGCTGCACTGTCTCGTTGATGGTGGGTCCGTTGAGTTTACGCTCCAACCAGCGTTTGATTTGTTCGAGGATGTTGGTCATTCTTCTTGCTCCGCGGCCTTCACTGCTTCCTTCAGTATCCTGATGCTTCGATCACCATACCACAACTTCTCCAGAGCCAAGTGGATCCACGCTGTTCCTACATAGGCAGCAAAGCTGCCAACTAGAAAGAAGAAGTGCAAGAGCGAACTCCACACAGTAACGTGTAGAGCCTTGGCGATGAAGGTACAGATTGCCAAGTAGCAAATGAATCGCAGGACGAGTGGTATGTGTCGCATGGTTAATGAAAAGAGGCCACTACTTTACAACGTAGGGGCCTCTTAGGTTGTTTACTTGACGGCAGGAAGATCGTACCATTCGGCACGGCCGCGATCGTTGACGTCGACATCTTGCCAAGCTGCTGCGGTGCCGTTCTTGTCCTGGATTGCTGCCAAGTTATCGACGAAGCACTTGCGGAGCTTCGCGAGTTTGTTAAGCGCCTGCGACGAACGGAGAGTTCGAACCATGAAATTGGCACGAGCAGTCAACGTGTCCACAGCGCGACCTTCGTTCAGGTTCAGGTACTGAGCCTTCGTCGGTTTGTAGACACGGGCGAGCGCCTCGTTCGCACGGAGAGGTAGAATCTTGAACTTGCCCGCAGGGAGGCTCTTCACGGCAGGCGAATCCTTGCCAGCACTGATGACCACGGCATCGATCTGGTGGTTTTCCAGGGCGGTGAGCATGTCCTTCGTCGCCGTGAACGACATGATCTTCAGACCAAGTTGGAGCATGTCGCTCGTGATGCGAGCGGTGACCACCGATCCGCCGACAGCGCCGACAGGACGCCCCTTCAGCGATTCCACCGTATTGTATTCGACCTTGTCGCCACCGACGTTGTGACCGAACACGGTGACGCCGCCCTCGAATTTCGCGTCAGCCCTTGCGATGAACAGTGTGTCCTCGTTGTGGAGGGTGAACAGCGTTCGCAGGTTGGTGACAGAGGTCGGGTTGTCCATCTTGGCTGCGAGGTACAGGTCGGTTGGGATGATCGCCCCATTTACCTTGTTCGTGCGCAGCAATTCTAGATTCTCGGTGCCGCCCTTGGTGTTCTGCTCGATGATGTTGAGATCGGACGGCCCATTGCAGACAGTGGCGAACTCACCGATGACAGTCGAATAGACGCTGCCGTTCTTGGCACCGCCGCCACCTGCGACGATGAATTGCTCGGATTGGGCGAATGCCGAACCGGCAACGAGACCGCAGATCAGTGCGACGATGTGGAAAATTCGTTTCATGTGTTTCAGTTTGAAGTTGATAGGGTGAAGACTTACTTGCCGAGTCCTTGATAGGAACCGGACTCCTCCGTAGATGCAGGTGCTTGGTTGGTGGTCGTGTTCTCCTTGTGACCGATGTTGATTGCGAAGACGATCACCAGAAGGATGATCGCCACGACAGTGGTGATGATGCGATATTTCACTTGCTGAACCCATCGCGACGCGAAGTCGCTTCAACGGAGACAGTGTTGACGATGCGTGGCTGGACGTCCATCGTCAAAGACGGATTGTTCTGCAGAGCAGCTTGCTGTCGCGCGCCGATGGGGATCTCGACCATCATCATCTGATCCAGATCGGCCATGCTAGCGGCCAGCGATTGCTGCACAGCGTCCAGGGCGGTTTCCTTGCGAATGCGCTGAAGGAACGTTTCTTCGAGATCTCCTGCGGCTTGGCGAAGCTCGGCAGTTGCCTGTGTCATCTCCCAGATCGCGTTGGCGCGGGTGATCTCCTTGGCGAACTTCTCGAGACCAAGACGTGCCTCTTCCCATTTGGCTTTGCGTTGCGCGAGAAGTTGTTGCCACGCAGCGTATTCTTGATCGAACATCGGCGCGTCTTCCGGGAAGTCACGCTTGAAGTTCTTCAGGTTGAGGCCGTAGTTGTTGACCTTGGTCGCGAACTTGTGGATCTTGTCCGATGTCGCACTGAGGGCCGTTTCCTTCTCTCGATACACATTCTGCAGTGTCTCTATCGGGTTTTTGCGTGCTTCAGCTTTAAGAGCTGCCAAGTGGAGATTCGCTTCGGCCATCAGCATCTCCTGCTTCGTATTCTGCACGCGACGCGCAAAGACTGGAGCTGCCTGTGTGACTACGTACATGCCTGCGACGAGAATCGTGCCTCCGATCAAGCCGCCGATACCAGCGAGAACGAACGGAGCAGCAACGATGCACGCGGCACCACCGACACCCCACTTGATCGCAGTTCCGTACTTCTGCGCGATGGCAGGTACTTGTGCCAGACGCTGCTCCGCCGCAGCGATCTGGACTTGGAGTGCGTTTTCAGCCATGTTGCTCCTTGTTGAAATCAATCGTCATCGTCGCACACGCAGGTCATTCGCGTTCCGTCGCAGTGAGGACAGATCCACATCTTCCTGACCTTCGGTGTGCACTTGACCGCTGCCTTCTTTTTCTTCTCCTTGAGAGCGAAGCTGGTGTCTTCTGCGTCATCCCCTTCATCGGACTCTGTCTTTAGCGTGCCCACTTTGGGATGAGGATTCTCCTTCATGATGTCAGCCCAAGGAATATCCGGAATGATGCTATTCGATAGCACCAACTTGCAGGTTTGCCTTTCGCTATCGACTTCCTCGACGTAAGCTGCGTACGGATACTCGTGTTGTTCGTTCCGAACACGGGTTCGACCGTGGATCTGGTGGGAACAGACGCGCCATACCCACACTCGCTGATTCTTCACGAACGGAGGCAACGTGAACCACGGATCGTATTGACGTTGCGTGTCTTCGGAGATCGCTTGCGCTTGCTTCTCGGCATCCTCCTTGGCTTTGAGAGCTGCGAAGTCAATCGCAGGTCCGAGTTTCAGGATGACCGGCTCGCGATCCTGGAAGGCGAACGGCAACGGAAGTGTCATGACTTGCTCCTTGGTTGATTTGTGATGAAGACGACCCAGAACACGCCAACGTAGGCGATAAACGTGCCACCCCGGCGGATCGTGTGTTGTTGGTGCATCATCGCGGACGTCGGATCCAAGACCCATGCGAAGGCGAAAACGATTAACACTGCGAGGACGCCCAGCAGTACCGGCTTGACTTGGTCACGCACGATTGTCTCCCTTGGTTTCTTCCTCGATGGTGAACTTCAGTTCACAATGAGGACTATGTCGTGTGTACCAATCCACATCCGGTTGTGCTTGTTGGATCATGGATTCCGCGTTCATGAGACGCGTTTCTGCCTCGTCCTTAGACATGACAGCCACCACGTTGCGCGTGCCTCGATGTGTGGACATCACGATGTTCCACGCAGGCTCGCGACTGATCTTGAACGCTTCGATCAAGATCTTGAGCACAAAGTATGGGTTCGTGCTGTTGTCGTTCCAGAGGATCACTGCCCACATGGGCGGCTCCTCTGGTGTCGGATCCTGCTTCCCTTGCGTTGGGGTAAGGATTTTGAGAAAGTCCTTGAACTTGGGATCTTTCTCCTTAGTCGTGTCAGGGACTAAGACCGGCTCGACCACTTCGGTCATTGCATTCCTTTCAGTGTCCGTATCTGGTGTTGACTGTCAGTGCCAACTGTTGGAGCCGCAGGTCACTGGCTTTACGTTGCGATTGCAGACTCTGGAATGGCATGTTGGGTTTGTGCGTGACGGTCTTCTGCTGCTGCGGAAAGGCGACGATTGGCGCAACGATCGGCCCGCCAGGAAGTTCCCGCGCATTCCGAGACGGCGTGTGTTCGTACTTCCGGGTCTCGATGAAATAGTGACCCTTGCGTACGAGTTGATGTTGCGTGGAAGCTCCATTCATGAAGCGATTCAATTTCTTGATGAAGTTGATGACGGCGAACAACTTGCGTTCGTCTATGACGAACACTTCGTACCATCCACCACTGCCTTGCTCGCACACTTCGACACCATCGAGAGCGCTCAGCTTGCGCGCAGATTCGAAGGACAGGCCGACACTCTTGAGGAACTGCTGCATCGTCTTGCGAGCGATCTGCAGTTTGGCCCAGATGTCTTTCGTGGTTTTGTGAAGATAATATGTGTACCCGCTGCCGTGATACGTGAACGTACGACCCGCCTTCGATGTGATGGAACCAAGAATGTGGCGAGAAGCATTGACCGTCATAGTCGTCTCCGTGGTTAAAGTTAGTGTATAAAGCGAAGATTAGACTGCCAGTAAACTGGCCTACCCTACTATTTACAACTTCTGTTTGTCTCCTCCAGCAGGAGGGACTCCCCTCCTGCTTCCCAGAGTCAGGCTTGCGTCTGTTGCTGCTGGATCGCGCGCTTTGCAGCGCGATTGCGGGCTCGAGCCGCAGCCGCTTTCCGCCCAGCTTCACGGGCCGTGTCGCTGTTCCAGGTGTGTGCGGTGCCTTTTTGGTGGGCTGTCTTGCCACCGAGACTGGCGATTTCGCGTTGTTTCAACGGATCCATTGTGGCGAAGCCGCGAGACACGCCCGGAAGGGTGCGCTTCTTTTCGTTGGTTTTGGACGTGCTGATATCGAGAGCATGCATTCTAACTTCCTCTTTCCTTCGTGGATGTGGCACTTGTTGAAGCTCAATCGGGCGTGCCGGCTCCCTGACGAGCGTTGAGTATGTAGGACACGATTCGTAGGTACTTCTCCTCCAATCGCATCAGATCGATATTTATGGTGGACAGCGCGTTGCGGTCCGAATCCGAAGGAGTAGCACCGATGATGAACGCCATCTTCTGTTCGCACTGCTGTAGCAAGGAGCGCATCTCTCCGAGAGCAAAGTTGCGCTCTCTGAGGACTTCTTCTTGGGACTTGCGCATTTTAGATCTCTTTGACGTCGAGGGTGGCGATCGGAATCAGATACCAATCGTCGATGTCGTAGTTGGCAAGGAGCCACTCGCCGAACTCTTTGACGATCTCTTCATCAGTCAGAGCGTCACTCACTGCCTCCGCCAATTTGGCGAGATTGCGACGAGCATTGCGGCCCTTGAGGGCGTCAGCTTCTAACTCCCGACGAATGCGCGCGATAGCATCGTCCCTGTCTTCGCTGAGATCGGCCGGTTTGCTGATGTGCTTGTTGACGATTTCCTGAGCGTCTGCCTTCAGATGCATCGCAAAGAACTGCTCCGCGTGCGAGCCCATGTCGAACTTGAGCGGCGAACCATCAGCGTACCGCAGTAGCATGATAGTGAAGTTCGTCACCTTCATGGAAAGTTCATCGTCTTCCATGAACTGGTTCTTGTCGTTAGATCCGCGAAAACTCATGATCAGCCTTTCTTGGGGTCGCGTGTGTACTCGTTCCGACGCATGTTCGCGATCTCAACCGCATGTTCGTCGCTGAAGATCGGGACTGCGGAACTCTTGTGCATCTGGCCGATGCCCTTCATCGCAGTCCCGGTGTATGTCTGTTCATTCTTCTTGGCAGTGCTGTGGCCTGGAGTTACCTTCGACGGTAGCTTGGGCGTCTCACGACCCGGAGGGATCGTAAGTGGTGGAACGACGCTCACGTTCTCCACTCGCTTGCTGCGCTTCTTGTGGTTGGGCACCTTGACTTCTGGCAATGCGCCCTTGGCCTTGCGTCCAGCCTCCAGTGGACCAGCGTGCTTGGCTAACATCGACTCCCACTCAGAGTCGAGTTTCCGCTGCGCTGCCGTCTTGTTCTTCAGTTTCTTTGGTTTCCGAACGGACGGCACTACGTTCGCGACGTTGGTTGCCTTCTTGCGTTTCATCTTGATCTCTGTTCATGACGATTTGTCCAGCAGTTGGACTGTGCCCGTCAGTGGCAGGCGTTCATTCTGCCATAGCATCGGAATACCTAACTTCCGCATCTCGAAGATGGCATCGTTGCTGTCGACCTCTTTAGCACTTTCTGCCAACGACACAGTAACATGGAAGTACTTGTGGTCTGCGCGATCGATCGCACCATTCACAGATACGATAACAGCCTGTGCCTTTCTGTTATGTGCGCTTCCGATTACCCACACTTTTGGCGTGGTGCCGACCATCTCCAGACCGATTTTAGAGATGTTATCGTACTCCAGCGTTACGTGGTGAGCGATGATGCGCGGGTGAAAGGTTGGGCACCTGGACAACAGTCGCTGTTGCGACTCACCATCCAGCACGAAGGCGAGATACTTTCGATCGAGATTGATGTGTTTGCTCATACGTGGACGTTCCTTTCGATCTTTGCCATCTCTGTCTTGCGATCAAAATTCCTGAGCCAACCCATTATGTGCCAGCATGGGAATCCATTGCTCACGTTAGTGAACTCCGTGATAGCACAGTAGTCCACCAACTCGTCGAACAATAGCTGCATGATGCGCTCGCGTCTGGAATTGTCGCGCATCGCAGGTCCGAAGCTCGACCCCCAACCCAGATCGCCACCCAAGTGGTCTTTCTGAAGTAGAAGCTCGAACTTGTTGGGATGCCATACCATGAAGCGGTCGTGGTAGAATTCGTACTTCAAGTGATTGTCGATGGCGACAGATTCGTCACCCCACACGCCGCGCACAATGTTCTGCACGTTGTACCGTTCTGCGGACTGTGGCATTTTGAAGAACGGAGCCCGAACGCCGAGCATCCACAACGGCTCGCTTTGACGGATCTTGTTGGCATGCTTGTTCAAGGAATCTCCTTTGTGAGAAGAGGGGCAACGTCAGTTCGCGGATCAACGTCTTCGAGATGTTCGATTGCGCTGTATTGCGAGCGAGTGTCCCACTTGATGTGGAGGAAGCATAGAGAGCTTATCACGAGACCACCCATCGGTCTGGTGATGCTGATACCAAAGTATGCAGCAAAAACGTAGCTAACGACGCACAGTGCCATGATCACGATGACACCTCTGGCAAAACGCTCGTTTGTGGCGATGATCTTCCGATGGACATCGATCAGTTCGCTGCGGATGTTTTGCATCCATTCTTGGTGGAGTTGTTCGGATTCAAAATGCGGAGGCATAAGATGAAGAGGTTAAAGTTGTTCTTGGCACGAACTATTTACAGTTCGTTTTGCGTCACGAGCAGATTGAAGAGGCTCGGGCGAATGGTCGGCAAGGTCATTGCAACGACATCCAAGCTCTTGTGCAATCCAGTCATTCTGTAGATCTCCGATAAAGTCCTCCACTTGACGGCCATCACTTCGTCGCTGGCCATCTTCCCATTCAGGAGTTCGTTGAGACGTGACGCGTCCGCACCAGATGGTGTCCACGGAACGAACGTCACGTGCCATCTGTAACCAGATCGGATCGTAAGGTGTCCGTGTTTGTTGATGTCGAGAGGGATGCCCGTTTCTTCTTGAAATTCTCTGGCACCACCTTCCAGGACGGTTTCGCCGGGCTCGACACGACCTCCAGGCAACCCCCACAGTTCGGGGTGTTTGACCAAGCGACTACGCTGGATGGTCAGGATCATGTTCTCGGATGAGACGAGAGCCACGAAAGAGGAAAGCTGCTGACTCATGTTGTTCTTAACCTTTCCGAACATCGTTGGGTTCAATCTACAAAGTAGCCAAAGATGCGCAGATTGCCGGGTTCGGCTTTCTGCAGTTGGTCCACGTACTGTTGGCCGGACAGCACACATATGGCGACCGCACCAAGGAGCTCTGGCTCGGAGGCGATCTCTTCTTCTAAGTACCCGTGTTCAGGTGCAATAGCCTGCTTGGCAGCTTCGACTGATTCGTATCCTTCGAACGAACCGGCGAGTCCACCAGCGTCGCCGAATCCGTAGTAGCGGTCCATGCGCAAAGTTGCGCCGCTCGCTTCATCGAAGAATTTCATTGGACATCCTTCAGAATGTCCGTGAGATGCTTGCGCAAAGCGGGGTATAGGTGTCTTCCGAGTTCTTCCACAATGGCTTCGATCAGATTTTCGGACTGGACACTTGCTGCGCCGAGTTTCTTGAGATCGTCCAGAGATACTCGGGCATCCGTCTGGACCGAAACGCTGATGCACACATTATTGCTCTTGAGATCCAGGAATGTGCTCAAGTCCGAATTGGTTTTCCCGTTCAGTTCCATTGTGTGTTCCTTTCTATTCGACTTGACCTAGGGCCTTGTTGCATTCATATGAACAGGCCGGCTTCTGTTTCATGATCGCTAGCGACAGCAGGTTCATGCTGCCGTAGTAAACTTCTTTCCCGCAGTGAGCGCACTTCAGGATCTGCGCACGACCAGCTTTGAGTTCTTTCTGTTGCGATTTGTCAAGGTCCATGATCTTTCCAGTTAGGAGGGCCCGAAGGCCCTCCATTGTGGTTACGCCTTGTATCCAAGAGTGCCGTCATCTCGGAGTACCAGATGACGGATTCCCGAGTTCTGCTTGATGAAAGCCATCTGCGCTTCGCCGTCGATGACGCCGAGGTCGGACACCAGATACAGACCGTACCCACCCCGGACGATGTCTTGCAAGGTCAGGACATCATCCACATGGTTGATGAGCGATCGGCTCCGGGTGTTCGTCAGGTCCGCCAACTTGTGGAGGTCCCGATGGGACACCTGGAGTTGGTTCAAGTGCTCTTGGATCATCAGACTGAGCACCTTCTTGACGGCTTCCTTCAGTTTGTTGAAATCTGCGTTGTTCACTATCGTACTCCTGGCAGTCTAAGTTGACAGCATGGGCTAGGGGCTGCCACACTCGCCCATGCTGGATCGCCCAAGTGGGCGAGTTTCAGCGGCCGCGATCCAGTCTGGTTGATGATCCACTAAAGGATTCCGGCGGCTTCCAGTAGAAGCCACCGATCGGCGGCCGTGCGCTCAGCACGAAGCAGCACTTGTGGTAGAAGTCGCCGAAGCGACCCGTTCCAGCGTCACGCCGTTGCGCTTGAGTGCGGCGCGCAACATTTCCGGATGCACCAAAGTGGTCTGTGCCATCAGGCCACCTTCGTATTCTGCTTGGATGTGTCACCCAACATTTCCGGGCGCACGGTTGCCACCACCTTGAACGGCCAGTTGGTCGAGTCGTAGGCGATCCAGATGTCGGAAACCCATTGCTTCGTCGCCTTGATGAGCGGACTCTGCAGCTTCTGACCTTCTGACCTGCGAGCCTTCTTGGGGTCGAAGTTCAGGTAGTAGTGGATCTGGTTCCCGATCCTCTTCGGTTGGCGCGGCGTTCCGTCGACTTCGAACTTGAACGGAGCCAGCGCCTCGCGCACTGCGTTGTGGAGATCACGCAGTTGCGGCCTACGTGCCACTTCCCCTCCCTTCTCGGGGTTGGATGGGGTACTCACTGTTGGCACCTTCGGCGGCGGAGACGGAAGATTTGCCGCGTCCACGTGCGGCTTCCACAAGATCGTGGGAATCAGTACCGAAGTGGTCAGCACGCGGACGATGTCCTTGGCATCAACCGTGGTAATGGGGAATTCCTCCCCGTCCGTAGTGTCGAAAACTTCGAAGAACATGCCCGTTTTGTTCTTGGTCAGGTACTTGGGTCCGGAGAGGGTGAGCATCATCCTGTTGACGGCGTCCCGTTGCTTGACCTCGATCCAGGTCAGCGTGGTGATCTTGGCAGCTTCGTCCATGGTGATAGACTTCTTGTGTTCCTTGGTGTGGGCGGTTTCCAGTTCCCGATAGTACGCCCAGTCGGCATCTCTGTTGCCCCATTGTTCGGAAGCCTTGGGATCGCTGTGCACGAGGTACATCCCTTCACCGAAGCCTGCTGTCAGCAGCCGACGTTGCGTCAACGGCACCTTGGGTACGACGGCGTTCAGGCCCTCGCCGAGGATGATCTTGAAGTAGGCCTCGTACGTGACGACGCTCGACTCATGCAGGCTGTCTCGATACACGAGATACAGGACGTTCATCTTCTTCATCGTCTCGTCCTCGACGAGCACCATGTATCCCTTCTTGAGCCACTTCAGCAGTTCATCCTGCGTCGTGATGGTGCGCGGCGGTTTCTCGTTGTCGGCCACGAGTGTGGGTTTCGTACCACGAACCGGGGCAGTTTTCTTGACCGTGGTCTTCTTGGACGCGGTCGGGGTCTTCTTGGAAGCCATAAGTTTTCCTTTGGTTGAAGTGACGTGAGTAAAGAGGAGGGCCGAAGCCCTCCATGTGGATTACTTGAACTGCATTTCGACGGAGCCGATGCGGATGATGGCATCGAACCCGTTGTCGATCGCGAAGGGCGCTCCTCCCCACATGCGTCCAGCGGTTTCCATCGCGCTACCGGCAGGTTTGCATCTGGGGTTCACCGCAATCCAGAGTTTGTCCGTCAGCGAGTTCGGCCCTTCCGGAGCCCACAAGAGGATCGCATTCGGCGGATTGCTCTTGTTGGACGGACGTCGGACGTCCAACACCAGGAAGACCTCGTCGGGTTCGTAGAACCATTTGACGGTTACCGACTGTCCGGGCCGCAGTGCGCGGATCTCGTCCATGGTCACGGGCTTCTTGGCGTCGTACTCCGCTTGGTGCCTCGCGGTCTCTTGATCACGTTGGGCCTTTTGGCTGTGTGCCATACGTGTTCCTTTACGTTGGTTGTGGCGGGCGGGAGTGCCCGCATACCATTGTACCATGGAACGGGTGGCTGTTTGCCTAAAAAATAGGCAACTTTCTGCACAAAATTTAAGCAGCTCGCACCCCTGAGGCATCCGGACCTCTGTGAGGTCGCTGTTCACAACGTGAGATTTTGGACCGCGCGGATCACGGCATGTTTGCCCCAGCGGATGCAGGCAGTGCGGATTCCTTCTAGGTTGATGCAATGTAGAACATACAGATCATCCCACGCTTCACTGTTATGCAAGGCGTCATCGAACGACATGCCGGAACGTGCTTGTGGTCTGAGGATCACGACGCGAGGAGCATCCACGTTGACCACTTGTAGTCCGGATCGCTCAACCACCCACCACCGAAGAAAAGTATGCCAGTCCTCGTGCTTGTGTGCCTGAAATTCTTCCACAGTAGGCACTGCCAGATCGAAGTCTGTTGGTGCAACGGCAAACATCCAGTCGTTCAGCGTTTTGTGTGTGTTGACGCGTTGGTCACCACTCAGCATAGTCACGAACTGTCCTGGTTGGACATTAGCCACCGCTGCAACGAGCGTCTGCATTCCATGCTGTTCGTAAAACACGTCTGGACGCATGAAGAACACACTGTCGTACTCGATCCCAGACAAGCGCACAAGATCGATGCCGACACGAAGCCGATGCAAGTAGTTCGCGTTGTAGCCCTTAGGCTGCCAATGCGACAAGTCGTGATTCTCAATGCGAACGCCACGCACATTGTACTGAGCGAGGAGTGCGTACACACGATCGATGTAGATCGGCGCATGTCTGTATAACAGTCTAGGCTTCACCTTGTGACTGTACGAAGAATTGGACCACACACTGATATACACATCAGCACCGTCCAGAAGTTCATGAGCCGAATGGATCGAGTGTTCCCATGTGCGGGTGTCACCGGCGATGACCACGGCCCGTCTCTTGTTCATGAGGGTGCTCCGAGTTGATAAAGTGATTGCAGCTCTGGGAACGTCTTCAGAAAATTGGTTCCTCGTCTGCGATCGTATTCTGTGAAGAAGGTATAGAAGTTGCGTTGCTGGACAGGGTCTGGCGCTTGACTGAACATGAACTCGATCAGGCGCTGTACTTGATCTTGCTCTTCTAGATACATAGGCACCCAATGCGACTTGACGGAGCAGTCTCGGACTGCTTGATTGAGACTAGCAGCGAACGCTCGTTTGGTTTCCTGTGGCAGGATCGTTAGTGACTGGTGCAGAGGCCAGCGTAAATAGGACACGTTGAATCGAACTCGGTTGTGTTCCAGGTCAAGAGTGAACTGATTGCGCAAATCAGTGATCCAGTGCAGGAATTGGTCGAAAGTGCTGACGGACAGCACATTGACTGTTGTCATGAACGACAGGATTACCTTGGGACCAGACTCGGACAGGAGGATCTCCACGTTGTCTTTGAACAGGTTCCAGTCCATACCAAAGCGGCTGTACTCAGCCTGTTCGTACATGGACTCGGCAGATGTGTAGACAACGATCTGGCCGATCTTGTTGCTCAGATCACGTAGCTTGTGTGCCAACTTGAGAACCATTGCCTCTGGAACACCCAAGTTGGTGTTGATCTCGAAGTTCAGGTCGGGGCGCGGGTTGGATTCGATCTCATGGAGGACACGCCAAGTATTCTTGGACAGCAACGGTTCGCCGCCAGTGATCCGGAAGGTGTGTAGCCCCCTGTAGAGCGCAGGCCACCATTTCCAGAACGCGTCGATGTACGGGTTCGGTTGCGAGTGATGGATTGGGAAGCGTCCTGTTTCTCGCAGCCAGTTGAGATTGTGGTGGTCGTGCGGCTCCAGTTTGTATGGACCGTGCGACTGAATCTCTTCCATCCAACGTGAGGATACGTCGGGGCTGCAATAGGAGCATTTGAAGTTGCAGATGTTCTCGAAGGCTATCTCCAAGTAACGCGGTGCGATGTTGGCACCGACTCCGTCTGCGATAACTTCATTGAAGGACTGCCAGACTCCCATGCTGTCATTCGCACTCTTGTAGTGTCGGTCAGACCAGTGGTCGGCACCCAAGTTTTCGATATTCCAGCAGTAGTCGCATTCCTTGGTCTGGATGCCTTGAAGCATCTCAGCTCTTGCCGTCTGCTTCTGTTTGGTGTTATGAAGCATGGAAGGATTGATGCGAACGGCATCCGCATCAATCTTGTGCTGAACGGGATGATGGCAAGAATGCGTCATTCCGTTGTAGAGGGTCGTTGTCGAGGTCACCCACTTGGCTAGACAGAAGGTGGGGCTGACTTGATTGAGCATGATAACCCGTTTACGAAGCTGGTCTACACGTTCTTCATTGTTCATCTTATCTTCCTACGCTGGCGTGTTCCGAACTGCGCACTGTTGAGCTTGTTGAATTGCTCGTTCGGATCAGTTTTCCCGATAGACCATCCTGCATAGACGGTCTTACTTCGATCCTCGCGGGCGTTCCGCTCGCTAATGCGGCGACTTCGCTCTAGTTGTTGCCCAATTTTGGACGGACCGCTAGTGTCAAAAGCCCACGGGGTTCGAATGGGTTCGCTGTTGTCTTCCTTCACGCTACACTCCTCATAGGACAGAATCAAATTAACGATTCTGTCCTGTCCTTGTTCTTTTCGATAAGGTAACTAAGGCACTAGACTAGCCTTCTTTGTCCTCGCTATCTTCTTCACCGTCATCCTCGTCAGTATCTGTGTTTTCGTCGTGTGCCTCTTCCCACCCATCGTCCCAGCATGTCCACAGGTTCTTCTGCGACAACATGCTGTAGGGGTTGGCATCACGAGGTTTGCCTTCCTCGTATGCTTCCGCACCCTCGTCACGTGCGTCCATTTCAGTCTGAGTGTACGACATAGAGTCCTCCTTAGCTGAGGTTCAAGAGCTTCTTGAGTGCCTGCGTTGCCTCGTCCGCGCTCTTGTAAACGGAGTCTGGCTTACTCGAGAACGATGGTATGCGCCCCATTTTGGACAGGCCGTATCCGAAACTCATATGGAATTGCGCGCAGACTTCCACATTGTTGCAATGGATGTCAGCAATGTACACGCCAGTAGGCGCGGCAGGCGGGTAGATGTGGATGGTAGCTCCGGACAGCGTCCGCCTTATCTGTTCCATCCATTCGTCGAACGTAGCTCTAGCCTTCCTGGTGTCCATGTTGAATCTCCTCAAAGTACAGCGTGATGTTTTCACGAGCCTGCTTCTCGAGCGATTCATGAGCTTCCGGCGTTCGGAAGATGGGCTCTTTCGAGAGGAAAGCCCACAGAAAATCCGCTTGCTTCTTGAGGTCGTTAAGACGTTCTTCTTGAGAAGCACCCGGCAGACTTTCTGCCGAGAGGGCAAACTGCTGGGATTTGAACGCAGGATACGGCTTCGCCAGTGCGGCGAGATCGCAGTCCAGAATGCGGTCTATCGACTTGGAATACGCACCCGCCGATAAGTGGTGCGTCACCGTGGTGCTTTGGATCCAAACAGGAACGAACATGCAGCACCACAGGAGATCGGCGTTGTCCTGCGGTTCGATCGTCGCATTCTCGTCCAAGAACTTGGTCCACAGGTGGTCGTAGGTGGAACAGCCCACCACACGCTTGAGTTGCCATTTGAAGAACTTGGCGGACAGTTCTTCATTGGTCGTACATCCAGGAACGTAGACCACATCGTGATACATGAGCGCAAGTTTTTGCGCCATTCCAGACGGGCTGGAATCTGCGTACAGACGCTCGTGAGTCAACATCGCATGCGTGATGTGTTCCGAGTTGTGGTACTCCAATCCAAGTCGCTTGTGGTTCTCCATTGCGAGGAGAGCTGCCGCACGCATTTCGTCATAGATTTGCTTTTCGCTGATCATGTTCTGTTCCGCTGATTCTTCTGTTCCACGTTGAGCAGTATTTCCATCAGGTCCGCTTCCGGCGAACCTCCGATGCAGAGACTACGGTCTGCGACATCGACGCTGAGGCTCTGGCTCACACGATACTCGGTGCCGTGCCAAATGAATCGGACAGCACGCGGTTCGCGTTCGTTGTACTCCAGGAACTTCGGAGGGGTGCGATATGAGTGGTGCGACAGTGCCTGCGTCACGAGCATCTGGATGTGCTCGCGCGTGAACTCAGTTCGGCGCACTTCATCCTGGGGAATCTCCGGCAAGTTGGACGAAGATTCAGGAGTGTTCGACATGGCTGTTCTCCAGAGATGGACTTTCCCGTTTCAGACGGTAGCTCATGTTGTGATCGAACCACCGGACGAGTTGGCCTTCAGTGTACGGACCAAAGTAGTCCGCGTTCACCCGGTATCCAGGATTGAACCCGTAGACAACTTCCTGTTTGGTTTTCTTGTCAGACCACATGGGCCAGAAATAGCCCGCGTCCACGTGTCCATTCTTGGACAGATCACCATCGCGGAATCTAGCGAGTATCACGTCCAGCCTGGAACGCTTGTGGAGTTCCAGCAGATCGCGACGTTCAGCGTTCATGACACGCCAGTGATTGGCCTGTGCGTAGGTCAGGCGTGTCGTATCCACTATCACCAGACCACTTGCCACCTTCCCTTCGCGTGCGTTGAAGACGCCACCGTGAACAGAGAAGAACGCACACTTCCCGTTCACAAGTTGTTGGTGGAACGCCTTGAGCTTCTTGATCAGTTTCTCGTCACCGTAGACAGCGTTGCAGAAGCGGAAATTACGCTTGTCCCATTCTGTTGCAATGGACTTGTGTGACTTCTCGTATTCACGACGAGAGAATTCCGGCAGAATTGCTCCAGGGGCCACTTTCGGTAGTCGATGGCGGATGGGGCTTATCCACTCGTTATTTACAGTAGAGATGGTGAAGAACCCCTCTTCCACCAGACCAAAGATATGGTCAAGGTTCTTGTTGATCCTGTACATCTCTTCGAGATCGAAGTCGGGCACTTCACCAGTCCGCTCCACTGCTTCCTTCATGGAATCCAAAGATTCCCATTTGGAACAGAACGCCCTCTTCAGGTCGTCGATACCCCACTCGTGCTCGGATACTGCATCCGAGCCGAGGGCGACACCTGCGATCATGCCATCTTTGGCGATGGCAATAATGGGATCATAACCTTTACGCATTCAGACCTCCGCGCATTCTGCGGCTTCGCACACGACAGCAGTGGAGATCGCAATCTCCCACATCAGTTCGAGCTGCTGGTCATTGCCGAACTCGTCGAGATCGGTCGTCGTTTTGAAGCCAAGTTGTTGAGCCGCTCCAGTGAGGAAGGACCACGCATTGCTGTAGAACAGCTTTTGCGTGACACTCCGCACTCGAGCTGGACTACCATCTTCGTAACTCTTACCAAGCGACCGAAGTAGAGAGCCAATAGAAGATAGGCGCTCGATGTCTTCAGCCATCGGATGGGTTCTCATTCCCATGCTATTGACTGCAAGCTGCTGTTTGCAGCGTTTCGCGGGGTCCTCGATTCTGGACCACGCATCTTTAAGAAGTTCGCTAGTTCTCATAGCTGACTCCTTCTCTTTCATTCAAGGTTGTAGGAATGGCCGGATGTTTGCCGCCCGTGAGCCCTCCTCGTGGACTCTACTTCTTGTTATGTCTATCCAGCTTTTTGAGCTTCTTGCTGGATGCCGTGCCGCGCACGGCACGTGGATGCTCCTCACGATGAGGTTTCTTCGGAAACGGCCAAGGATTGCCGTCGTCCGAATCACCAGATTTTTGTCTGGTGTAGAGGCGTTCGAACTGCTCCTTCACATCACGAAGCTTGACGCCGTTGGTGATGATCTTGAAGCTGCCGTGACCTTCACCGTTCTCCATATGCTTGAGGTCGGTGTGTCGGAGTTCATGGACGAGACTCCGTAGTGTCTTCAGGCTGTCCGCCTTTATTTCAACGGGGACATGCACTATCACCATCTTGCTCATTGCAATCCCAACTTCTCTTTGATAAGAGCGGTTAACTTGGTGCTCGAACCCTTCTCGAACCAGATGTGGTCTGGATAGTAGTTCTTGATCGCAGCGCGCGCACTGTGACTGCTCATCCAGTGAACGATCACGAGATCGAAGTTCTTGCCAGTCGGCAAGCTCTTCGGCTTGTGTCCATCGGCGAATTGGATAATGGTCCCAGGCAGTCCATCTTGGAGATAGGTCCAGAATCCGTCTTCCTTGCCTCCAACTAGCAGGATCCGCTTCTTCGGTGGCTGTGGCGGTGCAGTCGGAGCAGGTGGCTCCACTACGATCTCGGACCCGAGAGACGACAGAGCACCGTTGACCGAAGGAAGTGCCAAGTTGTTCTTCTTGATCTGCGCGGCAAGCTCTGGGTCCCAATATTCCATCATCCGGAGATACTGATCATCCAGTTTGGCATGGAGCTTCTCGTGCAGATCCACGACCAACTTGTGCATCACCGGAAGGAACTCCGTGACCACTACGTGCCGCACCAATGTGATGAACGCAGTTTCCATCGGACCGAATGCTCCCGGCAGCGACAGCGGAGATGCTGCCGGCGGGAACGGAGCACTCGATATCGTCGGCGTGTATGCGTGAATGGGAGTGGCGGTCGGCGTTTTCCAGTGAGGAGCTGGCGGAACAGACACAGGAGCTGGAGAAGGCACAGGCGTCGGTGCTGGTGTAGGAGCTGGTGTAGGAGCTGGTGTAGGAGCTGGCGTCAGTTCCGGTTTCTTCACCACACCACGCTCGCTGGCGGGACGGTGGTCGTGAGGAGCCAGTTCAACATTCTTGATCTCGCCATTCCGAACCAGTTCCTCGAACTCCTTGCGGTAGTTCAGATAGCTTGCCACACTAGGCCACGGAACTTCACCCTTGGGGCCGAGGATCTCGGTCAGCACTTCGGCCCACAAGTCAGAATCCCAGCGTTTGTCGGCTTTGGGAAAGGCGTCGTTGATCGCACGCAGTTTTCCATATGCCTCGAACATCGCCTTGCGTTTCTCACCCTTGATCTCGACGCGCGTATTGGTGCGGCGTTCTTCCTTCGGTTTGTTGTTACTCATATCTCCATTCCGTTTCTACGTTTTTGGTTGGACGTCCACCGAAGAAGTAGGTGTGCCTCTTCCTGTTCTTCGGCGTGTACGCACTGTCGGGCAACAGCGATTTGGCGCGTTCGGTGCAACGTTCCTGCTTCTCAGGCGGAACAACTTCCTCGCGACGCACGATTCTGCGTAGGCCCTTACCCATACTCGGATGACCGTCGGCCACGAGAAGAGCCTTATTGTGGTAGAGGGAAAGGATCCACCAACCTTTCCCCATGTCAGGGCGAGAGAACTTCAAAGTGGATTCGCCGATCACGATCCGTTCACCACCATCGAACGGACCGATCGGCTGTTCTCGTATTCGACCAAAGTACCACCTAGGCATGGTACATCTTCCGATAATGGCGACGCGCCCAGAACCACCCGACTAGAAAGCCTGCGAGCAGGCCAACGATCAGGAAGAACAGGAACGCCTTGCCGAGAAGAACGAGTAAAGTTTTCATACGGCGTGGATGTAGAACTTGTTGAATTGGCACTCGAATTCGTGTGCCGACATGGTGAACACCTTGTGCGGATGTTCGGTGCCAAGGAGCATCTTGTACATTTGCTTCATGTGGGAGAAACGCTCAGGGCTCAGCTCCTTCAGTAGCTTGCGATTCAACACGAACAGACGGTGGGCCTCGGCGAAGTCTTCGCCAGCACAAGTGCGTGCGTAGCTTGTGATGCCGTGACGACGCAACTTGCTGTGGATGTCGTACCATACCCAAGTCGGGCTGTTCGCCTTGTGGCCGAACTTCTTGTGCACGGCGAAATCGAGGATGTGGCCGAACTCGTGTGCAAACACGCCGACGGGGCTAATGTCTGCCTTACCCTTCGGAGTCGTGTATGGACTGGCGCTACGGAAGCGAGCCAATTCCAGGCTGAGCATGATGTCGCCTTCGTGCGTGGCATAGCCACGATTGCGGCGCATCAGCCGGTCTGACAGGATCATCACGCGACGGAGCCCAAGTTTACGAACCACCGTCGGATGCAGAAGCCAGCGCGGGCTCTCCGAGAGAATGAACTCGCGGCAAAGCTCCGCCTTCTCTTGTGCGGAGCGTGCCATCAGTGGACCACCATCGGCAGTTGAGCGAAGAACGCAAAGCTGTCCAGCACTTCTTCGACTTCTTCCTCAGTCGGAGTTTCCTGGTGCCAGTGTTCAATTTGCTTCGCGAAGGCAGCGGCCCACGAACCGTGGAGCATCACTTCCTTGTTGTTGCGTTTGTCAACGATCTCGTAGCAATGGCGCTCCTCCGGAATTTCCCGGAGCGGGATGTGACGCACGGACTTGCGTGAATGCAGAGAGTGCACTGAGTCTGCAACTGCGTTGTGCTCCACGGCAGCTTCGCGAGCTTGAGCATTGGCGTCCACATAGACGACGGCAAAGTTATCGTTGTCGAACAGCATCTGCATCATTCATGCCTTTTTGGAAGCTTCATGGCGAAGCTGTGCAACAGTAACTTTGCGGTAGAGAGAATCCGGGCGGAACATCGCCGAAGGGTGCGAGTCGTTCTTGCCGTGTTCGATCGTCCCATTCTGGATGTCCTCGAACGCAAGCGAACTTTTGAACGCTGGGTGTTTCAAACCGTTCGGCATGAGCGTGCATTTCCATGCGATGAGGAACTTGCCATCACGCTTGACGACAAGAAAGACACGATCCGCTGGCTCGCCGCGGCTGATCGCCTTGTTGGTATGCATGTAGAGCTGCAAAGTTTTCATGACGTTTCCTTGTTGACCTAATGGGCCGTTGATGAAAGCGTGCAAGCCGGAACTCCTGCACGCTGCTGGATCACTTGGCGAGAAGTGCGTCTGCCTTTGCACACAAGCTACGCGACTCGCGCTTCCAACGTAGGGCGAGACGCCGATAGCGTTTTTCCAAAGCCGGATTGCTCGGGTCTGCGTACCATGCGGCGCGAAGATCGTCGAGATTCCAACCATAGAAGTGACATGCGGCCGAGATCCGATCGGAGAGTTCCAAGCTGGAACGCACACGTTGCATTGTGTTGGCTGCCATTGCCTTACAGGTTGTTAGCACGGGCAGGATTGCCCGTACTTTATTGTACCATAGAATCCGTGTACGCCTGCCTAAAAAATAGGCAACTTTCTGCACAAAAATTAGGCAACGGAGGTCCTCCCAGAGGGGAGACCTGGAGGACTCCGTCAGCACTCAGGTCCGCTTGATGCGCTGCACCCGCAAGCAGATGCTCTCTTCCTTCGAAGTGACCATGCAGCCGTGGAGCTGCTCCTCCGTGATCAGCTTCAACAACTTTGCGCGATTGAGCTTCGTCGTGTGACGACCGTACACGCGAGCCTCGAACATGAGACCCGTGACAGTCTTGCCGAGCAAACCTCTTCGCTTCAGCTTCGACTCGAGTTCAGCAACATGCTCCTTGAGAAGGCCGAGTTCATCGACCCTCTCTGCGTCTGACAATCGTTTCTTGGCGGTCGGTTTCGTGAACATGAATCCAGCTTGTGCCATGTTGTTAGTCCTTCAAAGAAAGCCACCCTTGACGTTCATGCAGGCATTCCTTCGGTTCCTGCCAGACGTACGAGTGCGAACGGAATCGCGTCGAACGGGTTCCGTCCACGACGGGCTTGCACGAACTTGTCCACATCGATCATCGGCCACAGATCGCACTCGGTCATGAACATCGTTTGCTCGAGTCCTACCTTGGCGACTAGAAGTTCCATGATAGTGTTCGGCAGTTGACGTTCGAACTTGTCCTCGCGTCGGAACAGGTTGTCCGATACGAACAGCTTCATCTGGCGCAGGGTGGAGGTCTCCGGCGTCAGATTCAGCAGGATCATTCCTTGTGGATGACCCTGCATCACAGGCTTGAGGATGCGACTCCACGTCCCGAAGAACGGGCTATATACGAACGGACGCGCGATCGTCATCTGCTCGAATCGACTAAGTGACCGGTCAGCCACGTTTCCCCAACGCTGCATCTGTTCTTGGAACGAGATCATTGGGTTGCAGACTCCTTCTTCCGCTGTTCGACATACTTGGCCACGAGGTCGTGGAAGCCCTCCATGGTCTTCTCACGCACGCGCCGTCCGAGGTCTTCGTCCTCGAACTTGTACGCGTAGTGACGATCGCTGTCAGGCGTCACGGATTCACGTATGCCTAAGAAGGCGTCGAATGCGTTGCATACCGTGAACGCGTCGACATCACCGTTCGAGATGGCAAGCAGCACCTGTTTCAGAGTCCACCCATAGTGGCCGAGAGTCGGGTTCTGGATCTGCTTCCGTAGGCCGAGAGCCGAATGAAGTGAGATCTCTTCCTGCAGGTTCTCGAACTTCAGCGTCGGACGGTTGTTCATCCACTTCCACACGTTGCCGCGCTCGTGGAGCTTGACTTCCGTCTCGTCGAGAGCGAACGTAGGTCCCGTGTGTCCCACCGGGCTGCACTGGTAGATCGGCATCGGGGTAACACCATCGCTGCGTTTCTCTCCGATCTGGTTGTAGTCGATACGGCGCACGAAGAAGTACGGACCGTAGTGCTGGACGATCTCCGAGTCCCGATCGAGAAGCGTCTTGGTCGGAGCTACGATGTCCCATTCCCAGATCGGGAGCTCCGGGAGTTCGCCGACCCAGGAACGATGTCGGAAGGCTTCCTGATAAGACTTGTCCTTCCAGCGCTCCTCGTAGAGTTTCTCGTGGTTCTCGACAAACGCGAGGTCGTAGGAACTCGTCGGGAACTCGTCATTGACGCCGTTGTCCCATGCGATCAACGAGCCGCTGTTGTTGATGTAGCGGCCGATGCGTCGTTCGGAACCGTCCACACGGCCGATGTATTCGGTCCAGCGATGGAAGCCGACGACCGTTCCTTGGGTACCGTCGGGAACCCCTTTGCGACCCCAGGACCGAGCCTCGGAGTCCATGTCCATGACGACACGGTCGCCGATGTGGATCAGCCAGTCGGAAAGATGATTTTTGCTCATGTTCAGTTCTCCTCGGAAGAATGAAAGATCTTGAAGGCGGTTTGCGTGGGGAAAGCGAGAAATTCATTCATTTCTTGTTCCTCCAAACAGGTTTCACGTTGATGACACGTTGCAGTTCTTCGGGAAAACTCTCGAAACGTTCGATGTTTTTCTTGCTGTGTGCAGCAAGACGGTCCCACGGACTACGTTTCGGATGAAGATCATCCTCATCATATTCCGCAGGCGTGGTGTACCACGTAGCGAGCGGGTATTTGCCCGGTTCCCAAGTGGGCCACGGATTGATGTACTGACCTTTGATCAGTAGATATTGCAACTTGTGGATCATCCCGTTGCCTTCGACGTACCCGCGGAAGTAGAGATCGTCTGGACGGAAGAACATCTGCTTCGGATCAGGACTTTCCATCGTCCGCCAGTTAGGATACTTGACACTTTCCCAGCCGCCGCTCAGTTGCATACCCGCAATGGCTTGGTACTTGTCTTCACCGTTGTGGACCATCCATGAGAAGTCGCAACGTCCGTGATCTAGAGGGCGTTCCACACCTTCTTCATCTACACAGATGTTCTGCACGAACACGAGTCCATGTTTTTGTTCGAGCCAGATCTCGAGACGAGCCGATCGTTGTCGATAGATGTAGCCTTCGGCGAACATGGGTTTGAATCCGCAGCGTTCCAGAATCGCTTTTCGCCGAATCCAGGTATCGCTAAAAACGAAATCACCGGCTTCGATCTGCATCTTGCGCAACAATGAAGACTTGTTGATTTGGATCCCCAGACCGAGAACACGAGAAGCTTCGTTGACGTCCACAGACTTGCCAGTCAGGTGTTCGGCGGCAGCAACAGAGTCCAGCGACATGACTTCGGTAACTAGTGCGTGTCGCTCAGGATCTTGGGGTTTACGAATAGCCATGTCAGTGACCCTCCATGTAGGAGGGGATGGCTTGTTGCCCGAAGAGCGCACGTTTCAGGCGCTGTGGGCGTGATGGAATACGCGTGCCCATGGTGACAGGCTCCTTTCACTTTACGTTTACGCGGGCCGCTTGGATCAGGTGCGGCCCGGAACCTGTTGTGTGATCAGCCTTGACGTTCTTCCAATGAAGAAGGAGGCTTTGGAGGTATTGGAGGCGGTTCCAGGTGAGCGTTGACTCGGAAGTAGTAGACACTCTTCGAGCCCCAACTCACTTGTATCACTCGTCCCCTTCTCCTATAGGTGGTCGAGAATTCTGTGACCGTCGTCACCACCCATCTCTTGTCATCATGAAGACGCGTTACTGCTCCCATAAACGAACGCACCCTCAATCGACGTGGGGCAATCATCCCACACATCTCCTTCTATTCCAGAATAACTGCATCGAGGTCCTCCTCGTCAGGTTGTATACCAAGTATTTCGAAAGTTTTCTTAAGACCCTCCTTCGCGGCGTTCTTGGCTTCCGTTGCGATGATGTCCAAAGTTGGGTCGCTAGTTTCTTCTGGTTCCTCCTTGATGCCCAAACCGGGCACGTTGATGAAACGAACACTGTTGAATGCATTGCCCTCCCGCCAGTAGACATGCATGAAGCCCAATCCCTTGAGTTTCCAGTCGTGTTCTCGCAAACCACCGAGGCTGGTGTCCTTACCTTTGGACTTGAAGACTTTGCGCAGCTTCTTGACCAAAAGATCAAAGTCGCCGCGCACTTGGATCACGACTTCGTTCTCGGTCTGGATCGGGATCGACTTGGGGCGATGCTTGATGCGGTTCATCAAGATAGCGGCACGGCGCGCAGGTTCGGTGCGCGGTCCGACATTTTGTTCCTTCTTAGCCACGGAGGCCTCCTATCGAGAAGAGCTTCTTCGCTTCGCTGGCGATCACGCACTGCATGTCGTGCAGGCTGCCGTCCAGGTAAAGGCGTTCGCCGCGCACATAGGCCAGGACGATGGCCGTCGTTGAATCGACGAATTCTTGTCGGAGTTCGATTTCGACATTCTTGGCCCATTCAGCCAATGCTCCCCACACGAACCACGAGATATGCTTGATCTCGACACCTTCACGCATTGCCATTACGTTCTCCTCTACGTTAAGTCCAACACACAGAAAAGAGCTAGTCCCTCCCTTCGGCTCGGGGTATCTGCTGATAAGCTTCACCGCCAGGAGACCGTAGGTCGGTGGAAGTCAGCATACCGAAAACGGACTAGCAAATCACACTCCGAAGGCCAGACTCGCTGGCCGACGGACTGTAATCTGACAGATCTCAGATGTCAGACCGCCCACAAGTGGCGGACTGCTTTTGCGAAGGCACGCTTTGCCATCTTGTCCTTGACGTCCACAGCGCCGAGGCCGGCGTGGAACTTCCTGTCGTCTTCGTGGAACTCCACGCGGATCGGTGGACAGCCGCGGGTCTTGGCAACGAAGCGATGTTTAGCCTTCTTGTGCAGGAAGATGACTTTCTGCACCATTCCCTTTGCGATACGCACATTTGGGACGACGACACGCACGGGGATACGGACACGTTTCTTGGCATTTGCCATGGAAACCTCCTAACAGATTGTGGAAAACTCCAGCGTAACTTAGACTTTCTTAACCTCCTTCTTGAAGACCCAGAACACCGTTGCGTCACCGTCGTCGCCTTGGATGACCATGTAGTCGTCGATGTAGCGTACACCGTTCTTGTTGTTGAGGATGTGGTCGCTGATATTCAATGCACGCCAATCAGGCGCACGCGGATCATCGAGTTTCACTTCTTTCCAAACGCCTTGGATAGCGAGGAGTTCGCCCATGTCAAGGTTCCACAGTTCGCCAGCGTGGAACGGCTCCTTGGCTTGATGGAGGTCATCGACGCCCACGTTGTGATCCGCCACCAACTTGTAGAGGATCATAGGTGCTGTGAAGGGACCCTCGTAGTCGAGCCATTCGGTCATCGACATGGTCTTGGCAAGGCAGCGATCACAGATCGGGACCAGACCGAGCACTGGATGCGGCAGCTCGGTTATTGCTTCATTATCGCATAGCGAGAACCACTTGCACTTGCCTTCTTCTTTGCTAAGGATTGCACTCATGATCTCACCTCCTTGCCATCAAGGCATCGGGTTGTTGAAAGCGACACACCATTAGTGAGGTTTGGTGGTGTCGAACACTCCTTCGAGGTTCGCGTCATAGAAGACACTTCCATCGAAAGGATTCTCGAGATCGTGCAACTTTGCACGACCTTTGCCATCACGCACTACACGTTTGACCTGCGTGCGCTGCTCAGTTATCGTAATGATTCGAATGACAGCAACATCGAGGGGCTTGATCTGCTCCCGTCCGCCAGAATTCAGGAACACATCAACTTCGGAAGCTTGCATACCCTCTGGCAGTTGACGGTAGAACGCTTCCGATATCATTGCGACGACATCGTAGTTGAACTTTGCGATCAACTCTTTGACGATCAAGCGCGTTAGGTCACGGCGTTCGGGGGCTTCTATCATCTGCAGCGTCTTCAACTTGGTGTCGAAGAAGACGATGATTGGATTGCTGATCTCACCGTGGATACGCAAGGTCTTGGCCGTGATAGCCCACAGATCTTGTGCCAGAGAATCGAGGTCCATCATTCCACCTATAGAGGATAGCCAGAACGGTTGGCAGTTTCGCTCACAACACGCGCCCATTTGTGGTCCTGGCTGTCGAGGTACAGATTGTGTTCCTTGCCTAGACGTCGGAGGAACACCAACCACGGCAGTTGCGTAAGACCATGCACTTGACGCCTCATCGTGCGTGCCCGCTTGGGTAAACCACGATTCACGAGCGCGTGACATTCGCTGGGTGCCCCGAACGCACGTACATCGGCGTGGGCGATCATCTCGCCCACTTCGAAGCGTGCGATGACAGTAAGTGCTGCAGAGCAGTTCTTGATGGTCATCGCACTCCCCTTAGACGCTGGGAACGAACTCACAGCCTTCGAGGCTGACACCACGGTCCACCGTGGACAACTTGTAGCCGAGCGAACGGCCCATCGTGTAGGAACTGTTCTTGCCAACTTCACGTTCGGCAGCCGTGTCCGGTCCGTACTGGACACCACCGAAGCAGGGGACGAGACATGCGGCCTTGATACGCGACGGCACTTCAGTACGCAGATAGTGATACGGATAACCGTCGTACCGTTCGTACCGGACCTCGTACGTTCCAGGAATCAGCGCATGGTCACGGAACCATGCAGCGACTTCGTAGGTCTCACGTTTGACCATTCCTTCGGGAACGATGAGGTGACCGACGACAGCACCATGCTCGACATTTTCCAGCATAGCCGGGATGAACAGGGTGTTCAGAGTTTCCATTTCACGTTTCTCCTTCTTTACGCGCCAAGTTTTGGTGGAGGCACTTGGACGATAGCCTCTGTAGATCAGCGGCGCTTCTTGCGCTGTTCGACAGGTTGCGTGCCGATGGTGAAGTCCATGGGCAACTTGGCTTCGCGTACCGATCAATCGTCAGCGTAACCATTCAGCGCAACCATGCACCTTGCACCGCACGGCCGGATTGAATGGCAGCGCGTTCGGACTTCAAGCGCTCACGCTCAATCGCCTCGTAGAAGAGCGAGGCGCCGTTGTGCGTGAAGTCCGAGATTCCCATGACGCGGACAGTCTGCACGATCCTGCCGAACGTGCGCATGCCCTCCCCCTTGAGTTCGCTTTCCAGCGAGATTAGGGAATTGCGCATCACCACATCGTATCCGGTGTGGCGTACGGTCACGGATTCGACGTAGATCACATCGCCGCCGGGCCACTCCACGTGCGCATTCACCATCTTCTTGACATTGGTCTTCACGTTAGTTCCTTAGCTTCGTTCAATCACCCGGATTGCGGCTCCGGTCTGCCATGGGCATTCAGACGAGCGTGCTGATGCTGTCGAGGATGCCGTCGGCGGTGTCGAACACCCAGCCGCGACGCGTCTTACCGTTCCACGTGGCAACGTGTTCATTGCCGGTAGACGTCTTCACGTAATACAGGCGGAGCGGAATCCGCTTGTCACCGGGAAACGTGCGCGGATCCTCAGACGTCTTGGACATCACCAAGTGGTCGAAGCCGAACAGCGCAATGACTTGGTCCTCGAACGCTGTGGCAGTGATCGGTTGTTGTTCAAACAGCATGTTAGAATGACACCGTCAGTTGGATCACCCTGGGCGGATCTTCCGGCAAGGCATCTTTCTTCAGGTACACCGTCGTGCAGACGACGTCTGCGGTATCTTCGTCGGCCGCGTAAACGTGCGTCCCTTTGGTGGACTTCACGTGCTTCATCACGACGATGCGATTCTCGTCGTGCTTGACGGCGGACTTGGCCTTGGAAGAGGACCCCTTGATGGGGGTGACTTTCTGCGCTGCGGGCATGGTTGCCTCCGGATGGTTATTGGTGAGGAAATGAGTCCTCATGTGCCATCGGCCCCAAGAGGGGCCAGACGACTACCAGACGTACCTGTACTCGATGCCCTGCTTGGCGAAGACAGCTTGCAGGGATTCGAGGTCAGCGAGGGACTCGCATACGTAAGTCCGCCACTGACCATTGATGTTGGCTTGGACGCGATGCATCACACGGTACCGAAGACGGCGCGACGCGTGGACGACAGGAGCACGGCACGCGCCTTGGAGCTGGCGGGCTTGACCGAGGCCTTGCGTCCCGGATGCTTGACTTTCGTCACTTCGCCGGTGCGCGGGTTGCGCTTCTCGACCACGGTGCCACGAGCGATGGCGGGCAGCTTCTTGGCCGGGATTTCCTTGCGGACGATGGCGCCGACTCCGGGGATCACGGCACCGCCGACTGCGCCGGGCATGATTGCAGCCTTGATCGTGTTGGCGAGCGTCTCGAGAACCAGACGCACATCCTTGCGCGGCAACTCGCACTGTTCCACGACATGGTTCAGCACCTGCGACGCACTCAGCTTCTTGGCCTTGACCTTGTGCGCCTTCTTGCCCTTACCGACCACTTTGGCGGCGATCTTGATCGGGTTCAGGTCCAGCTTTGCGAACTTCTTGCCAGCTTTCTTGGCGGACTTCTTGACCTCCATCCACTCGAGCTCTTCTTCGTCTCTGTCTTCGGCTTCGCCGGACTTCTTCGAAGTCTTCTTGGCTGTCGGCTTCTTGGCAGGGACCTTCTTGCTGGCTTTCTTGGGGGACGGACGAGCAGTGGTCTTCTTCGCAGCGGTTTTCTTGGCAGCAGCCATGATGTTTCCTTTCAAGTTTGACAAGATGCGCAAAGTGCGCGGAACGTGGCGTTGATGCGACATTGCATCCGCAAGGTTACTCCCAGAATAACCTTGCTGGATGTCGAGTCATCCAGTGCTGTATCTCAGCAACCGAACCCTTGGCAGGACGGATCCAGGTTGGGGGACTTGCCATCCCACTTCAGGGACGGTGCCGCGCCGTTGACAGCGGTGGACGACGTGTTGACAGGAGCGACATGCTGCGCGCACGCGGCGACGAACAGCACAGCGACGGCAACCACGATGGACAGAGTGAAGTGGTTCTTCATGATGTACCCTTTCGTTGAAATTGGAAACGATACCGACATGGTATCTGCAAACGCCGCACGCGACGCTTGCGAGATGCCGAGTCACCGATCCTGTGTACGACCGGCAAAGTGCACGAGGCCGATCAGCTCGAAGAGTTCCACCAAGTTTTCCGAACTTGGGTTCAAGTGATCGACCAAGGTCAGGAACTTCTGCCGTGCAGTGTCCTGGAACGCGGGCGGCAGGTGCTTGATCAGATCCACGAACCGTTCGTGGATCGCGGCAAGTTGTTGACCGTCCATGCTCAGGACCAGAACGCCTTGACACCGCGAGCGAACGCCTTGTCCGGCGTGGTGGCGATGGCTGCGCCTTCGTTGCCGCGGATGGTGACCCAGAACTCGTCACGATGCCTGAGCATCACGCAACGGATACGCATCGGGGGCAGACCGCGCGTGCGTGCGATGACGACGCCACCGTGCTTGTTCTTGGCGACGAAGCGGATCTTGCGCAGCTCGCCGGCGACCTTCACGCGCGAGACGTCGAGCTTCATCAGGTTCTTGGTGCGCTTCACGATCTTGGTGTTCGCGGCGGCTTCGGAAGTGGCGACTTCTTGCTTCTTGGACATGGTGTGCTCCTTGCACGTTGGAAGATTGCTCAAAGTTTTCCAGCGCATGGTGTGTGCTGGGGCGTTAACGGCAGGCCGGTTGGCCGGGTGGGTTTCAGAGTATGCCCCGCCGTTGCCCCATTGTACCATGGAGGGGTTTTCGGAGCAAGGAAATCTGCTTAAAAAATAGGCAACATATCGCTTAAAAATTAAGCAGATTTCACTCCCACGGTAGGGGTCCAAAATCGCCTCCGCGGACCTCGTAGGGCGTCCCACAAGAGGGCTCTGTTTTGGACGTAAAAAAGCCCGTGCCATCACATGGACAGCACGGGCGAAGTCCCCGAGGAGGGATGAGCAGATTGTTCGCGAACCCCTGTGGCTAGTGGATCCGCCGGAGAGCTTGTTGCACACAGTACTCCTGTGTCTGGACGATGGTAAAGTTGTCGGTTTCCACTTTGGCGCTTTGGACCAAATCGGGCCAGTCACCCAAAGTGCGCTCGATCAAAAGGTGGCGCTGTAGTTCTGGCAACGATCCCATGTAGAGAACTCGGTCGATGCGACCCGGTCTGCTGGACATGCCAGTGCCTTCTACGTGGATTCCAACTGCAGGATCGATGGCTGCTACATTATTTGTAGTGATGATCCACACGATTCCTTCTAAAGTTTTCACCCCGCTCATCGCATTGATGACGGTATCGAAGGACAGGTGCTGATTCTTGACACTAGTGCGACCGTCGAACACTCGATCGAAATCCTCGAACAGGACGGTGCATGGGTTGTCCAGATTGTTCACCCTATCCATGAACTCAGTGTCCGAAAGCGTGTTCAGGTGGAATCGGTAAATTGGGATAGCTAAGCGTCGGGCCAGGATCAAGGCAAGGGTTGACTTACCCGTCCCACCAGGACCATGCAGCAGGATGCCGCGTCGGTGTGGGATGGCACGTTGCTTGAACCACTCCCGATTCTTGAACCACTTTTCAGTTTCTTCCAACAGGGAACGTGCATCGTCTGGCAGGAACGCAGTGCCGTCAGCGTAGGATTCCGGTGTTTCCGTGTATTCCTTCTGGTCGTACATGAAGCTACGATCCAGGTCCATGAACACCCAAGGCATGTCATTGGAGGAGCTACCGTCCTGACTATTACGAGAAACCGGAGGTTCCCCGCCTAGGGTTTCCCTCAAGCTTTCTACAGACAGTGACTTGTCCCTGCCAACTACTTCATGTACCATGAAGCGTGAGTTGGAACTAGCCTTCTGGGCATCTATCTCACGCTGTCTGTTAAGTAGGATGGCTTCCTGTAAGATGCGCTCCACGTTTGTCCATCGGAATGTGGTGATTCGCAATGGCGTGTGCTGGTTAGCCCTAACAAACAGGATGTCCTTGCCACGTATGCAAGTGAAGTGAGTGTCAGGAACCTTGAACGGCACGTTTACGTTCATGCGCAGTTCCTGGTGTGGTAATCGTAGGATGGCTATCCAATACTTCCCGGTTGGGACGATATACCACGGACCTGATCTCAAATACCGCACAGTGAGATAGTTGATGCCACTGTCTACAGTGACTTCGACTACGAGGAAGCCGTAGATGTAGGAAAAGAAGGAGCGGACTTGACGCCAGCCAGCGGCTGCGACAGCACCAAGCCCGGCTAGCGCCACAAAGTGTGCGTTGCTAGTAAGATCGTTGAGCGTCATTATTTCAGATTTAGATTTAGATGCGTCAAAGCCCTCACTGGATTGGCCTGTATCCTACTCCGCCCCACCCTGTTCCGGGATCTATACACACGAGGGAGTGACTAGGAAGCTGCCGTAGGCACTATCGTATTTCAGAGACGTTGGAGCCGATTCGCCGCAGTGGCATATGCTCCGGTTCAGATGCAGGCCGCTCCAGTGAGGGCTCTGTGTGTGTGTTCAATGTATTCCGCTGTCCAAGTTTCCAGTAGTGCTGTATGCCCACGCACGTTCCATGCACTGGAAACACTTGCCACATCTATAGATGTTCTGCGCAAAGCAAGTGTGCGACAGATGTTCTATAAACGTGAGTCTCAAGTCGTACATCAATTGTACGATGTGGCTCTTGTCACAGTGCAGAAACGGAAGACGCCACCGTGGGAAGCTGAACTGCTTCTCAACAGGGGTTCGTTCTGGAGCTTGATGATGGACAAACCCTGGAGGGTTAGAAGTATCGGCTGAGAACAGACAGGCTACTTTTCCACCGTTCAAAAGTGATACACCAGGAATGCGTAGACAGTCGTAATGTGGAGTATCTGGAGGAAGTTCCAAATGTTGGAATGGGAATTCCTGCTTGAAGTAGACACTTGTCCACCACATCATCTTCTCAGAGAAAAGCTCTGTTCCTACACCACGCTTTATGTTAAAGGCAGTGAATGGAACTGTGCTGTTCTCTTTGGCACGAGTCATCAGGATTAGCGATAGTAGCACCGAGCTATCCAAGCCACCTGACACCAAAACTCCATACGGCCTGTCTGGAAGAACGATACTGATCGTCCTCTTTCCAGTTGCTGTCTCCACACTGAAGTCCATACAAACCTCGAATGCGCTTACTGAGTATGGCTCCGTGGGCTGGTCTCGAACCAGCGACCCAAGCATTAACAGTGCTTTGCTCTACCTACTGAGCTACCACGGAACAACAACTGGCGGACCATACGGGACTCGAACCCGTGACCCCTTGAAAGGATGCTTGCAGGGTCTGTACTCTCGTTTCATGTTCGTGCGCTAACCAACTGCGCTAATGGTCCATGTTTGGTCCGGTCTTTCCCGGAAGTCACCAACTCGGTTGGCTATCACGTCTATTCCGCGAGGTCATCTCGCCAGTAACAAGATCGTCATCTTGATCTGACACGAGCAAAGGAGGAACTTTGTGGATTCGAACCACTCGCTCCGGCGTGTCCGTTTCACCTAGGTTACTTTGGACTCGGCATCTATGCTGACCATGAAGATCAAGGCCCGATATCGAGCACTGCACGTAGGTCGCGAGCACGAAGGCGGCAACCAAATCCTGTGACGTCGTTTGCTGTTCATGACAGCGAGCATTTCAACTACTTCACCACTGTAGTAAGCGGTTCCGTAACTTGTGCTGTACTTTACAGCTTCGGGATACACGGATCGATGCGAGGAACCGAAAGCTGATAGATGCCAACCGTTACCGACACATGCTCCCGATTCTTGCGGTCGTACGTGCGCTTGTATTCGTGGATCAACATCTCGCTCTTGTTGCGCGGAAGCGGATGCAGCGAGTCGTTGACAAGAACAGTGCCAGCTCCAATGACCTTCGTCACAGCATCTGGCAGTTGCGCAAACATACAGTCGCCAGTTTCCAGGCTGCGTGCCCGCGACACGATGTGTCCAATTGAAGTAGTGCAACGAATGTCGACGACACCGTAGACTTCACCCTCACTTCCACTCGTCTTGCCACTCGTTGAGTAGCTCACTTTCACAGTTGCCAGCATGTCTCTTCCTTATTGTTACCGTTGATGAACTATGGCGTGTCCGAAGGGACTCGAACCCCTGACATGCGTCTTAGAAGGACGCAGCTCTATCCAACTGAGCTACGGACACTTGTTTGGTGCTGGGCACAGGATTCGAACCTGCGATGTGGTATACCTGCTTACAAGGCAGGTGCATTCGACCGCTCTGCCAACCCAGCGGAAATGTTGCGCATCACTCAATGATCACTATCCAGCAAGCATCCTATGTTCGCTCTCCTTGGAACCTGGATGGAGAGGGAAGTACGAAGAGCAGGCCAAGCGCGTGACCTAGTGACGCCTCACGGCGATCTCGATTGTTCAGTGGCGGGCCCACTAGGAGTCAAACCTAGAACCTCTGGTTTTGGAGACCAGTGCTCTGTCAATTGAGCTATGAACCCTGATATTGGTCGTCGGTGTTCTCAGACTAGCGTTTTACGGTGCGCCACCACTGGCCCATTTAGAGACACCGTTGCCTGTCTCTGTTTGGTCGTCTGAGAACTTGATTGGAGCGGGTGGTGGGAATCGAACCCATCGTCCTCAACTTGGAAGGATGATGTTCTACCATTGAACTACACCCGCATTCGTATGTCATACCACATACGAATGAGAGCGTCCCCTCATTCGTCACATCCCGTCTAGACAGGTTTAGCCCTCTGTAGGTAAAGAACGTGACAGTGAGAGGCACGTTCGCTAGGTCAAGTGAGTGACCTGTATAGTGGCGGTGCAAGTAGGGCCGGGATTCACGCCCAGACGTACTGTGTTTCACCCTACCGCTATCCGCGCTTGTAATCGAATTGTTTAAGAACGTATTACATGACGCACCACGATCGATCGTCAAGAGTAGAAGCTGCTGGCGGAAGCGGTGAGATTCGAACTCACGGACCCTGGAGGATCGGTGGTTTTCAAGACCACTGCCTTAAACCGCTCGGCCACACTTCCAACATTGGCGGAGAGTGCTGGATTCGAACCAGCGCATCGGTTCTCACCGATGACGGATTAGCAATCCGTTGCAATAACCAACTCTGCCAACTCTCCTAGACCTTCATTCGTATGGCACGGGCGGTGGGATTCGAACCCACGTACCCAGAGTCAAAGTCTGGTATCTGAACCGCTCGATGACACCCGTGGCATACGGATGAGGGCCCTCATCCGGCACATCCTCTGCAGAAGTTACGTCCCATGCATCCACGCTATCAGTGGACTCAAGGATCGCCAGGCAAGTGCCGTGCCCGTATTAACGAATCTTACACAGATCCTCGTCTCGATCTTGGTGGACCTGACAGGGATCGAACCTGCGACCCTCTGGTTGCAAACCAGATGCTCTCCCAACTGAGCTACAAGCCCGTGAACGGTGGTAGGTCCTGACGGGTTCGAACCGCCGACATCCTCCTTGTAAGGGAGGCACTCTACCAACTGAGTTAAGGACCCATTCTATCTCATTGTGCTGCTGTCGTTGCTGGAGCGGCGGGTACCGCAGCAGGTTCGCTGGAAACAGCAGACTGTACTGCAGTCTCGGCTTCTTGCACGATGCTGGAGATCTTTGCCGAGGAAAATTCTGCCATGATCTTCTCGAGAGCGGCCTCGGCATCCGCGACAGCGATATTACCGAAGTCCACAGTGATCAGAGTGCGACCACCTTGTGCGATGTGTTCTCCCACAGTTTCGACATGCGAAACCAGATCGTGCAGGTGCTGTTCTTGAAGCTGGACACCGTTCTTCAGATCGGTGAACATTGCTTCCACGTGAGATTTGAGATTTGCGAATGCAGTTGCTAGAGACATTGGAAACTCCTTTGTATGAAGAGAAATGCGAAGACCGATTCGAACGGCTGACACTTGCGGTCCGATTTCTCATCGACACCACTGACTTGACCTGTACCGAAGCACTACGCACTGAAGCGTTGTCAGGAAGCAGAACCAGTCACTTCCTTCTTGTGTGCCGCGAACGCAGCTAGCACTTCATCTTTCTCTTTCTTTGGCACTTTGAACTTGTCAAGTGTCTTGGACAGTACGTCAGCGACAGCATCAAATTCTTCGCTTGTAATGTGGAACTTTCTGTGCGCAGCACTCAGATCCATCTTGTTTGATCCTGGAACTGTCGCATGATATTCATAAGGACCACCTGTAGCGTCACACACCCACAAAGTGCGCATCCACTTTAGTCCTGGGAGTCTGTCCAGTTGATCGTTCGACCATTTGCGAAGTGCTTCGTTCTTTGATTTGGTTCCAACTACAGGATTCTTCAAGATAGCATCGCTGAAGTCGTTTACCACAGCAGCGATAGCAAAGACGCCACCGAGGCGCTCGTACAACGTCTTGTCTTCGTTGCCTGCTAAGATCCTACGTATAGCCATACTATCTCCTGTTGTGATGGTCGGGGCGACAGGATTCGAACCTGCGACAGCATGCTCCCAAAGCATGAACTCTACCGGACTGAGCTACACCCCGATTTAATTTGGGCAATCCTTGTCACGCTACGCTCTAACGATAGAAGCAGAAATGTCTAAACAACATCCGCTAACACCCCAGAGTCCGGCTAAATGGCCGTCCATCGGGAGCTCTCTGTCACTATCGTTGGGGTGTCCGATAACACCCACCGGTTCTCACGCGGGCACTGAGTCTCGTTCTCAGCCTGCAAGGATTGACTTTGTCGTTTGTTCCCGATATCCGCTGCTACGGGTTTTAATGGCTGACGCGGATCAGCATTTCGACGCAACGTCGATTACTGTCACTTGCAAAGGCTCCTTGCGGGATTCCGAAGAGCAGCTATTCCGTCGGCCATAACGACGGTAGTCCAAGGGTTTGGCTTTACCCCTCACTCAAGTGACATACTGGAGACAGATACGGGATTCGAACCCGTGTACTCGCCGTGAAAGGGCGATATCCTAGACCTCTAGATGAATCTGTCGTGTTTGGTAGGTCGTGCTGGATTCGAACCAGCGACCAAGCGATTATGAGTCGCCTGCTCTAACCATCTGAGCTAACGACCCGTTGTTCTTATTCCTTACAAAGGCGAGCCAGCATTTCACCTTCGCTCATCATCAGAAGCTCTTCGCCGTTGAACGTGACGATGTCACCGGCCGTTGGTTTGTACAGGACGATGTCGCCAACTTGGACAGCCATCCCAACGTAGCTACCATCCTTTGTGCGTCGGCCCGGGCCAACCGCAACGACTTCCCCCTGCGAGCATCCGCTGTTCGCGGTGTCGAGGAGCATGATTCCACCAGCGGAAACTGTGGAGGGTTCGATTTCGCGAACCAAGGCACGATCGAACAGCGGATCTACTTTCATATTATTTCCTGTTGGCGTTGGGCTATCAAACTAACGACCGTAATAGATCTCTCTTAATGGCACTGTCTGAAATGCAATTAAGAGAGAGATCGGTGCAGAAATTTATACCCAAATATCGGCACCGAACTCCGGACTGTCAAGTCACATCACAAGCTGCGTGTCTACACTGGCGTGGTTTGGATGAAGATGATGTATAGACTCACGCTCTACCGCTAAGCTACCCGCGACCAAAGAACACTCTTTGGAATGCGCTTTGGATCGCGGGGCTGGAATCGAACCAGCGTCTCGAGTTGTATAGTTCCGGCCAACTATGTATGACGGCCGGATCATCGCCAAGGACTACAGACTTGCGAACCTCATGTGAATGATGTTTGGCGTAACGATGATGATGACGTTAACTCTGTCGGGGCCCAGCTTCGCGGCTGGCGCAATATCCAAGTTCTGCCACCCTCGCGCTCAATGCACTCTGAATGAATGCGCTCAGCGCGAGGGGATGGATTCGAACCATCAATCGCCCCTAGATTACAACGACAACGGTTGCCAAACCTTCACATCGTGTAGCAATTTAGGCTACACGAACAATCTCTTGCATGATCAGGCTCACGATTGTGGACCCGATGTTTGCGTTCACGGTCTCGACCGTGTTCGCGCGATTTCGTGCCTTGCGGCATTCGACGATCATGTCGTCGATAGCCTTGATAGCTTCTGACTTGCCAACGGTTGTGCCAGCACCTGAGAAGAACAGTTGCGTGAACGATCCGATCACTACATCCTTCGATACTTCCTTGACTTGCGCCGGATGTTTGTCGGTGGCTGCGTACAGCACGACCGGGGTCATCTGCTTCTCGGTCTTGGTTGTGACTTCCTGGTTCTTCGCTTTCCAGTATCCGGCACCGCGAGTGCTATCCGGCTCCCAGTCTTTGGATGCGTCCAGGGTAGGCATTTCTTGAATCATACCGCGCAGATCCTTCAGGCGGTTCTCAAGACCCATAAGTTCATCGACTGGAACGCCGGTCCTGATGCAGGTGCCACGGTACTCAAGGTCAGCAGTAGCGGTCTGGTTGGTGCAGTTCTTCTGGAAGATGCAGTCTTCCGCTTTAGCCCAATGATCCAGTGTGTACTGGAGCGTATCGACCACGTTCGTGCTAATAGTCTTCTCGTCGCGGGCCGCGTTCTCAATGGCCTCATTCTCCGGCTTGCTTTCCAGCATCTTCAGAGTCTTGATGTGACCCTTGAAGTAGGTGTCGGCCTTCTGGAACTTGGCCTTCGTTTCGGTGATCAATTTATCCGCAGCAGCAGACAGCGTCTTTTCTGCGGCCAGAAGTTCAAACAGCTTTCCCATGATTTTCCTTTCAGATTAGGATGATGAACGTAACCTTACTTTACAACATGTCGCGTGCTGCACCGATCCGTTCAATCATGCGACGCACTGGAGTAATCGTGCAATTTGCTTTACGAGCGTAACCGTCGTTCCATGGGTGACTAACAAGGATCATGTGATGTTCCTTGCTTGCCGTTACTTCGTCAGCTACCGTGAGACTGTCATCTACAAACACTGTGCTGCGTTTGACATATGACAGCTTGGACTCTGACCCCTTTAGCACGTGGACGTCTACGCGTTCGCTGTCCACAAATCCGTTTCGTTTCAACCACTCCTGGGTGACTTCCTTTGGATTCTGCATCATGCCGTCTCTGAAGGTAAGTACCTTGATGCGATCAAATCTTTCCCAACATGCGCGACTCAGCTTCTCGATGGTATGACCGTCAAATCCGTTGAGAATTGGCCGCAATCCAAGATAGAAATCATCGTTGAAGACATGTTTCGCAAGCACTTCCCTGTCCTGTCCAGGGAAGTAGTCCTTGAACCAACGAGTGTATTTTCCATACGCAGGCAACTTCAATTGCTTGTCTGGAAAGTGCGGACGCATCTTTTCGATAACTGCGCTCACGAATGAGCACATTGTCTCGTCCATGTCTAGCGCGAGGTCATAGCTAGTTTTGTCCACGGCAGCTTGCCTTCTTTCTTGAGTTGTTCTTCTAGTTCTTTGTCACGGTCAGGCAGTGGATACCACGCCATGATGTCCTTGTCTCGTTCTGGATTGCCCGTGAGAAAGCCTTCTACTGCAACCCCATAGACCGTCAAAAGCATCATCTTCTGTTTCTTCGGTGCTGCTGACAGATCGTAGCAAAACGTGATGTCGCTACTAACTGTGTGGCTGAACGGATGCTGTTTGACGATCGGAGAGTTCAGTGCGTCGTCCAGTTCCTCACCCTGCGGCGACTTCCGGCACATCACCTTCGGTTTCCTTGACTTCCACAGGCTTGCCAAGCATAGACTTGATCTCGAGTTCTACCGGAACCAGAGCGAAGACATCCGGCGAGTTGCCGTCCTCTCCAATCAGGTTCAGATACTTTCCGAGCGCCTCGTTAGGGGTGCTCTTGACATAGAGCTCTCGTTCGGAGTTATTTCCCTTGTAATTGATGATTGCAAAACCACTTGTGCGCTTCTCGAGGATTTCGAGAAAGTCATCTTCGTCGATCGAAGAGAACAGCTCTCCGTCGTCATCATCGCCTTCTTCATTGTGCTCTTGCGTGTCGGAATCGACAACTACAGGCGTTTCCGGGACATATCCGTTGAGACTGAAACCACCTTCTACGATGATCGTCTCTGTGATAGTGCTCGGGCGGTCAGAACCATCGTGCTTCAACGTGCGCGAGAAGTTGAACTGTCCGACAGTGCCGTCTTCCACAAGCGAGTTGATCAGACCAGCAATCAGCTTGTGGGCGCGATCTGCCTTCTCAGAATCCTTGTTCGCGGTATCGCCGAACGTGTGCTTCACGACGTCCTGAATAAGCACGGAGAGTTTGATGATCTTGTACTTGCTGACTACCACTGCGATACGGGACAGGGCCAGCTCCCGAGTGGGATTCGGCTTCTCTTCTTTGCTGCTCGGCATGATTTATTTCCTTTTCGAAGATATGCCGGTCAGACCGGCGATGGTTGTTTACGCTAAGGAAGCTCGGTAGCATCATGCACCCGGAGGTGATGTGTATAGCCACCGTTGGACTTTGTCTTCTCCATGTCAGCATATAGCGATAAATGCCACACCTTTTTAACCCAAGAGAAACCGATCGTACGAGGCTATGCGCCACACAGATCGAATGTCGCTTGGAGTTCCTGGGATCTAATCCAGGAGGTGAGTGCTGATTTAGGAGCGCGCCGTCAAGTCTCTACACCTCCACATGACAAAACGCTTTCAAGGCGATACCACCGTGCAGTACGGTGGATAGTGATGATTAGTCACCTGTCACTGTGTTTGGCTCGGCGTTGGACATAAAGGAGTCATAGTGGTACGCGGCTGCGGTGGCACTCGTCCAGTGTTTGTCTTTCGCCGAATTTGACGCGATTCACCCTCACGAGTAAGTTCACGCTTACCCGTGGTTTATACGCCTTTCGGTTGCATCGTTACGCCTATTGTAGATCTTAGGATTGACGAACTCTGTTCATCGCACTGCACTGGTTATCAACCAGATATCTACAGACTAGGATGCATTGTTTCGTAGGTGCCCCAATGGAAATCCGGAGATATCCGGATTCCGGCTGCATTATTTGACGTTGGTTGTGCTGCCTATTTACAGTTCGTTGGTGTTCCTTGTTCCATTTATTCTCATACTGGCACATGCTAGTTTGATTATGCAAGTCGCTCTTGCTTTATCAACCATCCTATAGGAAAACACACAATGGGCTATCCAGTTCTGCGACTGACACGTCGCTTTACCGTGAATGGCGCTCCTGCTGTCGGAACCGCCTACATCACGGAAACAGGTTCCAACAACAAGGTGCGTCTGTACGCTGACGCTGCTGGTACGCAGCAACTGACAGGCAATGCTATCGCTCTGGACTCCGACGGTCAAGTCGATTGCTACGTCCGTGCTGGCAACAGCACGTTCCGCGTCACTGTCAAGAGTGCTGGCGGATTCGTCATCGCTCAAGACGACGCCGTGGTGCCGATTTCTGACAACTCGGCTGGTGGTCGTCTGGCTCCTCCGTCCAGCACTCCGATCGCGTATGCGGCGACGATCACCCCAGCGGCTAGTGACGCTGTGACGCACATCTCGGTGGGAACGTTGACCGGCAACATCACTGTGGCGAATCCGACGAAGGCCGCAGTTGGTAAGATCCTTGTGTTCACGTTCACACAGGACGGAACCGGCAGTCGGACAATCACTTGGGGTTCTAACTTCTCGCTGGCCGGTGCTAACGGTGCTGGAACAGCGAACCAAGTTGGCGCAACGATGTTCATCTACACTGCGGCTGGCAAGTGGCTACAGATTGGTGGAGCGCTGGCCTTCCACGCTGCCTAATCAGGCATTACAACGGGACCTTAGGGTCCCGTTTTCATTTGCTAGAGCGTCACATACGGTTTCTTCAGTTTCTTTATCCATTCAATCTCTTCAACCGTTAGCACGATAGTGTCTCCAGTCGGTCGCAACAGAACGCGATTACGTTTCGACTTCAAGTCTCGCATCATGTAGAACTCCTCGTCGTCACTTGTGTCTTCTTCCTTTTCAGTTTCATCCTCTTTGGATGTATCAAGCAGTACGTCATTGACGTAGCTTGTCTTTACGTGAGGAAGCCACAAGTACACGTTTGAACGGCTTGAAGTGCTGTCCATTCCCAATTCACCATCCTGCCACAGTGTGTGAACTAGATCGATTACTTCCTGCTTACGCAGTGGGAAATGGTGCAATAGGACGCGCAATGTGCAGCCCGTTTCGCGTTTGTTCAAGAATGCCTTGACCTGCGTCAGCAATGATTCCGGTTCTGGCGGTGGAACGACCTTAGGTGGAACAGGTAAAGGTGCTGGAGTAGGTGCAGGCTTAGGTGGCGGTGGATCCACCAGATAGTTGGTGGGCTGCTCTTCACCATCGCGAATAAAGATCTGCTCCCCACGTTCTGTGGAACTAGCTGTTGCCCAAAAGACCACTTGGCACGACTCGCGGTGCATTCGCTTCTGGATCTGGTCAAGAAGCAACATACTGCGAAGTACCTTGCTGATGATCCCTATCTTCTTGTCATTGCTTTGTGCTCTCAGTCGCATGTTGATCTCGTTGCGACTGATCTTCTGACCGATTGGTACGCAAGCGATCATATTGTAGATCTCTCGCGCTAGCACGTATTCTTCTGGCAGCTTGAGCGACATGATTCAAGTACCTGTAGGAAAGAGAACCGGGACATAGCGTCCCGGTTTGTGGTCCGATTACTTCTTGGATTTCTTCTTGCTCTTGATCTTGACTTCGGACTCGCTGTCCTTTTCCTTTGCCATCGCCTTGAGTTCGGCACCGGACGGGAAGGGCTTCACATTGACGAAAGCGGCGGGCAGGAACTTCGCGGGCTTGCGTGCCAGACGATACACAGAAGCCAGTTCCTTGGAACTCTTCGGACCAATTTCCTTGGCCTTCTTGGTGGTTGTGTCCACAAGCTTGAATTCCTTGAGGCTTACGTTCAGGCCACCAGTCGTGGACTTGATGGACACGCGACCTGCGAACTTGACCATCTGACCGGGAGGCAGACGCTTCGCGATGTTGGTAGCAAACGTTCCAGTGCCGTATCGCGTGCAGAAACGGTTGAAGGTAACCGGATCCCACTCGGACATGTCGACTGTCTTGGCATTCTCGTTGGTGAGACTGCCTTTGATGCGGACCATCTTGACGTCTTGGATGAAACCATCTTTGGCGATCTTGACAGCAGCACGGAAGAAGAACGGCTTGAATTCGTCAGGGGCCTTGAACACCGGAGGTGCGTTCTTCTTTTTCGCAGGCTTCTTTCCACCCTTGCCAGCCTTCTTAGCCAGACGGGCCTTTTCCAGTGGAGACAGCTTCTTTTCGCCGTCTTTCTTTTTCTCGGGCTTAGCGCCCTTCTTTTCTTTCGCAGTTTTTGCCATGATTTCCTTCAGAATGGTTGGTGATGTTGGCCTGACTATTTACAGGACGTTTGATCTCCTGACGACACATTCCGGCTACGGTCCCTTCGCCACATCGATAGCACCACAGAGCAGAATTGTTCCCCGGAATTGAGGTAGTAGCTTTCCCAGCACATGTCAGGTTGTATGCGTCTCTCATACGAGCAAGAACGTCTTCTTCGCTCATCTCTAATGAGATGAATACCTCACCACGACGCGCCATTTCCGCGAGGAGTCTGCTGTTCATAGTTCGACTTTCTCAAGCCGCATTGGGAAACCGGCCCATGCCATCATGTTGAACCACATGCTCCTACCGAGGAAGCGATAGGTAGTGCTTTCACGCGAGAGAGGATTTCCAGAGAGACTCATAGAGCGCCGTTCATGGTGCTCTATTTGCAGGTAGCACATTTGGGCACGTTTGAGGTACATATCCTTGGTCGGCTTACTCATCATCTTCGTTATCGATAGGAACTTTCCGACCAGAGCCGTCCATCTTATATGTATTCCCCTTTTTGCCCTTCGGCTTGTCTTCCTTCGGAGGTAGCGGCACGGCCTCTTCCTTGGCATTCTGGTAGGTCTCGATCATGGCCTTGATCACCCTTTTGCTCTTGGCGTGTGGCAGCACGATGCCTTGCTTGTCCGGCTTCCATTCGTTGTCGGACTTCTTCTTGTAGAACTTGCGCACGTTGATGTACAGCGTATCCCCATCATCGTCACCTTTGATTAGGAAGCTACTGATCACGACCTTGGTAGCATCAGTCAGCTTGATCTCGCGAAGAACTTGTTCTTTCTGCTTCTGCTTCTTTGCCATGCTCTGCTCTCCTCGGGTAAAGACAGTTGGATAAAAGTTATCGTTTCGGCGCGGGTGCGTCGAATCCTGGAGTTTCACTATTGTCAAGAACGATAGCTTTGGTGCCCTTGACTTCCAGACGTTGTTCGTCAAACCACTGCGGTTCACGCAGCTTGCCTTCCTTGTCCACAGGCGGCTGAAGCAGCACTTGGTTGCATCCGCTGATGTAACGGACATGACCGGTTGCCACTCCAGTGAAGCCAGTGATGAGGTCCCTGTATGTTCTTCCGAGTTCAAACATTTCGTTCTCCAGTTTGGTCAAAATATTGCTCTTAAACGTTCTACAATTTCGTTCCAGTTGTTGGAACTCTCCCCATCCGTGTCGTAGACCGGAATGAACTTGATCACAGTTCCAGGGAAATTCCTGGCGTTGGCCCACTCTGGATGATCGTCTACAAGAAAGTCACATTCTCGACCTACACATCCTTTATCAGGTGTGATAATGATGTGATCACGAAGTTCCGGAAAATGTTCTTGTTGCCATGCTTGTTTTTCACTGGCAGCGAGCGTCGAACCGTCTGGACTCTTTGTCATGATCCAGACGTCAACAGCAAGCGCACGCAGTCTCGCAACTGCCGACTTGGCACCTGGAACAACTTTCAGATTGCGGAAAACTCCAGGCTGGAGTTTGAGCACGTTGCCTGGAGTGCCGGTCTCTATGATCGCACGATCGAAATCGGCCAAGGGGCCGTCCATGTCCAAATAGATTCTCGGGATATCGAGATACTTTCTTACGCCCATTTTACCCTCTTTCTGATTCTGGTCCGTGTCGTTTTTGGAACTCGTCCTCCAGCCAAGCGAAGTCGTTGATCTTTAGGACGTCTGCCCTATTATTTACACGTTCAACCCACTTGCGACCACAGGTCGCTCCATCGGTGCATAGGTCTCCGTAGTCAACGTCTGGTTTCGCCACCTTGCACCATGTATCGAGGCGGAAGAAGGCTTCCTTGTATTGATCGGCATCGACGATCGTGTTTATCCCCATAGACAGCTTCGCAGCCTCCCGGAACGCTGTTCTCCAAGTGGACATGGGACTCCAGTTAAAGGCGTGCACACCAACGCACTGTCTGTGGACAGTTAGTCTGGAGCTACTCGCATTTGTGGTGACGTCAACAGTTCTATCATCCAGCTTGGTGAAAGCGTTGCGATTGAACGCCTTGGGACCGCCGTGTCCATATTCCAGGCCGTTCACAGGATTGCGTGCATACCAAACGTGCACCGAATCAAGCTCCCAAGGTTTGAACTCGTCGTTCAGGAGCTCAGTGTCCAACTGGAAGTCGGCGTCGAACACAACGAAGATGTCGGTGTCAGACCTAGATGCGAGTTCCTTGTGGCTGTCCAGGATATTGAACTCCGGGAATGCCATCTTATGGGCACCGTGATATACGTGCTGGACAGTTACGAAGTTCTCATCGACGATGATCTTGGGCTCGTTAGAAGCCAACTGGAACACACAATAAGGAAAGCCCAATCGCGAAGCCTGATAGCTCACAAAGCTGATCTCACGCCCCATGAACGTCTGGTCTGTCTGGTATACAGATGCAAGTCCCTTTGTGTTCAAGTAGCGGATGCCGCCGAATTTGTCGTGCTTGTCCTGGTCCGTGGTCCACTTCTCGTCGTAGAAATGTCGAGCAGCCAGTGGCTTTGTCACTGAGAACACTGCGTATTCTGCAGTTACGGGGATCTGCTTCCGCATCTCTGATCTAAATGCGGAAGCGAAGGGCAAGTAGTTGGCGTCTGCAATCCAAGCGTGCGTGAACCCCTCAAATGGGGCCACATCTTCTAGTCCGCCGCTAACAACCTTGGTGGGAAGATCGGACGCCCAATCTTTCCATGCTTTGACATTGGCACTCTTGCTAAGGCCGGAGCCGTTGGTGATGATTAGAACTTCGCTTCTAGTGGTGTCGGCCATGTCTCTTTTTCGAATGGTGCTGCGTTGTTTATTGGGAGAGTTCTTTGAATTATGTATGCGGACTGTTTGGGGCCGAACATTGGGATGTCGATGCCTGTCTTGGCAAGGATCTCTCGACGCATCTCAATGTCTGTTGGATACTGTGAATCTTCTTCGTCGCGGTTGAAATCGGCTTTCCAGACTTCGTAGTATTCTCTAATACGATCAAGGTCCGACACGTCTTCGAACGGAACGCTCTTCTCTACATGAACAGACCACAAACCAAACAATGCACCGGATACGGAAGCATCACCGTATTCCATGTGCTTGCCTACCGAGCACCACGTAATAAGGCGTTGTAGATTCAGAGGATACGCCCTCTGGCTAATCTCATACGCGGAATCCAGTGGTTTGCCTTGCACCAGAGGCATCTTCACACCTTCTCGGAAGCCGGCCGTGAATGCCTGACGCTCCGATCCGTATGGTCTGGTGTATCCGTAGATACGTGTGAGCTGAACGTAAGTCGGATCCCAGCAGAAGTCCACAATTTTGCCGTTGGTTTGCTCGTGCGTCGTCATCTGGTCGATGAACGAGTGTGTCCACAATTTGAGACCACCGTTGCCGTAGTAGAGACCGGTCATCGGATTGTAGGCGTTCCAACTGAGAACAAAGCGATTCGGCATCTCACCATCCTTGACCGGGAAGCCAAGTTTGTGGAATGGAATGTCTTGCGTGTGTAGCCGCCAGAACTCCGGGAATGTCTCATTGTCGCCGTCGACAGTGATGAAGTACGGCGTGTTCTTTATCTCACGAGCCTTCACACTAGCAGCTCTGTGCGCGGAGTCGAATCCCTTAACACCATGCACTCGTTGTGCATTCGGGTTCTGCTGCAGAAGTAGCTGATAGTTGTCGTCTGCATTGTCCTCTGCATACGACAGGAAGATAGTTGGTATGTCAGAGAATCTCATATCTTACTCCTCTGGTGGTGTTCGAAATGCTCCACGATCTGTTCGACAATACGGTCCTGTTCGGCTTGGCTAATGCGGAACAAACTAGAACGAGTGCTAAGAAACAAGTTGCCAAACCCTGTAGATAGGTCTGGATGACATGGTGCATTGACGACACCGCGCATTTGGGCAACTCGGATGATCGGTGAACCTCCTGTTAACGTCATTGTCCTCAGATCTATGGTCCATCGATCGTTAGGCTTCTCGGGATCAACATTGCGCAAGTGAAGGATCACAGATTTTCTGTTTTCTACTTCCGGCCAATAACTCCACACGCAATGATGTTGGAGTACTGTCTCGTATTCCAGAGCCACCTTGTCCTTGAGCCAGAATAGTTCGTACGTTCCTGGTGGACATCCGAATCCTGGGTTGACCGTCAGTCTGCCCATCAAAATACGTTCGCCTCTGGGTTGTTTCTTGAGCGCGGCTTTCTGCCTCTTCTTGTCTTCGCGTTCGTGCCATTCCTTGGCAAGACGTAGTGCCTCTTTAAGAGGCAGCTTAGTTGCTGTTAGAGGTACGCGCGCCCCGTTCAGTAGCCAGTCTTTAAGATCGATCAATTGCTCGTGCGCTGCGAAGATCAAGATGTCCTGTCCTACGGAGGGAACCTCGGCGTCGTTTGGAGGAATATACTCGATGTCTATCCTGTGTTCGAATCGTTGTTCTTGTAGATAGGTGGCGTTAGAACGCAACCATCCGAGAGTGCCCACCTGATGGCGATGATTGTCGAATGTGACTTGAGAACTGATGACATAGGGATCGCCTGATAGAGATGGCCGCATCATGTCACGGTCTCTACGCGGGTAGATCCAGCCAGATATCTTGAAGTGCGACTTTCCCGCCAACTTTATCTTTGGTCCCCAACCAAATGGGGTGTCTAGTTCTATCTCATCGTATTCAACTGTTGATGTCTCAACTAGCACACGGTAGCACAGATCGGCAAGGTTCTCCTTGATGTAGCGATAGGCCACAGCATGGACCCAATTCATTAGCCTTGGGTCCTTCCGTTCAAGAACAGGAGCAAACAAATGCTCCCACGATGGGTTCAGAACAGCATGCGAACTAAGCATCACATTTCGTCTTCAACCGTCTCTGCGGTATCGTCGGTGTCGTCGGTATCTTCGGTGAGTGCAATTCTACGGCGAATCGAAACTGCCTTCCGAAGTGTGGACGTGGGTTTCTTATCTTCATCGTCGGACGCCGTCGCTAACATCTCTCCATCCAGCTTTGCGGCTGCAGCGAGTCCTTCGTTATCTGTAGGATTCGCTTGTTTGACCAGATTGTTAATGGAGTCTTCATCAAGACTCTCAAGAGTACCGATGGATCCAACAGCTTGGGCAATCGCATTTGCCGTAGCATTTACATTTGTGATCTCGTTGATTTTAAGCTCACCACCCATCAACAAATGATATGCATGGAAAATCTGACGTGGTGCGGAGAAGTGAAGAGTGGCTGCGTACTTCGTAGCGCCGCCTTCTTGGATAGAAGTCAACTGGAATCCTTTCTTAGATCCCAGCTTGGTGTGAGCCATCAGTTCCAGCATCACTGGATACGGATCACGTCCGCCACAGCATAGACGCGCAAAATTGTAGGCTTTCGATTCGCCCTTCACATACGGATAGTAGTATGCGTCCTTGAAGTCCACTCTCCGTCGACGATAACGCTGGCGATGTGCGTAGTGGATCGTATTTCCCATGTTCTGGTACACGAACTTGATGTACTCGTGTGGACAATACCAGACAGCGTTCTCAAGCATCTGTGTCCACATGCGGTCCTCAAAGTGATACTTGCGGTACTTGTCCAGAACTGATTGAACATCTTCGTTCGAGCGTGCCTTGATACTGTCTTCCACCATTTGGTTGATGATAGGGTTCTTCGATCTTCCGTCGTGGTTGTCTGTGTAGCGTTCCCAAAACATGTCTTTAAACACCGACAGGAAGGTATACTGTCGCAATACTTCGAAAGCCACTGGATCAATGATCAGAGCGTTATCGGTTGCCCACTCGACATCATCCCACTCACCAATCAGGCCAATAGCCCACAGTGGAATAGGCATCTTCTTGAACCCCGCATCGGTTGTGAAGAACGAGATCATCCGGGTGTAACCCGGAACACAGGCTTTGGTTTGCTTCAGCAGTTCGAGAGTGGTGTGCATGATTGATCTTGATTGGATAAAGGAAGGGGCCGAAGCCCTGTGTGTGAAGATTAGGCGGCGCTATCCGATTCTACGAATTCACTGACATGCAGATTGGTGTTGCCAGTCATTGACTGCAGGAACGTCTGCAGCTCAGAGTAACTCGCACCCTTCAGCAGACCACCACGAGCGGAATTGATCGCAGTGAGGACAGCCATGATGTCGGCCGTTTCCAATTTCACAAGCTCACTGGTAAGCGATGCAACCGGATCGAGTCGATGGCTGCTAGTCGCAGGAATGTCTTCCACAGTGTTGGTATCTGCGCTGATCTCTGCGTTGACGGTGTACGGATGCAGGCCCTTTCGCCAGTCGATGACTACATGCAGCATCGGGGTCAATATTTTCTGCATCTTGGCAAGAGAGGCTTCGATCTCCGAGCGACTGTTCGGAGTGTTCTTGAGGTTGAGATCCTCCGAAGTCACCGTCTTGTACAGCAACTCGGCGTCGATGTTAATGCCCATGCCGAAATGGTAAGCATCCTCGACGGGTGCCAGCACGTCTTCGTTGTCCAGCACCCAGCTCACATCATCGAAGCCATTGCTCAGTCCGACTACGATGGCGGGGAACAGCCACTCTGATTGCCAGTTCGGCTCGATCTTCTTCAGGTTGTTCTCGACGCGCGTGACGCGGTCTTGGATGGCACTGCTGGCACGCAGCATGGCGATGGAGGTAAAGGGTAGATGGTTCTTCATTTCAGGTTCTCGCTTTCAGGGTTGATTAACAGGTCTTGAGCTTGGGTTTCTTGAGCTTTTCTTTCCTCGGCTTAGGCGCTTCGGTGTGTACGTCTGGCACCCCTTTCTTTCGTCTGTCACTGATTAGCTTGTTAATCTCTTCTGGCGAGATTACGTGATAGAGTTCGAATTGCACGTTGTTGTGACCACCGTCGCAAGCAAGCATGACATCCTCCCCATGCTTCTCGATCAGAGTATCGACGATCCGTTTAAGTTGATAGAGCGGCATCGCGAAGTCGTCTAGCTTCTTGACAGCATCGTCCTGGATTGGGTATCGCATTGGTGTTAGATTACCGTGGTCCGTTTCTTGGCACTCTTCGGGAAGAAGATAAGCTCCGTTATCGGAAATTCGACAGTGTCTTTGGCCTTCGGACGCTTGCCGTTGATAATCACCGCCGACTGGTCGAGCCAGCGTCTGATCTCTGCATCAGTTGGTTGTCTGGGAGGCTCACCTTCTTTGGTTTCGATTGACATTGGGATGGCCCCGATGTATTTAACGACATCGAATGCATTCATGTCGCACGATTCCACCGGAACGTGTTGGATCTCATCGTAGTGGACGTGACCTTTCACCTTAACGTCTCCGGTCAAACATCTGAGTTCTACGTGCGCGTCTTCTATGTCTTGGAATGCTTGCGCACTCATGTAGTCAACTCCTGTCCCAAGACAGTCAGTGCAACCCACGCCACTGATGGTTCCAGTACCATCGCAAGAAGTGCAATCTTCACGCTCGTAGTGGAAGGCCACGACCTCGAACTGATGGCCTTTGTACTCGTCGTAGTAAGGGACGTAGTTCTTGTTCTGAAACACCTTGATGTGGAACTTGACTACGTGTCCTACTTCGATACTGGCTTTAAGTTTGGGGATCGTCTTTTGGTTGAGTTGGTTTGATTCCGAAGACATTTACTTTCTCCAGTTCGGCACGCAGTCGATCGCGTTTGCTTTCGAGATGACGAATGATGTCATGGTAGTTCATCTCGAACGTGCCGTATTTCTCGGTGCCGATATAGACGCATTCAGTCTTGAGACCACCACCTTGATAGTTGCCGTGCTCCTCTAGGAACTGTTCCAAGCGCAGCAGATCCGCAGAGAGTTGGTTGATGACAGAATGCATCATACTCATAGGAAGTCCTTGTAGATGTCGTTGCGGACAGGAGGCAGTTGATAGATGTACTGATGATCGTGTAGCCACTGTCGGATCATCTCACGTGCTTTGCCTTCGTTGATTTCCATGAACAGGCCCGGAACAGATTCGCCGTCCTTGAAGAACATATTGACGAAGAACTGCCCAAGACGTTGCCGATGTTTGTTGCGTCGATAGATGTTCTCGAAAAGAACGAGAGAAGGCATGTTGCAAGACATGCATTCGTGTTCCAACTTCTCATGTATGCAGATGCTCATCATTGTTCCTTGTTTACCATTCTTGCCCAACGTGGCGAATCAGAGTCGGATGGATACCAAGCATCTTGTCCAGTGTTTCCTGATCTGAAGACACCTTCTGCACGGCAAATGGTTTGACGAAACCGAGCAGCAGTCGTGCTGCGTCTTCGGGACCGCGTCGCTCTGTGACCACGCTGGCAATACGTTGCCGACACTGCTCCCACGCTGGATAGTGCATCTTGTGGGCGAACGTCCCCATAAGTACGCCCATCGACAAGAAGTCCAGCGTCTTTGCCGGATCGAATTTACTAAGGAGCTCGTTGACCGCTTCGCGTTCGCCAGTTTGTTGCGCAACCAGCAAACTTCCACCAAGCAGGATGTTGATGGCGCGTCGATTGTCTTCGGTTGCGGAGTATAGGTGGTCCAGCAGTTTGTCTACGTCAAAGGGCATGACATTGGCTTTCCGTCAGAAGTTGGGACAGGCCACATGGCGTGACCACGCTCCATCGTGTATTCACCGTTGTGGCAGAAGAAGTAGGTGAATGGAACGTTTAACAGACGCACAGGTTGTGTTTCGGCTGCTCGCGCTTCGAGCACTTCTGGCAATCCCTTGCCGATCACGACACCGATCGTGATACAGAGGAGATATCCTGGCCAGTCACGTTTAAAATTCATAGCGTGAAGAAGCTGAGAAGATCATTTATAGGACCACGCCACATATGGATGTCCTTGATGGCGAAGGTACGCATCTCATTCTTGTTTAGGTCTTTGGCTTCCATCAGCCATTGTTTCTCCGGATGATACTCGGTCGATCCGTAATACACGCGTACGATCTGCACGTGACGAAAGCTACGTACCCCATGATAGTTCGTATAGTCGATCACCACCTTGTCACTCGGAGCACTATTCATCATGGACTCGTCGTGCATTCTGTTCTGTGCGCGAGTGATGAGTTTGGCTTGGATGGTGTCGGCTGGGTCACGTTTGAAGTCGATGAACGGACTGACACTGCAATCCGACATCTCACCATCGTCTCCGTACAGAGTGGCACCGCACGAGGCGAGCGCCAACATCAGACGCAGCTTCAGATTCTCGGCACGCAGATCGGCAATCGAAACAGTATCCGGATTTGGATCTGGATTTTTACTAAGCATCTTTGGTCTCCTTATCAGTAGTGACACCCGTCACAAACACCGTCTGTGCGTTCTGCTGTGCACGCAGTCCATTCCTCACATTGCGAGCTGCATCGGCCCATGCCTCTGGACCTGTATTTCCTTTGCCGAGCTCCCGTCCGCCGAAGTGATAGTCGTAGACAACGTACGGAGCAGGGCCAGCGGTTGCGAAGTGGGAGCAAGTGGCACGTGAGAATTCTGCGATGACGGTCAGCCTGTCTGCAAGCTCTGTGTTGGGCGGCATGGGCGGAACGACCTTCGCACGATGCTCCAGCACTTTGTTGTGGATCTCAAACAGGTTGTAGTGGACGGCGAAGACGCCAGATCTCAGCGCAATCTCGTAGGCTTCACGGACGGCAACTCCGAGCTCTTCGTTTGTTGGTGCCGGATGGATGGTGTTCACGTTGTCTCCTTCGGTTTAGTTGCCTGCATCTTCTGCGCCTTCGCGATGTCAGCACGAAGCTCTTTCATCATGTTCCGCACACGTTCTTTGTTTTCCTTGTGCTGTTTTCTAAGGTTCTTGGCCCAATGTTCGTTGCGCTCTTTGGCAATCAAGCTTACCAAGGCTCGTGGCTTGCTTTCCATCGGTTGACCGAACGTCATGTAGGCAGCCAGATCTTCTGAGTTCTCTTCTGTAAACTTCAAGAGCTTGGTCAGAAGCTTTTCAGTCTTCCTGCCAACCAGCTTATCGGTGAACTCTTGGCCTGACTTCAAGGCACCAGCACCGAACACAATCTGCATTTCGCACGTGCCGTTCGTTGGAACGGCAGTCTCGCCGTCCATTGTTAGGTTCGGTTCAAAGTGTGGCCTTGAGAAGTGGATGCGATACGTCAAGTTCTGTCCACGCTTCTTCTCCTTCTTGAAGTCGATGTTCTCACGCATGGCAAACACGCGAGGTAGCGAGAACGGATATTCCCGTTCCATCATCACACTGACCCCCGACACGCGCCCACCTTTTACAGAAACAGGCAGTACCTTCATCCTGAAATCTCTCGTGTACGACTGATGTCAATGCCGAGCGATTCGGCTTCTTCTGACGACAGCAGAGGAGCAGCCTTGGCGATCTCCTGCCAGTACCGTGGATTGCCGCTTAGCTTGTCGTCGATGCCATCCATCGTGAGCTTCGTCCGTTCCACACGCGCCTCAGCCATCACCATGTAGGCGGCCGTTGGCACCTGCGGATTCAAGCCAGGAACTCTGTTCAACCCCGCTCGCTTCGCGTCCCGCACTTCTCGCCAATCGAAGGTCCACATCTCGCCAAGGCACGCACGCTCGAAGATCATGTGGACGTAGTGCTGCACGAACAGAGGCCACTTGCCGTCGAACTCTTTGTGCACATGCTTCGCCAGTTTGGCAAGAGTGGTCAGCCCCTTGTGCACGAACCAAGCGTTCGTGAATCCGATGTCGTATCGGATTCGGTTCTGGATGTCGTTCAGTGCTTCATCCTTCTGGATGCGCGCAACGTTCTTTATGTGCTTGTCATCGGTGATGTAGTCCTCACCGTCTTCACCAATGGCGTTTTTGCTCTTGTCTTTCCATCCTGACTGCAATTCTTCGATCTTGTCGTAGGCAAGGAACATTATGTGTTTCACATCCGGATACTTCCTCGCTGTCTCCCCTTCTTCTGCTTTCGGCCGTGGTTTTGGAGCAAGCAACCAGCAGTAGAAGCTGTTCTCGTACTCGGTCCTTGTCTTGACGCCAAGTATCTCTTCCAGCGTGTGTGTCTTACCGTCCTCGCCAACGATGTGCCCCCGCCGGAACATATATCGCCACGCCCCTGTGATCTTCTTTGGATCGACTCTCAACGGATTGCTGTAGCAGGCAAACTCTAGCGAGTTCAGGTAGATGTTCCCGTCTTCCACGTCTTGCAGCACACTGGACGGCATCTCCATTCCAGCTACCTTCTGAACGCTTTTGATGCAGCGCCTGAAGATGTATTTGATCTGTTTCTCTGCATTCGCTAGACCGTAGATGTTGTCCCCAAGGATGTACTTGGCCGGATTCCCGTCTACGTTCAGATACCAGTTCTTCTTGTTCCTGCTGTCTTGCCGCAGTACGAGCCACATTGGAGCTTTGGCGATCACCTTGACCCGTAGCTCTTTGGATTCTACGTCTCTCGTGTTCCCTAGGGCTGCCCGCATTACCTTGCGTACCTGCCTAGCATCTTTTTCTGCTATCTTGACACTCGCGTCTCCTCTCTTGAAGAGCTTGGTTCCGAACCGTCCTCCGTCTACGAATACCCTGGACCTGTCTATTAGCTTGATGTCGTTTTTCGTATCGCCCATGTTGTTGTCCTACTGCTGCTCCTGCTGTCACCTTATATGTTGATAAGGTGAAAAGTGCTTACTTAGCCTAACTACGCACTATTTACAGTTTCCATTTCACCTTATATGTTGATAAGGTGAAAAGTGCTTAGTTGTACTATGTACTTTCAGCACCTATCACCCGTTCAACCCACCTGTTCAACATACGACCCTCCCCCTTCTCCCACACACTACTGCTCCCTATATGTATGATAAGGTGACCCTACATACACCATACTATACGACCCTATACACCATACTCTACAGTATTGGTCCCCCAATTCGCGTTCACCTCCAGGGGCTCGCTTCCGTAAACGCAGCACACTGACCCTCGATCCAGTCCACATGCTCCTGCGTTCCCTCCGTGTACGGATTCGTGTAGTTTGATGCCAAATAGTCCTTGTATCCTCGCAGGAACGCCTCGGAGTTCTTGTACATGCCGTACAGACTGATCACCGCCGTCCCTACCACACAAGCTCCCAAGATAAACCAAAGCGTTCCTGACATTTTCATCTCCTTAGATCGCCACCGTGAGATTGCCTGTTGACTTTAGTTGCTCGCGGATCTCCATCCACAGCTTCCCCAAGAGGTTCTGACCATCCTTGTTCGGACCCCATCCCCAAACATCGTCTCGCCAGCTATCCTCGATCAGTTCGCGATCGCCTGTCTCCAGGAGCTTCTTCCGCACATAGGAATGCTGGAGGCATTTGGAAACAAGGATGTCCTTCATGATACTGTATTTCACTAGATCCCAATCCGGACGACGTTTGGTTCGTTCTTGCTGCGCGATCTGGAACGCTTCGTGTGCAGACGGCGCACCCCAGATGCGATGTTGGATTTGTGGATTCTCAACGAACTTCTCCCAATGATAGGCGTGTTCGCTTGTCTGAAACATCCACCCCTTGTGGAACACTTTGAACGAGCTAAAGTTGCTCAGCACATAGAATTCCTGTTCGTAGAAGAACACTTGCTTCTGCGTGTCCAGTTTGTGGCATTCGTATGTCATACGTGACTCCTTTAGTTTACGGCATCAGAATGAGTTGCAAATGGCGATCAAACCGATGATAGTAGCGATTGCTGCCACCATGAAGTGCTCGATCATCACATCACTATCAGGACTGTAGTTCTTCACGCGTCGCTTCACCCACCATCCGTTCATTACTGGGATGTTCTCGTAGGTAACATCTCCTTTCTTGCGGAACAGCATCACGACAGCAACTGTGAACATGAACACCATGATGCTTAGTCCAACGGCCAGTTTAAGAACATCTTTGCCGATCACCTTGTAGACCACGACGCCCATCGTCACCTTTCCCAGCGGAGTTGAGACGAACTCGTTTGCGGCCATTCCCACTTCCTTTGCAGCAGCGACAGCAGCATGACCCATTCCAACACCGAGTTCACTCCACTTGCTTATCTCATTTCGGGCTTGTTCCGAAATACCTGATGCCTGCTGATTCTGCATCTCAGCCGCCTTGGCCATCAGATCGGCCTTCTGCTGGTCAGTCAACTTGGACAGATCCAGATACCTAGCATCGTTTACCGTCGTTGCTTGTGCAGATGCTGCCAACGAAGTGATCGCCAGTGCAACCGCGATAAGAAGCTTCTTCATTTCATTCTCCTTGGTTAAACAAAGTCATCGGGCGGCTTACTGTCCCGACCCTCTTCAGGCCAGAAGGCCCATATCAATCCTACACCGATAAAGGACGCAATACGTCCCCATCCAGTTCCCACCAACAGGACACGCATCACGATCGCCATAAGAATCGCAGCAATCATCTTGTCAGTGCTCGGAAATCCTGTTGGCAGTTTCCACTTCACCACAAGTCCTCCGAGTAAAGCTCATCACCTTGATAGTGCTTGGGATCAGTCGATCGAATCATCCGTTGACCGCATTCTTTGACATGAATGAAAGCCTCTCGTCTGTTCAGAAATCTGCCGTCATCTGTCAAGAATCCCTGAACTTCCTTCGCATAGCTTTCGTGAGTCCTGTCCGATTTACCATCAGCAAACTGATGCCACATCGAATGCAACACATCGTGATGTCTTCCAGGTCGCGGCACGAAGCAGATTAGTTCGTGACCCTCGCGACCAGCGAACTTGATCGCGGCCGCTACTATCATTGACCCACCCTCAGTCCAGCAGCCAGCACGTGAGGAAGCACAATCACGTCATCGTTGTCTGTGGCTTTTCCTGCGCGACGCGCTTCGTTCATTCGCTTCCCCATTTCTTCTGCCTTCTCTCTGTCTGGAAAGTTTGGTGCTTGTTCATACAGAAACAAGGCACCATTTTTGTGCATCACATACAGGCGATAAACTGTTCGAAACATCATGATTACTCCTTGTCCACCTGATCGGTGTAGTCACTGTTTGGCTCGGTTCCATCGTCAGGCGTGTCGTTCACCGGATCGTTATCCGCCATTTTGAATTCCACGTCTTCAACTTCCAACTCAGTTACCTCTACACCATCCATCGACACTGCTTGGATTGTCAATGTTTCGTTGATCTGTTCCATGTTCGACTGCACGAACTTCTGGAACTCAGCATCTTCCTTTGTGTAGATCGGTTCCCACATCTTATCAACCAGCTCTGGCTGGGCCTCACCAAGCGTTGGACGGTTTGACGGTGTTTCTTCAGTCGAAGAAACTCGTCCTGTCTCCGTTCCGTGCACCACGAGATCTTCATTCACCCACTGACCGTCTTCACGTTCCTCCTTCACTGGTGGGATATCTTCCGTGCCGCGATATTTGGCAAAAGCATTCGTTCGCTGTTTCGGAGTACGATCTACTTCACCGGGCAACCACGGCTTCAGCCACTTGTTGATGATTTCCACAAACTCGATTTGGTATTTGTCGGTCGCCGGAGTCACATTCAGCACCTCGATCTTCTTCGAGGCCAGCACACGTTCCAGCATTCTCACATCGTATCCAGAACACTCGTAAATGCGACCAGCAGTCAAGTGTTCGACCTGACCACGCATGTTAATCGGAGGGACCGCAACGTGCGCCGTTTTCTTGTTCCGATAGAACACTGCGTAGTATGTCTTGTCGGACCGCACATCAACAAACTTTGGTTCGTATTCGGCACCCATGTATCGCTTGACGAAGTCAACGTGTTCCTTACGACTGCGTGCTACTTTCTCCATGTGGATTTGGAACTGAAGTTCTTCCAGAGCTGTTGCGATTTCCGGATTCAATGTTTGCGGGTCGCCATTCCATCCCTTGATGATGTCTCCAGATTTCCACTCCTTTGTGGATTGTTCGAAATCTGGATTCGACACCATCTCGGACGCCGCTGCGATATCAGTCTTTTGTTGTTCCATAATATCCTCTGTGGATTCGATGCACTTGGATTAATTTCCCGCGCACCCTATTATTTACATTAACTGATTTCCACAAAATCCCTACAACATCCAAACTGTCCGGATGACGTTTTGGACCCATTCCTGAAGATGCTACTTTGAGTGTGTCGGGTAGCAACCATGCTTGCCTGATTTCCTTAAGGAGCGTGCATGAATAAAACCCCCTCGAAGAAGGCTGCGAAAATCGCTGAAACAGCCAAGACCGCTGGTGGAATGTTCGTGTTTGCTACTCGTGATCCTAACCTGATCGATGCCCCGAACACGAGCGCCGTCCTGTCCAAGTTCAAGTACACTCAACATGCTTGCACGGACTGCGGTCACGAGTTCCAGGCCGTAGCGGCCGCTGGACTGCAATATCACTGCATGTCCTGCGGTAGCTCGAAGACTCAGGCGAAGGCTGAAGCGAGCACCAAACTCGACCTCCCAGCAGACGACAAACTTGCGCTCGTTACTTGCGGTTCTTGTGCCACTCACAACATCACCGCTGGTGCCGTGCTGTCTGCTGTATCCCAGCTCAACTGCACAGCTTGTGGTCATGAAATGAACTACAAGCTGAAGGCCGAAGCCTCTACCGAGAAGGCAGACGCCGACGAGATGCCCGATAACGACATGGATCCCATTACCGATGTGGATGACATGGATCTTGTGGACATCGACGACGATGACGACGATGTAGTCGAAGATGACTCGGGTGACGAGCTGTTCGACGACGATGATATGGATACGGCTGCCACCAAGACAACGGCTGCTGGCGGGGACGACCCGAACGGCACTCCGGCTCTGGAAGATCAGGGCATGGCTGGTGACAATAATCCGGATCCAGATCCGCAGGCCCAAAGCCGAAAGAACACCGTCGAACAGAAGACCCAGGACGGTGGCCTCGATATCGAGGTCGATCTGTCGGATGTCGAAACCGAGCGTGATGGTCCTGACGCCAAGATGGCCACGGAACCCACAGCGCCCGCAATTGCTTTCGTCTATCTGGGCAGTGCGATGAACATCGCGGTTGGCAATCGTATTGTTGCCACGCTTACTCCTGAACTCGCTGGTGATAACGCCGAGCTGATGCATCAGAAACACTTCCAACTGGCTGTTAAGCACTCGATCGAGACGCTTGGCCTGAAGGAAGCGATGCGTGCCTACAATTTTCAAGCTGCGACCGTCAAGGTGCGTCTGGCTCCGGAAATTGCGAAGCTCGTCGAAGCCGGTGTGGCGGAGAAATCGAATCAAGTGACCGCTGGTCTGGATAGCATGGCGAAAGATTTCGGCCAAGCTATGGACATCGCGGTTGCCGGTTGGGCCCAGAACTTCTGGCGCAACCGTACAAGTCCTGTGAAGGCCGCTCTGGTTAGCGAACTCGTTGCTGCTGGACTCAAGTCCGGTAGCGCCGAAAAGCTCGTTGACCGTGTGTTTGCCGCACATGGAGTCGCCGACGCGCGTGAGGTGCTTACCATCGCACGTGAGCTGGCTGCGAAGCCCGTTGAGGCGCGCAATGGTCTCGCCGAGGCCGTGAATCTGACGAAGTATCTGCCTTTCAAGAAGGCAGAAGCAGCGACAGAAGACATGGACGACGCGGGTGAAGATGACGAAGATGATGACAACGAAGTAGTGGCGACTGTCGCTACCGCCGTTCAGCACGTCCAGTCTGATGATAACCAAGTGACCGCCACCCACTATAAGACACCGGAACTGGCTCGTCTGCTGGGTGACAAAACCTTCTCTTCGTAATAAGGAGCATTCATGCTTTACTTCCCCAACGGCCGTCCAGCCCTCTCTACCGAGCTGCCGATCCTGGCGAGCGCTACGATCGCGGCTGAAGGTCAAGCTCTCGTTGGTTCCACCTCTGGTGGTGTCTTCGGTGTTGGCCCGTCCGCCGGCTCGTCTGGCGAGAATTTCCTGGGTCTCGCTGTCAGCCAGCAAATCGCGCTGTCCAGCTTCCCGAAGGTGCAAGAATTCGTGCAACCTTCGAGCAACGTAATCAGCCTGTCGCGTACTCCCAACGCTAGCACTCTTCTGGTCTACAACGTGACCACGAGCGCTGTTCTGGTGGTGACCACGGATTACACCATCTCCGGTTCTACCGTGACGATGAACGCTGCCTATCAAGGCAACACGATCCGCTTCATCTACAAGTACAACCCGACTGCTGTTGAAGCTCGCGCCATTATGGGCGACGTGTATCCAGGTGGTGCTGCTGGTACTTCCATCGGTCAAGTCGGCGTGTTCCAGAAGGGTGTCGTGTACACCACGGAATACGATTCGACCAAGGATTGGACGACATCGGCCAACGCGGTGAAAACCGGCGCCAACGGTCAACTGACCCAAGGCGGTTCCGGTGCCACCGTCGCTTGCACGATTGTGAGCGCGCCGAATACCACCAATCCCTATCTGGGCCTCCTGCTCCTGTAATCAGAAGCTAGCCCATAACATCTCACAGGAGTAATCAATGACGACCAAGGCCAAGACCCCCGTTCTTGCTTCTGACTACAAGGCTCCCGGTTCGTCCGAGCGCCTCGTCGGCAGCAACGGTGAAATCAACGCCAGTTCCAAACGCGATGCATTCCAGCAGCAGCTTAAGCTCCTGGCAGCTACCGCCAATGGAGAAGTGACGACTGCCGCTCGCATGGAGCGTGCTCAGCGTAACCGTGAGCTGGTGCGTGCTATGTTTAATAGCAAGCAAGTGCACCAGGAACTCGGCGAAGTGATGGCGAAGGATCTTTATCAGACCGCCAACCGCCGTGGCTTCAGCCGTAAGTATCTTGCTCGCCAAGATCTGGTTCCGGGTCAATTCCCGACGGTGAAAATGCGTCTGAAGGACGTCGTGGCTACATACGCTACGTCGCCAACTCTGACGCAGCACCAGATCATCCGCGACAAGCTGTTCATGCCCCCGGAAGTGATCATCGACGCGAAGCCATTCGTGGAACAGCGTGAAATCAACACTTCTGTGTCGGACGTGCTCGACGAGAAGTACGCGGAAGCGCTGGAAGCCATCATGGTGGCGGAAGACCGCCTGTGGAAGAAGGCTGCTGATTCGCTGGTTGGCGTCGACAACGACCTGACCGTAATCAGCGGTACTCTGACTCCGCTGACCCTGATGGAAGTTCGCAACAACGTCGGCCGTTGGGACCTGCCGGTTCCGCAACTGCTGATGGCCAGCGACATGTACATCGACATCGTGGGTGATTCCACGTTCATCCAAGCGATCGAACCCGTGGCTCGCCACGAGCTGATCATGACTGGTGAACTGGCTGTCCTGTACGGTATGTCCATCACCAGCGATGCCTATCGTCACCCGGAACACCGCGTGATGAACCAAGGCGAGTTCTACGCGATCTCTGATCCGGTTACACATGGTCAATACACCGACCGTGGTGGCATCGAGACCGAAGTCCTGACCGGAGCTACCGAGAAGATTGCTGGTAAGGGCTGGTGGATGTGGGAATCGTACTCGCTGGTGATCGCGAACAGCCGTTCGATCGCCAAGGGCATCCGTTCGTAATGATCGGTCTAGTGGGTGACACGTAGTCACCCACTTTTTCGTTCAACACGGAACCCTAAGGAGTGCTCCCATGACCATGAAATATTCCATCGCTCTCGACCTCCTGCTGGCCTCCGTTCAAGCTTCTTCAAAGGGCAAATTCAAGACTGCTGCTCGCATGTACGACGCGGCGATGAAGTCGAAGGATTTTGCTCGCACAGTAGCTTCTCTGGACAAGCTCCAAGCTAATGCACTGACTGCCCTCAAGGCTGAAGTCAAGGCACGCAAGGAAGCGGCTGCTGCTGCGGCTGCCAAGCCAACCAAGAAGACTGCTGCGAAAGCAGGAACCAAGAAGGCTGCGGTAGCGAACACCGCTACCAAGGTGAAGAAACCTGAAACCGCCGGTCAACGCATGGCAACGTTCCTGCAGGACATACATGCGAAGCGCAAGGCTGCACTTGCAGCCAAGGGCAACGGAAAGCCTGTGAAGGCCTCCAAAACCAAGACAACGGCCAAGAAGAAGGTTAAAGCCAACCCCGACACCGACGCTTTTATGGACACTCTGAATGAGATGACCGAAGCGTCCACTGTCGACAGTATTCTGGATCCAGCTCTGGACATCAATACCCAGAAGGACGATTCTGAAGCTCCGGAAACCGAACACATCGATCGTTCGGGTCCGGACGTGTCTGGCCCCTCGGAAACTGCTGACGCTATTGACGGTGACCCGTCTCCAGGCGATGGCGAATCTGATCTGGACACCGACCAAGACGATCTGATGGATCTCGACGAGGACGATTTCTCCGATCTCGAAGATCTGTCCGATGGTGACTTCACTACTGCTGCTTCTGACGAAGACAGCGACGGTGACGACGATGACGCTGACACCTTTGATGGTGGCGACGAAGCTGACGACGAAACCGCCTCGAGCGACGAGGAAGGTGACGACGAGCCCGAAGCCGACGAAGATGGTGACGATAGCGATAATCCTTTCGCCAAGAAAGACGACAAGGAAGAGAGCAAGACCAAGGCGCAAGCTAAGGCAAAGGTCTCTCCAGCCAAAGCTTCTTTCAAGCGTACAGTCACCAACTTGGCTGCTCTCGATCGTCTGACTGCTACGACTTCCGCCCTCGTTGCGGGCACCGCCAAGAAGCCTGTGAAGGCTGGAGCGACAAAGACTGCAACGACACGGACTCAGTCCGCGAAGACCGCGTCGAAGAAGTAAGACCTGCAAACGCCTCCATGCACACCGGGTGTCAACGTCCGGATCGTGGGGGCGATTGTGCACAGGGCTACACCAAGATGGACAATTCGCTGAATCCTATCGAGGACTTCATCAACACGGGACTCGCAAACGCCTTTTCGGAGGCGGTTGGAGTCCCGTCGTTGTTTCGGCCCTCCAAAGGAGACTAAGTGGATAACAGCCTAAGTCCGATTGAGGACTACATCAACACAGGACTTTCGAAGCGCTTCTACAAAGTCTTCGGAGTGCCACTGCTCTTTTACAACGGTCCGGACGTCAAGGCGGTCGTGGCGAATAGGCTTAAGAGAACGGATACGAAAGACATGTATCCATTCGCTCGGGCAAGAACCTCAGGATTCGCGCTCAATGAAACGTCCTACAAGCCAAACACGCTAGCGCGTCGTGGTCTGCATGGACAGGCCAGTCATGATAACACGCTGACCTACAAGTTGAGCTTGATCCCAGTCACTACCACATTCGAGGTAGAGATATACGTACAGGACATGCGAACCTTGCGGCTCTTGTCCAAGAAATGGCTTATCACTTCTGCTACAGCTAGTGGAATGAAGTTCACGGTCAACTACGGAGTGGGTCCTATCGACATTGACGTGAAGCTGGACAAGCAGTTGTCGGTGCCACCACGGGAAGGTGGTCTGACCGAGGTCAAAGAATACATGATGACTGCCAACATGACTGTGAACGGGTATATGAGCGATGATCTCAGTACTTCGCAAGCGGTCACAGAGTTGGATGTGGAAGGCGCAATCAAGGCTCTGAATCAAGACAATGATGAAGCTGTCCAAGTGTTCGTCTTCGAAAACAAATGGCCTGATGTTGAAGGTATTGCGGCTTCTGCTGACGATATCGTCACCAAGCCCTAACACAGAGGACCACAGATGCCAAGTCTTTCGAACCGAGCATTGCTGTGTCAGTTGGAAGTCTTTGCTGCAGACAATGCGATTCGGCGCGGGATACTCCTAACAACAACCAATAACCAGAGCCCCAACAACGCCATCTCTGACGTAAGCACCACGATTCAACCAACAAGCAGCATATCCCTCTCACCATTGGCAGAAAACAGCATGACTATTCTGCGTGCCACGGGAGGTCCAGTTAACGTCACAATCAAGTTTGGAGATCCGGCTAACGCTGCCAACTTGACCGCCGTGTCGTTTGACATCAGCAATGTGTTTATGCTCAGCACACAGATTGCTGCCTTGACCATCGCGAACAATAACACATCCAGTGTTCAGGTTCGTGTCATTCAGGTCTAATCGCAGGAGAACCAAATGGGTACTACCACCAAGTTTGTCAACAACTCCGGTCACATGCGCGAGGTCGAGATGATCCTGGCCAATGGCACGCGTGACTCTATCAACATTCAACCGGGCGCTCGCGTAACTCCGCCTGCTGGATCGATGATTAATCCAGATAAGGAAAAGTCCTACCTCAGTAGCTTTCTGACAGTGTTGGTTCTGCCTGACGGCAAGACAGAAGACACTGGACCTGAAGTTTCCGGTGAGACTACTACCTAATACAGCGAAGATCACACGCTAATTTGATGTGAATCCCTCTCACAGGAGAATCTAATGCCAGCTCTCACGCAACAAAGCGCCGGAGTTCGCTTTCGCGAGATTGACCTCAGTCAGTCTCTCGTCAGCGCAAGTACGGCGGTGGGCGCGATGGTCTTCGTGTCGTCTAAAGGACGTCCCGGCCTTTTCAACGTGACTACTTGGGGCGACTTCGTTGCCGAATACGGTGAACGCAACGCTCAGGTTTCCTTCGGCCATTATTGTGCCAAGGACTTCTTCGATGAAGGCAATTCGCTGTGGTGTCTCCGTGCACTGAACACCGATGCAGCCTACAGTGCGATCCTCTTGAAGGACGTGGCTGGAGTGACAACATTCCAAGCCATTTCTGGTGGTATCGCGGATCCTACAAACATCAATTGGACTACGTACACTACGGGTGCCAGTCCGATGTTGATGTTCTACCCGAAGTCTGGTCCTGGTTCTTGGGCCAACCAGATTGCACTGAAGGTGCGCAGCCAGAACTTCTCGCAACCGGCTGCTCCGACTGCCACCAGCCAGAACACCGGCGGTACATTGGCGGCTGCGACCTTTAGCTACAAGATAGCTGCCGTGTCTGCTATTGGTGACACTCTGGCTTCTACAGCAGCTACGGTCACGATCGCTAGTGGATCGACAAACCAAGTGACGGTCACTTGGTCTGCTGTTGCGGATGCTCGTGGCTACAAAGTGTTTGGTCGCACGTCTGGATCCGAAGCTCTGATCACAACGGTTGGTGCTGGAACCACATCGTTCATCGACACTGGAGCTCTTACTCCAGACAGCACACAGCTCCCAATCACGAACGCAGGTAATCTGCCGGCACCCGATCCGACATTCACGCTGGAAGTCTATGACTACAACCTGAGTACCGGAACTCCACAGGAAACCTGGACACTGACGCTTACTGACTATACCGATACGAGCGGTCGTCAGTTGGAAGCTCACCAACAGTTGAACGCGTTCTCGTCCTACATCGGTTGTGCAACCTACGTGCCGAATCTGGGTTCTGTTCCGGTTGTCAAGGCAGTGGGAATCACGTCGATGGCAGGCGGCACTTCGGGCACTACACCGACAAACAGTCAGATTGCCAACGCGTGGACGAACTACTTCTCGGATCCGCAGACAGTCGGTGCTAACATCTTCATCAATGCTGGTTACACTAACGTAACTGTGCAGCAGACGATGTACACGGTTGCACAGTCGCGTGGCGACGCGATTGCAATTCTGGACATGCCGTCCACGATGCAGTTGACACAGGATGCGATCACGTATCGTCAGTTGGTGCTCAATGCGAACACTAGCTACGCTGCGATCTACAGCTCTGACGTTTTCGTTCTGGACACGTATAACAACAAACAGATCTACATTCCGCCGTCAGGCAAGGTAGCGGCTGTGTATGCGCGCACCGATCGTGTGGGTGGTCCTCAATATGCTCCGGCTGGTCTGAATCGTGGTCAGGTTGATGTTCTGTCACTCCGCCAGAACTACAACGATTCGCAACGCACGCAACTGTTCCAAGCACAGGTCAACTATCTGCGCACATTCGTGGGTGCAGGTACTGCGGTCTTCGAACAGGTGACGCTGCAATCCAAGCAGTCAGCTCTGTCGTGGGTCAACGTCCGTCGGATGATTAACGTCATCAAGACTGGCGTCAAGAACTACCTGATGTACAGCATTCACGAACCTAACGACGATTTCCTTCGTCGTCAGATCGTGACGAGCCTCACATCCTATCTGCAATACTGGAAGGATGCCCGTGGTCTGCTGGACTTCCAGGTGGTGTGTGACAGCACGAACAACCCGGACTCTAAGTACAATCTTGGTATCCTGACTGTTACGATATTCATCACTCCGGTGATTGCTGTACACGAGATCGGAGTTGACATCGTCATCACAAAGGCGGGTGTTTCCTTCAAGGAAATCAACATCTCTGCTCTGGGTTAATAGATGAGGCTTCGGCCTCATCACCTGACAGAACACAGGAGTAATTCATGCGTACATCTCTCCAAGACGTCCGCTCTCTCGTTGACCCACTTCAGACCTACAACTGATGTCTACAAAGCTCGGTAACAATCAATATGAACCTCCTTCAACTTCTCAAGTAAAGAGAGCAGTTGAAATGGTTGCAAGTGGTAGAACCAAAACCGAGGCGTGCAGGACAACAGGTGTCGGTCGCGGTTATTTGAATAGAGCGTTAGGTCAGAAGGAACTTGTCCCGAAATTCAGCTGGCGCTCTGACTCAGAGAAGCAACGTGCGATTGAACTTTATGAGAAGGGCATTGTTCCAAAACGGATGCACGAATACGGAGTTACTGCATCTTGGCCTACGATATACAAATGGGTCAAAGAAGCTGGTTGCAAGACTATCCGTTACAACACTCGCGGGAAACTAAGGGAAGAGTATGTCAAAGCAGACTTCCCTGAAGAAGAATGGAAAGCCTATTCAAAGTTGGTACGTCGTCTCTCAAACGATATTTATCGTGAACATAGAGACGAGATAGATCCATTCAGGCTTCGTGGGATGGAATGGCACATGGATCATAGGACAAGTATCTACGCAGCATTTCTCAAGGGGTGGCCCCCTGAAAGAACTGCGCATCGTCGCAATCTTCAGATGCTTCCAGAACGAGTGAATCGTCGGAAGTACACTAACTAGGAGTTAGAAACATGCGTACCTCCCTTCAAGACGTGCGTTCTCTTGTGGACCCCTTGGCCACATATAACTGGGATGTGATTATCTCGGCTATGCCGGGTACGGGTGACAGTCGCACGTTCACATACAAAGCGCAATCCACTTCCATCCCGGGCTTCATGCTGGAACAGGTTCCAGTAGCGTTGCACGGCGTTGAAGTCCGCTACGCTGGTCGTGCTAACTACAGTCATAGCTTCCAACTGACACTGATCGAGACCCGCGACATGGGCACTCGCAATATGCTGCGTCGTTGGCAGAAACTGGCTCGTGACTGGCAGCAGAACAGTGGCACGTACAAGAACGTCTACAGCACTGACATTGAGCTGGTCCTCTACGACGACATTCCGTCTGAGATCGCCAGTCTCAAACTCGTTGGTGCATGGCCTGAAACAGTGGACGACAGTGCGATCGACTCCAGCTCGTCTGGTGTTGTGACCACAAGCGTCACGTTCAGTTATGACTTCGTAGACGAAGACAACGGTTGATAAGTCATGTCGCTATTTGATGACGCCAGAGCGGCGGTCGTCAGTATGGCAAACACTAGGCTCCCAGCGATGTCGCAACAGGCGACGGATCTGGGGGCCACTTTTGCTGCTGCGCGTTCACAAAGCTCTGGCATCCAAGCTTCTGCTATTGCGTCGCGTGGGCAGAAGGATCCACTGGCAGCCGCAAAGAGTCGCGCAGACCCATTGATGAACTTCAATTGGTGGTGCGATATGCCGGTCCTTAACGGTTCAACTGCACTGGACTGGTTCCATGTTGAAGAGGCTACATTGCCTTTCATCACGTTCGAACAGATCTCGAATTATCGAGCTGGTAAGAACTACCACTTCGCACAGAAGTACAACGTTGGTAACTTGCAACTCAAGTTCTACGAAGACAGCAACGGTTCCGTCGCGCAATACATAAATTCGTGGCAGTCGATGGTCTTGAACGCGAAGACTGGACTGTTCTATTTCCCTAAGGACTACAAGAAAACAATCTCTATCTGGATTCTTGACGTCGCCAAGATGACCGTGATGTGCTTAGATTACACCGGCACTTGGCCCCTGACGCCAGACCAGTATCAGCTCGGAAGTTCTCAATCTGAAAGAGTCGTCGCAGGATGCGAGTTCAGTGTGGACGAGGTGAACATCAAGTTCGGCAAGTTCGCAAGCACTGACATCCCGTCGGTCATGAGTACAATCGGCAAGGATTTCCCTCCGAAGCTGAATGCACTACCTGACGTCTTTCCGTCTAACTTCGTCGATCTGTCATTCGGCTAATCATCAGCAGTAGCAAACACCCAATGAGGTCCACACATGACTAACCAACCCGCTTCCAGCACTCGGACAATTCCGGGTCGCCCCACTCACAAGATCGAAGTGGTCTCTGAAGAGCACCACGCCTTTCCCGCGAATCGGCCGGGACAGACTGATCCGACTCCCAACCAAAACGCACGAACATCTTCGGACACCGCTCCCGTACCAAAATCGGATGCACGCGATCGTCTGAACGCCAGTCGTCAAGCACAACAAGCAGCGAAGCAAGGTCGCACACCAGAGCAGAAGATCCTGGATCAACTACCTCCTGGGCATCCAATGCGTGCTCGCATCGAGACACATCAGGCATCTCAACAGAAGGCACCTGTCGCAAAAGCCGCGTTCAGCACACGACGCAAACCAACGCGATTGGAGCTCGAACGTCAACGTAAGGGTGTGGATCCCGAGACAGTTAACGTCAAGACGCAAGCAGAAACTGATCCAAATTTCACAACAATCGGATTGCCTTCACAGTTCGCGTTCTATGACTTCAAACAACTGACTATCACACAGTTGAAGGGTATCCATCAAGCGAAACTCAGTCGTGCTGCCAAAGAAAAGAAGATCCGATATGTGGTGGAAGCTATCGGATCTACATTGGGTGAAGGCGTGTCGGCATTCGATCTGACACCACAGGACTTCTATTTCCTTATGTACTGGCATCGGTTACAATCGTTCCCCAAAAACCCACAACTGATCCCGTATAGCTGCACTAATGAGGATCACATACGACGCACAATTCTGCGTACAGATCATTCAGACTATCTTGATCCGAAGACATTGGACATCAGCACTATTCTCAATGAGACCACTCTGAAAACAGAGTATCTCGATGGATTGGACCTGTCCCCATTTCAAGAATTGATCGATAAATATGATCTACACGTGGAAACCATGCGAGACATCGTGGAGTTTGCCGAGCTCCAAGAAGAGGAGGATTACCTCGATCAGCAGGAACAGTCTGAGTATGGTGACGATCAGACCACTGCGTCTGTTGAAGAAGAATCGGACGAGTCCTTCTCAGAGGTAGAGTGGTTGCAAGTCAGGTCGGTGTTCCTGAGACGCGGTCCTGGACGTAACACTATCCTGGAACGCAATGAGATAGTCAAGCAGATGTCTAGTGACGAGATCTTTGAACTCGACAAATACATCGAAGCTGTGACCAATTACGGCGTGTCTGAAGCAACTGTTCTGCGATGCAAGGAGTGTGGCGCGTCTCACCGAGTGAAACTCTCGGTAGACGCGCTCACGTTTCTTCCCTAACATCACGGAAGACAATCTGTTCAATCGTATAGATCTGGTGCTGCGCGAGCACAACCAGCTTCTTGATCTGAACATGGATCTCCGGATGTTCATACACGTATCCAACGCGGTAGACAATCGCGTTAAGAAGCGCCTGAATCAGTGAGGAACCTATGGCTACCAAGCCGCCATCTGATGCCGACATCTTTCTAGATGATGACGACGAGCCGCCGAAGAAAGGGGGTTCACAACCTTCTGCTTCGGCACCTGCTCCATCTGCTGGTGGGAAGGTGACAGCTCCTGTGAAGAAACCGGTGGCTGCGAAACCAAAGCCAGCGATTCCACCCAAGACATCTCTTCCATCGAAGCCTGCTACTCCTTCTAAGAAAAAGAAGAAGGAAGAAGACTTCGATTTCGATGCTTACGACTATGACGGTATTGCACAAGCATTGCAGTATCGCATGATCAAAGCCCCGAAGCAGGAGCTGGAAAAGATCGCAAAGGCGATGAATGGGCTTAGCAAGCCCGGCGTTTCTGTACAGGAACGTGTCGCATACAAGCGCATGATGGCCGAAGCTAAGGCCAACTTGAAGAAGATCGAACAAGAGAACAAGGACTTCGTCAAACAAAACAACAAGTTCCAGAACCTACGAAATGATGCCATCCGCAAGTTGTATGCAGTGCGTCAGCATAAGGAAGAGAATGCAGATGGCTTGAGTCGCAAAGAGATTGAGCAACTCGAAGAAATGGAGAAGAAGCTTGTCTTGACGATAGGCCACTCCGATCTGAGCAAGAACGATCATGAAGCAAACGCTCAAGTTGGCAAGTTGTTGGAAGACGTGCAGAAGCAGCTAGCCAAATTGCCAGAGGAACTGCAAGAAAAATTCGAGGAACTGGACGAACGGACTGAGTCCATTATGAAGGCTCAGGAACAAGCGTCGGAATATCTGAAAGAATCGCACGAGAAGATGCGAGCAGGTATGGCGCGTGCTGCGATGGGGACACTGGACCTTTTCGGTGTTGGCGGTGTTGCTCGCGGCATTGGCAAAATGTACGGAGCTGGCAAGTCTGTTGCGCATGGTGTCAAGTCCGTGAATCGCTACATGCAAGCGCGCCGCATTATGCGTCAGAGACCGGGTGATGAGGACCCCTCCATCTTTGCTCTGGATCATGAAGTAACACCGAAGCCTGTATCTCAGTCAGTAGGCATTCCACCTGTCGAGTACGATCCGGATGACCCATTGACTTGGAGCAAGGAGCAGCGTAAGACAGCTAGAAAGGGGAAGAAACTCACTTCTCCTACTGAGAATAAAGACCACGCGGATGCAGAAGCTGCTGCACAACAAGCGATTGTCAAAGCACAGAAAAGCTCCAAAAATGCGACTAAACGAGCTAAGAAGTCCGAGTTTGTTGGACCACCCGCACCGGAAGTGTTTGGACCACCGAGGCCGAAGAACGAAAAACGTATAGCAGCAGCCAAGAATCGTGATCGTCATGCGAGCGGCGCATTCAAGTCAAAGGAAAGCAGCGACGCTAACTCCCGTGAAATCGCCCCAGAACTGCCGGAAGTAGCCCCGCAACAAGTTGGTACGTCTAATCCAGTGGCAGCAGAAGCTGCTGCCGAAGAACGCATGGAAGACGCCCAGAAGGAAAGACGAAAAGAAGCAGGGAAGAAGAACGAAGAACTCGCCGACTTGGTAGACGTGTTGACTAAACACTCTGCTTCAATGGAGCGATTCAACAATCGCTTGTTGGCAGAGTTGCGTGGTCGTAGCAAAAAATCCTCAGAATCCAAAGGTATTGGTTCGCTGGTGCAGCCTCTACTTGAAGAAGTAGGTGGTCTAGTAACCAAAGTCGGTCCTTTAATGGGAATGCTGGGACAAGCTGGTCTAGTCGCTGGCGCAGGTGCAGCCGGATACTACGTTGGATCTAAGATCTACGAACACTACGGCGATCAGATCGGTAAGGGAGTAGACTCTGTATCTAACTTCGCCACCCATATCATGGGAGGACAAACCAACGACGACAAAATTGAGCAGATTCTCAAGGGAACGGGTGCTGGTAGTCCAAACAATCCACGTGAAGCAAGGGGAAAGGTCACTCCATCTCCTGACAAGGGGAAACCACTTCCACAAGGAATAACTCCTAGCAGTGCAGGTGCTGGACGAGGTTCTGTCAATCCAACAGGAGTTGCACCTTCTGTGTCGTCCACAGAAGTGCCGCCAACGCCATCGGTTGTTCCTGTATCCGTGGGTTCTGCGGCGGGCGCTGCAATACCAGGAAGCACTGTTGGTGGATCAGAGAAGAAGGACGGATCCAATGGAGGAAGCATCAGCGACCACATGGGGAAGATCTTCACGAAGAGCACGGGAGTGGATGTAGACGGTGTTCAGCCACAAATGCAGGATGCTCTGGTCCGCATGGGTCAGGAATACTACGATGCCACAGGGAAGAAGTTGAACTTCAACTCTGCGTATCGCTCGATGGAAGAGCAAGAAAAGCTGTATCGGACTAAGCCTCCTGGGATGGCTGGCAAACCGGGATCTTCTCTGCACAACTTCGGTCTTGCAGTTGACATCCCCAGCACGCAAGCCAATGAGTTGGATAAGCTAGGTCTGTTGTCGAAGTACGGATTTACACGTCCAATACCTAATGAGAAGTGGCATGTACAGCCTGTAGGTGTTTCTGTCGCTTCTGCCAAGCAAGGTGTCTATAGTGCGGATGCGCCAGTCGATCAAGGTGGAAAACGAACACCAGAACAAGGTTCCATAGCAGCCAGACAATCTGCACCTTCCGTGACCAATGCGAACTACGAACCGCCTCCAGGTGCTGGAGTTGGTGTAGGAACCGACAGCGGTGCGACAACTAATATGACAACAGGTGGCAGTGGCTCTGTAGGCGGCACTCGTGTATCTGCATCGTCGATACCTACATTCGACAACTCTGACGGATTGTTCTTGGCCCTTAACACAGGTATTGTCTAACAGAAAGGAGGTGATTCGTGTTTGAGAAGCGTAATACAGTCGCCTCCCAACTGCTAGACATGTTCAAGCACGAGCGACACCGAAGTCGTTTGTTTGCCGCGCATGCTCTTATTGATGCACAGAAATCTGATGAATCAGAGAGCGGCTTGGTGAACATTGTGATGACGGTCGGACCAATTCTGGCTGCCATTGCTTCTATCTTTGCATTTGCTGAACTGAAGAGTGAAAAGAAGGAAGAACCTGGAGCGGATGCGGGTGGTGACGCTGGCGAACAAAGCGTTACCCCAATTGGAGTAACTTCAACATCGAGTCCTTTAGTTGGAGATGTCTCAAACACTCGAGTTAAGACCTCCAGGGCCGATGCGTCGACAAGGGTTGCAATAAAAAATGCAGCCGCGATGAAGAAGGTAGACTATGCTCTCCTGTACGCTGTAGCTGGTGCAGAATCATCGTTCCGAAGTGACGTAGGCGCTGATACAAGTTCAGCAGTTGGTTTGTTCCAGTTCACAGAGGGAACGTGGTCAGACCTGTGTCGCCAATATCATCTGCCATACACGGCTGCAGATCGGAAAGATCCGCAGAAGTCGGCAGAAGTTGCTAGTCTGTATATCAATTCGATAACGACCACGCTGCAACGCGTCCTAGGCAGAAAGCCCACGTATGGCGAAGTCTACATGGGATACTTCTTGGGTCCTTCTGGAGCAAGTAGTTTCCTCAAAGCACTCCGACAAAACCCGAATGCGATCGGTGCTGAGATGTTCCCGAAGGCAGCGAAGGCGAATCCTAATGTCTTCTACGAGCACGGAAACAGATCGAAACCGTTAACACTGCGACAGATACTGGCGAAGCAAGAAGGAAAGATCATCAGCTATGCTCAAGAAGCAGAGCCAAATCAATCGGGCATTTCAAACCCGCAGACTGTTGAAGTTGCACTCCACACTCCGGAACAGGGGTCGGCAACAGGTGGCAGCAGCATTGCGAGCAGCCATGTTGCGCAAACTAGCTACCGCCCTGGAGTTGATAGCAAAGGACCAGTCGCCGTTCAGCAAGCCGTTCCACAAGTGACTGCGTCTGCAGAACAGGCTCCCGATGTTACGTGGGAGAAACCAGACAGACAGTCCAAGCCGCAGCAACCGCCTCTGGTTGCAGGCAACGGAAGTGACAACAGTTCGTTGAATAAGACTATAATCCGCGGTCGTGACAATCGCATATACGTAGTCAACACGTAGGTCTATCATGGCAAGTACATTTGGTGAAGTTCTATCTAAGCCGATGTCTCAGTCGCTAGCCGAATCTGGACGTCAGCTAAGCGGTAATCTCGAGCAGAATATACGCGAGCTCGCATACAAAGCGTTCATTGTCTGCCAAGAACAAGGGATTCTGGTAGAGGCGTGGCTTCCAGATCAGGTGAATGTCGATATCAACGCTAATTACGATGCTCCGTATGCTCAAGGCATGGGAAGTGCGGTCAACGAGAAACTTGGCGCGATGGCTCGATTCGCTGGTCTCAGCTTGACTACGCAAGCACTGACCATCCAGGTATGGCAAGGCGGTTCTAACATCCAGTTCAGTCTGCCTCTGATATTCCAAGCTGAGAACAGCGGTGTGTCAGACGTCATGAAACCGATCAAAGATCTCATGAAGCTAATGATGCCTAAGGACCCACAAGGCGGTGGTCTGTTGGAAGCGCCAGGACCGCGTCTTGACCCGGACAAGTTGATTTCACAAGTTGGTCCAACTCTGTCCAAGATCGGTGGCGATGTAGGTGGTGGTCTGTTGAACGCTGCTGGATCAATGATCGATACTGGACGTCAGGTTATGAACGACCCTGTGGGAACCGTTCGCAACATGGCGAACACTGTGGCACAGCCGATCAGTAACGCGATCGTCAATAGTGTCAAGAACAACATCAGTCTCTACATTGGACAGTTCCAATATTTCCCGAGTGTGGTGGTTACAGACGTCAGTCCCACATTCGACGTTGTTCTGGGTCCCGACAAGAACCCACAGCGTGCGACAGTAGTGGTTCAGTTCCGCACATTCTACACACCTACTGAGCGAGACATCGAAGGCATGTTCCCGGCTGCGCAGGATGGTGCTTCGTCGTCCGGACAAACCGGATTCGGAGGATCAAGTGTCGCACAACGATTCTCTAGTCTACGTAATGTTGGATAATCATGGCAGCATTCATTGACCTGAATCGAGCCGCCTATTTGAAGCCCAGCATCGATCCTGGGCGTCTCAATTATCTGTCGGCCAAGTACAAGAATATCAAGTTCCGCATCCAGCCCAAACAGCAATACACAGTGACACAGAGCGACACAGCGAACTCTTTTGGTCTGGCTTTCGCCATCTATGGTGACAAGGGCTATTGGTGGGTGCTCTGCATGTTCAACGGTATTCTCGATCCGATATCTGAGATTGCTCCAGGCACGGTGCTCAATCTTCCTTCGTTGGCTGACATCAATAACTTCCTGACCAGCCAAGACAGCAACGTGGTCAACGCTACGGTCACCATCTGATTTGAGGTCTGTATGTCCTACTCCGTAAAGGACCGGCTTGATTTCCAACTACAGATTGGGGGTACGCCAGTCCAGTTGGAACACAATATGCTGGACTACTTCCATGTAGTAGAGTCCGTGCGGTTGTATGTGCCGATGATGACCCTGCGCTTTCAGGACGTAGCGAAGTTCTTTGCTCGCAACGATATCTTAGAGGACGGAACGACCGTCACAGTGTCGTTGTCAGTGCAACAGAAAAAGATCATCTATCCGTTCAGACTGTTTTCCCATAAGTCGCAGATGGTCAATGGAACGACTACCTACATCCTTTACTGCTACTTGGATGTGCCTCGCTATTGGACAGAATCGATCAACACACCCTTGAACAGCACTGCCAGCACTGCGCTGCAAACCCTCTGCAGTCAGTGCAACATGACATACGACGGGATAACCACCAACGACCAGCAGATATGGATACCACAGAACAAGCGACGCGCAGAGTTTGCTCGTGACATTGTTCGACACTGCTACATAGATGCTACTTCCTGCATTCAGATGGGAGTGACAATCGACAAGAAGATGCGAGTGCTCAACATATCTGACTTCAGCAAGTTGGGTGTACAACAATCTTTCTCGAATGTCGAATCCAGTGAGCAGGCGATCATCACTGATTTCAGTATGCTGAATAAGAGCGGTTTCTACAACGCTACGACTGGGTACAAACACGAGCAAGTACGACAATCGTTTCTGAACACAACGGATAATGTTGTTCGCGATCTAACAGTCAAGAAGAATAGTCGTTACTTGAGCATGAGTGCTACGATCGCACAAGGTGTGGTGCAAAACAAGGTGTCGTTTGCCCCAATCGATGTTGGGAACGTACATGACAACTATGAACAAGCTCGCTATCAAAACGAACGTCTGTCCAACTTGTTCACCTACGGTGTAGAGTTTGTCACCCCGCGCATTGTGAACGCAAACATCATGGATGTGGTCTCCTGCGATTTGTCGCATCCTGGCGCTACATCAGTCACATCGATTAGTGGCAAATACATGGTGACTAGCAAAGTGGTATACATAGAGAACATGAACTTCTATCAGAAGGTGGAAGCATTCCGTCAGGGAACGAACAACACATCCGATAGTACACAGGTGTAATATGCCCTCATTCAATGGCATCCAACACACAGATGAAACCAGCGATCTAAAGGGGGTGCGTCTGGTTGGCACAGTTGTAGTCAACGACGACCCGGACCAGGCTCGACGCATCAAGGTTAGCATTCCGAAACTGTTCGAGGGTGATCCGAACAATCTGCCGTGGATCAGTCCAAACATCAACGGATGGTTCCCAAATACGAATGCCTACGGATCATTCCACCTTGTGCCACCAATTGGAAGCAAGGTAGTAGTGGTCTTTCAGCAGGGAAAACCACTCTATCCTCTATACGAAGCATTCCCGTTCACCAAGGGACAAACGCCCGCAGAATTCTTGACCAACTATCTCAAACGATTTGGTTGGAAGGACCCAGAAGGCAACTTGTTCTTTGTAGACACTACTCCGAATGCCACTCCGAAGATGTTGGCGCAGTTTGTTTCTGGCACGACAATCCAGATCGATGGAGATGGAACGATTAACATCCATGCTGCTAGTAACACTATCAATATCAATGACAGCACAGTGAATGTCAACAACGGTGACGTGATTGCGGACGGTATCAGTCTGAAACATCACGTCCATGGTGGTGTTCAAAGTGGACCAGATACAACTGGACAACCGGAATAATCTATGAGCACAAGTGTTCTACCACAGTTCCAGATTACCAATGTAGTCTGGCTAGACATCAATACGTTGATGGACCTAAATGGTAAACCAGACTTGGTTTCCAACATTCAGGCAATCAACAACAGTCTCTACAATCTCTTCACGTGTCCAATTGGTGCGCGTGGCCCTATAGGACAGCCAGAGTACGGCACTGGACTCATGAATCTAATTCACGAGCCTCTAGATTACATCACGGCCAACAAGATCCGTGTAGTGTTCATCCAGGCCATCCAACGATGGGAGCCGCGCATAGAAATCGACATGAACCGCACTCGTGTCGACCCGGACCTAAACACTGCATCTTTCCAAGTGCAGATTTGGTATAACATAGTCGGCCTTGACCAGCAAGGTAACTTCTCGTTCTCTTTGAAAGCTAGTTCGACATGATCCAACTATCTAACGTCGCGCCGGACTTCGATTCGCTGGTTTCTCAGCTACAAGCTGCTGCCGCGGCGTTCCCGGGCACTTGGAAGGACCGCATCACTAGCTCGATGGGTCAGACCAACGTCGAGATGGTCGCTGCCATTGGTGCGTATGCTCAATATGCCATTGAGAGTTCGTATCAGGAAGCGTTCCCTGACAGCGCCAAGAATGCTGACAGTCTGTACGCTGCCGCGAATTATGCTGGAGTGCGAATCAGCCGGAAGAGCCCAGCCTCTCTGACCTTCAACATGACCAGCAGCAATGGTCCTGTGGTAATTCCTGCGTACACACAATTCGTAGGTGCTGGAACCAAGTGGTTCAACCGTAGTGCTCTCAGTTTGACAACTAGTCCTACTCAAGTCACACTTTATCAAGGTGAAGTGCAGGTCAAGAGCGTATATGGACTCGGCACCAGCTATCAGGCTTTCGTCAGCGCCGAGAAGGACTTCACGGTAAGTGATACTGACGTCCTGGTAACGATTAACAACATCTCGGTCCCGGCGATCTCGCAAGGTCTATGGACTAAGAAGGGCCAACCGGGAGCACAACAGTTTACATTGCCAGACGGATCGATGATCCTTATGTTCGGCAATGACGTCTACGGTTCACTGCCGGGTACTAACGATCTGGTGACCGTCACATACGTCGTAACTCTTGGCCAGGACGGCAATAACATCGTAACTGCCAATCAGAACATCGTTCAGGATGGCAATACGAGCATCAACGGTATTCCGACAGTAAGCGCAGTTGGCGGCGGAAACGAACCAGATCCTATCATTTATAAGAACGTGACACCGGCGCTATTCGGCTCGTTCGATGCTGCCGTAACTGCCAATCAATACAAGGCACTCCCACTTCAATATCCCGGAGTGATCGATGCGCGTGTGCTGTCGCAACGTGAGATCAACCCATATGCACTCACATGGATGAATGTGATGAAGGTGTCGCTTCTGACATCTAGCACATGGACATCGGCAGATTGGGATAACTTCTTCGCGTGGTTTGAGGCTAGTACCATGTATAGCACTCGATTCTCGCGCAGCGATCCAAGTCCCATCAATGTGACAGTGACAGCTACTGTTAGTTGCAAGACGTTCTCGAATCTGACGAACGTACAGGCGAACATTCAAACGGCACTGGACAATCTGTTTGCTTTGCGTCAAGGTTCGCTCGGCCTCGACATCTACCTGTCGGACATCATCACAACGATCAAAGAAGCTGATTCGAACGTCGAATTCGTACAGCTTACTAGTCCGAATGTTGATCTGGCGCTGTCCACATTGGGCGTGGGTGCTCCAGTACTGACCGAAGTGCTTGGCGGTGGAACACTCCCTGTAGGAACATACGACTATTCTGTGAACGTCACATCGTCGTTTGGTGGCTCGTCTGCTCCTGCTAATTGGGCTTCGATTACGACCACAGCACCGAACAGCGCAGTGCAATTGTCGTGGCAGGCTGTGCCCAACGCTGCATCGTATGGAGTGTGGGGACGTCAGACTGGACCAACGCTAGGTTTCTTGCATGCGGGTGGAACTGGATTCTTGTCGTACACCGACACTGGAAGCACAACTCCGGCACCTCCAGTGCCGGTAGAAAGTACGATTGCCGCTTACTATCCAACTCTGGTGGCGACAAATCTGACGATGCAATACACGAACCGCAATCTGCGTAGCTGATTGGAAACAACATGAAAGACCGTTCTGTACTCTTGCCTCCGTATATGTCGGAGGTGCCAGTATGGCAGGATCTGATTACCATCATCGACACGGTTTTCGAGAACGCTGTCGATAATCCTACTCAATGGCTGGCGCAACTACGATTCCTGTGGATCCTAACGTCAGACGCTATCGACAAGGTGAACAGTGGGCAACTTCTGTCCACTAGTGATTTCGAACTGCCGGAAAAAGAGATCCTGATCAAGCAGGCAAAACAGCTTGGTTTCGATTTTCAGCAGACCGACCTGATCACCAGTGAAGACTATCAACGCATTGTCCGCAACATCGCGTTGTTCTGGTACTCGAAAGGCAAACCGAATTTTGTCGACTTCCTTGGTTTCGTCGTGGAGGGTGTGGTTTCGATTGTAAATCTGTGGTCCAACTCGGCTGACGCTGGTGCATGGAACACATACGGTACATTCCTGGAAGAGGGCGATCCTGGAATAGGAACGCCAGTATGGGGAGGCGGAACGTGGTTTCCGACTACTCACGTTCGTGTGGTATTTGACCCGTTCAAATTCAGCGCCCCACAGATGACGAAGTTGGTGAATCTGTTCTACACAGTAGCCAACTTTAATCTGGTGTTGGAATCGATCACCATGGAAGGAAATCTGTACGTTCACACGGTAGACGATCCACAGAACGCCCCAATTGTTGTCACGTATCCCCTGATTGACATCGACATGAACATCGACAGTCTGTGAGCGGGCAGCCGCTAATTTGATAGCAATACAAAGAGGAATCTATGTCCAACAGTGGCTTTCTGTGGACCGATGCTGGACTGGCTGCACGTTCTGTAGCTGCTCCAGGTGGTCCGTATATCACATTCAATAGTTTCCGCATCGGCTCCGGTTTCGGATATGCTCCGTCTCGTAGTCAAGCGTCGATGACGGGCTCGACTCTGTACACGGGTACGCCCAGCACCTATACACTGGTCGACAGCGACGGCGATGGAATTGCCGACACAGTGGATGTGGTGCTGACAATGGATATCAGTATTGGTGATTTCAACTTTGGTGAAATCTCACTCTACGACGATACCAATACGATGCTGGCGATTTGCGTGTTCGACACGCTACAGCAGAAGATCCGAGCAATAGGTAACCAAGCAGGCAACCGATATCGCATCCACAGCCGACTGAAGCTCGCACAGGCAACAGCCGTCGTGCAAGTGACTGTCAGTCAGCCGATGGCAATGCTGGAAGTCCCAGCGTGGACCAGTCTTAGTGCTCCGGTCAATCAATTGAACGGAGCAAATGCGGCTATCGTTCACGAATCCAATGTCAGCGGTGATTCTGTTCTGGTGGTTCGCGATTCGGACTATGCTTGGGCATGCATCGGCTATAAGAAGATCTTCGATGGCTTTACAACCGATTCCGGAGCTAGTGCGACGAACAGCACGCTCACGCACACTGGCCTAGGATCGGTATATCTGAATCTGCCACAGACAGTCAGTCGTTATCTGATCAAGTTCTCCACTGGAGATATTCGCAAAGTAGTGAGCCAGACAGGAGTGACAAACGTCACGTGGTCTCCAGCGTTGTCCTATACGCCGACTGGTGAAGTAACGATCTGGGAAGACGAAGCCACAGCCGGAACTGCTGACATCCCGATCGCATCGATGGCCGACTATAACAAGCTGGCTGCTGACTTCAATAGATTTTGGTCGACACCAAGTGGTGCGTATAGTACGACAAATGCGGGTATCAATCAGGTTGCTATTCCAACGCTGACAAATCGCCCTACTCTCGCCGATTGGACGCTGCTGTCTTCTAGTCTTCGCAAGCTGATGACATTGCAGAACTACACGACAACGCAGATCAGTGCGGTGCTTGATAGTGACTGGATTGTCCATACTGCCAACCAGAACACGACTGGTCTGTATCTGACGAATCGTGAGTTCGACAACATCTATAACAACATCGAAACCAATCTGGATGGCACGCGAAACACGGTCAACGTAGCATATCTCGAGTCCTCGGTTATCAGCTCATGTGCGCGCAGTCGCACTCTCCCTTGGCTATCGAGCATAGAATACGATTTCAATCTCAAGCAGCCGAACGAGAACACGCGGAAGGGTATTGCTAACGCCGGCGCGATGATTACCATTACGCCAACGTCTGGTAATCAAACGACGTTCTTCGCTGCTTGGCAGACTCTATACAACCAAATCGGATCGATTGTTATTGACCGTGGCACCACCTACAGTTCCAATACTTTTGGAACTGGAACGTCTATCGGTCTGGCGAACTTGACAACCACCAAGTCCCAGATCTATCAAGCAAGTCGTGTGGATGGTACGCTGTCCGCAACATTGACACTGACAGTCCAGGCACAACTCGATGGCGTCGGCGGTTACAATATATTCATGACATTTGCGTTCTCGGGTTCTCCGTACTCTACCCCTGATCCAGGGACTATGAGCATCGCGGTGTCCGCGCGTAGGCCAGTAACAACTCTGATCAACAACCCTGCGTTTGCGTATCCGACAGGAACTCAGCTCGGCACTTCTACGTTCTAAGGACTGACATGCTATTCCAGCTCACAACTGCTGGTCGTTCGTATTTCACTGCGAACGCACTGCTGTCCGTTGTGACCAGAATCGATTTCGGCTCTGGTTCCAACTATACACTGGCGTCTAACCCGACTGGACTCCAAGGCAGCGTAGTCTACTCTGGCAGTACACTGACGGCCAATCCGGTCGCTGTGGATGCCAACACGATGCGTGTCACAACCATCGTAGCGAATTCTGTCGCTCAGTTCCAGTTTGGCGAAGTAGCTCTCTATAACGGAGCAACTCTTCTGGGTGTAGGCGTAGCGACAAATCTGATCACCAAAGCGAGCGTCACAGGTGGTCCAGATTATCGCTTCGATCTGTTCTTGGATACTGCCTCGACACTGGCTTTGGTTAGCTGGCAGTTCAGCTCTAGCGCCACACGGAATTTCTTTCCGCGCATCCAGACGGTAGACCTGCTGATTCCGCCGGCGTTCGACACGAACAACGCCTATGTTATCTACGGTGACGGCGACTACAATTCTGCGTACCTTGCGTATTCGGATACCAGCGGTCGTTGGTCGTTGAGCGCCAAACCGAGAGTCTGGTTCTCTGGATCGCTCACAGGTATCAGTTCTGGCGGTGCTTCGGCTGCTGAAGTCACAGCCACCGGATACAACGGTGTAGCGGCCGATCTGGTGATCCAGTTCACTAGCGGTTCTCAACGTGGCATCTGCCGCAGACTATCTAACATCACTAACGGAACAGTCCAGTGGGGAACTACTCTGCTGTCTCTTCCAGCAATTGGTGATCAATATGTGATCCTTGGTCCGGTTACCGGATCTAGCTTCACTGGTTCTCACAGCTCGCTGGCTGGCGTTCAGGGTGGAAACGGAACTAGCGAACAGTATCACCTGACGCAAGCGGAACACGATCGTGTATCGTTTCCGAAGTTCAAGACCTTCAAGCAGATTTCTGCCAGCACGTATACCACGTTGGATGCGGATGATGATGCATACATCCAACTGACACACGCGACACCAACGATCACGGTCAACGATACAGGATTCAGCACGTTCCCTGTTGGTGGCATGATCATGTTCCGGTACATCAACAGCGCACCTACTATCCAGGTAGCTGGCGGGAACACGATCGTTCCAGCTAATATGCTGACGTTCACGACTGGAACAGGCACGTTCGCAATTGTGCGTACTGGAGTTGGCACATGGGACTTCCTGGCAACGGTAGACGATCAGCCTCCGTTCAATGGAAATATGTCGCTCAAGTTCGTGGCAAACGGTGGGACAAACTCGCTGCCGAACTTTGTGCCAATGTTTGATCCTGTAGGGACGCTGCAAGGCCCAACTGCTACTCTGGTCAGTTCGCCTCTAGCGACAACACCGAGTGGTGGAGTCAAGCTCTGGAATGGATCGCTGACTGGAACAACAGTAGCGTGGGATGCACCAGCTTTCATTCTGGTTCCGCTGCGGGATGGTCCTTCTGCTGGATCAGCAACAGGTCTTGCGAACAATACGACATCGTATACCTGTGCCGGAACTGTCAATGGGATCAGTTTCAGCATCGCCATTCTTGGTTCTGCTGCACAGACATACAGCTCGTTGATGGCTGCATTCAACTCGCAACTGAATACAGCACTTGGAAGCAGTACGATTGCCAGTCTGACGCTCAATGGTTATGGACTGATCTTCTCGACTAATGCCGGAGGAAACAGCCAGAGCATAACGCTGACGAACACTAACCTGTTCGACTCGATTCCGACTCTGTCTACAACGTTCTATCGCCATACGCACTCGGGTGGAACCGGCGCAGTGAACGATGCGACAGTGTACCTGAACTACTTCGATACCCCAACCAATAACAACCGGATCTTCCGTAGCGGCTTCGGTGCAACGACTATCGGCTTCCAGAACTCTGCTTCTGGACAGACAGGTGCTGCGGTCGGTGGTGCGTACAACCTATGTGGTGGTAACTACTCTACCATCTTTGGCGGTGTGACTAACCGAGTTGCGGCAACCTATTGCAACATCCTTGGTGGATACTCGAACGTCATTATTCCAGATGACTCACAATCCACGTGGGTTCCGCAGTTCTGCACTATCGAGAACTCTGATCGTTCTCTGGTTAAGACACCCACATGGGCAACGAGCACAACGACGCCGTCGTTCAATCTGATACACAGCTCTCAGCTCTGTTCAGTTTACGGTTCGTTCACAATGATCGTAGCCTCCAAGAGCATCTATTCAGACAACAGCTACTGTGCCGTAAATGGAAGCTCGAACGTAACGCTCAGTGCTACGAACACAGTTGTAGAAGGTTCTAACGGAATTACGGTAAACAACGGATCTGATCACGTGACTGTGGTTGGCTCCGATACGGTGACAATCAGTGGCGGCAAGTACGTTCACATGGCAGGGGTGACAAATTTCACACCGCCAGCACAGAGCAACGTAGTCTACAAACCGAACTCGACAACGAACGTCAGCGGCAAACCCGGTATCAACTTCGAGATTGCCACTGGCACTTACGGGAACGGCGCGACGCTGGCCCTGACCACAGATGGTCAGGCTCTGAGCAACACGAACCGCATGGTTGTGCCGAACGGCGAAGCGTGGCTGATGAGTGGTGAGGTAGTAGTCAACTATCCGTCTGGGTGCAAGCAGTGGTCCTTCCGTGCTGCTTTGAAGAATGTTGCCGGAGTTGTCAACATCATCTACTTCGAAGCTGATGAAGTTGGCTCTATTCTGGCTAGCAATATGACACTTAGTCTGGCAGTAGGAACAACTGGCAATACAGACAAAGTCCACTTCGTTGTCAATTCGCGCAACGACGTGAACTCTGGCTATCAGCAGGTGTCTGCGTCTGCTCGTGCTGTTGTCACAGCGGCGCGTAATCTGCCATAAGGAGAACTAGATGCTAGGAATTCGTAGCAAGGGCTGGAATGCCAACGCAGTAACGACGCTCACTGATGGATACGTGATTGGCACGAACGGTGAGCCACCGATGACGTACATGCTGATGATAGCAAGCATCACATTCGGAGGCTTCATCCCTGGATATCCAACTGGACTAACTGGCAAGTTGGTGTTTGTGCAGGACGGAGTGGGTGGGCACGATGTCAATTGGAACGGCAAGGTCACATTCATAGGAAGCGCCGGCATGAACTTGGCTGCCAATGCAATCACAGTGATAGAAGTGATCAACACGCCAGCAGGCTGGCTGGCACACAAATGGACATAAGATGAACGTCACACAATATGTTGATATCTTCTTCGTCTGGTTGAAGACCACCATTGATCTGCCGGCTCTTCTGCTGATCGGCATGATGGTTCTCTTCGTATACGTGCTCGTACAGATACAGAGAAACAAGGACAACAAGTTTGACTTTGCGGATCTGTTCCTAGACGAGACTGGCAAGGCTAGCGTAGCCCGCATGATGAATCTCATCTGCGGCGGCGTTGCTTCGTGGGTTCTCATGTATATGGTGATGCACTCGCAAGACGGCAAGGTGGAACTAGGATACTACATTGCGTTCATGGGTATCTGGTCCGGTCAGAAGGTAGCCGACAAGCTGATAGATGCTTGGTCCGGGAGGCTCGCACCGACTGTAGAACGACCGCGTGAACGTTGCGAAGAAGAAGGCCATTAAGATGAAACGTCGGTTCCGGAAGAAGAAGCAACGACCCATTGCCGAACTGAAGAACAGTAGGAACACCAGTCCGCGTGCACAGACTGCAGAAGCCTTGAAGAAGGCTGTGAGTTTCATGTTCTTCAAGTACGGCTACTCGATGACAACAGAACTCGGCATCCTCAAATGGGGCCGTCGCAGAGCTGATGTCATTGGCAACAAGATTGGCGGAGACTTAGTCCTAATCGAGGTCAAGAGCTCTGTTGCTGACTTCCGGACCGACAACAAGTGGACTGAATATCTACCGTATGCAGATCGTGTGTATCTGGCTTTCACCAAAGAAGTGGCGCGCAAGATCCATGACAATCCAGAACTCAAGGCACGTATTCCAAAGCGTGTGGGGGTTCTGGTTCTTGGTTCGGATGGCTATATGAAGACAGCCAAACCTGCGCGTAGAGAATCAGTCTCGACAGAAAATCGCATTTCGATACTGGCTCGCCTAGCATGGCGTGCTGGTGATCTTTCCAAACGGACTCAACGATCTCGAGAACGTGTGTTCATCGAGAACTAGAGAACAGCATGAACCTGCTTCACAAACTCCTACCACTGATCGAACCGTCGAAAGCGGTGAAGCATCCACTGTTGTTTCCACCCTTGCCTCCCGGTCCTCCGGTGTGCATGTACCCACCACAGATCTATGGTCTAGCGGGTCTGGGTAATGTGCTCTACGGGTTCGCAGGTCGTTGGTGGGGTGGAACTGCTCTCACATTGGCGTACCAATGGCAAGCTGACGGAGTTGACCTTCCTGGAGAAACAGGACCGTTCTACTCCTACATGGTGCCAGATGAGTTTGTGGACATCACGCTGAAGATTACAGCGACAGATCAGAACAATCAGTCAACGGTCTCCATCAGCAGTCCGATGACGTATGAAAGTCTGGTACAGCTTGCAGACGCTCAAGCCCTCCATACGGCAGTCAACATTACGGCGCTTGGTCTTGGCACAGTGGATGGAGTTGCAGATGCTCCGACAGTAGATTTCAGTACGCAGGTCATCAGCCGGATGACGCCGAAGTACTTCACAGTCAACGGGCCACAGTCCATGTCCTTTGCGTTGACCACTGCGTTCAACACAATGCGTGTGGATTATGTGGCACGCATGGAATCCGATCTGTGCGGTTTAACCTGGAATTCGGTAGACACAAAAGATCACGTAAGTCTTGCATACTCGACGAATAAAGACTACCGAAACATGGTATGGCAATTTGATATAGCGGTTAGCGATACAGCTCCGCTTATCAATGATCCAGCTCGCAGTCTGACGATGACAGTAACGGGTCGTGATGCTGGCGGTAGTCCGGTAACGTATTTCGTTGCTCTGAAGAACTACGCTACTGCACCGGCATCGAGATCGTCGCACATCAGCATCGACTTCAACACCGTCAAGGCCGGTTTCAACGCCGACCAAACGATGTACGTTGGCGATGTGGACAGCATCTTCATCTCGTGCATCACCAACAACTACAACGGATCGAGCACCAATCCGATTGCCGGAGGTCCAGTAACTGCGTGGATGTCCATCACTAACAACATCACGAGCGGCACAAACGCTGTAGTGAATTGTGGTGTGGGCAATATCTATGCACATAGTCTGGCGATGTGCACCTCGTACGACGATATGTACGATGTGAGCCCAGAACGTGTGATCAGCAACATCTACCAACTCGGATACAGGAACTGGATCAACCACTACTGTGGAGTGTCTACTTATCCTGAACGCACGTGGGACAACGGAAGTGCACGACTGGTGGTCAACAATCCAGGTTCTGCAAACGGATTGGTGAACAGTGCTGCGAAGGCTTGGCATACTAGCTTCTTGCAGCAAGCGTGGTCAAAAGGATTCGCAGTCATCCAGTCTGTGTCGTTCGAGCAATACAGCGTGAACGCCAACTTGTCATGGTGCCAACGTGATTACAACGGAAACTTGGGTGCAACTGCGTATGCAACACCGACCTATCTTCTGAGTCCTGGCAATGCGACAGCGATGTCGTATCTACAAGGCGTGTTCTTGGAGTTTGCTGTCAATGCATCTATCGCTGGTGTGCCGATCTACATGCAGGTTGGTGAGCCATGGTGGTGGACAAATCCAGGTACGAATAAACCCTGTTTCTATGACTCGGCTACCACAGCGGCGTTTGCTGCTGCTTATCCTGGTCTGACAGCTCCGGATATGGGAACAGTAGGAGTGGCAAGCACTGGAACACCATACGATCAGTGGATGTCGTTCCTGCAAACCACGTTGGGGAAGGCCGTGAGCGGCATCCGCACGTATGTTCAACGTTCGCTGCCAAGCGCTCAATTCTCTGTTCTTCCGTTCTTGCCGACGATTATCGGTAACGGATACATGGAGCAGGTGAACCTCCCGGTGGCGTACTATAAGGCGCCGAACTTCGACTTCTTCCAGACGGAAGCATACGACTGGATCATCGACAATGATCAAACAGATTTGCCAACAGCAATGACATATCCGCTGAACACTCTTGGATACCCACCTCACAAGGTGCAGTATCTGGCAGGTTTTGCGACTACGACACCAACGCTTCCTGCTGACACAATCGAACAGATCTGGGTTCGGATTTTCCAGAACACACTGGCGAATGCTTCGTATGGCATCGCACAACAATACATTTGGGCGTATCCACAAGTGATGCGGGATTCGATCACCTATAAAGAAGGTGATCCGACTTCCAAGTCGTTTAGCTTCGGCAACTCGTATCATCAACTGGCTACCTGACTTTAAGGCAAGCTTCCATCATGGCTCTCGCAGATACCCTTGCACAATTCACAACAGACGCCAATGCGTTCAACCAGATGGTGCACGGAACGAGTTCCCAGCTCGTTTCTACTGAAAATGGACAGGTCCGCTCTCTTGCCAAGGCAATAGCAGATGCGGATGCTGCGGCTGCCGCTGCTGAGGCTGTTCGCCAATCCAACTATCTGGCAGGTCAAGCAAGTCGAATCAGTGATTATCTGACGACACAGGCTACTATGACTGCCGTTCAGACTAAAACAGCGACTGCTATTCAGCAAGCGCAGAGCGGGAGTGCTCTTGCGCAACTGGATCTGTCTGCTATCAGTGGTGCACTGCATCGTAGTCCGAACGCGGTTAATGGATTCTTCGTCTACGACACGAGCAAAGACTCGGACGGTGGAGCTTGGACCCAAACGTGTGATCGTGCAAGTTGGTCGCAAGAGCAGTTGATGGGAAACTGGCTACCCAGTCCGTATAGTGGATACGTAACATATCGCAGCACCACACCAGAGATGTGGGCTCGGTGTTACGGGGCAACACTTGGCGCTGAACAAGTGGCCGCCGGAATGCTCAATTCTTCGTATTGGACAGGATACGGCCAGAACAAAGTCGTCAATGACGATGGTGGTATTAGAATTGGATACATTGATAATGGTAGTGGTGCATATATCTATCTGAGTCAGTCGCGGGCCACGCCTTCCCTAACAACAGATCTAACTGTCAATCAACTCTACAAGTTTACGGCACAGGTTCGCGTATCGACTGGTGGATACGCCATTATCAACATCACATATGCAGGCGGATCTGGTGCTGAAGCGGTCACCAGCACGACTTATCGCACTGTCGAATTCGTGTTTCCAGCAGAATCGGCCTCTTCCATGTTCTTGAACATTGGCGCTGGCGTTGGATCTTCCACCTGGATCAAGAACATATCAATCCGGCCAGTAGTTGCTCTCAACACGAGATTTGGAGACTATTATCAGAATGGCTCAGACGGCAAATTTTATCGTCTGAATACTAATCTGTTGACCTTCAGTGATCAATTCGACAACTCGGTCTGGGTTAAACAATTCGGTCTTACTGTATCCGCCAATTCTACTACTGCCCCGGACGGCACGCAGACTGCTGACAAACTGATTGAAGGAACATCTGCAGGCGCAGCGTACACCGTCAGCTACGCCTCCTATACTTTCCTGGGCGGGCAACAATACACATTTAGCGTGTATCTGAAAGCTGGCGAGCGTACTCGCGCTCTCATTGGTTTCAACACAGCTTCGGCAAATTCTCCAGGATTCATCGTAGATTTGAATGCCGGAACAGTGGTCGAAACACGAGGAATTGCGTCTGCCGTCATGGTGAATGCCGGAAACGGTTGGTGGAAATTGATAGCCACCTGGACAGTTTCTGGACCGATCTTCTCCAGTTCTTTCAATTTTGGTCCGACGGCCAATACCACATCCTTCTCGTCTACTACTGGATATACTGGAAACGGATCCAGTGGTATCTATGCTTGGGGTGCTCAGTTGGAGTTTGGCTCGTCTGCCAGCGCGTATCAACAGAAAACTACGGACGCTGGCGTTACGGAAGTGTTCCGTGGGAACAACAAGAACTTTCCCAGAATTGCCGGTCTGGTTGTTGAAGCCACTCGTCTGACTATCTACGACCTAATGCAGCCTGGACGTCCGATGTGGATGTCTTTCATTGCAAACGGAACCACTGTTGGCTTAACTTCAATGATGGGACGCACAGGCCTCAACAAATCGTGTGTAGCTGCTGCTCAAGGTAGAGTGTACGTTGGATCCAGCAGTTCTGCGGCCGAGGTCTTGACACAGATCGATTTCGTTGGTGATCGTGCGTTTAATCACGGCAGCTCGTATCAGATTCAATACGGTGGAAACATAGCACAGCGGAACAGTCTGCTTGCTTGGCTGTATAACACAACAACAATACCAGCAATCGGAGGCAACTACATCGCCAATGCGATAGCACTATGCACGATGACTGATGCGCCAACCGATCCGTCGACAGGTTTGCAGATTCCTACCGTCGCTGTTGGTCTAGGAAACGGTGTTAGTGTGATAAAACACGACGGCACGGTTGTTACGAACACCATGTCTTCGATAACGACGGTTGCCTTTGATTATCGCAAGCGACTGAGCATCACTGGATCTACAGGTGGTATTTACTCGGTACGCACGTACGATGCAGACTTCACGACTGTACTGACTGACTATTCGAACATGACGTACACCGCGTATCCAGTGGTGGCTGGATCAACGGGTGCAGTAAGTCGTGGCGTTCCAGGCGGCAAACTGTTTTCGGCACTTTGCAGTGCGGCGGGTCAGACACTGTCCCTAATTCTGCCGAATCCATCGAACAAGTCTTTGTCTGCAGTTGCTTACATCGACAAGAACTATACAACAGGTTGGCAATTTGGAGACATACGTCGCACACTGCTGACTGAAACACATGCGATGACACAAGTAGGTACTGAACTGTGCGCCAATGGTGGATTCGATACGACGTCCACTTGGATCAACGATGGAACTTGGACAATTTCTGGCGGTGTAGCAACTAACAATGGAAATGGAACTCTCAAACAGTCAGCCTTACTTCCTATCAACGTAGGCGATGTGATTCGTGTTACCTTCACGCTCGTATCAAAGGCAAGTGGATTCATATATCCATGGGTTGCTGGTCAACTTCAGGCGTACACTGGAATTGGAATCAGTTACGGACAGTCTGCAGTTGGCACGTATTCCATTGACATACCTGTGGTTAACGTCACAGATCAGACGATTGGTTTCATAACGGGTAACAGCCCACTGTCCTTGGTAATCGACAATGTATCGTTCAAGAAAGTTACAAGCGCCAGCAACACAACTTTCGGCGGCGAGCTGATAACAAACGGCACATTCGATACGAACACTAATGGATGGTTTGGCGATTCAGTTGCAAACTCTACACTGTCTTCTGTAAGTGGACAGTTGAGAGTGACTAATGCGAATGGAACGACAGGGTCGCTCGCCAATTTTGGATTTCCAACTGTTCCCGGAACAACCTATCGTTTTTACTTCGAACAACCTAGTGGAACAGCGACAGCGGTTCAGTTTATGATTGGCCTCACTCCTGGAGGTATCGAATACACATACTTTAACCTGACAGCGAACACCGTTCCAACCGGAAGTGGACAAAGTGCAACATTTGTAGCAACTGGAACATGGGCGTTTGTATGTGTGAAGACCAACAACACAGGACTTGGCTCATATTCCAACTGGGATAACATCTCTGTCAAGCCGATCGTTATTGATCGAAGCTATAAGAGCTTCTCGACACCGCATTACCTGAATGTTGTAGGCACAGTGACAAAGTCGCAGGTTGGTAACAACTCGCAGCTTCTGTCCTACAGTGGATTCAGTAACAGCAACTATCTGCAAGAGACAGCCCACAGTACGGATCTAGACTTTGGTACAGGGAATGTGCGAATGGATGCATGGTTCAACATACCGACCAATGCTCAGTTCTATCAAAACCTAGCCACCAAAAGCAATCTGTTTGGTTCCGGATCAAATTGGAACATAGACGGCATTACGGTCACGGACGGTGACACTACAGTCAACGGAGTCAGCTACGCAAGACTGCAACAGCCAGCAACTACGACTGGAAATAATCGTATATATTGGCTGCATCCCAACACAGCTATTGGACAAACTCCGCAATACAACGTGAGTTTCCGCGTGCATCGTGTTGTTGGCAGTACAGACCGGCTGGTGATCTCATTCCGAAGCGGTTCTGCCGTCTATGATCCAGTGACACAAGCATTCACTAGTGGCGGAACCGGCTGGACCATAACTGTCATCGATGCAGATACTGTGCGTCTGTCTCTTGTGGCGATTAAAGACGTGAACGGAAGTAGTGGTGTCAATATACTCCAAGTGGCGCGCGCGTCTGATGGTGCATTGTTTGGCGGTGGAACTGGCGGTGTCCACATAGCGCAAATGCAGTTCACAATGGGTCCTGCACTTCTCCCCTATGAGGATGTTCCAGGTACTGTGACAGTACGATGCCATCCGATTGCAGAATACAGCTACAGTAGTGGCGCGTATTACACGTTCGGATTTGGTGGCGACGCGCTGCCAATGATAGAAGTCTTTGACGGAACGACGAAACGCACTGCGAGCATGAACGCATGGTCTTCAAATGTTGTCGGCATCAACTGTCTTGCTGGATCATGGCAGAAACTAACCGGTGAATTGACCGGCAGCACGGGCACATTAGTGATTCGTCTCAACGGACAACAGATGGCGCAGGCAACCGGCAGTGCGCTATTGACACTGACAAACAGCAATGCAGTTCTCACAGTTGGAAACAACTACGCGCTAAATTCCCCATTTCCTGGGAGCATTGCATTGGTGAAAATTGGTGGCAGCATTCCGTTTACAGAGCAGAACTCGTTGATGTATTTGCAGGAACAACAAATGTTCCAAGATGGAGCACAGGTGTCACTTCCGGACAGCGCAACTATCAATGAACTAGAATACGATCCGAAGGAAGACTGCTATCGCGTTGTGACCAACAACTACGAATCTAGAATCGTTGGCCTAGTACGCACATCAACAGCAACGAACGGAAATGGTGGCAACATTACTAAGGTTGTTCAAAAGAGTGGTGTCCGATTGCTAGCCAGAAATACTGGCGGCATCGATATTTCGACTAACACCCTGACAATAGCTGAAGAACTTAGAACAAACAAGGCAGAAGCGGCATGGGGAAATAGTCGACCAACGAAGAGCTTCGATTTCGACGCTACTACTGGACAGACAGACTTTGTTCTGCCAGACGGTTGGGAAACACTAGAAGTTATTAGTGCGGGTGCCAGTAAGCGAGAAGGTTCTACCAAGGACTGGATTCGCCTGTGGGACGGCTTCAAGGAGATCATCCGCTTCGGAGTTTCTCCTGGAAACGGAACCTGGGTGCAGATCATCGCGCGCAAGGTGCCAACAGCGATCAATTGATATGAACTCTGGACGACTTACGGGTCGTCCTTCTTTTATCTGATATAACATGGCTCTCACAGATACCGTCACACAAATCGCAGCAGACCTGAGTACTGCTCGTACGATCCTTCACGGACCGAATACTCAGACTGTGACCACTGACAATGGTCCGGTGAAGACGGTAGCGAAGGCTATCAACGACAACGACGTGTTGGCTTCCACATCGGAAGCTAATCGTGCATCTGGATATACGAGTGATAAATCTGGTCGGTCCAGCGATTATACTGCCCGACAAACACAGATCTTTGGCTCAGATCCTACGAGCACTATCACCACCGCGGTGACGGCGGCAGGAGCTGCATTCCAAGATCTCACCACAGGGAATATAGCTCTCCATCGCAGTCCAGGCACAATACAGTCTACATTTATCTACGACACGAGCAGAGACCCAGACGGCGGTGCGTGGATCAATCGAGTAGAGAATACCTCTTACTTCAAAGAGTCTGGGATGTCAACTGGATCTTGGCTGGCATCAACTGCTGCCGGCCCAACTGGCATCAAGACCGAACTCGATGCGCGTTGCCAGAATCCGACACTCGGTGCAGAGCAGATCACCGGTGCTGATCCAACATTCGCTTCGGCTACAGGATGGAACACGTTTAATAATGCTGGTGTCTCTGTCAGCGGTGGTGTGCTGAACCTTGTCAATGCTGGAAACACGGCTGGCGTTGCGACAACACTGACAGCAATACCAACCGCTAGCCAGATTTACCGGATAGCTATTTCGATCCCTTCCTTGAGTCAAGGAAGCGTTCGAATCATGATTGGTGGATCAGCGATCGATTTCCCAATGGCTGGAACTTATGCAGTCAACTTCACTGCTGGATCTGGATTGAACACGACATTCCAGGTCATCGGTGTTGGAACGACCACAGCAATTGTTGACTGGGTTTCCATGAAGCCGATCACAGCATTCAACACCAAGAGTGGGAACTACTATCAGAGTGCAACTGATGGTAAGTTCTATCGTTTGTACGGGAATCTTTGGTCTGATAGTGAAGCATCTACACCGAACTCTTGGCTCGGTGGTTTGGCAACGGCCAGCACGTTCAGTGGATTGACATCCGGAACAGGCATAGCTTTTGGATACAATGGAAGTACGAACGCTACACTGACACGTGTGGACTATTCGTTGACCGCGGGTCTTACTTATCGCATGTCGTGTTACGTGCGTATGGATGATGGTGGTGCTCCGGTGTTCGCCAATGCATCTACTACGAGTTCGGCGAATGACTTTGCTCTGATCATATCGAATGGAGCACAAGAAAGCCCATTGAACTGGAACATCCAGAATCTTGGCGGTGGACTGTATCGTGTTAGCGCCAAGGGAACCGCGAACGCAGCTTCTGGTGTCAACGGTGTCTATAAATATTCTACAAACAGCAACCGCACGTTCAAGGTTAGCGGTCTGATGATAGAGGTCATCTCTCCGACAGACAGTAATGTCCCAAGTGACTACGAACTGAAACCGGTCGGTGTTTATGGTCAGTCTGAAGTTTTCCGTGGCAGCCAATCACGGCCCCCACGTGTCTGGGGTATCGTCAACGAAACTTTCAACATAACAATATACGCTCTGGACCAACCCGGTTGTCCAATGTGGATGCGATTCACGAACGGCACGAATACCGCTATGGGGTGGGCTTTGGCGACATCCAGTACGTTCACTGTAGCTGCTCTTGCTGGAAAGTTGGTTTGGGGCTCTAACACTCACGGCATTTTGGCCGACTTCGCCAAAGACTCTTTCAAGGTAATATATGGAAGCAGTCTGTACGGCTATTCGTTCCTGAACAACAATATCGCTTCCAGACAGAACATTGGTGGTGTCTATGGTGGCAATGGTTCTGGAATAGACACGTTTGGCATTATCAACGGAAGCATCAACAGTGTTTCCATGTGCGTGATGGCGGATGCACCGACTGATCCAGCAACCGATCTGCCAGTCCCTACAATTGCTGTAGGTACGCAGGCCGGTGTGTCCATTATCCAGAACAATGGAATAGTTTCTAATTCTACAGACGCCTTTCCAGTGGGGCAAGTATCTATCAATCCGTATGTGTTGTGGACAGCTCGAGCTGGAAGTCCAGCCGTTTACTACTATCTGCAACCTGGAAAGGCAAGCTCGCCGTTCACGCACACGTTGATTAACAGTGCTACCGCTCCGGACTTCTCGCAAGGCGGTGCTACCATAGGCATCAAAATTGGCGGTAGAGGTCGTGTAGGAAGACTTGCCGCTCCGGGATATAGTCCACTGTTCGACCAGTTGACCCTGCATGAAGGCAGTTTCGCTTCTAGTTTGGCTACCCAGATTGCTCCAACGTATAACACTGGATGGATGGTAGGTGACATCCGCCGGTGTTATCTGACAGAAACTGATCAGCGCGTCTTGAACAAGACCGAACTGATGAAAGAGACAGGTCCGTTTACCTATGTCCCGTTCAACAATTCGGACCCCGACTATACGCTCTCGATCGTAAACGGAAATCTGCGTATTACTCGAGTGGCTGCTAATGGTGGTGGAAACGTCTTCATTCTTGATTCGCTGATTGCACCGATACCCGGACAAGCTTACGTGATAGAAATAACGATGACTGCGTCTTCCACGAACCAAGCGTTCGTTGGGGCAAGCAATGGAGGTGCTTCTTCACTAGTCTCGAACACATACATACTTCCTGGATCAACAAATACTCTCCGTTGGCAAGTCTTCCCAGACGGCTCTGGAATAGGGAAAGCGCGGTTTGTTTTTTCTCCAGCCCGCTCTGCTTCCTACGCTAACTCCATAGTTGGCGATTATATGGACATTCTCCATATATCTATGCGACCTGCTGTTGCCGATCGCACGTATAAGACTACGCTCGGATTTTCCAACATTGTTGGCCTCAAAGCATTTGGAGCGCTCTCTAGATTGCCAGTTGGGAACAACTCACAGCTCACTGGATACAGCGGCTTCAATTCTACCAACTACCTACAGGAATCGGTTTACAGCAGTGATCTGGACTTCGGTACAGGGAGTTTGTCTGCTACTGCGTGGCTCAACTTGCCGACCACGTTGTCGACAACTGCTGCGACTGTGGCGATGTTCCCCGTCCTTGGACCTGAATTGGTCACGAACGGGAACTTTACTACGACAAGCACGACAGGATGGACGTATTCTGGTGATGGCAGTATGTCCGTTGTCAACGGGGCGCTGACATTCAACCAAGTTACCGCTGCGTTCAGTCGAGTGTACTACACGTTCAATGTCACTGCTGGTAAGACCTATCGCGCCACTGTGAAGGTCACGCAGAGCTTCAATGGTGGCTCTGTATATATCCACAATGGAAATACTGGAACTCCGTCCGTCACGATTGGTCCGTTGGCAATGAGCAACCCAACGGCAGGTACAACGTATAGCTGCATCTTTCAGTCGACGTTCACAACACTCTATCTGGTGGCTCTGTTGCCAAGCACTCCTGGTGCGAGTGGTGGAATCACAAGCGTGTCAATCGAAGAATGTGGTCCTTGCTGGGCTGTCGATCGTAGTGGACCGAACGGTGCGTATCTGCGCCTTGGTTGTGACGGTGCTGGAAGACTGCTCGGTGAATTGTATGATGGTACGACAACTCAGCGCGTCACTACCACGAACACGTACAACACCGGACAGTACGTGAAGTGTAGAATGGAATATGTTCCGAATGGTGCGAGCAGTACGTTGACTCTCAAACTCAACGGAGCACAAGTTGCACAGACTACGTTTGCCGCTCTGCAATCGCTGAACAGATACAATATGTTCCAAGCGGACACTGAGGACGTCCGCACTTGGAACAGCACTAGCCAGATGGCCACTCCTCTGGATTCGCAAACCGTTGTTGGAAATGCGACAGCCGGTGCGTTTAGATACGTTAGCATGTTTCCGTCCACTACAGATAACCCGCAAGTGGGTGTGCAGTACGAAATGAGCGTGGAAGCCAAGGCTGGAACATACCCGGTTCTGCAGATTTATGGGAGCGCGGCTGCTATCGGTTCAAATAGTTCGATAAACTTCAACTTGGCAACCGGAACTATTGGTAGTATAAACGGCGCTTCCATGTCTAATGCCCGGATGACGAGCCTAGGCGGCGGGTGGTATAGGTGCAGTGTTCAATTTACGATAAACGTAGTCGGTGCAACTCCGGTGTTCTCCATGCAGGACACAGACACGGCAATCAATGCTGCTGGAAGCTCGGCCAACGGAACGATGCAATTGCGGAAAGCGATGCTTGCTCGCGTTACACCATATGCGGGCGTTACATATCAACACGTTGGAGGAGCTTACGAGAACTGTCCAGTGTTGACTATTGGAAACCGATACACGTTGGATGCAGCATGGCCCGGCAGTCTGAGCATGGTTCGAATCAGTGGTACTGTTCCGACAGCAGAGCAATCTGCCTTCATGTACATGCAGGAAGCTGAAATGTTCCAAGACGGAGCACAGATCACATTACCGGACAACAAGAGTTTGATCGACCTGGACTATGATCCAGTACAGGACAAATGGAAGGTCACAAGTCAGTCTAGCGAATCCACGTTCGTGGGATTGATTCGCACCACCTTTAATCCTGTAGCTGTCGGAGGAACTTTGTCCAAGACTGCTCATCGTTCTGGCATCCGACTGGTCGGTAGGTCTGGAGTCGCTTCAGGTGCTGATGTCACAATTCCTGCACAAGGAATTCGTGATGAAATGGTGAACAGAAGCGAAGCGGCTGGTCGTCTGACTAAACTGACTAAGACGTTCGACTTTGATGCAACAACCGGCCAGACAGATTTTGTGCTCCCCTTGGGGTGGGAAGCTCTCGAAGTCGTATCGGCTGGTGTAGGAAAGCGTGAAGGTTCAACAAAGGACTGGATCCGCATTTTCGACGGCTTCCGTGAGACAGTGCGATTCAACGTAGCGCCCGGTGCTAGTACATGGGTGCAAATTGTCGCTCGTCAGATAGGAAGCGTTATTTGATAGGGAAGGGTCACCATCACGAGGTGACCCACTACTCTTCACAACGGGACAAAAATGGCTCTCACTGATACAGTCAACCAATTGACTGCGGATGCAGGCACAGCACACTCGATTATCCACGGTCCGAATACCCAGACTGTGACCACGAATAATGGTCCGGTCCGTACATTCGCGAAACTACTGGCTGATAACGATGTTCTGGCTTCTAGCGCTGAAGTTGCGCGTGCCGCTCAATACAACACGTTCCAAACTCAACGCTCGAACGACTACGGCACAATTCAGTCCCAATTGTCATCGACTCAAGCACAGATTTCTGCTGCAACTGGAATGGCGACCACCGGCCAATCGGTGGTGCTACAATCTATTGCGGGAACATCTGCCACTTCGTATGCTGCTTTGCATCGTTGCACGGCCACTGTCAATAGCATGGTTATTTACGATACCAGCAAAGACAATGATGGTGGTGCGTGGACCCAAAAATGCGACAAGAGCTCGTGGTTTAACGAACCGATCTACGGAAACTGGTTGGGGCCAAACGTAAGTGAATTCTTTGCTCGCGCCAAAGATGGAGCTACATTTGGTCCTGAATTGCTGACCAACGGAACATTTGACACTGGAATAACAGGTTGGGTTGCCGGAACTCCAGGCAACACAACATGGACAAATGGTTCTCTAAAAGTCACTGCGCTTGTCGGCGGCAGCGCCAGTGATTCTGCAACACAAAGCATCTCCGTAACAGCAAACACTTTGTACTGTCTTTCTGTCGGGAAGATTCAAGCATATGATGCTAACGGTAATGTAGATAGTTCTGGAGGAAACTATAGAGCCCGAGTTGCTCTCGGTGTATCTCCTGGTTCACTAAACATGATCGCCAGTTCTGGGCTCCTTATCGCCCGTCTTCCGGCTCCAATCGCATTAAGCGATCCAGGATATATCTATTTCGTACCAACAGTTTCTACAACTCTCACTGTAATATGTGAAACTGCTAGCAACGCGGTGTATGCACCGCAGGGATACAGTGCTGTATTCGACAACGTTAGTGTCAAGCAAGTCACTTCGTTGGTCCCAAACAGTGGTAGCTATTTCCAGAACACTGCGGACGGAAAGTTTTATCGCCTGTGGAAGAATCTGTTCGGAAATTCCTCAGCACTCAACTCGTCCCCGTGGGTGACCACGCACGCTTCAGTCACAGCGAATACGACGACCGATCACAACGGTGTGCTATTGGCGGACAAGTTGGTGGAAGATTCCACTAATGGGGGTCACTTCATACAGCATTCAGGTGCTGGAATGGCAGCTACTTTTGGTGTGATGACTGTTTCTTGCTATGCGAAAGCTGCCGAACGAACACGTTTCCGAATCACCAATCTGGCAGGTTACTACGCTGCGGACGTAGATCTCAATGCAGGAACAGTAAACGCTACTACTGGGACAGCCACCATTACCAATCTTGGTGGTGGTATCTATCGCATATCTGCCACGAGCGCGATTCCCATTGCCACAGCACACACTCCAGTTTTTCAATTGGCTGACGCGACTGGGAACACGAGTTATCAAGGTGACGGAGTTTCTGGACTTTACATCTGGGGTGTACAGTTCGAATACGGAGCGATGATGACCGCGCTGGAAGACAAGACCACCAGCGACCAAGGTACGACCGAAATCTTCCGCGGCAACCGAGCCAAGTTCCCAAGACTAAGTGCATGGATCGCTGAAGCAGGTCGTGTCATAGGTTATGATCTGACACAGACTGGATGTCCAATGTGGATGGTATTTTCGACCACAAGTGGCGGTTCAGGAAACAATCTGTTGACTGCTGCTAACGCGAGTCCAGGAGTGAACCACGTAAACGCCGGTCACGGATATTTGACGATCGGAGGTACGAATTGTGGCGGCATGCTTCTCAACTTTCCACGTGATGACATTCGTTACACCGGTGCTGGTAATTTCGTACTCCAACGTCGCAGAATAGGTGATCGCCAACTGGCGAATTCTATCCAGAACACTACTGGCAATGGCGACGGGTTCACGTGTGCTTTCGGCAATGGCAGTGTCAATTGGATTGGTATAACTGTAACTCCAGATGCCCCTCTCGATCCTGTAACGGGTCTACAAGTTCCAACATTCGCCATTATGAACACTAATGGCGCTAACATCATAAAGAATGACGGTCTGACTGTTCTGTCGTCGTCTGCTGGTGGAAATTGGAATGCGCCTATGGCGTTCAATCCGTATCTCCTAGCTTACGGGGCATCTGGTGACAATTTGGTGCGTATCCTTCCGCAACCCAATTCGGCGTCTGCCAATTGGGCTCCAACTATCACAAACCAAGCGGAATTTTCTGGTGGTTCGGGATCATTCGGTGGGCAGACCAAGGCTCTGGCGCTTGGTAAACGTGGCTTACTGGCTCGCATATCTACCACATTACCTCGTCTGTTCTTGAACAGAGTTAACGAAGGTGCAGGTGCCTCGAGTCTTGCTGCTGGCATCTCTGACACATACAATACAGGATGGATGTCCGGCGACATGCGACGCGTGTATTTGTCGGACACGGCGTCTAGAACTTGGGGTGAAGCAGTTGCCACCGAGATCTGTACAGATACTGGATTCGATGTCCCTGCTTTGTGGCAAACCGGCGCTGGATGGACAGTGTCCGGCGGTATCGCAACTGGCACGAATACTTCTAACTATCTCTACCAGAATCTTGCTGGAATTACAGCGTATTCGATATTTAAGCTCACAATCACTGTCTCGAACTACACGGCTGGCAGTCTGTATATGTTCGTGGGGCAGAACGCTTTTGCACGTTCGCCAGCAATCACTGCTAATGGAACATACACGTACTATGTTCAATGCGATGGAAGTATTGGCCAGACTGGAGTCCTTGGATCCGGATTCTCTGGATCTATAGACAACTTCTCGTGCAAGAACGTTGGTATTCTGGATAGAACGACGAAGTCAAAAGCGGTGCACGTTTTTGGCACACTAACGAGTGCTGCTGTCAACACTGGAAACCAACTCGTCGGCTACAGCGGCTGGAGTGCGTCGAGCTATGCTCAAGAACTCGCGTACAGCAGTGATCTGGACTTCGGTACGGGAAGTTGGCAAGCGAGTGCATGGGTGAATTTCATCGGTGGCTCCACAGGTGGCAATCTTTTGAAAGCCAGCAACTTGCTGACCGACACTAGTTGGACGAAACTGAGTGGAACAACTGTTACAGTAAGTGGGGGTGCTTTCAACGTCGTACCTTCTACAACTTCTGGATCGCAGGGCATTGCACAGACTGGTGTCACAGGATATTGTGCTCCGATCTTCTCGTGTGAAGTGCATGCAAACGGCTATACGAAAGTTGCGATTGGAGAAGCAGCACAGACTGGCAATTGGGCGGCCTTCGATCTGACAGCCGGAACTGTTGTCTTTAACCAAGTAGCCGGAAGAATTACGAATCTTGGTGGAGGTTGGTACCGAATCTCAATGAAGCCCTTCGCGGACGGAATCCTTCTAGGTGGATCTGGAAGTTGGTACGTCAGACCCCTTGATGCAGCGTGGACCAATCAAAACCCAAACACCTATACGTTTGCTGGGAACGGAACGAGCGGCGTTCTGGTACGTAACTGTATGGTCAGTTCTAAGCAAGGAGCTGGTAGTGTGACAGACCCGGACCCGTATGTGGACAACCCATCTACGACTACTTCTTTGCGAACAATATCACCAATTGTGGAGCGTAGTTACTCCAGTGGCGCGTATCTGCAGCTTGGTATTGACTTTGAAGGCAAGCTGATAGGAACTGTCTATGACGGCACAACGACCAGAACGGTAACAAGCACAATTTCATTCAGCGGAACAGGTTGGGTTCAGACAAGACTAGAATATACATCTAATGGATCGCTTACATTAAAGCTCAATGGTACCCAAATAGCCCAGACGAATGGCACATCGTTGTTGACCCTCAACAACAGCAGTGCATTGCTAACAATAGGAAACACATATTCCACAACTTCTTGGTTTCCAACCTCTGGGTCCATTGCGTTGGTGAAGATTGGCGCTACTGTACCAACACCGGAACAGTCACTGTTCATGTGGACACAAGAAAATGAGATGTTTTCTCAGGGATCGCAAGTTGCACTTCCAGATTCCAACAACCTATTGGACCTGGATTATGATGATCTGCAGGACAAATTCAAGACAGTAAGTTCTACCTACGAAATGTCTTGGATTGGTCTGGTACGTGCGTCCACAGAATCGGTGTTGACAGCATCTACAGGTGGAACGTTCTTCAAGTGTCGTCACAGTGCTGGTGTACGTATGGTCGCTAGGGCAGGTTCATTCAATCCTGGCGTAGACATTACGCTCCCAGCATTGATAGCTCGTGAAGAGTTGTTCAAACGTGCTGAACCTGCGGGTAAAGTGATCCGTCAGACACGAGTGTTCGATTGGACAGGTCAGTTCATTGGTTTCCTGACAAACGCATTTAACCGCGTTGACGGCGTATCTGGCATGGATGTGCCGCAACAGACAACGTATGTTGGTGCGCAGATCACAGGAACCGGCATACCTGCAGGTACTACGTTGTCTTCACTGATCAACGGATCTGGTCAAGTGTTCATGAGTGCCAATGCAACGGCAAACATTAACAGCTCACCAATCAACTTCCTCGATTTCATCCTTCCACCTGGATGGGAAGCACTAGAGGTCCTAGCTGCTGGCACAAGCAAGCGCGAAGGATCCACAAAGGATTGGATTCGTTTGTGGGACGGCTTCAAGGAGACCATCCGTTTCAACACGGCTCCTGGTAACGTCTGGGTCCAAGTTATCGCACGGAGAATAGCTATATGACATCGTTTGTCAATCTGATGGGGTTTGATGTTTGGTCCGAGGCCGACATCATAAATCGTACGGAGGCCATGTTGCGGTCCAAGTACTCTGTTCAGGAGGAGCTGATCCTTAATCGGAAGATCGCCGGCATGGAACTTGGTCTATATACCATGACACCAGACGAACAAGCGGAGATGAATGACTTCAACGTCACTGTCTTCACTTCCCGCGCCGCTGGCGATGCTGCGAGGGCCGATATGGCCCTTTTGCAGCAAGCTCTGAATGTGGAGGCGGCGCAGACCGCGCTAAACGCGCTACCGGCTGCCCCAACAGACGGTAGCCCGGATCCGGATGCAGATCAACGAGCGTCACTCCAGGCGACTATCAGTGGAGCTCCGCAAAATGTGACAGATTTGGTGTCGCAACGCGCTGCATATTTCGCATCGTTGCTACCGCCTCCTCCATCACCAGATGATCAGACTCCCGCGCCCGCGCCTTCTCCAGCCCCTGCCCCATAACACAACATAACTAGAGACAAATCATGACCCTCACGACACTGGCATTCTATCTCGGAACCAAAGCCGAGAATCCCAACAACTCACGATTTATCGACCATCTTGTTTGTTGGTGGACAGACAGTCGGTTCAGTCATGTGGAATTTGTTGAATCCATCGATGGACTTACTGCAACTACATGGAGTGCCAGTCAACGTGACGGAGGTGTGCGTCAAACGACAATCGACCTGTCGACAGGACGTTGGGTGCTGGCAGGAATTCCAGCCGATCACGATATGATCCTAGAATGGTTCAAAGACCACAAAGGAGAAGGTTACGATTGGCTTGGCGTCATGTCGTTTGTGATTGCGCTTATTCCAGATCACCGCACTCACCATTGGTATTGCAGCAAGGCAATTTCTGCGGCTGCTGGTTGGAAATACACGCACCACACTCCACAAGACCTCTGGTCCGTTGGTGTTGAAATTCCACTTCCAACCGCTGCCAAATAGAACCCTGTAGCCCCTTACGCACGTAATTTGATACGACGCTTCTTGTAGGTTAGTGCTTACTCCGGTAGGTATTTGCTTACAAGCGCGTCGTTTTTCTTTGACAGGGACCACAGAGGAAACAAATCGTGCAGCATCAGAATAAGACTAATTGCCGCTCAAGGGGTGACAGACCATGAGCGTTCAGGATATAGTATTGATCTTGGGTGGAATAGGAGCATTGTTCACTAGTCTCGGGGCTGGTGCACGATGGTTTCTAAACTACATAGACAAGAAGGCCAAGGAATCTCTTGATGCCGAGAAACAAGCTCGGAAAGACCTCAAGGATTACATGGACCGAGAAATCAAACAACTGAACGAACAACTGCATACGGTGACTGCTCGTGAGGGCCTGTATCTCAAACGAATCATGCAGCTTGAAGCTTACATCCTTGGACAGAAAGGTCTAGAGCTACCACCAATGGAAGGATGGCCACCGAAATGACTACCGACGAAATCAAGAGGAGGGTGCAGTTCTTCATATCGGGCATAGTGATTCTAGGACTTGGATTGTTCGGTGTCGCAATGATCCAACTAGGATTGATGGCCGCATCTGATAGCTTGTCTACTCTCTCTGGACAATCGTGGACTGAATGCATCCAACAGCACAGTTCACAATTTCTGCTCAGTCTAGCTTTTTGCACCAGCTTGATGTATGCCGTGATAGGCGCTATCATCAGCGGATCCGTGCCAAAGAGCGATCTTCATCCTTGCTTCACGTGCGTGTTCAGCACAATGATCCCACTATCCATGATAGGTTTGGGAATCAGTTGGACAGAACACCTTAGTATTGCTTCGTGTCTCCTTTATGTGACTGTCGTACTACTGGCTGTCACGTCGTATTGTGCTCAACACGCGAAAGAAATATGGCCACACCTCTACACGCAAGAACAGCCGCTGATTGGGAACGAATCCTAATCGCTTGTGGTGTCAAATCCGCGACCGCCAAAGATTGGGCACCTGCGTTTGCTGACGAAGTTCAATCCAGCAAATTCGATCTTGGCGAAGAAGAACTCGACGACTTCCTGGGACAAGTGCTGCACGAGTCCAGTATGCTGGAAAGGATGTCTGAGGATCTCGACTACTCTGCAGATCGCATTCGATTGCTGGGCAATTCTAGTCCTGCTGGAAGTCGTTGGCGCTCATTGGTTCCACGGGCTGATGAGTTGGCCCACAAGCCAGAAGCTCTGGGAAATGCTCTGTATGCCAATCGCAATGGCAACGGAGACGAAGCTTCTGGCGACGGCTATAAGTTCCGTGCTCGCTCACCAATTGGCCTGACATTCTTCGAAAACTACAAATGGGTTGGCGAAAAGGTGGGACAAGATCTTACGGTAACGCCAGAAATTGCCGAGCAGAAGCACTTTGCTCTGCAGATCACAATCGCCTATTGGATGGGTCGTGTACCGGATAGCTGCATCAATAACATCATGGCAGTGACAAAGCGCATCAACGGTGGCACGATTGGTATCGCTCACCGTAAGCGCACGACGGAGCTAGCTGCACTGGCGTTGAAGAACAATCCGCCAGAATCTGTCACTGCGTGAGGTGACAGAGTGATGTAAATAATCAACATCAAAGGGCTCCGATTATGACTTCCGACAAGCTACTCAGTCTCGAGAATATCCGTCAGCAGTTCAGACAGGACTGTGTCGTCGTCCACAAGAACTTCGTGTTCCGTGTTGATGGTGCTACTCTGTTCATGTTGAACAAATGTAACGAAGCGATAGATAAAGACGGATTCCCTGTGCCTCTAACCACTGACGAGTGCTTGCAGTTGAGTGCCAAAATGGCAGAAGCGTGGACAAACGCTCGCAAGAACTACTTCGATCGGATGGCATCACTAGGGATCGATAAGCTGACAGAAGTCAAATCGGAGCCCGACGAGGCAACGGAGTAAGCTGTGAAGGGCGTACTCCTATTCGCGTTCAACAACGAACGCGTGAACTACTTCAAAATGGCAAAGCTGTGTGCCATTCAGATAGAACAGTTCTGGGGTCTTCCGGTGTGTGTGGTTTCGGATGAACCACAGCCGAAGAGAGGTTGGCCCAAGAACGTGAAGTTCTGGCGTCAGATAGATAGGCCACAACGCATCAACAGTAAAGCGTATCCAGACTTTGGAGCTGCCCTCAGTTTTTGGAATACGAACAGACACCGTGCGTTTGAGTTAACGCCGTTCGATCAGACTATCCTAATCGACACCGATCTGATCATCAGCACGACAAGCATCATAGATGCGTGGCATGGTCGTGGAGTATCGCTGACGAAAGACGCATACTCAGTTGACGGGACAACACTCTGGAACGACACACGATTCGTTGGCAGTGCCAAAGTCCCAATGTATTGGGCCACAATTGTCTGCTTCGATAAGAGCCCCATCGCTGTAGAGTTCTTCCAGCAGTGGGAGCGGAGTGTTCAGTTCTACGCTTCGTATTCTGCGTTGCATGGATTCGATCCAGGACCTATGCGCAATGATTTCGCGGTCACGTTGGCTGTAGAACGCTTGAAGGGAGGCACACAAAGTGACTTCTTTGATCTTCCATATTCGATACCAACACTCGCACCTGGATCCACACTCTTGAGTCTGGATCCTTTGATTGCGACTGTACCCTACAAAGAGGAAGAGTTCATTACTGTGGAACTCTTTTCCGATGTGCATGTAATGAACAAGAAATCGTTGTTGAGCCTCTGATGGAAAACAAACCAACTAGCGGCATCTTGACGTTCGCCTTTGGTCTTCAGTACCAAAAGATGGCGTACTGTCAAGCTCTGACTGCACGCAAGGTTCTAGGATTGACAACGACTGTCGTAATCCATGAGAGCCACGCAACAAGTCTAAAGTTTCTGGAGAAACTGTCGGCTGTAGCTAATGTCGTTACGATCAAGAGTGCTTCTGACAGTTTCCAATACGAAGCATTTGCGTATGAGAAGAGTCCATACGACATCACGTTTAAGACAGACGCAGATGTGCTGTTCCCACTAGGTTGTCATTTGTATCACAATCAGAGCCTACCTTGCACTAGCGGAGTGGCTTGTGACATCCTTGGTGCTGTTAACGATACGGTGGCCTATCGTGCTGTAGAATCTGGTTTAGGATTGCCAACTATCTACAGCGCATGTTTCTCATTCGACAAGCATCGTCCGCAAGCAAAAGAGTTCTACCAAGAGGTTTATGAGCTGTTCGGAAAATGGTACAGCCTGAAGCTTTGGAACAGAACAGAGAAGATGTTGCCACCAACTACTGACTCGATCTATAGTCTAGCGTGGGCCAAGGTCTTTGGTCTGTCCAGAGTGGATGGCAATCAATTTGTACATGCCAAGCCACTAATCAATGCATGGTCCGACCCTGAGTGGACACGCAGTATGGGATTTATGGTAGACGACGAATGTCGCATGTTCATCGAGGGTGTGCGGATCACGAAACCATTCCACTACTACGACAAGAACCTGATCACGGATACGTTCATAGAGAGACTTGAAGATGTTTGTGCTATTCGAGAAGATGAACCCGTCGCAATCGGTCGACGGAAGCACCCCAAAGCTCGCTGATCTGTATAGATTTCTCGGGTGTCGTATCCACGCAGTTGTCGAAGAGTCTGGCCCCAACTTCATCTACTTGCCTGTGACACCTGAAGTCTACGGCAAGTTTATGATGGATCCCTCAATGGCTAACCGATATCTTGAGAAAGTTCAAGAATTCGAACAACACGCCGATTCCAAGATTGTGCCTCTGATAGCGGACGACAGTAAGGTAGTTCCGCTAGAAGTAAGCACGCCGGAATTCGCTCCAGTAGACATGCTGGATCCAGTGGAGCCAAAACTGCCGATGCGTCCATTCGAGCTGCAAGCACTTCCAACGGCAGATTGTACGGTGCGTGTACTGCCCGGAGCACTGATACGTGAAGACGGCGATCCGAACAAAGTAGCGCCCGCGTTCTCAGTGTTTGGCTTGTCCAAAACAGGACTCGACATTTTGTTCGAAGCGCAGTTGAGTGCTAACAGTCCGACAGTTGCATTGCGCAAGCCTATGCTCAAACAACATGCAAATCTGTGGATACGGAATCCACAGCCAGAGTTCACCTATGCAATAAAGAGGGAATCATGAGAGTTCTGGTCACTGGTAGTTCCGGCTTCATTGGACAGAATCTGCGCGTTCGTTTGGACGGCGCACCTGCACCCAAACCCACATCAGGGATAAAGGGCGAATCGGTTGGTGATGCTATAGAGTGGATTACCTTGGACAAGGAAGGCGATCCAGACATCAAGATCGATCTATCTAACGGATTCGATTGGAACCCACCACACAAGATCGACGCTGTGGTCCACTTGGCTGCAAAGTCTGGTGTGCGAAACTTCACAACCGAAGACCACGAGAACAACGTCGAGAGCACGCAGAACCTGCTAAAGTGGATGGCACGCGCCGACGTGCCAATGATTGTCTATACATCTAGCAGCAGTGTGTACGGGAATGCGATGGACATGCACGAGGCGTGGCTTCCTGCGCCAATCAGCCAATACGCACATTCCAAATGGGTATGCGAGAAGCTAGTGCGAGGATGGGTTGAACAGACTCGCAGGATAGGCGTCACGTATCGACTGTTCAACGCTATCGGCCAGTGGCAACGCCAAGACATGTTCCCTGCACTGATTGCAGACCGCATCGTGAACCTGAACAGCACGGTGGTAGAAGGTACCGAGATACCGGAACTTGAAGTGTTCGGAGCGCGCTGGCGATCTTGGACATACGTTGGAGACGTGTGCAACGCTCTGTGGTCAGCCATTGACAAATTCTATTACGGTGGTGCTGCCGGAACGCACATGCTTCTCAACTTCGGTTCCACGAATTGCATGACTCAGCGCATGCTGGTCGACCTGTTCTCCAAATACGCAGGAATGAAGTTAGAAGTGGTCCAGCGAGAGCCAAATCCGCTGGATGCTCAGAAGACCAAGCCGGACATGCGCTTCTTTACCTCTGTGATGGGATGGGAGCCAAACAACAGGAATGTGGACCTCGGAGTCCAAGAGATTCTGCGTCAACGTGGTTTTGCAGTAAATGTAGTCGGTGAGTAGTCTTTAAGGACACATCATGTTGGAAATCGTCAGCGCGAGGCAGCAACCACAGGAGCTGCATCGCATGTGCAGCGTGGCGGAAACCGACAAGAAGAATAGAGCTAAAGACAACTACAGCACCGATTGGCAAGACAAACCCCATACTCTATTGTGGAAGTTCTACAATGGGATGTATAAGCCTTGTGTCGGTGACTACTATCTTCTGTACTCAGAATCCGGAAAACTAATGGGAGGTGCCGGATTCTACGTGTACGATAAGCGATATGTTCTGGGAATGACTAGGTTTTATGTCATGCCTGGATTCGAACGTCAGTGGATAGGGCGTCACATGCTTGCCAAACAGATGGTCAAGGCTAAGGAGATGGCCCCTAGAATGCTGATAACATTCAACGACTACAATAAGAAGATCTACGACATCTACGTCAACCACATCGACAAGTTACCACCAATCTGGTCGGCGTTCAAGCCGATAGGCCAGATGGAGATTAACCACTGTATGCAGTATTGCTGTGAGGCTGTTTTATGACTACCAAAGCGTCTGCGCTCACACATGGGTTCCATGTGCGACCGGAAGCAACCCGTGCCCCTGTCAACAAGTGCGGCATCTACACAGAAATCGCACAGGCAGCGTACGAGTACTGGATAGAGTGGCAGAACTATTCACTCTACGATCAGTTGTGTCTTGCTGTCCCTAATAAGGACATTCTGGATTCTGTAACGCACCACGATCAGTTGACAATCGGTTGTGGGCGTTTGCACACCACGAACTACAAGGATAGGGACTTTGTCCATCTGGTACGTGGTGCCGAATTCATACAACCGCTCTTCGATTATGCGAAGATATTCGGATATGTTCCCAGCAGACCAATGATCCGATACCTTGGGCCGAAACAGTGTCTGTCGTATCACAAAGACGACGTAGGTGTGCGATTCCATCTGGTTGTAAGCACTCATCCAGAGGCGTTCTTCATAGTACAAGACATTGTGTACCGGATGCCGGAAGCTGGATCTCTGTACACGTTGCGCACTGACGTGATGCACACCGCAGTTAACGCGAATCTCAATCAACCACGAATACATCTCACCTTCTCTGCCTATAAAGAGGACGCAGAATGACCAAGATCTACGAAGCCGGCAGCCGACGTTTGTTCAACCACGGACAGAACGCCGTCTACGCCGACACCACTGAAGTGCTGCCAATAATCGACATCCATAAGGAATCGAAGAAGAGCGGTAACATCCAACGCGCTAGCACTGGACAGATGGTGGTTCAAGTTGCGGGTGCTGAAAAAGCGGGCGGTATTCCGCTGGACTTCGAGCAGGTCCTTCCGTTCTTCAGCAGCCCGTATCACATCAGCCCTGACGTCAACGACTATCTGATTGTGCCTGTGATCGTCGTGCCGTCTGATCTGCCGAACCGCAACCGTGTGGCGTTCCCGCTCAAAGAGCTGATGCGTCCGAATCCGGAAACCGGGCAACTGGCCTACGAATCGTGGCGTCGCAAGCCAACATATCGCGAACATCAGAACGACGACATCACCAAGGCGCATGGCATGATTGCTGATACGTCGATGCGCCGCCTTGACGGTTGGGGCGGTGGTAAGGTATGGAAACTTCTGATGCTGGCGACGTTCGATCGCTCCAAGTACAGCGACTACGTTTCCAAGATTGCAAGCGGCGAGATCAACGCCTACTCAATGGGTGCTTGGGTCAACAACTACGAATGCAGCGTTTGCAACGGAGAGATCGGTTCGTGTATGCACGTTCCTGTACAGGACACGCGTCCGACGTTGACAGAGGAAGCTGGTGTGCTAGCCTTCAAGAACTGCATTGGAATCACAGGATTCGAACTCTCTAGTGTAGCCGATCCAGCGTGGGTCACAGCTATCAGTGACTACGTTAAACCAATCGCGAGCTGAAAGTGCCAAAAGAGGTTCCGAAACCTTGGGAAGCAATGACACAGGAAGAGCGGGATGCGTTTATCGACGCCCTTCCTGATCGACGCTCGCTGCGCGTGCGCGAACTACAAACAGTTGAATGCGACACCATTAACGAGAAACTGGAATTCGGCAAGATCTATGTCAGCCGGAAGTTCGGTGTCGCTATACATCTGTGTGCGTGCGGATGGTGCTGCAACGAGACTGTGACTCCTTTCCATGAACATCGTCACGATATTTGGCAACTGATGTCAGCACCAGGACAACCTGTCACGTTGGAAGGCAGTATCGGCAATTACAACATGCCCTGTAAGAGCCACTACTTTGTGCGAAACGGTAAAGTAGAGTGGTTGTCGGGCCTGGACTGTTTTGGCAACGAAGAAGGTGCAACATGAGCTTCTGGTCTGAATTCTTCTTTAATGCGATTCCTATCAAATCTCCAATGGAAGTGGGTGTCAAAATACGCCATCATACAACCGAAGAGGCGTTCAAGGAAGACCAAGCTGCGTTGCGTAAAGATTGGGAGAAGATAGGTGAAGATTGGAATAGAGTTCTCGGTGCCACAACCCCACCAACAGAGCCATGTTCATGCGGCGGAACCAAGTGCTGCGGAAAGCACACCATCTTCTCCAGCGAAAACGGAACAGACGTCGAGAGATGTGGCTGTTATCAAGAAGGAAGTTGAGACCCTTCGTCAACAGATAAAGGATGGCACGTATAAGGGAAGTGACGATCCTGAGTCTAAGGAGATCATTGCCGACATTTTGGCGCAAGAGCAGTTGGATGATCCACATGGCGATCCACTAGGACCTAACTTCATCGAGCGAATGGAGAAGGCTCTCGCTGGACCACGCTACGGCATCCCGAATGGTTTGTCTGCAGAAGAAATCGGACAATGGATCACCAAGGTATCTGAGGGTGATCCTGAGACAGTGGCAAAGGCTCTAGAACTCGCCAAGCAAAATGAAGAACCTAAACCTGACAAACAACGATCACCTGTGGTGGACAGTAAACGGAAAGCCTTTTTCAGCACGAAGAAGCGCAGACGATAAGTTCGAACTACAGTTCGACGAAGCGATATACATGCCATTCTCGTGGTACAGTGAACTGAACATTGCCACACGGAAGCTGATAGAGGACCACGGGACTGATCTTAACGTGTTCTACAGCGGAGGCGCGGACTCAGAGCTTCTTGTTAGAATGCTACTGAAACACGGGGCAAAGCCTCACCTGCACATTATCCAGTTCGCCGATCGTTTGAACGAACATGAAGTCCACAACGCATTCGAAGTATGCGACGAGCTGGGACTCAAAGCATACGTGTGGCACCATGATGTCATGCGATACATCAAGAACGAAGGCTACATGGACTTGGCTACCAAGTACCAATGCAGTCAGCTCGCGTATCTCACGGTGTTGGAATATGCACGGCAATGTACCGACTACCCTGTGGTGATGGGCGGGGAAATCTATCTGCAGAAGCATCAACAACATGCCAACGGTCAGGTGCATGCTCCAACTTCCTGGTATTACGTCTACCGGGAGGACGAAGACGGTGTGACGTACAGATACTCATATGACACGGGACATCCGATCATCAACGAGTACTTCACCTATACACCCAATCTGCTATACACTTGGTTGACGCACCCACGAATCCGAAGCGTTGCCAATAATGAAGAGCCAGGAAAGATAACTCTGCTGTCGATCAAGCGACCTGTGTACGAACAGGAGATCGGCTATAAACTTGCAGCGCAATCGAAGTTCCACGGATACGAGGCTCTCGGATGGGCCAACGTGTTCGTGCAACGTAAGATGAAAGAGATACTTCCCCCAATGGAAGTGTGCAAGTACGAATACAACCAACTTGTGAATGATCTGTCATGTACGCCACGGTCCTTACTAGCCTGAACGCACCATCCGTTGAACGGCTGATGAATCAGCGCGCCAGCTTCCTGCAAGTTCCGCCAGAAATGCGTCCACTTCAACAGCATCTTGCATCTGTGAACATGCGCAATGTACTGGATCCGCACTTTGCTAGTCTTGGTACAGCATTTGGTGTGTGGTCTGACGATGTTGCTCCAGGATGTCTGTTGGCTGTGATATTCACGCTGTTCTCCAATCAGCAACCCTGCTACTACATCAACAAAGCATACACTGCTCCGGGGGCCCCATTAGATACGTTATCGGTGGGACTCAAACGTGTGATGGAATTCCATGAAGAGCTTGGATACAGACGCTTCTACGCTCTGTATTCGCAGAGCCACCTAGAAACATACAAGCGGCTATGGCGCAAGCACGCTCTGTTGCAGCATTATGACTGCTATACCGAATACGAAAGCGCCCCAAACGAGCGGCCGAAGTTCCATGAATTTTGGGAGCTGTTGTACGGCCGGATGTTATACAACGAGCCTATGATAGTCAGAGCTTTCATTCAACATGAACACGAACGCACACGAACCACGCCTACTGAGGCTGAATCCGGAATGGAGTGCTGAGTTCCACGCCTATCTAAAGAATGACGCCGACATTCTTGCAGCAATTCCGAATGATGATGGTCGCAGTTTTTCAGTGTGGCCTGCGGAACATCTGATTCCGGATCCAGCCTTGAGAATGCTGAGCACGTTTGGTTTTGGACTCAGATTCCTACGCAATTTCAAACTAGATGCCAACAATCGTAATGCTACGATGTTGCATCGAGACCATCCAAGCTCTCCGTGCTTTGCTGTCAATATGTGCATACGCGGAAAGATGCGTGTGCACTTCTACCAAGATAAACCTCTGCTTGCGAAAGAAGGTTCTGACACTGAGTTCTGCTCTAGTAATGAACCAAATGCTTCCTACGATGTAGACGAAGGTGAGTTATTCATCATGGATACGTCTACAATTCATCAGGCTGACACTTCGAACTGCAACCAACCTGTGCTTCTGGCGTCTTTCATACCGAAGCCACAGTACAGATACGAAGATGCTCTAGGAATCTTAAACAATGGACAAAGAAGTCTACTGGCTACGTCCGACGAACGGACGTCCAAACTACCACACGATCGTTTGGCTTCTTGGAAACACTTGTCCGTATAGTTGCAGCTACTGTACACCGCTGTTCCACGAAGGTAGCAGTCCATGGCAAGACGCAGATCTGGTACTAAGCTCGATGGCAAAGATGCCTCGCGCTCACGTAATCCTTTCTGGTGGTGAGCCTTCGTATCACCCGCATATCGAACGTATCCTAACAGAAAGGCCAAAGAATGTTCGCATCAGCATGTTGTCAAATGCTGCGCGACCTTTCGATTTTTGGCTGCGCGTTCACGGACTGCTGCACACCGTCGTGTTCAGCTACCACATGGAGTGGACAAAATTCGACCGATTCATCGAAGTCGCCAAGCTCTACAAAGAAAAACTCCAACGTGTCAACCTACCAATGCTGCCCTCCAGATTCGAGGAATGCATGGACGTCTACTTCCGCCTCTGTGACGAAGGTCTTCCAGTCAGTGCGAAGCCAATAGTCGAAAACTTCGGTGTGGCAGCTAATCGTGTTAGCTCTGTGTATTTGCCTAGACATCTGAAGTGGATAGAGATGCACAATGAAGACAGACTGGCGAACAATCTCAAGGTGTCATATCTAAATGATTGGGAAGACCCGGATAATAAATTTGAGATTACAAGCGCGAGCCAACTACTTGCCAAGGGTCTAACCAACTTCAAGGGGCTTTCGTGCGCCACACCAACTGAATTCATGACAGTGGACTTTGATGGCACGATCTGGGATCGTTCGTGTCAACAGCGCAAAGCAATAGGGACTCTGAAAGACGGATGGACAGTTCCAAAATACATGGAAACATGCGAACAAGATTTCTGTTGGTGCCACACTGACATCAACACTGAGAAGGTCGCAATACTGATGGCTTAGCATGTTCAGTCTCAAACACATCTCTAAATACGCATGGCTTTCGTTCGCCCCAGCGATCACACTATCGGTGATCACCATTACATTGCTTGCTATAGGTACGATCCCAGCACAGTATCTATTCACGACCTTCATTATGTGGTGTTTGATCTCAGGACTGGGAGTTGCTGTGGGATATCACAGAGTCTTCAGCCACCGGACACACCAGCTCCCGAGATGGAAAGAGAACGTGATCCTGTTTTTCGGAGCACTGAGTGGGCAAGGAAGTTCTATAACGTGGACCGCAATACATAGAGGATACCACCATCCGTATTCAGATAGAGAACGCGATCCGCACACCCCGAAGAAGGGTCTGTGGCATGCCTTCTTCGGGTGGACATTGGGTATCACAGAAATGTCCAATAGCATCAATATGAAGTACGCAGTTGATCTGCTACGCAAACCGAATCACGTATGGTTCCACAAGCACCAACTCAAGATCCTGTGGTTGACCCCTATTCTGATCACTATGCTGGACTGGAAGTTGGCGCTAACGGCCTGTGTTCTGCCGACTGGAATCAGCCTGCTGATGGACAATCTGGTGAACATAGTAGGACATCGCAAGCTCTTGGTCGGTTACCGGAATTTCGAGACACGAGACAACAGCCAGAACAACTTGATCTTTGGCTATCTCTCTTGGGGTCAAGGATTCCATAACTCGCACCACGCGCTGCCCAATCGCTATGACTTCGGCACCGAGTGGTATGAATTCGATCCGTCTCGTCTCTGGCTATGGTTCCTGAAATAACTGATGAACAGATGTTCCGTTGGCTCTTCAGCGGACACACACTGGAAGAACTAAAGGCAAACGATTCATCCGGTTCCCAACCAAAGATCACTATCCAGGACAAATGTCTAGCCGAATTGAGCTGCTGGTATCAGACTCTGGAAGGCGCGCGAGACATCATTCGATCATATATGGAACAAGGAGAACAAAATGGAACTAGCTGACGTTTTCCGAAAGTACGATTGGAATCCTTGGTACTATGACATCCAGAAATGGACGTCTCAGTTCATCGACGATGCCAAGTCTGAAGAACAGGTAAGAAAGTCTCCAGATTCGCACATCGTGTTCGCTCGCGTGTTTCCAGACGACATCCCGGACTTCGTCAAGCAAGGTATGTCATTCTTGCCAATACAGTTCATGCAGGTGTTCTGTATCAGCGCGAACAGCACTGGCATGATCCACAAGGATGGTCGTGATCGCAAGTGTGCCCTGAACATCCCACTTCGGGATTGTGGCAAAGGTATTATGGAATGGTTCGATCATTCATTTGTCGAACACGAATTCGTAGACAAAGTGACGATAGTGCGTGTCACCAAACACGAAGTAGAGAACTATCCAACCAAGTGGGAACATGAAGGGTCTGTCCGCACCATCATCGAACGACCCACTTTGGTAAATACAGACGTGTGGCATAGGATAGACAACATGGACAATCCGTGTCATCGATATATGGTAAGCTTCCGTTTCAAAGACAACCCGACGTTTGAAGACGTCAATTCACACCTAGAGGTACCGTTATGACTGCTGTGCAAATCAACGCCTGGAAGCCTGTCGATCCAAAGAGCCCTGGATGGATGACTGTTAAGCGCATCAATGACATAGTGAATGCAAATAACAAGAATGCAGACGGTAGCTACATGATAGATCCTACAACTTACGATAAGGATCTCTACTTGCAGATGCGTGACTTGACAGCTACGCTCACACAATACACATCTACGTTTGCCGGAGTGCAGGCGTATGAGAAGATGATGGGGCCGTCCGGTACGATGTACACGATGTTGATGTTCAGCACATTGGACACTTACAACGCATACAAAACCACCGTTGCTAACGAGCCACTCTTGCAGCAGTTCAAAGCTGTTCGTGACGAGATGTTGAATCTCACGAAGGTAGAGCTAACCTTGAACGACGCTTTCGAGACCAGTCTCACTGTGGACGAGATCAAGGCATTGGACGAATCTGGAATCCTGTCTCTCCTAGCCAATCCGAAATGATCCTAGACCGTACCCATCTCCCGTTGCTGGACGAGTTTAAGCACCATTCATGGCGTAACCGCATGACACAACATGAGTGGAACACTTGGAATTCCATTGAACATGAAATTTACAAAGGAAGTCCAGGGGTATACGTGAGCGCAGAGCTGAACGCAGCAGGCAACATCGACCTTCTGAATGTGAGCTACACAGTGAACAGTCTGTGGGGTCTCAAACGGAACTCGATTGGAGATTGGGTGATCGGTTTGACGCGGGCTCGTGACATAAGCACCAAAGTCCGTACGTACCAAATCGAGCGCCTCATCTGGCCTGTGATGCAAATCATGGAGTCGGAGGGGCGTTTTTCGTTTTACATGGTCCGACGGATTCCGAGTCGAGTGTACTGGCACAATGTCGAAGAATATCTGACCAGTCGACATCCTGAGATCGGCAACATAGATCGTTACGATTCGCGTGCCATACACATCCTGAAGACACCAACAGAACTGGAGAAGTTGCCTCGCCTTTTCCAGCAGCTAACTCCGCTAGAATGGCCTGCAAACAGGCACATCGCAATCCTCAGACACGAGTTGAAATACAAGAACAGAATATGAACAGCTACTTCCGATATGTCTTTATCCCGATGTTTGTCTGGACAGTAGGAATTGGCATTGCAGAGTTTCACCATGAGATTCAACTCAATTGGTGGCTGATCTTCGGTATCTGGTTCCTTATGGGGCCAGTAGGTCAAGGTGTAGGTTTCCACAAGCTGTTCTCGCATCGACAGATCGACACATGGAAGCCTATCGAGTATCTGTTAGCCATTCTTGGAACGTGGAGTTTCTACGCACCTGTCTTGTTCTGGACAGCCATTCACCAGAAGCACCACATGGTCGCAGACACTATTGAAGATCCCTCTTCACCAGATCACTACGGCTTTTGGGAATCGTTCTTCACATATCGAATGCGTAAGGAAGCACTACAAAAGACAGACATCCACAACAGATGTGTGCGTCGTATTGTCAAGGATAAGTTCTTGATGTTCCTGTCTAAGGAATTCATACTATTGTTCTATTTCACGGCATTCGTCTTGTGGATAACAGGTGGTCCATGGGCACTGGCGAATTTTCTTATCGTTCCTGCAATGATCGAGCACTGTCGTGTAAATATGGTCAGCAGCTTGAGTCACATGAAAATCCCAGGCAGTTACCGCAATTTCGACACACCAGACAAAAGCTGGAATCACGTGTTGCTCGGATACTTGACGTTTGGGTTCGGCTGGCACAACAATCATCACAAGCACCCACGAGAGATCGTGAATTCGCATCGGTGGTTTGAGATCGACATTGAAGGCCTTATCGCCAAATCACTGGACAAGAAGACATGGACGCGCAACCACAACCAGAGTTGATAGTACGCACATTACGCATAGATGATCCAGACATCTTGTTCCTAGATCACATACGACTGCGACAGGAAGCTATTGCAAAGTATCCAGATAAGATATTGGCAACTTCGTACAATGCTGATCCAGCATTCATACGCAATCAGATAGGGAACAACTACCTTTGCATCGCGCTTGCCATACTTGATGGAGAGACAATAGGAACGCTCACTATGATCTTTCCAACAGAGATCAAGCGTCGTCACAAGGCAGCTCTATCAGTAACTTATGTAGACAAGCCTCCACGCATCCGTGAGAAGTTAGCACGATTGAACATGCAGTATGCTCATGGTGTTGGCTATAGACTCAAGAAGCACATGCTGTCTGAAGCAAGAGCACGCGGATACGAGACAGTGATAGCACAATCGTCAACAGCGCACGACACATCGCGCGATATCAACCTTGCTTTGGGTGCCAAACTCATGTGGACGGAACCACGAGGCATGAAGCTGGAAGACGGTACATACGTCGACGTCTACACGTTTGAATTCGACGTAACAAAGGAACAAGATGAACAATCTGGAACGCATCAAGGCACGGGGCATAACAGTGCCTCGATTGGATAGAGTAGACGGTCTTTTGGCTGACCACAAAGAATATCAGGCGCACAGTCCCTCAAACGTACAGTCTGGGTTGAAACATCTCAAGGCAGAGTTTCCCCATTACGTCTCTGACTACATTGATCTCAGTGAATTCGGCTTCATGTACCCTGTGAATGGGATCACAGACGCACTGAACATGATAGCCACTCGTGGTGAAAATGTAGGTATGCGTGGTGGAGACTACGAATGGCTTCGCTTCCTGCAGCCACCTGCACTTGGAAAAGTCATCAACCGTTGGTACGAAACATATCCATCTGCAATCGACGGGAACTATAAGCCAGAACACATCACAAGTTATGCCAGTCAGTTTGCGGCATCCACTCTAGACTGCGCGTATATCGGTGCTTCTAAACGCCCCCATTCTCCTCTGAAACCACCAGCTAACACAACGGATGTCCTGTTCAGTGCAAGCAAGATGTTCGGGATACCTGAGATGCGTATGGGGTTGTGGTTCAGCCGAACGCCTGTCCAACTTATGGAAGGCTTGATGCAGTCTGGGTACTTCCGTCATGACAATGTCGCAGCATGGAATCAGATCATGCAATGGCTTCCGGTCAACATCATGTATCGGACATACGAGGAACAACAACAATCAGTTTGCCAACGTGAGCGATTCACACCCTCAGACGTAGTATTCATGGCTACTACTGACGACCCCAAGTACGATCACCTGAAACGTGGGTCAACCAATCGCATATGCCTAACGGAGCACTTCAAATGTCTCTAAGCATCACGCAAAAGTTCCGTGTACTGCATCTGTTCTCACATATGTCAGCCGCCTACGGAATCTACTACCTGTTTCAATCAAGAGACTGGTTCTGGGCGTGGTTAGCGTTCGGCATGTTCCTGTTCGCAGGCATAGTCGGAGTCAATATTAGCCTACATCGCTACTGGAGCCACAAGTCATTCAAGACAGGCCGATTTCGGGAATGGTTTCTGCTGATCGCCAGCTTCTTCCCAATGCTAGGATCACCAACTGCGTGGGGTGTGGTGCACATCTTCCACCATATCCATTCGGATGACGACAAGGACCCTCACAGTCCTAAGAATGCTGGCTTGTTCGGCTCTTGGTTCACCTTCTGGCCGAAGATGTCGATTCCCCTGAGTGTGTATCGCAAGTTCGTACGTGATCGCCGACTTCGGTGGCTGCACGAGCATTACTTCAGTCTGGTGGTGGTATATGTGCTCGTACTGGCGTCCATCAATCCACTGCTCGTGCCCTTCCTGTGGGCGATCCCGGCAGTCGGATGTTTCCACGGCGCCGCGTCAGTCGCAGTCATCCCACATCTCAAGTGGATCCCTGGCAACTACCGCTTCCACGACACAGAGGACAGCTCCTGTAACAGTTTCATCACAACGATCCTCAGTCTTGGAGAAGGGTGGCACAACAATCACCACAATCGTGCAGGATCATACCGTCACGGCGAAGCGTGGTGGGAGTTGGATGTGAGTGCGTTCCTTATCCGATGGGTATTTAAGAAGGGGTGGTGTGCATGATTAAGATCGGCAGTGGGTTCGCTTTTCCGGCAACTATGGATCTCAGAATCCTGGATACACTGCCGGTCCATGTTCACAAATATGGAAGTCCGCAACCTAGCGTAAGTAATTTCATGTGGATGGAATACAACAACGAAGGTTTCCACACAGGACGCATCAGCTTTTGTCGAAATATCGGCACACATTGGCCTGAGGCAGCCTATCACGTTATCGAGTATCTGTCGTCCTTGCTTCCAGATTGGCCTCTGGATCCAAACAGAGTTGCTTTCATGCGAACGTATGGAAACATTGCACCACATCGCGATGAAGGTGGTCGTCTGTGCTGCATCAACATAGGAATACGTGACTCAGATGTCGCTGTCACGCGCGTTAGTTTGGACGACGACTTCGACACGTTTGACAGAGAGTATGAAGATCACACGGTAAACGATGGATGTTCTTATCTGTTGGATGTAAGCCGTGTGCATGCCGTTTACCAAACCAGTCTAGGAAACAGACTACTGATATCATACGGATTCGGTGTTCCTGCTGAAAGGGTTCTGTCTCATCTGACAGCAAGGAAAACTTGATGCAGCCACAGCAATCAGACCTGTGGCGAATGGTAAAGACGTTCCCAAAGAAAATACTCCAAGATACTTTCACGTTACCCAATGCTACCGAACGCCTAGTGCAAAGCTCGTCTGACAATCTAAGTGCTGAAGTAAAGATTTGGTTCGCCGATCGCAACTTGGAGCTGACCCCTGAATTTTTGATATTCAGCTTCCATGAACTATGTTGGACAGTCATACACGACGATTTGACATCCAACGGAAAAGTGGACTGTTCTATCAATATAGAACTAGTCGGGAAGTCCTGTCTCAAGTTCTTTGAGCCATCCGTCAAAGCAACCGAAGAATATAAGATGGGTGTGTGGTTCTCAAAGTACAATCCAAGTTCTATGCGCGAGCTCGGTAGTCTCAACTTTGACGAACACGCCTATTTGGTTAGAACAGGTCTACCGCATCAATCAATACCAAAGACAACACCAAGAACACTTGCAGCTATCCGGTTCAATCTACATAAAAGTAGATCTCTAATACGATGGGAAGAAGCTGTAGACGTGCTTGCTGCCGATCTCAACTGAAATGTTAACGACGCGAATACTGTAAATAAGTAGTGCAACTATCAAAAGGAGGCATTATGACAGTTGCGAAGTTGACGGTTGAAAGAGCGTGGGATAAATTTGAGAACAGGATGTTCTCTTATGTGGATCTGGCTCGCGTGATGCACTGTTCGATTACCACCGCAAAGGAGATCATGCAAACGCTGCGACCAAAGCTGGTGATTTGCAGATACGATGCCCCTGTGAACGGCGGCACTTCGCTTCCTGTGTATCGACGTCGGATCAGCGATGGTGAAATCGACGAGGAACCGCCTACCAGAAACATGAGCGCCCGAGAACGCCTTGAGCTGGCGTGGAAGCGAAAACTGGAACGCTTCCAAGAAGAGAAGTACATTGCTCTTTGTGCTGTAGTAAACGATTCGTTCGCATTGGCTCGCACAGAGACTCTTTATCAAGAGAAGCTCGCAACCTTACTTTCTCAGCGTAAAGAGAAGAAGATTACGGATACCAAGCGATACAACACCAGATCCCGCTTGAAGAAACGAATTGCCACCGGAAAGTTGATTGAGTGTCAGCCAATTCTCAGCATCATGTGGCATCAGAACACTTCTGCACAGGATCAACTCCTCGCAGCATAAAGAAAGGGACCCTAGGGTCCCTTTTCTTTTTAGATATCCTCATTATAGAGTGCACTTCGGTAGCAGCTCAATAGAACATGAGCTTCGTGCAGTTGCTCAGCCAGAGAAGTGTTGCCTCGTTCAGCTTCTGCCTTGGAAAGATCCTCAAGACGCTGCGCCGAATCTATTGCCCTCATCATTAGTCGTTTCCTAACAATTGCCTTTGGATGTTCTGGGACGATTGCGTCCCATCGACTGTCTCCACTGCATCCAGGTGCAATTCTGATGATTAGAGAACCTGCTTCCTTGAAGATGTAGGTGTCCTCCATCAGCTCCAACATCTTCTTCACCCATTGCGGACGCGTCACGGTGTTCCCGTAGAACGTCCCATACTTCCAATTGTGCTTAGGCTGGAAATCTGGAAGCGCCTTGTCTTCTTCAGACAGATTATCCAGAGGGTAGTTCGTTCTCTGGCTTACTCCTGGGAACGTCAGGATATTATTCGCTATCCCGATCACCCATCCCTTACCCCCGTCGCCACCATTACGTTCAGGCATCCACTTGTCGTGCACACTGATAAGCCCCTTCTGTGGATCGCGCCACCATACAGCATGACGTCCACATCTGCACCACTTCGGAACCATCGCGTGTGGTTCAGGTGGAACTAGATCTCCGCACTCTCCACAGAACATTAGCTTGGTCATTCTTTATCCGTTTCAACTTGCTTGCGTGCTATCTCGTCCAACAAAGAACCTGTGACGATTAGTTCACCAGTCTTTGGTTGTTCCCTCTTATCGCCGAAGATTCGATCCCACCCCTCTCTGTACTTTTCTGTTGTTGCCTTGCTTGTCAGTGAATCGCCAGTTACGTCGTTCTTACTCATTTCCGTTCCAACTGTGGATAGAAAGTTAGAGCACTGTTAGTCATCATAGGACGCAATGATGCTACTCCAGGCATCTGACTGCCGTACTTCGCCATGAAGCTAAGAGTCTCCTGATGCAATCGCATCCAGAACTCAGCCCAAGTCTGGACACGCTTTATGTACTCGAAGTGTTCATTTAGAGCTTCTTCAATCCAGTTGTATTCGTATCCAGTAAGACTAGCGTACACGATTTTCACGCCTCTTCCTTCTGATGTCCCGTGGCATCCATATTAGGATCACAACACACGCGAGGAATTCGATAGCGCAGGCAGTCTCGATGAAGTAGAACATTCCGTTGCTCATCGCCACCTACTCGCTTTCGTTCCCATAGTCAGTCGCTTGATCTCCTTCTCATTGGCAATACGCTTCTTCTTGGCCTTCTCGATTCGTACCGACACGTCCTGAGACTCAGCTTCTTTCCATCCCATAGGTATGAAGTTGGTGCTGGTG